TCTATTTTATTTGAACTGACTTCTGAGGAAGTCCATAATGCTAAATCTTCAGCAAAGAATGAAATGAATTTTTTATCAATTTTATAAATTTGTTCATCTTCTAGTTGTAAATTAGCTTCAGCTTTGATTAGTCGTTCTTTTGCTTCAGTTCTTAACAGAACTAAATTTGAGTTAACTAAAAATAAAATCATATTTAATTTATTAGTTTTATATTCTTCTAGGTATTGTAGTTTCATCTGTTCTGCTAATGACAACCACAAATTAGGCGTTTCATCATATTGTGCATAAGCAGAATTAGGATAATTTAAATTTTTAGCTAAAAGAATATTATCCTCGTTATATTTCATTTTAAATTTAGCAATACCATTAAAAAATACAAAAGATTCATTTTTATTTAACAAGTAATAAGTTTGAAGCTTTTGAGCTTCCAAAAATTTTTTAAGTTCTTTACTATTCATTTATTTTCCTTATCTAAGTTTAAGCGTTTCTGAGCTGTTTTTCTCAGTCTTTGATGGTTTTATCGAAAATCAGTTTAGACTGTTTTAGCGTTGCTTATATTTCGATATAACGACATTCAAAATCAGTTTCAGATTGGTATAAAAAGTCTATTTTTCACTTTTTGAGCGTTTGAATAGATTTCGGATAAATTCAATAGCAATTACAACCAAAAGAAATTGCCAAAAAGTTAATTTTGGAAGAACTGTAAAGATTCCAGCTAGAAAATTATAACCCCAAAATGCTAACATATATGGCAAACCAATGAGGAAGATTGTTCCTAGAAATGCTAGGATAAGTTGGATGTACTTCATTTTTATTTGCTCCTTTCAATTTTAAAATTTCATATTAGCTTCTGCATCTGCTAACGTTATAGCATTTTCTACTGTATCAATAAGAAACTTATAAACAGTATTGTAAATATCTGCGTACGGGGGCTCCATGAGTTCAATTTCTTTAACTTTTCCATTACGTTCACATTTCAAAGTAACAACAAGGTCAGTTACTTTTACAATTTTAACTTTCAATTCAATAGAGTCAATTTTGTAAGTCCACACATAACCATTTTCAGTATTTTGAAATTTATATTTTTGAAGAATATTGTTATTGTTATAACGGTCAACAAATTTAGTAATAAATTCTGTTTTTCCATTTCTAGTTTCAATTACTGCTTTTGCATAAGCAAGATAATCGACTAAAAACGGTTTAATTTCTGCTGTTAGAATTTTTTGATTTTCTTTTTCCATGTTACTTCTTCTTTCTTTTATTTCTTATAACTAGGATTTTGTTATTTCTTCATCTTTTTAATTAGATTGTCTAGTTGTTTTAGTTCTCTAAGATTTAATTTGTCAAAATCAACCTTAGTAGTAATATTTCGTTTCAATCTACGAGTAATAGAATTTCGTTCATCTTGTTCTGCTTGATTTTCTTCTGCTTCAATCTTAGCAACTTCTTTATCAATCTTATCAATAATTGGAGCAAGTGCTTTAATAAATTTTTCAATTTGTACTCGATTAAGTTCAGAAACAAAATTCAAGTAGTATTGATTTGCATAAAGTTGAGTTCTATGACGCCAAACTTCTTCTCCTTTTTTGAATAATTGTAAAAACACTGAAGAATAAACTTTCGTTTTGTTGTAGCTATATGGGCTTACTGTTAATTTAACTTCGCCCAAATCAACTTTTGTTCGATTTTGACAAATAGAATAAGTAAGGTCTGAAGCTCTAACAACATCATTATCAATTAAGACAACTCTATTGTTAGTTAATTTAGTAATATAATTCTTTAGCAATTCTTTTCGATAGTTTAGATTTGGTTGTTTCTTTTTCATTGTTTTAACTTCCTTTTCATAAGTTATTTTATCTTTAGTTATATTGTACAATAAAATCTCTATTTTGTCAAAGAAAAAATAAAAAAGAGCATAACTATGCTCTTTTAGTCATTTGTAAATTCTAAATATTTGCTAAGACTAAGTTCATCTTTATGCTGTATTACTGATTTGTAAATCGCTTCTACAGCTGGCATTTTGCTGGCGTAACTGTTATAAATAGCCCCATCTGAAAAAATTTTATTATCATCAGTATTATGCTCTGATTTATTTGGGCTGTTGAAATGAAATTCAAACACATGATAGCGGTCACCGATTTTGGTCATAGAAATTTTTACTCCTCTCTCACCAGGGCTTGAACCATTCGCTGCGTATAAGTTTAACCAAACCTTTGCTTCTTTTAGAACTCTTTTAGCAACTTCGTTTGATTGAAAGTCATAAGGCTTAAAATAGGACTGAAATGAAGGTTTGTCAAATTTGATTTGTAAATTAGACATCCTATTAACCCCATTAAAAAAGTTATCAATTTCTAGTGCGTTCATTTTTATTTCCTTTCTTTTCGTAATTTTTATAAAGCATTTTTTAATCTATTTAGAGTTGAATCTATATAATCATATAAGCTTTTAATCATATTAACATCTTCTAAACTGAAATAACGATTCATAATTTTATGACTAAATTGTGGCTTGACAGAGCCTTTATAATCCTTATAGCGCCCCTCTAACATGATGTCATAATTGTCTTGTTCTGAAATAAGGAATCTATCAAAGTTATCAGAAATCCCTACTTTAAAATTGTCAGCTCCATTAACAATAGTAATACTAAATTTAAATTCTTCCTTACATCTATAAATCATTCTATTAGTATCCCAACTAGTAGGGAATGAATAATTTAAAATAAGTAATTGATAGAAATATTCTCTAATAGCAGAAATATATAAGCTTTCAAGATTTACTTCAATATATTTAACAAAATCTTGCATAGTACTTACTTTGTTATTAAGAAGCATATTGAAAAAGAAATTAGCAAATTCAGGTTCAAGAGATTTCTTCTTCACTTCAAAATAGAAAGTAGTATTTAATCCAATCTTCAAGAAAGGAGAAATAGCTCTATTAGCATTTTCAAAGAGCTCATGAATATTAAGTTTTTCTTCTGCTTCTTTTTTAATTTTACCGCATTTAATTAGTAATTCTTCTCTAATTCGGTCTTGTAAATACTCACAAGTTTCTGTAATAATTTCAAATTTAGTAACTTCAATATTGATTCGTTCTTGAATAGATTTGTCTTTATTCATAAGCCATGGAGTAATAAGTAAATTTTGATACTCTTGAATTGAACTATTTTCAGTCATACTATTAAGAACTGTTAAAATTTCTTCATATTCATTAGCTTTAGACCACATTAAACTTCTTCTGGCTTCTTTAGTAATAGCTTTTTCAATTAGATTAAGTACTACAGCCATTAAAGATTCTTTTAAATCTTTTACTTTATCAATGTAAATAACGTGCTCATCTTTCTCAAAGTTTTTCTTTTTCGTAAGGATAAATTTATTGCTATCTACTAAATATTTGATTTCAACAGAATGTGGCCCACATTTGTAATTGAAATTGTTTTTTATGTTTTGAAAACCTGTAATATGTAGATTAGTTGGATAGATTTCTTTATTGATTTTGTCTATTTCGTTTTGGATTTCATCTATGCTTATATAAATATTCAATTGGTTCAGCTCCTTTTTCTTTTCATTTTATCAAATTGTTAAATTTAAGTCAAATAAAAAAGAGTCTGATAATGACTCTTTTCTTATATTTTATTAGTCTTTTACTACTTGTAAATACGCTTCACATAAGATTCCTTTATAACCAATAAGTGTAACTTCGGTACAGGTTTCCCATTCTTCAATAGTTGGAGATTCATAGAGTTCCCACTTTTCTTTTTTAAGGAACTTTAAAACTTCTTGTTTAGATTTAAACAAATCTAAACGGAATTTCCTTTGATTATCAAATGTTGCTAAAATGAATTTCATTGTCTTATCCTTTCATTACTCGTAAATGAGCTTCACTGTTTGGGCCAAAGAACTCAGGCTTCTGGGCAATATATTCTGCTTCAACATTAGTATAATTTTCCAAATTATCCCAATCTACTGAATTAAGAAGATACCATTCATTTTCATTTAGATATTTAAGTAATTCTTCTTTGCTATTAAAAAGCTCTAGTGCAACCCCGTTAATTTTATTGCTCATTGCTAAAATATATTTCATTGTTTTCTCTCCTTTTTACAAAATATTATCTTCAAAGTAGCTTATCAATTCATCAGCATTATTAAAAGCTCGACCAATTGCAGTAGCAGATTTTGGATAACTACAATTATCTAACTCATTTAAATCTTTTAGGATTTCGCTCCATTTTGTTATCAAATTACAAGTTTCAAATTCATAGTAAAAACCATTTTTAGTAGTTTCATTAAAGAGTAAAATTGTAACGTAATTACCGTCATTGTAGGTTTCAATCACCTTTGTAATATTTTTCATTTTTCTTATCCTTTTCTTTATTTATAAATTCGGTATTCTTGATTTCCAACAAGAGCAGTTTGTACTAGGAAGAATACAGCATAAGTAAGTTCTCCCCAAAAGATAGCTAAAATCCAATCTTCAACAACAAAATGAGCAAGAATTGGAAAGATTACCCATCCAAATACGATTATAAACATTAGTAGCAAGTTCTTAATAATTGTCATTGTTTTTTACCTCAATCCTTATTTCTATATTCATTATACAACAAGAAATATCTTTTGTCAACAATTTTATAAAAATAAAAAGAGCTATATAAGCTCCTTTTAAAAATCATCATATGCAGCCGCTAAAGCATCCCAATGAATTGCTTCATCTAGTTCATCTGCATAAAATTCTTTTTCATCTTCAGTACATTTGCTATAAGATTTATGACGACCCCAAGCGTCTTTTTCATCAGAATATAAAATGTTTTCATCTCCAACTCGTTCACCAATTTTATATTCTTCTTTTGTGCCATGCTCTGGCATGCAGTCAAAACAAACCCAACAACGACCTTTGTCTTTAGGATTGATTGTGTAGCAGCTTGATTTAGCTTTAATTAGTTTAGAGCATTCTTCACAGTATCTATCTTTCTTAATAGCAACAATTTTGAAGTTGCTTGTTGGATTCATTAAAATAAAATGGTTTTCTTCATAGATAGCTCCATACCTATAAATAGTTACTGTTTGAGAATTTACTAATTTAGGTTTATTCATAGTTATCCCCTTTCAATCAAATTTTTAGCTTAGTATCATAGTAAAGAATCCAACAACTACAACTAAGAGTAAAATAACTACAAAAATCATATAAGGTTTCTGTTTTTCAGCATCGTCACTTTCTTCATCTTTACTTTCTGAAGCAGTATAATCATCATAATAATAATAGTAGTCATTATAATAATAATTATCATGGTTACGGTTATTCAACAAATTCATAAACAATAATTGCTGGGTCAGTGTTGGATAAGCGAAGTTATTCTCAACAGGTGGGTAATAACTCCTATTTGAATATGAGTTCCATGATTCAATAGGAAGTGTTGGCGGAGCCAAATTCGGATTCTGTACATATGAATTATTTTGAGAAGAGCTTGATTGTCTAGCATTTTTACTAGGGTCATAAATAGCATTAGGTTGTTTAGCCTTAGAAGTATTTGAGCTTGATTGTGAGTCATTTGACTTCGGTTGTGCATCTGCTGGACGAGAATTTACACTTGGGTCATAGATTGCATTAGGCTGCTTTGGCTTAGTACTTGATTTTGGAGTACTGCTTGATTTATTAGATTTATTTGACTTGTTTGAGTTTGATTTATTTGAACTCTTATTAGAGTTACTATTTGAACTTTTGCTTGAACTCTTTGATGAGCTAGATTTGCTCGAGCTGCCCGAAGAACTTTTTGAAGAGCTTGAACTTCTTGACGAGCTATGACTAGAACTTCTACTTGAACTATGAGATGAGTGAGATGAATGTCCACCACTATGGCCTCCACGAGCAAGTGCCGTGCCTGGCGATAACAACATAAGTAGAGCAATCAGAGCTCCTAACATTTTGATTTTTTTCATTTAGTATAATTCCTTTTCAAAAGATTTTAGTTCTTTGTATTTTTATCACGAATAAATCACCACAAGCACTAAGATGAGTACGATTAAGATTGGTATTACTACAGAAGCAATGGAAGAAGATTCTTTTTGAGCACAACCGCTTTCTGAATTGTTATCATGATTTTTCTGGTGTCGTATATATGTAGGTTGATAAATTATTGTTGGATAAGTGCCTCCTTTGCCATCAGGCATATACATTGTAATTGGCAAAGGTACCCATTCACCATCAGTATCATCTGATGTTTCTGTACAAGGATTATTTGATGAGGTTGTAGTAATTTCTGAGTTAGAGTCAACCGAGGTTTGCTCTTCATTGGCTAATGCTGTACTGATTGACAACAAAGCAAGAAAAACAATTAAAAATCCAAATATTTTCTTCATTTAGTAAATTCCTTTTTTAAGCAACTTATCGAATGTTAATGTTGTTTTTTTGTAAATATTCAACAGAATCAGGTGAAAGCAATTCTAAGATTGATAAATCTGAGCATTGACTGTAATCATACTCGAAATGGATTTCATCAGCACATTCAAAACTGTATTCTCCACCTTTATAACCATAAAACTCTTTGCCTGATGTTAAATCGTCAAATGCTTCATTAAGTTCAGAAATTGGAATGTACTCATCTTTGTTATCAAAGAATAGAGCTGGTTCAGCATAAATGCCTCGCCATGAGCCATATTCACGAATTTTCTTAATCTCAAGTGGTAATGTTAGTAAGTATTCAAATTTTGCAATATCCATTTTAATTATTCCTTTCTACGCTCCTAAGTCAATTCCTACTTCTTTTAATTCATTAAAAGCTCGTTCAGAATTAAGAGCATTCTTTTTAATCTTTTTACGGATTTCTGGGTAACCTTCTTCAGCAATAGATAGTAATGCACCAGTTTCTTTAGCAGCTTTCGCAATAGCAGAAGTCATATAATCTGAGCGAGAACCACCAAGATATGGGTAAAGATAAACGAACAAACGGTCAATGACTTGGTAAGCACGTTTCTTATCTTCTTCTGTTTCTACTTTTTCAAAAGTAAAATCATATTCATTCATAACTGATGTAAATTCATAGCTTTCGTCTGAAATGTCAAAATCCTTAGAAATATTGATTAAAGCTTGTTTTGTAAAAGTTTCTTTCACTGTCATTGTTTTTCTCTCCTTTATTCTTCATATGTCTATTATATTATATGCTTTTTAATTTGTCAACAAATTTATAAAACAAAAAAGAGCATATGGCTCTTATTTTAGTTTATGCAATTTCCTTATTCAAAATTTTAGTAATGAAGTGTTCCATAGTTGGCTTCAAATTGATTTCCACTCTGTTTAGGTAATCTTCATTTAAGAAACATTTATATTGGTCTAGTTCTTTAATATATTCATCAGTAAGAGCATAGAAATCATTATAAAGTTTGTTCAATGCTTTTTCTTTGTCATTTGCTTTTGAATTTAGAATTTTTTCATATTCATCTTTATATGTTACAGCAATTGTTGTAACTGTTCTTTGTACAATCTTTCCAGCTTTTTTCAATTTGTAATATTCATTTTTAGAAATTGGAGTAGTCTCAAATTTATATATAGGAAGTCTGTCGTATTTACCATTGTCACCCCAGCCCCATTCAGAGCCAATTTTAACTTTTTCTGTTAAAGTAAAATGTTCTTTCTTAACTTCTTTATAATCAATAGAATTAAAAAGCTTCTTTGAGAGCATATGAAGATTCATATAAAGCAAATCGTCAAGTTTCATTTCATTTAATTTCATAAGTTTACCTCTTTCATTTAACAATCTTATTGTATAATAAAGTTTTCACATAGTCAACGATTTTATAAAAAATAAGGCAAATACTGATATAGTAAAATAAAAAAGGAAAATTTATTTATGAATAACTTAAAAAAGAAAACTTATAGAAATACTTCGTCATTCATTTTTATGGCATGGGGTTCATTCGCTTTCTTCGTTATCTTAATGGCAATCGGATTATACACACTTAAAGAGCCATTAATGGTTAAGGGTTATTACTTAATGGGTTCTGTTGGATTGATTTCAAGTTCATTCACATTAGCTAAAGTAGTAAGAGATAATCAAGAAGATGAAGAACGTTATAACCAAATGTTCAGAGCAGTAGATGTTGATAACGAAAAATAAAGAGGCTATTTAATATAGCCTCTTTTTTATTTTAACAATTCTTCAAATTCAAGTTCAAGAGCTTCTCTTTGCTTGTAATTCTTTTCAAATTTAAGGAATAGTTTAATCAACTCTTTTGGCTTCATATACTTATGAATACCATATCTATTCAAAAAAGGAAATTCTCTAGCGCCCTCTGTATAGACCAAAAAAGTATATTTATATTCTGTTTCAAGTGAAATACTAATACTGCCATTAAATAATTTCTTATTCTTATAAGTAATTCCTTTTAATTTCGCCAATCGCTCAACTTCTTTCCAATATTCATTAGAAAGTGTAGCTTTCCATTTTCGGTTTAAAAATTCTAGTTTTTCTTCATGAGTCATTTCACAATACCTTTCTTATTTTACAAGCCATAAAGTTCTTTCTTGAACTTCGCATAATTTTCCCATTTTTTAGCCAATAAATCTTCATTATCTTTAAAGTATTCATATTGGAGAGCTTCGTTTAAATTATCATAATCAAATCCACTTGATTTAGATTCATAGTAATACCCCCAGTTATCAACTCCAGCATCTTCCAAATAGCTTAATTTTTCTTCGGCTTTTAATGAGCTCCATTCTTTTTCGTCATTTTCTGCTAATTCAATAGCATAATCATAACCACCCCAGTTATCTACTCCACCATTACTCAAATTTCGATAAATGTCTGCTTTGGTCAAACCATCAACATAATCAGATTTAATAATGCTCATATACTCATAACAATCTTTAATGTTGTATTTATCAAGCAATTCTAATGTTTTCATAAAATCTGCTTCATGAGTAGGATAAGAGAAGAAATAAACAAAAATCTCTCCTGGTCGTTTAACAATTTTATGAAGGTAGTATTTTTTAGGATTAAATTCTTTAAAGGTAATCTTAGTTTCATCAAATTCTGATTCTTTAATTAGATATGATTTAATTGTCTTTGAGCCAATAATGATGTTTACTGTTATTTTTTCATCTTTGACATCAGCTAGAGCTTTAGTAATAATAGTTTCCAAATGATTTTCTATTTCTGTTAAAGGAAAGCTCGGGAGTCGTTTTTGCAGTTCAATTACTCGGATTTTTACTGCACCATTATGAATTTTATCAATATTGTTATTTAGGTAAAAAATCAAATCGAACCAGCTCGAATAGCCAAAGCGTTTAGCTAAATTCTCAGCAAATATTGTAATTTCTTTCTTTTCTGATAATTCTTTTGCTTTTTGTTCAGACTCTTTAGCTTCTGAAAGAGTTTTGAAAATCTTTCCAGTAATTTCATCTTTATAAGCAGTAACTTCTTTAACCATTTTTATAAACCTTTCTTTTAAAAACCTTTTACAATATCTTGTTGTTTTTCTGATAAAGCAAAGTAATTAGCATTTAGCCATTCTTCTTGTTTTTTACTTAATGAATCTGTATTTTTAATAACCATTTCAAATAGTTCATTATAAACATCTTTTCCATAACTGAAATAAATAGCATTTTTAATTTCATTTTCATAAATGCTCAACACTTCTGAATGAGCCCCATAAACACATTCATAAAATTTGCCATCTTCACTGAGCCATCCACATAAACCTTCATTTTCCACAAATGGGCGTGTGTCTGAATAATCCCAATCTTCGATTTCATCATTGTCAGGTTTCAAAAAGAAACCACCAACTTTATTTACATATAAAGTTTTATGTGTTCGCAATTCATCTTCCATTTTAGGCAATTTGCTTAACATTCGTTCCAACAAATCAATGTTATTAGCAAGACGAATCATTAAATTTTTCTTGTGAAACAAACAGTTTCTGATATTATATGCAAATATAACTAAGGATGGTGAAATATGACTATATATAAAGTAGGAGAATTTGCAGAAAAAATTGGAGTTAGTATAAGTACTTTGCAAAGATGGGATAGAACTGATGTGTTAAAATCAAAGAGAACACCCACTAATCAAAGATATTACACTGACGAAGATTTGAATAAAGTTCTGAACTTAGAAGCTGAAACAAAAACTAAGCGAAAAAACGTTGGATATTGTAGAGTATCAACACAAGGGCAAAAACATAATTTAGAAAATCAAAAAGAATTTGTTTCAGTATATAGTTTAAGTCACGGAGTAATATTAGATGAAATTTATACAGATATTGGAAGTGGCTTGAATTACAAAAGAAAAAATTGGAGTATATTATTAAAACTTGTTGAAAATAACGAAATAGATAAAATATATGTTACTTACAAAGATAGATTTGTTCGTTTTGGCTATGAATGGTTTGAAGAGTTTTGTGCTTCACATGGAACTGAAATAATCGTTTTGAATCAAAAGCAAACAAGCCCCGAAGAAGAATTAACTGAAGATTTATTATCTATACTCCATGTTTTTAGTGAAAGAAATAATGATTTGAAAAAATATAAAACAGAAATCAATAAGGAATTGAAAGAAATCAATGAGAAGAAAGAAGAAAGAGACTGAAAATCCAATTCCAACTATAACAAGAGCTCATAAAATTAGAATATATCCCAACAAACATAATCAAGAAGTTTTTCAAAAATATTATGACTATCAACGTTCAATATGGAATAGAGCAATAGATGAAAGAAATGCTCAATATAAAATCTATAAAGAAATGAAAGCTACTGGATTATATACTCAAAAAGAATTGAATAAGAATTATTTTCCACATACCAACAATTTAAGAAAAATGGAAAAATTTGATTGGGAAAATAATTTCCATTGTAGAGTAAGAGAGATTCAATTTGATAATTTATGCCAAGCTTGGGATAATTTCTTTAATCCAAACATGCCTAATCACAAAAAGCCTAAATACAAGAAGAAAAAAGATGTTGAAACTCATAAGAAACTTGCTTTAAGAAGAGTGAGAACAAAAGGCAAATGGCTTTTCTTGCCAAAATCTCTAAAATCAAAACCTGAATATAGATTTACTAGAATCAAAATGGCGCAAGAATTAAGATTTGATGGACGAGTAGTAGATGATTTTTCTGTTTCTGTTGAAAATAATAAATGGTATGTAACTATAACTGTTGAAACACAACTTGAAGAAAAAATTGCAATATCTAATCATTCTACTGGTATTGATGTAAATGTTGGTTCTATTGACTACTTAAAGAAAGACGGTACAAATAAAGAATATGATAAATTTTATTTATTACCGAAATCATTGCTTAGACAATATGATAAAATTAAATTTTATTCAAGAGTAATTTCTAAGAAACGGAATAAAAATCCTTATTATAAGTATAGTAAAAGTTATAAAGAAACGATAACCAAGCTTAATAATGCTTATACTAAAGCTTATAATATTCAAGAAGCAAATTTAAACAATATGGTTAAATATTTCTTTGATAATTACAATAGGATTGTTATTGAGGATTTAGATGTTAATTCTATGAAAATGAATAAAAGATTATGTAAATCATTACATAGAAATGCTTTTGGTCGTTTTAAACGAAAGATGGTTAACAAAGCTGAAGAATATAATGTAGAGTTCATATTGGCAGATAGATATTTCCCAAGCACTCAAACTTGTTCAGAGTGTGGTCATATTAAGACTGGTGATGAAAAATTATTCCTATGGGGAGATAAATATGGTAATGACCACAATACTTATGTTTGTTATAATTGTGGAACAATTCAAGATAGAACTGAAAATGCCATCTTAAATCTCGTTAATTATGGAAAACGCTAATTAAAAGTTAGTAATTTATATTACTATTGAGCGAAGTGTAGGTGGCACTTGCTCGTTAAATAAGAATGGGTGAACAATCAACCTCTGTGACTTGAGTTATTGCTTTCTTAGGAGAGAATAATTTTTGTTGGAATGTTGGTGACAGAATACGCACCCGAAGAAAGTGTATATAATAAAAGTTTCTTATATAGTGAAGCATAAATTAGAATATTTAATTATGTTTCAACACACTTTCTACACCTGAATTAAATCAATGTACCAAAGATAGAATTTTTCTTGTGAAGTATATTCTTCCTTGAATTGAAGTTCCTTGTACCAATTTCCGTTAATTTTAACATAAGTCATTTTATAAAATGTCCTTTCATATTCTTTCTTTAAATATTGTATAATAAAAATTTTCTTTTGTCAACAAAAAATAAATAAAATTAAATAGTTATAAAAACGAACAATTTAGCCAGATGCTGGCTAAGAATGTAGCACGATTCACGAATATTAAAAACCAATTTTAGCCATGAATGAAGCCTAGTTTACGAACAATAGAAATTGTTATTAGCAATTCAATTTTAGAGATTTATAAAAATTTTTGACTATTTTGAAAATAAAAGATATAATTAAAATGAAAGACAAAAGTAAAAGGAAAAAAGAATGAAAATATATACAGTAATAGAAAAACGACATATTAAACAAATGACACCAAGAGAAAGACAATATTTAAATAACACTGTCAGAAATAACATTAAAGAAAATTGTGAGAATGACGAGCTTGTTGTTTCTTGGCATTCCTTAAATAGATTCAAAGAAAAATTTCCAGTAGAACTTACTGAAGAAGATTTGATTGACACTCTATTAACTGGGGATTTCATTGAATATAAAAAAGTTTACGAAAATAACATTTTGAAAGATAAGAGAGTGGTACTTAGAAAGAATATGAAGAATGACTCTGAATATGATTTAGTAATTGTTTATTCCTTAATTGATAATAAAATCATTACAGTTTGGGATAATAAAAATACTGACCAACATTACAGTTTAAATTTGGAAAAATATTCTCGTAGACCTATTTGTTAATAAAACTAGAAAAGAGCTTATTTAATATAAGCTCTTTTTTATATTTCATAATTTCTAATTTGGAATTACTTCTAAATTAGTTATATTCAGTTTAACAAGATTGATGAAATCTTCTATATCTTTGTAAGTTACTTTATCCGTTGTTTTGTAATAATGCAGATTAAGATTTCCATTTTCATTTTCAGTTAGCCTAATAAAGAATTTAGCTGATTGAAAATGAAGCATTTTATATTCGTGATTGTTAAATAAATAGCGTTTAAATAAATAACACCAATTTTCTTTATCAATTCTTATTTTACTAAAATCTGAATAAGTTAAATTAACTATCTTATAGAACAAATCTTTAAACTCATATTTAACAGCTTGACAGCAAGGTATTGCTTCACTTTTTTGAAAAGCACAATTGAGCAAATCCTCTCTTGTCAACGAGTCTAAAGTCTTAAATGCTAATTCTTCAATTCCACCTTTAAATGTAACAAACAATGATGGCAATTCTCTTTTTGTTTCAACGATTTCTATACTGTTATAATAAGGGAAAATATTTATTATTCCATATTCAAAAGGTACTTCAATCATAACATCTGATTGATTAAAGGATTCCGGCAAATCAAATTTTCTTAAATTATAGTGGCTTTTTATTTTATTCATTTATTAAACTCCTATTTTATTTTGAAATATCTATTAGAAGAGCAATATTTTAAAATTTTTATCTTTTCTTTATTGACAAAAGTTAAATATTATTATACAATTAGAATATAAAGAAAAATAAGAGGAAATAAAAATGAGAAAAACATATCCTGAGTTTATTGAAAATGCTTATCGTGGATTAACCAATTTTGCAAATGTCGGTAGAGATAGATGGGGCACCTTTGAAATAGATGGTTATAGAAAGCTATCAGATGTTCTTAAAAAATCTAAAGATACCTCTTGGGAATACTTATATGTATATTATAGCGATTTATATATTATGATTCAATTTCTAGCAAATTATGATGAAAAATATGAGCTAGATGAAAATGTTAATAAAGAAGAATTTATCAAACTTATGGAAAAGAATTTGAATAATCCATATATAAACTGGGATATGATTTACTATCACTTTGAAGATAAATATAAATATAAGTATAAATTTGGTTATTTAGGCCGCTCTGACACAATTGTATTGAATGTGCTATTCAAATTTAGCAGAAAACTAAAACAAGAAAATGATTTCTGGTAATAATTCGTGATAAAAAAGAAAATGAGGTGATTGTTATGAATAAAGACATTTTGAATTTTAATAAAGAAATTGCTTTAGAAGTAAGAAAAATTATCAAGAAAACGCAAGATTTTACAAAAGAACTAATTTTGAAAAGTGCAAAAGAAAAAGGACTTTGTTTAGAAGTTTTGAATGAAGGTGAATGTACCCAATCTTATTTAGTTAAAAATGTTGAATACATTCTTGAATTGATTGAAAATGAAAAGATTAAATGTACTTCAAAAATGGGTAATAAATTCGGCTTAGCTTATAAAACTTACACTTTTGAAGATTTACTAATTATTGAAAATCTTAATAAAAAAGATTATTATACAGTAATTTCAAAAGACGAAATTATCAACTTAAACAATTACGAGTCAGATTTTGAATCTTTACAATCATTCTTAGATAAATTTATTGAAGTTGAAAAAAATTAGAAATTGTTATTCAAGTAAAAATAAGCAACTCTAAGCTGATTTACTGTAGAGTCGATACATTTATCGAAATTACGATTTTTCAGTTTTAGTGTTGCTTATATTTCGATATAACAACCCCCAAAATCAGTCTTATAGATGAATAAAATAGCAATTTTTAACTCTCGAACTGTACAACTTAGAAATGTAAAAAAATTTATTATTTTTGTTGACAAACTAGATTTCTTGTTGTATAATATAACTATAAAGAAATGAAAAAGAGGAAATAAGAAATGAAAGATGTAATCAAATTCGAAGTACTAAATTGTAAAAAAGTTGAAACTGCTCTTAAACGTGCTGAAAAACAATTGATTAAAGACGCTAAAGAACATGGTCTTTATGAAAATATTGGGCAATCTTATGCTCGAGTAATTCGTGATGAATTTCTTTACTCTAAAGGCAAAGATTTTCAATCTCAAATGAAAGTTGTAGATTTGGTTCAACAATTTGCTAACCGAATGAGTAATCTTTCATTGGCAGAATTGCAATATGCTTAATATTTGACTTTTTCAAATCATTTTGTTATTATATAACTATAATTTATTTAGTAGGTTAATTACTGATAGAGGAAGGTTTAGAGTTCTAACCCGGGAAAGGACTCACGAACAGGGCAATGGCTGAAATCAAATTCATTTAAGCCGTACAACTTGAAAGAATTGAAAGTAAAAGATTGCCTAAATGGCGGGTCGGCACCGTCCTAAATAAATTTAGATTTTTGTGAAAATTTTACCGCTACACTAAGAAAGGTAAAAGTCATGAAAATTACTATTATGATAAATGGTGTTATCATTTATAAAGGTGGAATCACTTCTTATACTCCTACTCCTTATATTACTCCAAAAGAAAAAGGATATATTTCAAATCTTTTAGAGCTAATTGAAAAAGGAAACAAAAAAGAATGGATTAAACTAAAAGATGGTACAACCATTACTATAACTACTTTATAAAAAGAGAGCAGAGAAAATCTGCCCTCTTTTTTGTTATATTCAGAACTGAAAATAAGCAACTCTAAGCTGTTTTACCCTAAAGTCGATACATTTATAGAAAATCAGTTTTAGCGTTGCTTATGTTTCGATATAACAACCCTTAAATTCAGTTTCAAGACTTAACTAAAAACCAAAAATCACTTAAATAAGTAGTAGATTTCATTACTCGTTTTTATTAGATATAACTAAAAAAGAATAATAAAAATAAAAGGAGCTTTTTTATGGATAGAGAACAATATATTTCTATGATAGCTCAAGAGATTTATGACGCTGAATATCAAGCCAAATATTATTATTATAAAATGATGGAAGAGCCTGATGAAGAATGGGTTATGAGGCATTTGGAAGCTATAGATAAAGATATATCTTATAGAAATAAATATGGGTGGAATAACAAGGAACTAGAAGATGCTATTGAGTTTTTGAGAGCATGCGAGCTTCTAAGTGATAATCACCCAGATTACTCTTATGAAGAGCAAAAGGATATATTAAAAAAAGCAGTTGAAAAAGGGCTAAAATTTGATTGCTTGAAATCATATTATTATTCTACTGAGGATTCTCATAAAATTGTAACAGCTTTAGCAACCAATAATTTTAATAATAATATGCAATTTTTTGACTTCGTTTCAAAAATTGAATCATTGTACAATAAAGGACGCTTCTCATTTTGAGAGGCACTTTTATTATAAAAACTAAATTGATATAAAAACTAAAAATTAAAAAGGAGAATAGAAGTATGAGCAACTTATCAAAATTTGAAGAGTATAGCTTAAAGAATGAGTTTCTAAGTAATTACTTCGAACCAATCAACAAAGAAGAAGCTACTCGTCAAATTTTTATTTTAGATAAAATACAAGATTTAGATGATGTTACTTGTATTTCATCTAAAAAGCCTGAAAAGAAAGCACAAGCTAAATCAACTCAATCTGTTCCTTTTTATGTTGCAGATAGAGACTTAAGAAATAAAGACATTTGGAAAATTACTGGTCGTTTCCTTAATGATTATAATGATAAACTTGATTTAACTAGACTTAACATTAACAATATTAGAGTTTATTTTGCTCCAGGTACTGCTTCTAAAAATAAAGAATTAGATTATCTACATAGCTTAGTTTTAGATGTGGACCCAACTAATATAGAAACAATTCAGAATTTAGAATTTGTAATGGAACGTTACTATAATTATTTACCTTTTAATATGGTTGTAAATTCAGGTAATGGACTTCATATTTATTTTAACTTTGATAAACCTATTAAATTAACACAATTAACTAAATTCCATTTAAAAAATATTAAAGATGTAATTAGTTATATTTTCACTTATTTATTAGGATTAACTACTCATATTCCCGAAGAATACAAAAAGAAAGGGGCTGCTAATACAACACAAAGTATTATGCAAAAAATGAGTGTGCCTGGTTGTAGAACTAAATTCTATACACCTCAAAATAAAGCCGTTGTACAAGCTTTTAGAATAAAAAAAGACAAAGTCACTTATCAAGATTTTTTAATCTCAATTAGCAACTTTGTCGATTTATTCCGTGGCGATTTGCCAAGTGGGTTGTACAATAAGGTTAAAATGTTTATCGAAGATTCCTCAATTTTTGATGAGTTGATTGCAACACAAAATCAATTATCTCATACAGATTTAATTTTGGAAGATTTCGATAAGTTATATCGTTTATCCTCAACCCCTCATAAACTTTTATCAAGTAGTAAAGCATCTATTTTGAAAAATGTTTCAGAAGTTAAAAGATTGCTACAACAACAAGATGAAAGAAGAAATGAGATTGTTAGAGGCTATAGAGCCAAGGCTCTTAAAGGTAGGGGCAAAATGCTCACAATTTTAGGATTTACTCGTAATATTGCAAGTAATCTTAAATCATTTAACAGACAATTAAATGAACCTTTAGAGAATAAAGAAGTAAAAGCAATTATTTCTGAAATTCGTAATCTAAAAGGTAATGTGGGATATAACCACCGTACATTTAAGAGAGACCATGGATTCTATTATATTAAACGTAATAAGTATATCAATAGCGCTCATAAAGCTGCTGAAGAAGCTTATTATGTTGAATGTGGATTGAATTATGGTCATGGCTACGGAACTTATGTGAATCCTACTAATTCTGTTGCAGCCGTTTATTCAGAAAATCAAGATTACTATTATGCTAATCAAGATGAATTGGCGAAAGAGCTTCGTTTGAGAGGTATTGTTGGAGAAAAACAATATGCTGAAGCTAAAAAGAAAGTAACTAAATTCTTCTCATCTCAAGCTCATAATAACTATATGAATAATTTTAGACGCTTGAGAAGTGGTAATGATTTAATGGAAAGACCTTTAAATTTCGTTAATTTATTTATCTCTGAAGTAACTTTAGATGAAACAAAACAAAAACGTAAACAAATAACTCATACAGAAAAAGCTATTAAACAAATACAAAGATTAGAACAAGCAGTTAATATTATTACTACTTTAGAAAATGCTATTCATTGGAGTGTAACTAAAGAAAAACAACTTCAAAAAGTAGCTAAATTCTTCCAAAGATTCAGAGCTATTAACAATTCAGTTAAAACTGCTTTCTTATCTAATGAATTGGAAGTTTCTTTAGAAAAAGTAGTCCAAGAAGCATTTGCTCTTTATGATAGATATAATGTTGTTCTAATCCAAAGAAAAGCACTCGTTAAAAATGGTAGCTATACTGGGTCTGATGAATTTGCACAAAGCATCTTGACTAATTTTAATAATTATAGAAAAGATAAAAGACAAGAGCAATTTATTAAAACAGTATCAAACTTAGCTGCTAATAAAGTATTTACAAATAGTAAATACAGTAATTTTGAAATTAACTCTTTATTATATAGATTTAAGAGTAGACCAAGATTAGTCACTCTAACAAGTGATGATGTAGTTAATTCATACCTTGCAATTCATAATTTAGAAGATAATAGTAAAAATCAAACTATTGCTAAAGTTAACCTAACCTATGAATTAAGCTCTATTATTAAAGATTTAAGATTTAATATTAGAGATGGTTATTATACTACTATTCAAAGATTAGACAAAGAAACAGCAAGATTAACAAATGAAACTTATGGTAAGAATACTATTGCTACTGCAACTGAAGTAGAATCATTTATTAGAAATGTTTTAAATCCTTTACTAAATGAATTAACAGATAATCTAATTTTTGAAATGGATTATACTGATTTCAGTACTATTCTACCAAGAAATAATTTTTATGTTGCTGAAAAGCTAAATAGAGTTATTGAAATGAATCTTAACAACAATTCAACAAGTACTACTTTATTAGCTGCTTAACAATAAAATAAGCTAAAACTCAGCTTGACTTTCCACATATAGCACACCTTGCTTTTTTTCATTAAGAGTCAGGTTACTTTTGTAGTGTCTTTTTTAGTAAAAAATAAAACTTTTGGAACAACTTAACAAAAATAAAAGAATTAAAGCAGAACTACTCTAATTTTAATTAGTTTATATATGAATTTGTATTAAATAAGTTATAAATGCTTACATTAAAGCCTAATTCATTAGTATTACACTTCGTTACATAATAACTAACAACTCAAAATATTATGCTATAAAACAGCTATAAATAAGGATAAAAGTCATTCATAATAGAATAGCTCTTTCAGAAAAAAGGAAAAGGAATTTTTTGCTTAGAAGTTTTGAACCAAACTTGTTACTAATAGAATAAATAGATAAACACTTCAAAAGATACTCATTTAATTCTATACTAGATGAATAAAAGAGATAATTCCTTGTTTAGTGATTGAAGTAATGAAAAGCAGCCTAGTATATAGAGCAATAGCTATCGCTACATAATAACCAAAGAGTTAAAATATTATTCACTTAGTTCAAATAAAAAAGGACTACTTAAGTAATCCTTTTATTGTTATTTAATATTTGAGTTAAATAGTGCTCGTACAGAAACAACATCATAAACATCATAAAATTCAAACTCTAACTCAGGATTTTGCTTTCTGAGCTCTTGTATAATCATTGTTGGTGATTCTAAAATATAATTAACTTGAAGCCAAAGATTCCATTCTAATTGAGTTCCAACTAGAAGCGTATTAGTTGTAATGTTCCTAATTGCAATAATTTTAGCTTTCATTTATCTTGCCTCTTTTCATTTATTTATAGTTATATTATATAACTTCAATTTCAATTATGCAACAATAAAGTCAAATGAAAAATAAATAGATAAGAGTAATGACTTAAGCATTGACTAGCGACTGTAGCTCATCCATAGCTCGATTTTATAGTCAAAGTCGATAAAACCTTTATGATTTTAGTAGCGTTGCTTAAGCTGCAGCTAATAAAAGATTACTCAGAAATGAGTAATCTTAATTGTTTTTATTCAAAAGTAATATTTGATAGGAAATTGTTTTCATCTGTTTCAGCAGTAATAGTTTGATTTACTTCTAAGAATGGAAGTTTATCAAGAGTATTTTTATTAGCTTGAATTTTATAAATCTTGTCATTGATTTTTAAATAATAAATAGTAGTACCATCAACAACTTGTGTCTTGATTGAAGTAACAGTTCCATTAACCTTTTCTTTTTGTTTTGCTTTCTCACCAGTAACAGCTTCATCAATGTTGTTGATTTCTTCTCCAGTCACACTCTTAATCAATTCGTTAATATTAGTATTGACAGTAACTTTTTGGAAATCTTCTGCATTAACAAGAGCATAAGCTTTAATAAGACTTCCTTTATCCTTGAGTGATACTAAGTAATAAGCTTGACCATTAAGTTTTGCAAGAATAGGAGCTGTTGCATTATATCCTTTTTCTTGAACTGCACCTTCAGCAGATTTCATAGCAGAAGTTTCAGTAACAGATGGCAGACGATAGAAATTAGTTTCACGAGTTCTCATATTAACAAGAACAAATCCTAAGTTTGAGTTATCAGCATTAACAGAAGTTAAACCAGTATAAAGGTAAATGTCAGAACCAATTGTAATATAGTTATATTCATCTGTTGTTTGACGAACACCCTCTTTAGAAAAGATAGAGTTCCAAAAACCATTTTTATAAGCGTAGTGTTGATTCACACGTTGGATAACATTAGTAGCAGAATATACACGGTCAACCCATTCAGGTACATCATTTAATGAATATTCTTGAGTTTCACCAGTAACTGCATTCAATAGGACTACTCCATTTGGTTCTTTTGGTCCAAAGATAAATTTACGAGCATAAGTAGTAGCTACGTAGTATGGATTGCCTTTATCATCAACTTCAAAAGATGGGTCACCGAACATTGTTGTAGGGTAAGATATACGAAGTTTCACACTTACATCATCAGCAAAATAAGATGAAGCAGTATATTTCATTCCTTTTTCAAGCTTAACAAGTTCGCCTTTACCTGTTGTTTGATTGATTTTAATATAGTATTGGATTCCGTCTTTTCGGTTGTTCAACCAACGGATAAAACTTGCATAACCAAGTGGTGATACTCGATAAGGTTCATCTTTGATTGTAATTTGTCGATACTCTTTAGAAATTTCAAATTGGGATTCTTTATCAATCGTACCCATCAAAGAATTACCAATCTTAACAGCAGAATCTTTGTCAAGTAGTGCAAGTTTATTTACATCTGTATTTTGGAAATCTGAGTTAAATTCCTTATTTTCTACTTGAATTAGATTTGAGTAATTCTTAGCTTGGAATAATGGGGTAGAAAAAATTGATAGTACAATAGCTCCAACAACCCAGATTGAAATGAGTGAAATCACAATAATATTAGGAATTGATTTTACTGAGTCAGTATCTTCAGTAAGCAATACAAGAGCGACATAATAGACAAAAGCAAAAAGAACTACTCCACCAAGGAAGTAAAAATCTGCTAAGTTAAAAGCGGGTAAGGTAACATACCAATAAATAGCAGAAACGATTAAGGAAATTACTAACGAAGTAATTTGAGCAAGTGATTTTTTCATTTGTTTTTATCCTTTCTTCAATTCAATCAATTGGTCAATGAGGTGTTGGCAATTTTCTTCAACATAAGCTTCATCACGCCATACTTCATCTTCATTGACAACCCAATCTGGTAACATAGCATCAATAAATGGGTTTTTGTCACCTACATGGCTACAATCAAATCCAATATAATTGTCTTTTGAATTATTAAACAAGAGCTTCAAGTTCCCTTTATAAGTAATTCCACCATGACAATCAAGCTTATTGATGGGATTACTTTCCAAAGTAACTTCATCAATAGATTTTAGTTGAATAAACCCACACAAACTACCGCTGTTGGGATGTTGAAATACTATATAATTATAATCTTTATAATTCTTTAGATAGAATCCATTAGGATAGTTAATCTTAAATTCATGCCATTTTTCCATAGTTAATTTTCTTCTTTCTTTATTTTATAGTTCTATTGTATTATATAAAAACAAAAAAGTCAACAAAAGATTGCGAACTTATAGAAGTTTTGATAGAATATATTTATATAAAGAAATTGAGGTAACAAAAATGAATTTAGATGAGCGCTCAAGTTATGAAAAGAATATTATTCAGAAAGCTGTTGATAAAGGATTACCAATAGAGAAATACCTTAACCCTAAATTTTCTATTTGGACTATTAAGTATTTGATAGCTGTACTAGAAGAAGAGAATAACTTAGATGATTTCCCATTCGATAAGTACAATGATAAACAAATCCAAGTTCTTTTATACTGTATTTATCGAGGTAAAGAATGGAAGAGCTGGGCTGAGCCAAATATGAATTTTAGAGTAATGGACTTGTTTTACTATTCAAAAAATACTCAAGAATTGCTTTATTTCTATAAACGAGGATTTAAACTAATAGAACTTCACCAGATAAATAAATTCATCAACGATGGTTTTGACCCTAAAATTATTGATAACTTAGATTTCAATTTTCAACAAATGAGAGAGATTAGGAAAGCTCTACGAAGTGGAATCTCTATTACTAAATTAGCTAATCCCAATTTAACATGGAAAGAAATAAGAGCTAGAAGAATAAAAGCTTATGGAGTTAAAAAAGGAATTGAATTTTATATAACTCATTACAATGAACTTTAAAAAAGAGCAATATTGAATTGCTCTTTTTATTTTTTAGTAAAACTTCCGTCAGAATAATTGATTTCGTAACCAGAAGCGTTATTAAATACTTTCACTTTTTCATTGATTACTCCATCTTCTGATTTTGCATTAACAATAACATAGCGAGGAACCAATTCATTTCCGTTATATACAGGTGTTACTTCATAATAAACATTGTTTTTTGTTTTTAGAACATAATCAACAACTTTCTTTTCAATATATTGCATACCGCCGTCACCATTGTTACCAACGTTTTGTTGACGAGTACCAGTAACAACATTATATTTATAAGAGCGACCGCCAAGAGAATCAGCAATCAAGTGAGAACGATTATAAAAATAACCGTTATAAATTTTTCCATTAGGTAGTTTTACAGAAACCTTTTTGTTATTAGATTTCTTTCCAATAAACCAGCCGCTAGGTTCAGAATTTGGTTCGAAGTCAGCTCTCCAACCTTTTGAATCCATTACTGCTTTATAATTAACCAAACCATATGCAGTTGTAGTTCTGTCTAATTCATCATGTGAATATGAATATGTAGTAGAGAATTTACTTTCATCAATTTCTGCTTCACCTAATACTTGATACATATTAGGAAATTTTGCTTCATCATAATCTGATTCAACATCATTATTTGAATTTGAAGAAGCAGAATGTTCATTTTTAAAATCATTTACTTTATCTTTTGCTTTTTCATATAAAGATTTTGATTTTTCTTTGATTTCTTGTTTGACACCAGGGATTTTTTGATAACCAGTTGGGTGAATTTGGCCGCAACCTGTTAGAGCAATTGCTCCTGCTAAGATAATAATTGATTTTGTTAGTTTATTCATTTTTTGTTTACCTCTTTTCTTTATGTAGCTATTATATAATATCTTTAAAAACTTGTCAACCATTTTCTGATATAAAAATAAAAAAGGAGTAAAGTTATGAGAGATTTAATTGTTTTTTCAATGTTCCTAGCTATGGCTATCTTTTTAGGTTTGTTCATACTCTTACCGCTAGCAATAACTTTTACGGTTCTTTTCTTTAAATTTTTAATTTGGTTAATCTTATTCATCTTTATTCTAGGATTAGTAACTCTATTCAAATTCTTTCTTAAAAAAGAGTAAAACGAGCTATTTAGTTCGTTTTCTTTCTTTTTGGAATAATAAAAATAAATAGAAAATAAAGGACAGCAAGAAATGAAAGATAAAATAGATTTGATTTACATTAGCTTGAGTGGAAACACGGATAGCTTCGTTAAGAGATTGAGAGGTTATCTCTTGTTAAATACTAAGCTTAAAGAAGTTAATTTATTAAACGTAAAAGAGCTAGTAAAGAATAATATTCCATTCAATGAAGTAAGTAATGATTTTGTAGCATTTTTACCAACATATTTAGAGGGTGGAAATGGTATTGATAATGGTGATAAAGAAATTTTAACAACTCCATTAAGAGAGTATATACGTTATAAAGAAAATTACAAAAAATGTTTAGGAATTGTTGGCTCAGGTAATAAGAACTTCAATAATCAATATTGCCTTACGGCTAAGCAATATTCCCAAGAGTTTGGTTTTCCAGTATTATATAATTTTGAATTAAGAGGATTAGATGTAGATATTCAAAAAGTTAGTTCTATCATTGAAGCTTTGACCGATATTTAAAATTAAAAAAGGTTGAATGCTACAAATGAAAAAACTAGAAGAAAAGGAATGGAAGTATTGGATTCCCTCTGCTGGTAGAGCTGAAAATATAAAAACTGTTGATTATTTATTATCCATAGGAGTACCGAAAGAAAATATAAATATTATGGTACGAGATGATGAATATGAAGCTTATAATACTAAATATAAAGGAATGGCTCATATTCTACCAGAGCAACAAACAAAAAACATTGGTATTATTAGAAATGGAATAGTTAAACTTTGTAATTTTGAAGATTATATTAACTGTATCTTAGATGATGATACAACTTCATTTTTGATTTGGAGTAATGACGGTACGAAATATGGAAATAGAGCTAAAGTAACCAATATTAAAGATTGGCAAAATAGATATATTGAAGTATTAAATACATTAGATTTGGATTTAGTTCCAGCAATAGGCCAAAGAGCAGGTGGAAATAATTTTCTATTCCAAAAATGCCTTACTGAAGAAATCACTTATTTTGGAAGTTTAAGCGGCTCATGCTTTGTTGTATTAGACCCAGATTTTCAATTTATCAATCATTCATTTTATGAAGATAAATTAACTTGTTATGATTATTGGGTTAAAGGAAAGATAACACCAATCATTAACAATTTAGGTATGTTACGTTTGCCTGAAAGAACTGCAAAAGGTGGAATAGATTATAAAGGCATAGCTAAAGAAATAGAAGAAGCTGTTGACTGGGGAGCAGAACAATTCCCATTTACAGAAAAGAGATTAACTAATGAGAAATACAGAGATTACCAACCATGTGAGTTATATACTAACAAATTCCGAATTTTAAAATATTTAGCTTCTATTGGTATTGACCACAAATACATTCCAGAGGAATACAAAAAGAAAGCTAAGAGAAAAAGCTTATTTGAATAAAAAACAAAAAAGTAATCCTTGGTTGGATTACTTTTCTTTTTATAGCATTTCTTTCAATTCTTTAACAGCTTGTTTTAAAGCTGCATTAAAGTCTTTATAGAACCATTTAGTAATATATTTATTTGGGTCACCGCAGATTGGTAATACTACAGTTGGTAAAGGAGCAGTAGTAGTTTTTGTTTTGAAATCATAAACAGAAATCCAATAATTGTATTTGCCTTCTTCTTTTAATTGTTTCAAAAGTCTTGGATTATCAATAGTTTCTTCATTTGCTTGTATCAAACGATAATATCCTCTACTTAGTTTAATGAATCCGTCAGTTTTTAATTTTTCTTTAATTTGTTTTGGAGTCATTGTTATTACCTCTTTTGTTTTTCTTTATGATTATATGATACAACAATAATTTCATTTTGTCAACACAAAATTACAAAAAAGAAAAAATTATTTAAAGAAAAACAAAAAGTAATCCAATTAACGATTACTTTTCTTTTTTATAGCAAATTTTTCAATCGTCTTACTGCTTCACGCATAGCACGTTCTTTATCAGAGTAGAACCATTTAGTTACGTATTTATTTGGGTCGCCAAAAACAGGTAACACTTCACTAAGAATAGGTTCATCAGGTGTTTTTGATTTGAAGTCATAAGCAGTAAACCAATAATTATATTTGCCCTCTGCTTTCAATTGTTCCAACAATGCCTTGCTAGCAATTGTTTTTTCATTTGCTTGAGCAATTCGGAAAAAGCTATCACTTCCAACTTCTACATATTCTTGAGAATTTAATAAAGCTTTAATTTCTTTAGGAGTCATTGTTTTTGCCTTTCTTAATAGTAATAAGTGTCAATGATAACTTCTGAGTCAATAGAAGAAATAACAGTATCAGAGAATTCATAGCCATCATAAGCTTTTCCATGATTTGTTTCTACTGTTTCAACTTCATGTTGAATACGGATAACTTCAAATTTTACAGTCAAGCCTGTATCTTCTTTTAATTTCATCAAATCATCAAAATAACAACGAGTGCTTGTCAAATCATAGCCAACTTGGAAAAGACGAATATCATTGATAAGAGTTGATGTACCCAAAGAAACTTTCACATTGTCTTGATGAAGAAGTGAATCAAAGAATGCTTCTGTACGAGCAATTCGGCGTTGTTCTTTTCGGATTGCCGCAATTCGTTTGGCTTCTGCTTCTTGTTGAGCAATTTCTTCAAGTTTATCTTGGATAAGGACAGCTTGGCTATATCGTTTAGCGATTGCAATGTTTTGAACTCGACCGAAATGAGAATAAGCCGCACTTACTAGTAAGTCCTCAGTAAGAATTTCTCGGTCAAAGTATTCAGACCATTCTGCTAATGTTCCAGCGTAAACAGTCGGTTTAGTTACACCTAAGTATTTTACTCGAATTGCGATTGTTGTTTCCATTGTTATTTCCTCTTTATTTCATTTGTTTGTTTTATTATAGTTATATTATACAATAGAAATTTCATTTTGTCAACAATAAAATTCAAAAAAAAGAAAAATTTTTTAAAAATCTTTCTTTTCCTTTTGTTATAACGACTTATCAAAGACAACATCATCAATAAAGCTGTTGGAGTCACGGTCAAAATGCTTGAGTGTGAGTTTAATTCCTTTAATAGAGCAGAATTTGATAACAGCAACAGTTGCTGGAGTCAATCCTGTCACATAAACATCAAGCTTATCTCCGAAATTAACAAAATTAAGTTTAGTAGCAACTTTATCAAGAAGTGCTGTTGGATTGATAGGGAAAGTAATATCCCTGTCAGCAAAGATAAAATCAGTTACTGGTAAATCATGACGACCAGCACAAAGTCCAAAAGTAAATGTAGTCATAGTTAAATCCTCTTTTCTTTATTTAATTCTGTTCAAACAATTTGTATACTGCTTGTTTTTTCTCTTGATACTCTTTTTCAATTTCATCAAGTTTTCGTTGAAGTGTAGTTCGATGAATTGAATAGTAGTTTGGTTCGTCCCAGTCACCTGAATGAGGGAACACTGCAAAAGATAGCTCACCGTTAATGAATTTTACATAATCAGATTTGTAATAATCATTATCACATAGCCATTCATATTCTTTCATAGCACCTTCAAGTTCATCAATAGAATTTACAACAAAACTCTTAAATTCTTTTTTAGCATCGCCTTTTCCATAGACTCCAAAAATCTCAATTAAATATTTTTCCATAGTTATTTGTACCTTTCATTTTTCGTTAATAGTATTATATAACTTTTTAAATAATTTGTCAACAATTTTTTAAAAAATTTAAGTAGCTATTTGATATATTTAAAGAGTAATTTAATAGAGGTGAAAAATGGCTAAATATCATATAAAGAAAGACGGAACACCAGGTGTTTGCAGAGCTCAAAATGGTAAGTGCCCTTTTGGTGGCGAATCAGAGCATTTTCCAACTAAGGAAGAAGCACAAAATTATGCTGACAAAAGACATGAAGCAATAGAGCAAAGAAATAAATTGGCTGTACAATTCATTAGGAATAGAAGCTTAGAAATTGAGAGAGCACTTTATCCAACATACGAAAATATAGATAAAGTAAAAGACTTTGACTCAGATGTAAAAGTTCTAATGGATAATGGTCAAATATTGATTCAAAAAGCAATCAATGTAAATGTTTCCACAAACAAGCATGATAAAATTTACAACAATACTAATATAAATATTAGAATAGACCCAGACAATCCAAGTAAGATGAATGTAAAAGTAGAAAGAGAAGATAGCACATGGAAAAATGCTGTATCAACTCCTCTTGGTGGGTTAAGACATATGACTGCTGAAGAAACAGAAATCTTACAAAAAGTGGAAAATAAAGTAAAGAACAAAGTTGCTAAAAATAAAGAACAAATTTTAGAAGCTTGTTTAGAGTCAGATAATTTTGTTTTCAATGATTTAGACCAATATAAAGGTAAATCTGTTTCAGATACTATTGATGGGTTAGACTCAGAAAGATACTATGTTATCAAAGATAAAGACAACAAAGAACTTGCAGAAGGTAGATTATCAGATGGTGATTTTAATAACTCATTATTATCAAAACCTATTAACAATATAGAAGTTAAAGAACCAGGTAGTGAAGAAGAAATGATTTATTTGTATATTTAAAAAAAGCACAACAGTAAAGTTGTGCTTTTCTTTTTAGGGCTCAATGCCATAAAAAATAAATTCAATGAGTTTAGTTAAGTTTCTTTCTGCCCAATCAAAATTATAGAAAGAATCATCTTGATTAAAATAGAATTTTACTTCTTCATGTGGGTGTTTAATCATAACTAATGAAATTTTGCTATCAATATTTTCATTCTTGATGTAAATAGCAACGTTTCTCCTAATTGCATTTCTAGTTTCAGTTGACTCATATGATTCTTCTTCAGCTCTAACTATAAATGTATAGTCTAAATCATCAATAGTATATTTTTTATTTTCATCAATAATAAATTTCAATAAATCTTTTAATCTTACTCCGTTTGAAGTAAAGCTGTCTAAATACTTATCAAAGTCAAGAAAGAACTTAAGCTTATTAGCTTCGTACTCTTGTTTTTTGTTATAATCATCAATAATTGCCATTTTTAAAAATCCTCGTTTCTTTTTGTTAGTTATATTATATAATAATTTCTTCACTTAGTCAATAAGGAACAATAATTTCAAACTGTAAAATAAGCGACTCTGAGCTGTTTTATTGTAAGGTCGATACATTTATCGAAAATCAGTTTTAACCGTTTTAGCGTTTCACTAGTGACGATATAACAACCCTAAAAATAAAAGAGAGCAATGTAGATTGCTCTCTTTTTAAGTTTTATTTTTTATATTTGTAAGTCTTTTGTGACTTAACACCTTCTTTTCGCCTTACTCCAACTTCAATAATGAAATTCTTGTACTCACGAAGTACATTTTGACGAATAAGATTTTTATTTGGCAAAATAGCTTTAACAAGATTTAGAATTTCTGTAACAGTAAATTCATACCCGAGCATTTGGAAGAAGTTTGGCTTCCATGAATCGTGACCTTGCATACGAGAAATTGCTTCTTGAATTAAGTCATAATGGTCAAAAGCAAAATCTTCTTTAGCTAATAATTTGTCACCATCATAAAAAGCATTATCTTTTACATTAACTGTAATAAGTTTAACTTCAAGAGCATCATCTTGAGCTTGCATCTCCAAAACTTGCTCATATGGAAGATAAACAATATAACCAATTGTAATAATCCAAGTTCGTGGGTCCCGACCGGGTGTCGATACAGTTTTTAATTGTTCAATCTGTTCTAAGTTAATAGTAATATTTGTTTCTTCTTTTACTTCACGTAGTACAGCTTGTTCAGCACTTTCATGAGAGCCAACGAACCCACCAGGCAAAGCATATTTCAAACGATATGGGTGAGCTTTACGTTGAATCATAAGTAATTTAAGCTCATTATCAATGAATGTAAATGCTGTCATATCTGTTGTAACAGATGGTTGCTCATATGTAGGTAAATCTTGTTTTTTGTACCAGTCTAAAAATTCTGCTTCAGAAGCAACTTGTTCATAGTAAGTTTTTTCTTCTTGTTTTGAGTTAAATTTAATTTTTTTCATATTCTAACTCCTTTCAATCTTATTATAAACTTATCTCAATAATAAGTCAATCTTTATTTAGTACTTTTAACCCAGTTGTACCAACCAATAATACTGTTTAATAGATATACCCAGTACATTCCTTGAATATGAATGTTGGTTCCCCACCATAGATAAATTGAGAATACGTTAGTTAGTACCCATAATAGCCAAGATAAGTTAGCAAAACGTTGAGTTTGACCGATTTGAGCACCAACACTTAAGCCGTTTGTGATAGCATCTCTGAATGGACGAGCTGAACCAATGCTTTGGAAAGCAAATCCCATACTTAACCAAGCAATAAATACAAACACGAAGTATTTCACATAATCCATAATTGACTCTTTACGAGCAACAAATTCAGAAGTTTCAGTATTTTTGATACGAGCAGTTAACCAAGCATAAATTCCAATTGGTTGCATAATTACATAGAATACTGCTATCATAACTTCTCCATAGAATAAGTTAGATAATGCTAAATAGAAATAAATGATGTTAGAGATTAAACCGAATAGATAATTACTAGCACGACCTTCTGCTACAAGGATAACACATAATATACCAGTTAAACTTGATGTAAGACCTAAATAGTCATGCTCATTTCCACTTGTAAACTCCAAGATAATTGGAACAGAAGCAAGAATTAGTAAGTATAGCCAGGCACCCAGACTTCGGTTATCAAAGAAATCATCAACGATTCCTTTTAACACTTTCTTAAATCCAAGTTCTTTTGCTTTGCCTGTAATGAGGCCAATATTTTGAGGGATAGCTGCAATGTTTGATTGTAAATTTTTCATAGTTAGTACTCCTTATAAATGTTTTCAATTTCTTTAATAGCTTTATTGTAATTTCCTAGATAATCTTCATCTAGGAAGATAAGTTTTGTGTCTTTATGATTTTCTTTAGTAATTTGTAATAGATAATCTGTAAATGCTTGTCTGATTTGTTCATCAGCCATAGTCATGTCACGGAACCCATCATCAACATACTCACCTGTTGGTTGTACAAATAAGATTAAATCCCATTTTTCTTTAGTTACAAGTGATTTGTAAAGGTGTTCAACTGCCTTAATGTCTAAATCAGTATCAGATGAAGATTCATCTAAGTAATAGTCATAATAAGCTTTAGTTACGGTAGAATTTGTATCAGCAATAACCAAACCTTTATTTTCTTTTGAGTCGATAGCTTTAGAAGTTTGAGCATATTGACCGTCTAACAAGTAGAAATAATCTTTAGCAGTAAGTTCATCATCTCTAACATTATTAGTTGTTTGGTATTCTCTTGCATATTCCAAACTTGTTGGAGCAGAGTAGAACAATCCTAAATCTTTAACAAGAGTAGTTTTTCCATTAGAAGCAGAGCCTAATACAAGAACTTTCTTAGTAAAGTGTCGTTTGAATGGTTGAGCAATAAATCTCCAATATTGGAAAGGATTTTCACGAATTAGACTAGCGCTAATTCCAAAGTTTCTTTCTTCTGATTGAGTTTTAAAGCCACGTTTTTGTAATTCTTCCACATATTCATCTTCATTAACAAAGAAGAGTAAATCATCATCTTTATTAGTATTAGATACGTTGAAGAGTTCGTCTAGCCAAACGTCCCAACCTTCAGGCATAAGTGGCATATTAGCTTCATCTAATTTTGAGACTTCCACAAGAGCATCATCATTAAATACTTCTCGGATATAGCGGAAACGTTTTTGAAGTGACAGTCCAATTTGGTCACCTCTATCACCTTCTCTGCCAGACACGATAACTTTAACAGAATCGCAAATTCGTTTAGCTTTAATAATTAGGTCAATATGACCTCTGTGCATAGGAGCAAACGTTCCAAACACAATTCCTACTGTTTTCATATAGATTACCTATAAGTATCAAATTTGATACTTTCCTTTCTAAAAAAATTTGAATGGTATTTCATACATAAATATCAAAATTTATATTTTTGTTATTTATATTATTCCACAACTGAGCTATAAAGTCAACCATTTTGAAAAACTTTTTTAAAAAAATAAAAAATCAGTAATTAAACTGATTTGTTTTTATAGTTTTTGAATCTTCACAATGCTTGTGAAATCATGCTCTAAGGAATGCTTGAAGAATATTTCAAAGCGTTCCTTTTTCCTTTCTTCATCTTCCCAATTTAAAAATACAGGTGGGAAAGTTAGCATAGCATCTAATTCAGCAGAAATATCTGCAACTTTTTTAGATTTGTCTAAGTGTGGCCAAGCAGTAGCAATATTACTGAATAATTCTTTATAGCAATCTTCTAGGGTTTCTTTAACAATAATATTTTCATACTCAAAATTCTTTTTTCGTTTAGGTGGAATATAATAAAGTCCAAGTTGAGCAAATTTAATAGCATTTTTCTGCAAAATAAAATAAATTATATAAGGAACAACTTCATCAGGTGAGCCATAAATAAATTCGTGGTCAATCTGACACCCATAATAATTACAAGGCATAACAAAGATTTTTTCGTATGGTTTTAATTTTGAGTAATCCACAATAATAGAATCTTTTTGAATAGTAAGAGTAAATTCACCTTGCAACAATCTACTTAATTCATTTTCAATTAGTTCTTTTATAACCGGTTGGTTTTGTTCAAAAGATTTTTCATAATATTCTTTTAGTTCAAGTTCTGTTTTAAAAGAGCCTGTAATTAACTCTCTTTGGATAAAATCTTTCCATTTACTTCTATAAGTCATTAACACTCCAATCTACTCTTCAAATTCACGCAAGTAAACAATTTTACCGCCATTTTTAAGGTCGATACTAATCAAAAACGAATCTTTGCTATAATGAATACTGAATAGATAGCGGTCATCATCTTCTAAAAAGAAAGCATTTGGTAACTCAACTGAAACTTCAGCATTTTTAATTCGTTCCTTTAATGATTGAGCTTCTTTTGAAGTATAATCTTCCAATGCTTTTTTTACTGCATTTACAATATTATCTTCAGTTGGTTCAACATTAACTCCATTGATTGTCAAAAATTCTCTTGCCATTGTTTTGTCCTCTTTATTCTTTCTTTATAGTTATATTGTATAATAAAAAAGATTGCTTGTCAACAATCTTTTTAATCATTTTTTAATCTTTTTAAACCTAGCAAAAGCTTTTTGATGTAAATGAAATTCTATATTTTTATAATCAATAAGGATATAGTCCATTTCTAAGTTGTATTTGCTTTTCAAATCAAATTTTATTTTATTGTATTTGTCTTGTACAAAGTTTGATTTTTTAACAATAGGAAGTTTAATCTTTTTAGAGATTAAGAGGAAGCAGAAAATATAAACAATCAGAAATAGAATTAAGCTTGTTTCATAAGAGATTAAATTGAATTGATTTTTTAATACTAGTATAGTAATTACAGGTAAATAAAAGAACCATAAAATCAATTTTGGATTATGAGGTTTAAAATATTTACCATTTTCTTCATATTCATCTTGATAGACTTTACTAAGTTCCTTTAATTGAAGTTCAATTTCTTCCAATTCTTTATTGTGAATAATATGGTTATCAGTCATTTTGGCCTCCTATCTTTTGAGCTCTTTTTAACATTTTTAATTTTTTCATTGATTTATGGTCATCTTTATTTAAAGAAATTTCTAAATTTTTACTATCAATAATTACATCATCTAAATTCAGATTATAATTATTTAATTTAGTTATTAGTAATGATTTATTTTGTTTTAAGAAACTTTTTTTGCTAACAATTGGTAATTTAAAACGAGGTATAATATAACTAGTTGTAAAATTTACTGAAGCAATAAACAGAGAAATATCCAATATAATTAAAAGAATATTCGTAATTGCTGAAAGTGGTTGCATAAATGCTAACAAATAAAGGAACAAGAAAACAAAAACAATAGGATATAAAATAGCTGTAATCACTCTAGTAACAGTCCTCATATATAAATATTTACCATCTTCTTTATATTTTGTTTGAAGCTCGTTACTTAGTATTTTGAGATAATTTTCAAATTCTTCTAGTTCTTGATTATCAGTAATATAATTCATTTTCATTTCTTTCTAAGTCTTGATAAAGCTTTTTGATTAAGAGTAAACTCAATTTTATCATAATCAATAGAAATGTACTGAATATCTAAATTGTAGTTACTCTTTAAGTCAAACTTAAATTTAGGATAAATCTTCTTTACATAGCTCTTTTTACTAACAATTGGCAATTTTAGATTCTTCCCAAATGTTAGAACAAATGAAACTATTAAACCATAAATTGCTACACAAATAAGTCGCCCTAAATCATCAAGCTTGATAAATATTACTAAAGTCAAAATGAAATTAAGATAAAGAATTGTAGCTTGTGCTGTTTCAGACTTAATATACTTGCCTCTTTCAGCATAATCTTGTTGATACTTCTCAGTTAATTCTTTTAACTCATTTTCTATTTCTTTTAGTTCTTCATTGTAAGAAATGTAGTTCATTCTAATTCCCCTTTAGTAATATATTCTTTAAGTTATATTATATAATAAAAAAGATTGTCCGTCAACAATCTTTTTATTGTTTAATATTCCCAATAAAGTTTATTAGCAGATTTAGCAATAAACCAACCAACAAGAAGCAATACAATCAAACTAAAGATGAATGATTTATTTTGTTCACCCATGTACCAAATAAATGTTACAAGTGCAATTACTGCATCAAGCAATGAATGAGCAATAGTGTGGCCCCAATTCTTTTCATGAGTTTGAATCCAGTAAATTTTAAATCCAGTATATCCAATGGCAATAGCCATGGCTGATGTTGAAATAATAAATGTTAGCATGTTTTATCTCTCCTTTTTAGTTCCAAGTAAGAAGTTCCCAGCCGAATGTTTTAGCAATTTCGTGAGCTCGTTCTTCAGCATGGAATGGCCCATTAGCTTGGAAGCCGTAAGTTGTTACAGTACCGATTTCAGTTTTAAAAGTTCCTATATATTTCATTTTGTTTTCCTCATTTCTTAATTTCTATATTCATTATACAATACAAATTATTCTTTGTCAACACTTTTTTGAAAAAATTTTAAAAAAGTTTTTAAGCAGTTAATTCTTTGATTTCATAACCAACATGAGTAAGACTTCCACGGTAATATACTCCTTGCTGATTGTTCTTAACTGAGGCACTGGCGTAATAAGATTTACCTGAAGCAAAAATAAATTCTTCGTTGTTATCACCTTTATAAATTTTATAAGGTTTGTACAATTTCATTGTACGTTTTGTGAATTTTTTGCTAGCAGGTGTTTTACCAGATGAACTAATATTCAATTCATAAAGTTTCATTTCAAAGTCATAAGAGCCATCATTAAAATTCTTTCCTTGTACTGATAAAGCATAATGAACAAGCTCATGCTTCAAAGTATCGTAAACTTCTTCTAAATCTCCAACAATAAGAGCCGCTGTAAGATGAGTCTTGGATAATTCAATACTAATAGGCATAAACTCTCCAAAATACATTCTTGACATATAGCGACCTAATGTACTACTTAAACGGCCATTCATTTTGATAGGAATTTCAAGTCGCATATTAAAGTTTTCCATTAAGAATTTATTAGCAAAAGCTTTTGCTTCTTTTAGGAATGCTGAAAATTCTTTTGCTTTTTCGATTTTAAGTTTTTCATATTCTCTAATTGATAGTTTTACTGTCTTTACCATAATTTTATCCCCCTTATTTAACTTGATTGAATCGTGTAACCATTTCTTTCGTAACAACAACTGAAGTAGAAAGTGGATTAGCTTGATTTACAGGTTTAAATTCCATAACAATTGGTTCATTCAAGAATGATTCAATATAGTAGCGAATAGCTTTCATTTGTTTTGAAGTAATTTTCTTGTAATCTGTAAATAGAGTAATTGTATTACCACTTTTTGTTGCAAGTTCAAACATAGTTAAATCCTCGTTTTCATTTCTTTCATTTCTTTATAGTTATATGATACAACAAAAAATATCTTTTGTCAACAATTAAATACAAAAAAGAACTATTTTTAAATAGTTCTTTAAGAATGGAGTAAAACTTGTATAGAGATTGAATATTGATAATGGCGGCTGCCATCTAAAGGTTGGAATATTCTATGTGATTCAATTTGAAATAATGATTCAGATTTAGATATAGCAAGCTCATAAATGATAGTATCAATATTGGAGCGCTCTTTTGAAGTTTCATTGTATGAAGAATAACTTAAAATATCTTTTTCTTTTAATTTCTCTAATGCAGATTTAGTTTTATGAATTATAAGAGAGTCAGTATTTAATTGGGAGATTTGATTTAACAAAAAGTTATAAAGCTTGTCATTAGCTTCTGTTTCTAATGGAGTAGAGAAAGTATTATAAGTATCACAGTGATTTACGCTAGTAATTGAAATAAGGGATTTCATATTTATTCCTTTCTATGAGTTGTTTTACATATTGAGTAAAACTTGTACCGAGATGGAATGAGTATAACTCCGACTATCTACTAGGAAAGGATTTCCACTTTTTCGATTAAAAAGTCTATGTAATTCAATTCGAAGTAAAGTTTCAGATTTACTAATAGTTAGTTCATGAACTACATCATTATCATTAGAGTATTCTGTTGAAGCTTCCTTATATGAGCTATAACTCAAAATATCTTGTTCTTTTAAGCTTTCTAGGATAGATTGAAATTTATGAGTCATATTAGGGGTAGTATTTAACTTAACAATTTGTTTAGTGAGGAAGTTGAAGATGTAATCGTTAGTGTTTGCTTCTCCCTCATATGCAAAATGGTCGCAAGAATCATTGTGGTTTACATTAACAATTGAGATAAAGAATTTCATATTTAGCCCTTTCTATAAGCTGTTTTAAGCTGTTTTTTCATAGAGTTGATGGTTTTATCGAAAAACAGTTCAAACTGTTTTAGCGATTAACTAGTGACGATATAACGACATTCAAAATCAGTTCTAGCGTTTGAATCCATTCTGTTTATATTGTTGATTGATAAGCATAATAATTCGCTCTGATTTTTCAGACATTCGGTTCCAAACTGTATTTGGTACCAGGTCAAATAGAATAGTAACTGATGGAGCTAAGCTTTCCTTGTGATTCCAAACGAAATCATTCAAAAATTGAGCATAATCATGAATGAATTGCCAGCGTTTTTGGAAAAGTGATTTCTTTTCTTCTTCATTTTCACAATTAACAGCTTGTTGAGTGAGTTGTTCAAATTTCTTATTATGGTTGGTAAGAGCAATTTCTAATTCATTTCTAAGGTCTTGTGTCATAGTTATTCTCCTTTGCTTTATTAAAATTTATTCAAGTTCTAGGTAAAAATCATTGTACCAGTCTGAATCGTATTTAATCCTATTTGTTTCAAAAGAATATTGAGATACTGCAGTTGAATCACATAGAATATATTCAGTATTGTTAATAACTTTCAAAGTGTCTTTATCATCTATTTCAAAATATTCTGATGGCAACCAAACACTTTTCACTTTTAAATTGTTAGTTAAATTCATTTTGAATATTCCTTTTTATCATATTTCTTTATTTCTTTTTATAGTATTATTGTACGATAACATTTCTAATTTGTCAACAGAAAAATAAAACTTTTTTGAAAAATTAAAAAAAAGAGAAACTGCTAAATTAAGCAGCTTCTTCTGAATGGTATTTCTTTTTATAAAGTTCTAATGCTTCTTCATTTTCTTTATCTGTCTTGATTGGTGGAATGACTAAATTAAGAGTATCTTCAATACCATTTTCAGTTTTGTTTCTATCTATTCCTAAGCTATAAATATTTACTACTCCAGCATTGTTGGAACGTATATTTAATTCAGAAATTTTCCTTTCAAAATCTGAATCACCATCATTGAATTTTTTGTTTTGATACCAAAGCGCATAATGTACAAGTTCATGCTCAAAAATCGGTTGAACTATTCCAAAATCATTAAATTTTACCATAGCATATAGGAAAGGTTCGCTTATTAAGATTTGAGTAGCATTTCTTTCTTCAAATAGGATTTTTTGATTTGGAGTCATATTAAGAAAAGAACCTGCTGAATAATTATTATATTCTGCTAAAAGGATTTTACTATTCCATTCAACACCAGGGAAATTCTTCTTTAGAAATTCTATGGCAAATGAATTGAGCTTGAGTTTTATTTCTTCCCATTTTTCTTTTGTTAGTAGTTCTTCATCTACTTTGTAAGAAGTAATCTTTTCAACTTTAAATTTTGCTTGTGATAATGATGGCTCAGAAATTGGAGAGGGGCTTACTAATTGATAATTTTTAGAATTATCATCGAGAATGAAACTGATAACAAGGTATAAATAGCAAAGAAGAATTATAACAAATCCTACAGTTATGTCTTGAGCATTGCCACTGCTCATTAGATACATTGCTAAGAAATTTAGCAAAATCAATATAAGTTTTTTCATTTTATATTTAAGTAATCCTTTCTATCTTTTTACAATGTAATAGTTTTTCACACTCTTAAAATAAAAATATTCTTTTAAGAAAGTAAAAACAATATATTCAAAGAAATTTCTTTTTTCTTTATTTTGCAATTTGTAATATTTTTCTATAAACTTTGGATTTAGAGTTGTATTATTGAAGTGATAACTTCGCCAAGGAAAAATAAGTGTGATGTTTTCTGATTTAGAAATAGAATTAGAATCATTAGTAATATTCTCTACTTTATATTCAGAAGTTCCTCTATCAGAAGCATTTGCCATAACAATCATTGGTAAACTTACTAATAAATTTAAAATGAATATGCTCATTCCCAATATAAACACAATTTCAGAATTAAGATTTACAGTCATTAGAGTAGCTAATAAAAGAATAGCATTAACCAAGATTTGAAAATTAGTATTGTCTTTATTAGGAGAGCTTAAAAATAAACTCCAATCTAATATAACCCATAGAATATTTAATAACAAAAACATTAGCAATCCTTTCTATGTTTTTCTCTTTTGATAAGATGAAAACTATGAACACTCTTAAAATAGAAGTATTCCTTTAAGAAAGTAAAAATTAAAAATTCAGAAAAGCTTCTGCTCTTGTTTTGTAATTCATAATATTTAATAATGAATTTTTGATTAAGAGTAACTTTTGAAAAATCATATTTACCCCAAGGAAAATTAAGTACAATATATGGCTCGGAAATGAAATTAAATTTATTATCTATCTTATAAGAAACTGACTCTTGAGAATCAGAACTCACACCAATAAAAAGCCAAAGAAGAATATTACAGCCAAATAAAATTTGAAACCAAGCAGTGCTTAGATAAGCTGGATTATAAGTAGCTTCTACTATGTTATCTACAACTATAACAATTGATGGTAACATGAATTGAAAAGATGTAATACCTTTGTTAGGCGATTTCACCAAGAAAAGAAGTAAAACAAAGGCTAATATATTAAGTGTTATAATCATTAACAAACCTTTCTAATCGTTCAAATACCAAGCTGCACAATACAACGCATCTTTTTTAAGTGTTACTAAATCTTTCCACTTTTCTTCAACTTCTGCTGTTTTGAAACGCTCTTCCAAAATAACTGCATAATAGTTAGGAGTAGTTCGCACTTCTACTTTAAATTCACCTAACTTCTTGTTTACTTTCTTTGTTTCTTCATGTGCTAATGCCAAATCAGAAATAAATTCTTTTAATTTCTCAGCATTACTATCAAAGTCATAAAAATATTTACTTTCCAAAGCATGCTCAGGTTGAGCTGCAATCATAGCAATTCGTGAATCAAGACTACCTAAGTTCAAATCTTGATGGTCTAACAAGTAGTGCATAAGACTATGTTGAACTGTTTTATGGTTGCGTTTGTTCAATGAAACATACATACGGCTAAATTCATTCTTTTTGCCTTGTTTAGCCCAAGCTTCAAAAATAGGAACTAATTCTTCATCAGTCATTGTACTAATAAATGAAGTCTTACGACTTGAAAAATCTTCAACTTCAATATTATCTTTTGGTCGTGATACAAAAGATATTACTCTCAAGTCAGTTTTTTCTTCAGCTGTTTTATACCATTTGTTTAAGTTACTCATTGTTAAATCCTCTTTCATTTCTTTATAGTTATATAATACAATAAAGAATTTATTTTGTCAATATTAAAATAAAAAAGAAAGAGAAATTTTCTCTTTCTAGTAGATTTAAACCGAACCTAGCTCAATTTAAGATACCTGACTGCGAATCATAGCTATTGTATCAAAAAGAGCTTTCAAAGTCAAGATTTACTTGTGATATACAAATTAAAAAGGAGTAAGTTAATGGCTAAATATCATATAACTCCAAGAGGCGAAGTTAAAAAATGTAATGCTAAAGTACATTGTCGCTATGGAGATTACAACCCTCACTTTGATGACCCAGTGACAGCTCAATTATTTGCTGATAATTGTTTTGATAGATTGAAATTTGACTCTACAATCAGAACTTTAGATACAAGTGGTTTTGATTTAAGAATGAAAAATAAAAATAGTTTACCAAGTAGAGTGAAAGATATAACTGGAGTAAAGCAAAGAGGTTTTGATTATGAATGTTACATGAGCTCTTGTTATGCTGAATCTCTAGGCCTTAGAAATGTTTTAGTGCAAGATAAAAATGGCTCATGGCATGCTATCAATCAAAACGGTGCTATTCCAGATATTGATGAAGAAAGAATAAAAAGCTTAATTGACAACGCTAAACAAAGTTTAGAAAATGCTTATGATGTTGCTAATGAAACTAATTCAGAAAAATTCTGTCGTGCTATTTATTACAGTGACGATTCTGATTCATTATTCATTCAAACTGGAGCACCTGAGCTATTAGATGCAGCTGTTGTAGAAAATGGAGAAACTCAACTATTAGAAATCAAGAAAACTCACTCTAGTGGTGCTCAAACATTTGAAAGAACTTTAGGAATTGGCCACGATAGTTCTTTTGAATTAAGAGATGAAGATTACGATACTCTACACCCAGAAATCTTAGAACAAGTAGAGAAATTTAGAAATGATAATAGTACTAATCAATACAATCTAAAAGTTTCTAATTTTGTTGCTACTGAGCAATTCGTAAGAGATTATCAAAGAAGTGGAAGTTCTGAATTTGTTTGTACAGATAAAAGGGGTAGAGCTATTTCAATAGATATGACTAGACCACCTGAAATTGTTGCTAAAGAATTAGTAAATAATGGATTTGTTACTACTCTTAAAATCAGAACTAATCTAAATACTCGTAAATTAGACAGCAATGCTATATATAGATTAAGAGAAAATAAAGAAAACCTTTATACTGGTGACTATGTGAAAGCACCTGGTGGACATAGAGCTATTCCATTTGAAAACTTTGATAAATCTAAAATGACGAAAGTTAGAGGCAAAGTTAGAATTGGTGAATATATGTTGCCAGTTAAATGGGAAGATAAAGATAGCTTCACTGGCCCAATTACACTTGATAGAATGGAATATTTTGCTCCAGTTATGGGTGGCGATATTAAAAAAGTACGAGATGAAGAATACTAAAAAAGATAGCATTGAGCTATCTTTTTTTATTTATAATTCAAGTTCATAAGTGACTTCATCATTGTTTGTTGTTTTGGTGCTATTAAATTTGTTATAAAAGTTAATAGCATTTTTATTTTTAATAGAGCAATTTAGTTTTAAGACTTTATTTTCATTTAGTAATTGCTGAATTACAGCAGTACCATAATTCATTTTACGATACTCTGGTTTGATATACAGGTATCTTAAAATTTGAGAGTTACAAGGCGATAAGGAATAGAAACCCACAATATTGAAGTTTTCATCATGAATGAAATAAGAGCAATCATCTAGTATTAAATCTTCAGCATAGTTCATAAATAAATTATCATGATAAGATTGCAATTCCTCATAAAAGTCACCCAACAAATCATCAAACAAAAATATATTAGTTTGATTTGAGTAAATCTTTGAAACAATCATAACTTATCCCCTTATTTAGAAAGCATTTTTTGGAAGAAGTTTTTTGGCTCTGGAAGATTTTGAGCATGAAATGATTCTAGCTTTTCTGTAAGAGTATCTGTTGCTACTGTAAGAGGGGATTTTGGAACAACTGATTTATATTCATTTACGTTTTCCTTTTTTTCATCTTGATAGTCACAAAGATATAAATAGTCAGCATAGTATTTTAACTCATCATCAAAATTCATCATTCGAGCGAAGTCAGAAAACATGGAATTTTTCAAAAATGCGGGACTGTTACGCTCAGTTAGCCATTTGAAGTATAAATCATAAATGTAGCCAACAAGAATTTTTTCAGCTGCAGTCAATTCGTTATATTGTTTTTTGTTTGGAATAAACATATTAGTACTCCTTTATCTTATAAAAAGCGTTCATAGTGGCCATCATGTAGGACACTTGCTTCGTAGTGGAAGTTACAGTAAGTGAGCAAATCTTCGATTCGTTTTTTAACAATTCGTTTAGTAGTTGTTTTATGAAGCGAAGTTAATTCTTTTAATTCATCTTGTGAGAATGAATAGTTCAAATCTTTTGCTATTTTCTCCACTTGCATACCACGTAGAGCCTTTTCCCAATTATCTGTAATGTGTAATCGAGTCATAGCTGGTTGGAAGTTTTCATCAGTTAAAGTGAAAGCTTCTTTAAACAAGTTTTTGATTTCTTCAATTGTTTCAAGTCGTTCTTTTGGAGTTTTATTTTTCAAGATAACATCAAATTCATTTTGTAAATGATAAATGAAACGAGCTTCATCGTCAACTTCCATAGCATTAAGTAGAGCTTCAATTTCATCATCAGAATCATTAAAATAAACTTTTGAGTAAAGACTATATTTAGCTTTAATAAGTTCTGCTTTATCCAAGATAGCTTTTTCTTTTTGATAAGCTTCAATAACAGAAGCAATAGTTCGCAAATCAGTAACGTCCATATTTTCATAGTCATTGAAAGATAAGATTGTTTCAATGTGTTGAGCTTTTTCTGAATTTTTCATTTCTGCAATTTTCTTTGTTAAATCAATAATCATTTTTCATTCCTCATTTCATATTTCTTTTATAGTTATATAGTACAATAAAAATTTTACTTTGTCAACAATAAAATAAAAAAGAAAGTAACTTTTTTGTTACTTTCTTAATTTTAATATATAGAGGTTGTTGCAACTGCAATTTTCAAATTTGAGTTTTCAAGAGCACGATTTTTAGTCCATAAGTTACAAACAGTATAAAACTTATCTCTTGTATCAATTTCTAAGTAGTAATCCTCATCTGGATAACGAATAAGTTCGTTTTTAATCATTAACAAGTTATTAGGACTTGAATAATTCCATTTATCCCATTCTGCTTTGAATAAATTTGTTGAATATTCTAGTTTTTCTAAAACTTCAATCATTTTTTCTAAAACAGTATAATATTTAAATTTAATAAAAACCACACTGTTTTCAACTACAAATTTTTGAATTTTTTCGTCTAAATTTTGTGTGCTAATCCAATTTTCGTTAGTCATGTTGGTCACCTTCGAAAATTTTTGAAGTTCCTAAGAAGTAAGGAGCGATTGCTTCAAATTCTTCATCATTCATAACAACCATAGCTTTATCAACAATCATTGCTTGGATAGTAATGTTATCAGTCTTTAAATCAACTGGACATTCAGTAGCTACATAACGGACTGCTTCTGCCAAAACCCACGGGTCAAGATGATTTAGTAGTGCAATTGAGAAACCTTGCGTTAGAGCTCCATTTTCCTCAATATTTTTACGCAGTTCTGCTAAGCTTAATGCTTTTTTAGATTTCTTATCTGGCTTCATTTTATTTCTCCTTAATTGTTTTGATTGTTTTGTTTTCTAATTGAGCAACTAGTTTGAAATATTCATCTGCTAAATATTTATCAGTACCAACTGTTTCTCGTTTAGTTCCATCAGTAAAGACACAAACAAAAGTTTTGATTTCATTGTTTAGTACTACATTGTTCATTGTTTATCTTCCTTTTCGTTTCTTTATAGTTATATAATACAATAAACATTTTGTTTTGTCAACAACTTTTAATAAAAAATTTAAAAAATAAAAAGGTAGTTTCCACTACCTTTTAAATTGTTATTTTATTTTTCTAGCAACGCTGAATTTTCATGAATATTACCGATGATTGTCATAGATGAACCATCTTCAATCAATTCAGCTAAAGCAGACTTTTTGTTGTATGTTTTTGATTCAACCATAAACAAAGCATGTTCATTATCCCAAAATACAATTACTTTAACTAAACCATCTTTAGTTTCGGTTGCCAGAATATCACCATCAAAAATTTCTTTGCTATCTTTATCAAGCAATCCTGTTGATTGCATGAGAATAGCATCTTCATCTTCAAGATAAAAGTCATAAGAATAACCACATACACATCTTGTTTTGTCATTTTCAAAAACAAGAGCTTTGACTCTTAACATTCTTTTAACATCTGGGTCTGGCAGCCATACTCGAAATTTTGGTATCATTTATCTTCCTCCTCGTAAAACTCAATCTTACCAAAATGTTTTGGGTGTAGTGTTATCATAGTTTCAGTAGGTTCAATCTGTTGTAATTGGAGGCATTGTATATTACCCACTTCTAACCAACCTAACATATCAGTTATATGTTTGTAACTTTCCTTTACCTTTATTTCTTCCTCAAAGTAAGGATTTTTCAATATAATCTTGGTCATATTATGCTCCTATTCAAAATTGTCGGCTGCATCTAAAACAGCATCTTCATCTTCATAATAGTTATAGTTATAATCATTGCTTTCTAATCCAATGTAAACTTCAAACAGAAGATACTCAATAGATTCAAACGTTTCATCGTCAACACAAAATAAACAAACTTCGGTACCATCTTCTTGAATTGCTTTCTTTAAGAATGTTACCTTATCAAAGAGCGTTTTTAAAACTTCTTTGGCAGTTTGACTATCTTTGATAAGTGGATTTTCTTTAATCAAATATTGAAATGCTGTTTCTGGTTCTTCGTCCCAAAATCTTCCTTTAATCATATTTTTAATCCTTTCTGAAATTATAGTTCAACGTAACTTACACTAACTGGACAATTTTGTTGTTCTTCCAAAGCTTTTTCATAATTAGAGATAAAACTTTTGATTGTCTTTGGGTGGAGATTGATTTTACGATTATAGCTGTAACCAACTTCAAATGTGTAACGAGTTGCTTCAATCAATTCTTTTAATGTGCCTTCTAATGTGTAAGTACGAGTACGAGCCATGCCGTAAATATTTTTAGTAACTTGATAAATGTTTTCTTTTGCCATTTGTATTTCCTCTTTTCATTTTTTACAATCTTATTGTATAACAACTTTTTTACTTTGTCAACAATAAAAATCAAAAAATAAAAAATATTTTTCAAATGCTAAAATCTTTAATTCTTGGATTGCTTAGACTGAATTTTAATGTCGTTATATCGTCAATAACTGCATGCTAAGACTGAAAAACTGCAATTTCGATAAATGTATCGACTTTGCAGTAAAACAGCTTAGAGTTGCTTATTTTCATTAGATGTACAGATGGCCATTGTGAATATATTCTGATTTTTCTAACATTGTTCCATAAGCAACTTTTTGATTATTGAAAACACCTTTTTGTACATGATAGAAAGTGGATAAGTCAATAGTTTTTCTTTCAGTACAAATATTAAGCCATAAGGATTCATAACGCTTTTTCAAATCTTCTTCAACAACTTTCAGATTCATAATACTAGTCATATCTTCCTCTTCAGTCCATTCAGAATTATAGCCCAATTGTTCAATAGCTTTAAATAATTCAATGAATTTTTCATAGTTATTAAACTCAACAAAAATCATTTTGTAACTTTCAAGATTATTGATAATTTCTTCTTTAGTAAGTTTATTACCCAAATATTTTTTCATTTTAGTAAGCCTTTCTAATTCTTTTCAATTCCAATAGTTGTTTCAGACCAATTAACTGGATTCCAATAAGAAATTTCAAAATAATTTTCATTTTGAATCTGTTTATAGATTTCTTTAATGATTTTAGATTTCTTAGAAATGCTTTCATCAAAATAATCATAGTTAGAGCTTATTTTTAATTTATTAAATATTAAATGGCTCAAAATCAAATTTAAAATTTGAATAGTTGATTTTTCTTCATCTTGGATTAGATATTCTTCAGGTTGACCAGAATAATTCCATGTTCCGTAATGAGCAGATTGGATTGTTACAGTATATCTATTCATTTTTTAACTTTCTATATAGATTCCATAAATAATTGTAGTTGTGTAATGATAATATTCTTGTCTGTTTGTATTGACAGAAATAGCAATAACTTTAAATCCTTTTTCAGTAATACTATCAATAAAATCATTAACTTCTTTATCAAGTTTCCAAGGTGTGTCAGCATAGATGATTTTTTGTTGTGGAACACGAACATTAGTAGGTATCATAATTGGCTTCATAATAAATTTCCTCTTTCTTTATTTCTACAACCATTGTACAACAAAAATCTTTCATTGTCAACTAAGAAGATTTACAAAAATAAAAAAGTAGCTATACAGCTACTTAATTGTCAAATCAATTTACAATATGTTGAGATTGTTGTTTTTTATCATCGTCCTTATGAACAAAAGCTTTTAATTCTGCGACAAAATCATCTGGCAATGTTACAATTACAGAAGCTTCACGCTCTTCAAGTACTTCTTTAATATAAGGACTCGTTACTTTGTAAGTCAAGTTAATTTCTTCAATTTCTGTATAGGGAAACTCTTGCTTTTCCTTAATGAAATTCACCAAATTCTCAATCTCAGTGTATTTCATAATTTCGCTATTTCGGATTCCAACATTACTAATACCATTTGATTTGTAAACTAATCCATTCTTTTCAATTAAATAGATTACTTCGCTAAAATAACCAGTCTTAAAAGAGATAGTATAACCTTCATCTCGTTTGAGAATTGTTCCAGTTGAGTAATATTTAGATGTGAGTTCGCTATTCCATTCCCAAAGACTTTTTAGAGTAAAGAAAACACTAAAAAAGGAAATCATAGAACCCATACTATAAATCAAAATAAATATTGCAAAAATCATAATGTGTGTATTGCTATTTGATACAAGAATACTCCCTACAACAGTAGTAAATATGCTTAATATAAATTCAAAGCAGATAGCAAGACGAAAATTATCTCCAGTCGTTGCATACTTTAATTGCACTTTATTTCTTTTTAGAATTTCAATCAAAATCTTTGTAATCATTTTTTCATCAACCTTTCTTTCCTAGCAAACTCATATATTTTTCATAAATCACTTCATCAATAACTCGACTAGCAGAATCAATCTTAGAAAAATCTGTAATTAAAGCAAGTACATCTTCATCTAGTTTATCTTTCTTGATAGCTTTTGCTGAAATACCATCATGTGCTTTCATATGTTGATAAATTGCTTCAACAATCTTCAAATGTGAATCACTTAAATCATCTTTGAATTTAACAAGAGCGTACATTGCTCCAACATATTGATGGTTTGCAAACATACTATGTGAACCATGAACTTCAACAAAGTAATCATGTGCTACTCCTTTTGACTGAGAAGGTTTCTTAGTAATTCCTTTACCCAAATCATGCAATTCTGCCAAAGTAACAATTTCATCTTTTGTGTAATGAATTGATTCAGATTGAGCTTTAGCACCATCAATAGTCATTTGAATATGTGTGTCAACATCTTCGGCATGATATGGAGAATCGTGCTTCATTCCTTTAATCATAGCAATTTCATCTTCAAAAGCTTTGTAATCACCAATAACTTCAATTTTATCACAATCAACACTAATACGTGGCACTTGTAAGCTTTCATACATACGGCGAATAACACTTTCAGGTACTTTTGCAAATCCACTACGTTGAGCATTTTGTTCCAAAATAGTAGCAAGAGGTTTTACTAATACAATAGCTTCAATTTCTGTATATTTCTTGAATTGTTCATAAAATCCTTTACGAAGTTTACGATTCAAGTTAGTAGCGTCATAAAAGATAGTATCATATTGTTTAGACAAAAGAGCTTCTCTCATTCGCTCATGAAGTGTTTTGAAAACAACTGGAATAGCTTCAGGTGCATTACCAGCTTCCAAATCGCCAAACAATTCAATGCGTAATTCATCAGAAGATAGTACTAATGATTTTTCTGTTTTAACTTTTTGAATATATGTTGATTTTCCTACGCCAGCAACTCCAATCAATACTTTAATCTTAGTCATTTTTCTTTACCTCGTTTCTATAATTCTATTATATGATATAATTTTCTGATTGTCTACATAAAAGTTGAAGAAAGAAGAATAATATAACTATAAGTAAATAAAGGATTGAAAGAATGAATAATAAAGAATTACTAAATGAAATATTACTTGAAAATTCAAATCTTAATGAAGCTCTAAAAGGAGCAGAATATACTTCACAAACCGAAGCAATTATCCAAATGTTAATGGGTAATAATGTTTTCCTTAGTGGCCCAGCGGGATCCGGTAAATCTTTCGTGATTAGAAAATATTGCGAATTAGTTGAATCGTTTAATCCCAAAGTGAAAATCCATAAAACAAGTACTACTGGATTAAGTGCTATTAACATTGGTGGACAAACTATTCAATCATTTTCAGGTATGGGTATTTATAAGCATACTTACGAAGATTATTTAAAATTACCGGGAGTTACAGATTCTGGCTTGTATAGAGGAAGTCTATACAAAATTAGAAGTAGCCAAATCTTAATTATTGATGAAGTTTCTATGCTAAGTGCTAGAGATTTGCAATTTCTTGTAGATAGAATTAAAGACATTAAAAAGAATATTAAATACTTACAAATTATAGTATCTGGTGATTTTACTCAATTACAACCAGTTGCTACTAAAAAAGACATTGAAACATATGGCCAAGATTTAGCTGATTTTTGTTATGGAACTAAAGCTTGGGAAGAACTTAATTTCTCACTTTGCTATTTAGATAAAATCCAAAGAACAAGCGATAGAATATTGAAAGAATTACTTGATAATATTTCTTTAGGAAATGGATTATCAAAAGAAGTGGCAGATACGATTAGAACTATTCCAATCTCTACTACTAAATACAAACCTGGTGTAGCATTATTAGTTTCAACTAACTTCCAAGTAGACAAAATCAATGAAGATAATCACAAACTAAATAAAGGTGAATTATTTACTCATGAAACTTGGTGTAATCCAAGAACACCTGAAGATAGTGAAAAATACGCTTTTAGAGAATTAAAATTACCTGAAGTTCTAAGAGTTAAACATGGCGATACCATTATGATTACATCTAATGAATCTGCAGCTATGCCGTATTCTACTCCACATATTAAATATATGTTAGATGATAAAGAGCGTTTAATTAGAACAAATGAAGCTAAACTTCTAAAGAATGGAATGATTGGAACTTTTGAACTAATTGACCATGAACCTTACTTTAAATATTTCGATTCTGATTTAGATAAAACTTTCTATTATTTGCTAAGTGAAATTTACTACACAAAAGAAGAAGTAACACCAGAGCAACTTAAGAGAAGAGAAGAATTAAAGAAAGGCATTAAAGAGAATGTTTTAAGTCATTATACTAAAGATGAGCAAAAAGCTTATAAGAAGAAAACAAACAAATGGTTAGTAGCACAAATTGATTCAGAAGTAGAAGATGAATTATTAAGAGCAACTAAAAAGAGTAAATTGTCAATCATATTAGCAGAATGTACACAATATCCGATTAAGCTTGCTTATGCGATTTCAATTCATAAATCACAAGGACAAAGCTTTGATAATATTACTGTAGATTTAACTAATTGTTGGACTCCAGGTTTGGGTTATGTTGCATTATCAAGAGCAACTTCTCTTAAAGGAATTTCATTATTAAGAAATGCGACTAATGGAAAAGTACTTAATAAAAATGCCATATTAGTAACAGATAAATCTATTGAAATTAAAAAAGATATTATGAGAAAAGCAAAAGAACTTAGAAAAGCAAATTTAGACTTTTATAAGAAGTTATTTAATAATGAAATTGATTTCATAGAGTTACTTCAAGAAACAAGACCTAGAATTTTCCCTAAAATAGATGAAGATTCTCCATTTTAAAGACGAACAAGCTTTGCTAAATGAAATTTTGAATGTTCGTAAATCAGGCTGCAATGCTGTAAAATTATGGCTATAAATGTTCGTAAACTAGGCTACATTCTCGGCTAAACAGCGGCTAAAATGTTCGTCTTTTTAAAAAACAGAAAAACCACTTAGATTTTTGTCTGAGTGGTTTCTTTTAGTTAAAGTATATTTTTAAAACTTTTTCATTTTCTTCTTCGTCAAAAGTTATATATTGACTTTCATTTATTCCATTCTCACCCTCAATTGGTAAGATTAGAGTTTTATTGTTATTGCTGTTTTCATAATCAATTGCAAAAGCAACAATATCATAGCATGATGTCAACCTGTTGTATGCGTCCTTTGAAAGAGCAGTCTTTTTGCCTATAAGTTTTTTAATGTTGATAACTATCAAAGCTTTTTCAGCACAAATGAAATCTTCTTTGAAAGTTTCTCCTTTAGCTGTATAGTTTGTAATAGTTTTATTTACCTCCAAAAAATGAGAAGTAATCAAATCACTAGGGTCTAAAGTTAGAGTATCTTCATCATTAAATAAAATTCTATATTCTTTTACTTTTTCAGTCATTATATAACCTTTCTATATTAAACAGTTGTAGAAATTTCTTGCACATTTTTACCGAAGTAAATTTCTAATCGTTCTTTTCCTTGTACTTCTTCAAGGGTAGTTTCTTGTAATTTATTTTCGTAATCGCCATCAAATGGAACATAAATAAGTTCATTTGAACTGTCACTGTAAAAAATTTCCAATGCAACAATATCTGAATGTTTTGTTACCCGTTCATAAGCATTGTATTCGCCATTAGAGAAAGAAGTTCGTCTAGCTTTGAGATTTTCTGCATCGAAAATGAGCAAAGCATCTTTAGCTACCAGAGATTCTTTTCTAAGAACTTGATTTTCTGATTGCCAAATATCTATGTGTTTATCTAATCCAGCAAAATTAGCTTCAATTAAATCTGTTGCTGATAAGATGATTGTTTCGCAATTTTCTAGTATAAGTTCATAGCTTGTTACTGATTTTTCGTTCATTTAATCTCCTTGATTTTATATTTTCTTTAAATATATCTATTTTAGAACTTTAAATTCAACTGTTGACGCTTTTAATTTTCTTGTTAAGGTGTTGTTATTCCAATTGTTTTCAATTTTATAGATAACTAAAGTTTTATGGCTTTCTTTTTCATATAAAACTTTAAAATAGTAATCGTAAGAATCATTTCCTTTGTAATATGCTTTTCTAGTAAAATCAACAACTAAGTCATTATAAAATAATCTTGTTAATTCTTTAAAAGGCTCATCTGATTTATAAGCTTTAAAAACTTTTTCAATAGGAACAAAATCATTTCCTAACTTAGTATCTTCTAATTTAACTGATTTTAAATCTTGCTCTTCAAAAGAATTGATTACATCATCTTTAGAAATATTAACAACAAGCAACTGCTCTTTTAAAAATGTTTCCATTTTTCGTTGGGGCATAAAAATGTCAGTTTTTTTACCGTTAATAACAAGTTGGAATTGTGTTGATTTTAATTTAGCGTAGCTAGAATTGCTTGAATCTAAATACCCAATTAAATTGATTTTATCTCCAACATTTAATCTCTTAGTTAATGTAGTTTTTTTGATAACTTCTTTTACAATATATAAATCCGTTTTAACTGTAATATTCATTCTATTACCCCTTTCTTTTTCTAATTTAATTATATAATAATTTAAGAAAAAGAGCAATATATAATTAAAAATAAAAAAGAACTTCATTTAGAAGTTCTTTCTTTTATTTTTTATTTTTAGTAATTTCATTCATAAATATAACTTCTGAAGCTATAATATAAGGCTGTAACCATATTGATAAAATTCCCATAGTGAAAACTGATAAAAATTCCCAACCAAAGAAGCTTAAATGTTGAATGAACAATGTCATTTTATTGCCGTTCATATCAATTCTACTCTTTGTAATATTTTCCATAGGACTATTTTCTTTATAATCATTAGAATGGTATATAGCTAAAGCATAAGAAAAGCCTTTAACTGTAGCAATAAATGGCCCAGCAAGTGGAATCAATGCCCAACAAAATACTAGAACATCTGATACAAGGAATGTATATATATTTTCTCTAGTTAGACAGTTGAAAATGTCTTTAACTTGATTTGAAAAGCCTTCAGCAATTTCTATTTCATTTTTTACAACTTTATATAAATATATTTGGGCAGCCAAAGCATAAAAAGCCATTATAAATCCAAATGAATATACTGGAAAATGATAATTTTCAGGCATTAGAAATACTGTTAGAAAAACTATAACTGATAATATAAGATATGGTATTCCTATTGCTTTCCAAACATGATTTCTTTTAATCAAAGCTCTTGCTTGTTCTTTGATTTCAATTCTTGACATCATAAAAATTTACCTCGATGATTTTAATATTCTGTTAAAATATCGAGGTTTATTTATAACTCAACAATTGGCTTCAAAGTTAGTAATATTACTTGCTTTTTGGCATTTAATATCTGTTATATTTATAGCTAAGTTTCGGAAGAGCAGAATCTTCGGGAAGAGTATTAAGTAATTCTTTCAATTCCTTAACAGTGTTAAATTTTGTAAAATCAATAGTTTTATCAAGAGTTGTAAATGGAGTAACACCTGTATCAGAAAAATCATCATCACTATATGTGACTTTCCATTCAAAATAGTTTCCAAAATCTGTTTCTACTACATTCAAATAGGTAATTCCAACCCAATAATCGCCATATTCAAAATAAGGATAAGCTAGATGATTAAGTAATTCAATCAATTCATTTCTAGTAAGCATTGAAGCTGCTTTTGGAAGAGAGCTTATTGTTAATCCAGCACTTGGGTAAGTATCATAAGCTAATACACCAGAAATAAATTTAAGATAAAGTGGTACTAATTCTTGAGTAGGATTTTCAATTTCCTCTTTAGTAATTTCATAGTCTAAATCAACTGAATCAGAAAAATTTTCAATCGGAACATTTCTCGACTCGCTATTGAACATTGCAATATTTTTAATGATTTCTGATAGTTTCTTTGGAGTTAAATATTTGAGATTAGGATTTTGAAAATCTTTCCCATGATAGTATTCATTTTTGCCCCATTCTTGTTTAAATTTCAATTCAATTTTTGTTTTAGTAATAGTCATATTTAGTAAATCCTTTCTTCTTAATCAATAGTGTTCTTCTTCAAAATCTGTGTAATTTAAGATTTGTTCTGCAGTTTCTTTAATTAAATCATTTAGAGAAGTTTCATCAATGCTATATCTTCTAGCTACTAAGTAAACATTAAATTCTTCATTAGGTTCAAAATCTCTATCATCAAAACTTTCTTCTGCTTCTGGTGTTACAATATGAGCGTCCAAACCATTATTATCTAAGGAAAGATTACACTTGACTGCATTGCTTAAAATTTTCTTATAAGCCATTAAATCAAAAGTAGAATAATCAAGGGTGTTGAACTTTAATAAATATAGAACTTCTTCATAATCGTGGTTGTCATAATTACATTTAAAAGATACTATGGAATCTTTGTAATTGTTGTTATATTGGCTTTTTACTCTGGTATATATTAAATTCTCGCCTAAATCTTCTAAGTATTTATAAATTGGAATAATTCTGTTTTGAAACTCAATCCATTTTTCAAGTTCATTAAGCATTGTAGAACCTGAAGTTGAAATCTCTACTGGCGAAAAATCTTCACAATAATAAATCAATGTTAACTTATTGATTGTATAATCACTTTCGATTTTAAGTTTGTGTTTGAAATGAAAATTATCAATCTTATTTTGCAAGTCTTGAACTTTGCTTATAATAAATTCTTTGTTTAAATTGTTAGCGCTATTACTTTCTTCTTCCTCTCGTATTCGATTCTCAAAATAAGCTTTGCTCTCTTCAAGTTTTGTTATTTCTTTTTTCAGAGCTTCAATTTCTTTGTTCTTTTTCTCTACAATTTCATATAAGTTTTCCATTGCTTAATTCTCCTTACGAGCCATATCTTTTAAAACAAACTCTAAAATTGTTTCATCTTCTGGCACATGGTCGAAATTCCAATTAAGACCGTCAAGTAATCTGGTTCTTTTCCAAGCATAGACCCAATCTTCCATTCGTGATTGAATATATTTATTAGTCCAACTTGTTTCAAAATATTCTGCATCATCACCAATTTCTTTTTCTAAGTATATAGGATTGCCTTCTAATTGCATAATTTCATTTAAGAAAGGCCCCTCGTGGTCATTCTTGTTTAATGAATCTTCATTTAGGATATTTTCTATTTCTTTCATGGTGGTTTCTTGTAAGATATAGATTGGTAAATAAGTTTCTATTGGATAACCATTCTCAGTTTTAGCTTCTTCTAGTTCTTCGCTAGACAACCAATCATCATCATTACAAAACTCAAAAAACAATTTATTATCTTTTGTTGTAATAATATTAAGTATTGAGCCTTCCATTCCAGCAATACCACCTAATAGATATAGACAGGTTCTGTTTTTTATTTCACTAAATTTCATTTATAACCTCAATCTTTTGTTTTTAATCTTTTTAAAGTAGAATATAGAGAGCTTAATTTATGATAACTGTCATGTGTAAGTGTTTCATTCTCTGCAACAGTATTTATATTCCCTCTAATCCAATCAGCAACAGTATCACAATCTTTCAACAATTTACTTTGCTCAGCTTTAGTCAAAAGATGATTGTTTCTTTTTAGAATAATCAAAGCATGATTCACTTCAAAAGTAGAAAAACCCACCTCAAAAACCTTGAATAATCCATGCTCGAGAGCAAGTTCTATAATCTCTTTATTGAACTCATATTCAAATTGATTTACAAGATTGTAGGGTTTCTTACTTAAATAAGATAATTTATTTAATTTGTTTGTGCAGTCATTCAGAGTTATAGAATGAGGCTCTGCAATCAAAGAATGAAGAAACAGTCTATTAGTATCCATTTTTTTATTTTACCTTTCAGTTTTCATTTGTACTATTATATAACATTTTTTAATTTTTATCAATTAAAAATTTTTATGATTGAAAAATTAACATTTTTGTTATATAATATAACTATATTTATGAATATGAAATAGAGGTTAGAAATGAAATTAGAAGCTTTATAACTACTAACAAAGAAAGATTAGTGGGATTTGGTTTTAAATATATAGAAGCTATATGTAATCCTCATAATGTAGAAATAGTTGTAATACAATCAGAACAAGATAATAAATCAGTTGAACAAGAATTAACAGAAGATATTAAGAACTTATTAGCAACATTAGAAAAGGAGTAGTTATCAAATAATGAGTAATGTATTTACGGTAACAACTGAATTAAAATTGAATAAAGAATATAATCAGTTGGTTGGTAAATACATTTCTGATTATATTGAAATATTCAATAAAATTCAGAGATTAACATTTCATAGAATTAAAAATTACTATATAAAAAATGGTAAAATAACTCAAAAAGATAGAAATATTATTCATGCTCAACTAAAAGAAGAATTTAATCTAACTAGTCGAGCTATTGATGCAATATTAAGTAATATGTTAGGTCGTTTTGAATCTATCAAAGAATTAAAGGAATTTGAAAGAAAAAGTTTAGAAAGAAAGATTTTTGCTCTTGAAAAAGAACTAACTAAATTAAAAGATGAAAGAACTTTACAAAGAATAAATTTAAATAACAATTTAAAAGATTTCAACTTTGTTAAATACAAAAATCTAAAAATAAAAATCTACTGGAAACAAAACAGATTAAATACTAAAAAGCAAAAACTTAAAAATCTTGAAAATGAAATTGAAACGAGTAAATATAAAGTATGTTTTGGCACTAAGAATTTACTACAAAAAGATTATAGCAAATTTATTAAGAAAAGAGATAGTGAAATCTATTTCTTAGGTAGAGCTGGCGATAAAGCTTGCAACTTCAATTTCCAAGTGGAATATAACTCTAAAACAAATCAATTCTATTTTAGAATTAGAAAAGAAATTGACTTAGATAATGACAAATTCGTTTATGGCCAATTTCATTTTAATAATAAAAATTATACTAATTTATTAAAGAAGTTACTAAAAACCAAAGAAAGTGCTTTAACATATAGAATTAAGATAAAAAATAATCGAGTATTTCTCCAAATCATATACAACTTTGAGCATAACAAAGATTTATGTGTAACTAGAGATAGTTATGGTGTAATTGGAGTAGATTTTAACAAAGGCTTTGTATCTGTAAGTGAAACAGATAAATACGGTAATTTAATAAACACTTTTAATATAGATTATCAATATAGTAAAGGTAATCAAACAACAAATGATTTTCAATATATAGCAACTAAATTAAAAGATTATTGCTTAAGAACTGGAAAAGATTTAGTTATAGAGAAACTTGACTTTACTAAAAAGAAAGATAATTTAATAAGTAAGAAAGGTAAAAAATATAATGAAATGTTATCAACACTTGCTTATTCTAAATTTGATTCTATTATAACTTCTAAATGTGCTAAAAACAGAATTTTTTTACATAAAGTTAATCCGGCATGGACGAGTTGGATTGCGAAACGAAAATATTGTCTGAAAATGAAATTAAACATACACTCTGGAGCTTCTTATGTTATTGCTCGTAGAGGTATGTTCTTAAAAGATAAAGTAAAATAACATAGTATTTCTACTTAACCAGAATAAGACCAAGTGATTGATGTCTGGCTCTGTGTAGAAATTCAAAAATAAAATAACTTTTCATTATCTTTGAAGTTGTAATTCCTACGTGGTGAAACTAAAAAGAAAATGAAATTAAAATGTTCATCTGAATTAAGATGAAATAGTCATTGTGGTCACGGACGAAAAACAATCTTGAATTATGGAATATACACTATTCTATATTTCTTGTACCACATTCCACAAGAATTTCAAATAAAATACCCGTTAGAATTAGTCTTTAAATACCCTAATCTTGTTTCTTCTTTGAGTGACTCACAAATCTCTAATATTCCAAGCGCTAATCATTTACTTATGATTGGCTACAAAATCAAAGATTGGAATTATGACTATTTTGATGCTAGAGAAATTATGAGAGCAAGAGAAATATTTAAAAATGGCACCTATCAAGTAATTGAACATAAAAAGTGATAAGTCCTTTAGTTTTTACTTGTTAGATTGATGAAATAAACAATTCTAAGCTGCTTTACTGCAAATCCGATACATTGCAGTTTCTCAGTTATAGCGTTTTATTAGTGACGATATAACGACATTCAAATTCAGTCTAAGCAATTCTAAAAATCAACATTTCAAACAGTTGAAACTATTTTTATTTTTTATATTTTTATTGTTGACAAATTATAAACTTTGTTGTATTATATAAATATAGAAAAGGAAATTAACAACAAAAGAAATGGAGTTTTTTACTATGACGAAAGAAGCTATTAAGAAAAATATTGCAACTCTTGCTAAATCACAAGGATTCTATGGGCGACTTCTTAATCAAATTGAAGAAGATGAAGCTGTCCTTGATTACCTTCATGAGAAATCAATTCAAGAAGGCTGGAAAGATGCTGTAGATATGGTTCTAGCTATTGAATGCTAATCTTTTAAAATAAATGAATTTAATATTTAAAGAGGTGGTGGAAAACTACCTTTTTATTTTTTAAAATTTTTTATTAAAAATTGTTGACAAACTATAAATTTTATTGTATTATATAACTATAATAAAACAAATGAAAAAAGAGGACATAAACAATGAAAAGAAATAAAATGACAATCAAAATTACTGTAAAACCACATCATAAATCAAAAATGACTAAGGAAGAACTACAATCTCACTTGAATGAGATGCGTAGAGGTGCCTCTGTTACTAAAAATGGAAAAGGCTTCCAGCGCCACCAAAAACATAAAAATCGTGAATATTAAGAGGTGATGAAAATGACTAAAGAACTCAAACCATTAAAATCAATTCTATTCGTAAGTAGAAATAAGGATAATAAACACTTGCCAGATTTTAAAGAACGAAGATATGTTCGACTAACTACTAAAACAGCTGAAGAACTTAAAAAAGATTTTGACCATTGGGCTGCTAAAGGGCCTGAAGGTGAATTTTGCCGTTTCTATATGAAAATCAATGCTCGAGACCCAGAGAAAACTAAAAAGAATCTCATTAAAGAACTTATTTTTAATGACAATTTCGATTTAGTATCTGCTGAAGCAAAAATTGCTGGTATTGCTAATAAAAAAGAATGTGCAGCTGAACGAAAATGGCTATTTGACTTTGATGATACTGAAGATAAACTTGAAGAGTTCATCAATGATATTAAGGAATATGACAAGGCTTCTGTTCCACTAGAAATAGAAGTTCATAAAACTCCAAATGGGCATGCAGTTATCGTCAATCGTGGTTTTGATACTAGAGAATTGATGAAAAAATGGAACGCTACTGTCGAACTTAAAAAAGACGAAATGCTATGCGTTAACTGGACAGGTAAGGAGAATTAAGTGGAAAGAAAAGGATATGAAATGCTCAAAGGAATTTTTGAGCTAGATAAAGATTGGAATTTATATTCCCAAGAAGAACAAAAAGAAATTGTAGCTAAAAAAGCAAAAGTTTTGCTTCACCTAGTAGAAACAAATCCCCGATTAGAAGAAGCTCTAATCGGACACTTAAAACAAGAATATATTGCTTCAGTCGAAAAGAAAGCCAAAGAATATATTCTTGGAGGATTCCCTACTCTATCAAAGATGAATAACAAATCTCAAAAAGAAAAATAAACTGCTCATTAAGGCAGTTTTTCTTTTTATAAAAAATTTTAAAAAAGTTTTATTTTTCTGTTGACAAATTAAAATTCCTATTGTATAATGATATTATAGAAATGAGAAATGAGGAAAAATAACAATGATTGAAGTATGGTACTATGATAGAAATAAACAAGCTGACAAAACTTATCCAAACAAACTGTCAGAATATGAAGTTGCTGACCTAATCAAAAATGGCTTGACTACTACTTCAGAAGAAAATATTGCTCAATATATGAGTCCTTGGTATAGCACTTATAAAGATAAAAAAGATGCTAAGGAAAATTGTCCATATTCTAAAAAACGGGGCAATGTAGTAATCTTCAAAAACATTAAAACAGGTAAATTTACTCGTGCTTAATAACTCTCAAACTGATTTTGAGGGTTGTTATATCGCCAATGAGTTGTTCAAAATGCTATTGTTTTCCAACTTCGATACATTTATCGAAACTTAGAAAAGAACAGCTGAGAACAGCTCATTTTTCTGTTTATAAAGATTTACTTTTTTGTTGACAAAATCAAATGTTTATGATACAATAAAATAAATTAAAGAAATAAAGGAGTCTTATATCATGGCAGAAATTGAAGTTATTAAAACTTATCGAGTAGGAAATGAATCGTTTGATACTCAAGAGGAAGCAGAACGCTACTTAGAAGAACAAAAGAAACTTGTTTTGCTAGAAAATCCAATCTATAAAGATAGTGAATTTCATGCTACTTCTTATTATGAGCATTATGTTTATCAAGGTGGAGAGCATGAGCACCGTCATTGTGTGGGTAGATTTACTACATTAGCTGAAGCTGTAAACAATATGAAAAATTTTCAAAATAGCATGGGTAAACCAGGCTCAGGATATATTGATTTTGTCAAAATCACAAAGCAAGAAAATACACAAGGATTAGTTAAGATTGAACGAATTACTATTTTATCCGTAGTTTAAAAAATAACATTATTAAATCTAAAGGAGTCTTTATGCCTAAACAAGAAAAACAAGCTAAACAATTTGCTTATAAAGCACATAAAGGAATGAAAAGAAAAGGAAAAGACACCCCCTTTACTTATCATTTAGAATTAGTAAATAAAATTTTAAAAACTTTAACAACAGATGATGAAATATTAGCTGTTGGATGGCTTCATGATGTTATTGAAGATACTCCAATCACATTAGATGAACTTAAAAAAGAATTTAATTCTAAGATTTGTTATTATGTAGACTTAGAAACAGAAGATAAGTCTTTGCCTTGGAAAGATAGAAAATTAAAACAAATCGAAGAATTAAGGCGAAATAATTTTGAAGTTGCTCTTATTGCTTATGCAGACAAAATGGCTAACATGACTGAAATGTTTGATGATTACAAAATTATCAAAGATGAACTATGGCAACGCTTCAATCGTGGAAAAGAAAAACAATATTGGTACTACTTAGAGTTTTATAAGATTTTTTGCTACAATGAATTGATTGATAAAGAACATTTAAAAGAATATGAAATGTTACTAGAAAAATTATTTAAGTAAAAAGATATAACTCCTAAAAGGAGTAAATCCAAAATGGGTAAGTATCATATAAATTTAAAGGGTGAAGTTGCTATTTGTAGAGCAATGGAGCATTGCCCTTTGGGGGGAGCACATTTTGAGCATCAAGCAGAAGCAATAGAATATGCTGATAGAATGAATGAAACTGTTATCAATAGTAATTTGCCTGAAGATTTAGCTAGAATGGAATATATTGAAGAAGATATTTTTAGGCATAAATTTATTCATGATGAAGATTATTCTATGCAAGAAGCTCTGAAAAGAGGTGAGTACGTTGAGAAAAGAGTAGAATATGCTAGAACAGTTGAAAAACTAGATTCTAAAAGCTTATACTATGATGAAACGATTGAAGATTATTCACCAGAAAGAAAAGCACTTCACAATAGATTGCTAAGAGAAGTCTTAGATAAATATAAAGATGTACCATGTGAAGCAAAAGTCTTTATGTCTGGTGGAATTTCAGGTGCTGGTAAAACTACAATCCTATCAAAAATGGGAATAGATTTTCAAAACTATGCTACTGTTTCATCAGATGACTTCAAAGAATTACTTGCTAGAGAAGGTGCAATACCTCATGTAGAAGGCTTAACTCCTATGGAAGCATCAAGTCTTGTACATGAAGAATCTTCTCATTTGGCAGATAGATTATTACTCAACCTAGCTAACCAAAGAAAGAATTTAATTTATGATTTTACTATGAAATCTGAATCAACTACTATGACTAGAATTGGAACGTTGAATAACTTCGGTTATCAAAATGAAGATATAAGGATAGTCTTTGTAGATGTTCCATTATCTGTTTCTAAAGGTAGAGCTAAAACAAGATACATGGTTGGATTAAATAACTTTGATTTAGGTGGAAGATGGGTGCCATCATTTGTAGCAGATAAACAAAAAGCTAAGACTAATAGATTTAATACTGCTAATGCAGAAACATTAGTTACAATGGGAAGTAAATTAGAAGCAGACGGTTTCCCAACTCCAATTGTTTACGATAACACGGATGTTGCTAAGAAAATAGACTTTAATGAATTTAGAAAGGGATATAGAGAATGAACTTAATTAAAATTGCTGAAAAATGGAAAAACAACTTATATAAAGATGATAAAGAATTAAAGGAAGATTTAGATAAAGTTAAAATCTTTACGCCTATTACTTCTGCAACCGTTGATGAAGATTCTATCTCATTTGACGGAAGCGGTAATAGCTTCCTTGAAGTAGGGGAACTTGTTTTCAAAGATGATTCACAAAATTATCATGAATTTGTTAAATTAGTAAAGAAATTGAAATAAAAATGTAACAAAAGAGCCGTATTTTTATATGGCTCTTTTTCTTATTCTAAGCAGTTCTGAGCGATTTGTAGCATAACGCACACATTCTATCAAGAGTAACATAAAACTGTCTTAGCAGCTGAATTACGGCCACTCATAACGTTTTAGCATAGAGCTAATAACTTAGATTTGCTCAAAAGGACGAAAATTTGAAAAAGGTCAGTTTTTGTGATAAAATAGTGATATAAAATAAATACTTTCAAAAAGGAGAAATTTTATTTGAAGAAATATACTAAGAAAATAATCATTGGATTGTTAGCAAGTACTGCCTTATTCGGTAGTGTTGCATACAGTGAAGAAATCCAAACAGTTGCTGTTGACACTTTAAATTTTGTTACTAATACAAAAGTTGCAACAGAAGAAGATGTAATTAAAGCAAAAGATACTATCAATGAGCTTAATCTAACTAAGGAATACAAAGAGTCTACAAAGGACTCTATTAAAGTTAGAATGCCTGAAGATGAAGTTTATAATATTGTTAAAACTGCTAAAACAGAATCAGAAAATAATTCTAAAGTTGAAAATAACAAAGCTTCTGAATTAGTAGACAAATATAATTCATCTAAGACAGAATATAATTATAGAACTGCTAAAGATTATATTGCTACTATTTTTGACTCATCTGAACAAAAAACTCTTTTAGAAAAATTAGATAAATCTTATAAAGACGAACAAAAGAGAATTGAGGAAGAGAAAAAGAAACAAGAAGAAGCAGAGGCGCAAGCTAGACGAAATAATATTCAATTTGGCTCTAATGGATTACTTGTGGAACATTCAAGTGATAATGCTGAAAGAGTTATTACATTATTACTTGCAATTCCAAATCATAAAAATGGCTCTGCTTATCATGCACAAATTGACCCAATTATCGACCAATTATCTGCAGCTGAAGCGGTTCATGTTATCCATAGAATTGAAGGGGCTGGATTTGGTCAAACTGCCGATGGATTAGCTGGTGTAGATTCACCTGCAACACATAGAGCTTTTGTGGAAAGACAAGTAAATGGACGTAGGGAATTTGGGGGTTCCATTCATCAATTATTAAAATTGTGGGGAACATTTGATTACGGCGGATATTAAAACAAAAAGGAACTAAAAATATGATTAACAAAGACTCATTTAAGAAAAACAAAAATCGAATTATTGCGGGTGGTGCTCTAATCCTTATGGTTGGAACACCAATCCTATCAATCATTGCTTCAAATACAAATCATTCTACTCATACGCAGACTGAAACTACTACTAAAGAACCTGAAACTGAAAAATTTGATTTGGATGCTGTAGCAAAAACACAAGAAGAAGTTAAAAAAGAAGCAGATGAAGCTATTGAAAAGCTAAAAGAGCTTGATTTAACAGAAACAGAAAAGACAGATATTATTCAATCATTAAAAGAAGCAAATTCTAAAGATAGAGTTAAACAAATTCTTGATGAAGCTATTCTGAAATCTGATAATAAGAAAAAAGAAGCAGAAGCTAAAAAGGCTGAAGAAGAAAAAGCTAATAAAATCAAGAAATACTCTGATTTAGTAGATAAAGCAGAAAAAGATAAAACAGTTGAAGCTTTCAATAAAGCAGCTACTGAAATTGCTAGTTCTGATTTATCTGATTCAGAAAAAGAAACTCTTTATGTTCGTTTAAGAAAATTAGAAGCAGAAATTACAGAACCTGAAACTACAACTCAAACAACACAAGCTTCTGCTCAATCAAATCCAACACCACAACCGACTTCTTATACATCATCTGAACCATCTAATGTTGTATTATCAAATGGTAACACACCTGGTGAAGTTGGAACATATGCAGCTAAAAGAATGGCTGAAGCTACTGGAGTAGCACAATCTACATGGGAATATATTATTGCTAGAGAAAGCAATGGAAATCCAAATGCTTATAATCCAAGTGGTGCTTCTGGGCTATTCCAAACAATGCCTTTCTGGGGAGATACTTCAACTGTAGAAGCACAAATCCAAACAGCATTAAAAGCTTACAATGCAGCTAAATCTGCTTATGGAAATGGACTACAACCTTGGGCGCTATAAAATAAAATATAAAACTAATAGGAGCAATGATTTGCTCCTTTTTTATTGACTTTATAAGATTAACTTGTTACAATAAGAATGAATAAAAATATTACGGAGAATAGAATGAAATATTTTGATTGCTGGTTGAGGCGGATTGATAAGAAAGAATATGCAAGAATACAGCAAAGAAAAGAATTATATGAAAAAGGTTTAGGTAGAGTTTTCGTTTTTCTTGATGTGGACGGAGTGTTAAATATTAACCGAACTGATGATAAATTTACTTATATAACTTCATCTACGGTATGGAAGATTAGAAATGAAGTTCTAGCTTGGATAAAAGAAATGAGTAACTTTATCAATGTACAATTCATCTGGTTATCAACTTGGCAAAATGAATGTAATGAGATTAACAAAGCTCTGAATATTGAAGCTTTTCCAATTTCAAATGAATACATTAACCCTAAGGAAATGGACTCATTAACTATCAAAAAGAAACAAATAAATAAGTTGAGGAGCTTATATCCATTAGCTAAAATTGTTTCCATTGATGATGATTTAAAGAAAACTGAAGTTAGTTCAGATTTTCATTTACAGCCTAAATCTGAATTAGGCTTAACACATGAAGATTTAGTTATTTTAACTAATAAAATTAAAAAATACTTAGAACATAGAAAGGTATATTAAAAATGAATAATGAAGATGTACGGAAATTAGTAAGTTTCAAAACTGTAGAAAAGATTAAACCAATTGAAAATGCAGATGCTATTGAATTAGTTTGTTTCGGTGGTTGGCAAGTTGTAGTTAAAAAAGATGAATTTAAAGTAGGAGATAAAGTTATTTATTTTGAAATTGATTCATTCTTGCCAAAAGGAGTAAAACAATTTTCTTTCTTAGTGGAAAAGAGCTCTAAAAAAGCATTAGACACAAAAGGTAATGAAGTAGTTGGTCATGTTTTGAAAACTATTCGACTTCGTGGAGCTATCTCACAAGGATTAGTTTTAAGCCCTAAAGATTTTGATAAAGAATTGAACACTCAAAAAGATTTAGAAGATTATTTTTACAATGAATTAGGAGTATTTAAATATGAAAAACCACTTCCATTAGACTCAGAAATTATCGGCAACTATCCTAATTTTACAACAAAAACTGACTCTGAACGAGTACAAAATCTTTCAGATGAAATCTTGCAAAAATTAGGAGAAAAATGTACTTGGATTGCAACAGAAAAAGTTGATGGTACTTCTTCTACTTGGTGGAAAGATGAAAAGGGAATCATTCATGCGGCTTCTCGTAATTATGAAATTGCAATTGTTAAAGGAGCTGTTCATTATGAATTGATTAAAAAATACAAATTAGATGAAATCTTAAAACCAAATGAAATCATTAAAGGTGAAATTGTTGGGGAAGGTATTCAAAAGAACCCACTAAAAATTCAAGGTAAAAAATTGCTTATTTTTGAGTGGGAAAGTCCTAATCGTGATTTACCAAAAGAATTGGAAGATTTAAAGGTTAAGGAATATGACTTACCATTTCCTAAAACAGTTGAAGAAGCTGTTGCTCAAGTATACGGTTTGAAATCTCTAGTTAATCCAAATGTACAAGCAGAGGGTATTGTTTGGTGGAACAAAGAACATGAGCTTTTTGAAGAATTAGACTTCCGTCCTAATTTCAAAGCTATTAACAACAAATATTTATTAAAATAAATAAGGGCTCTATTCAGAGCTCTTATTTTTTTATTTTTTTGCTAAAAATGTTGACAAAATAAAATTTTTGTTGTATCATATAAATATAGAAATGAAAGAGGAAAAACTCATGAAAAAATTTATTAAAATTGCAGCTGTTACTATTGCAGTTATTGCTTGGATTACTTTATCAATTTTTGTATTTTTTGCTTTGATTGAAAATGGCTTAATTTAAAAGAATAGGAGAATTAACAATGACAATTTTAACTGAGTTAAATGAATTAAAACAACAAGTACAAGCACAAGAAGAAAAACTTCAAGAACTTTATTCTAGTATTGATTATGCTGATGATGAAGTTCAAGACTTTGTAATTTCTATGGTTGACAACATTTCACAAATAGAATGTTTCAAAGCTTTAGTTACTTTGGAAATCTTTACTTCAAGAAATGGCTTCCAACTCAAAGATTTAAAAGTTGGAACAAAAGTGAAAGATACTGAATCATCTAAAATTGAAGCAACTTATCTTTGTACAAATTGGATTTATGAAAACAAAGAACGAAAAGACCGATTATGGATTGACATTTCAGAACAAGAAGTAGTTGGTATTTATTACGATTGTAAATATACTGATTAAAAAGGAGAATTAAAATGAGTTATATTGGTGAAAATTATGACAGCTGGGAATTAGCAAATCTAATGCAAAAGGAATTAGTAGGGCATAGAATTGTTGCTATGACTGAAGAAGTTATTAAACTAGATAATGGTGTTACTCTCAACATTCAACTTAACGAGGGCTGCGGAGGTTGCTCTTCAGGTTGGTCAGAACTTGATGTTGTAAATTTCGATAAGAAATATAGTGAAGCTGCCGTCATGAATGTAGTTTATGAAAGCTATTACACTGACAAAGAAAAGAATAAGAATTATAGTCAAGATGAATTTAAAATCTTTATTTACTTGGTAAACAAAGAAGTAATCGAAATTGACGGTGATGAAGGTGTGGGTAATGGTTATTACGGCTCAGGTTTCTGGGTGTCAGTCACACGATAAAAAGAACTTTTAAATAAGTTCTTTTTTCTTAGCTTTAATTTGACTTCTCACTTATTTTTGTTATAATAGTTAAAAAGACTAGTAAAGAAATAAAACGATATAGAAAAATAAAAAGGAGTTTTCCGAATGCCAAAATTTCATATTGGAAAAAGGGGTAACACGGCTGCTTGCCACGCTAAAGGAAAATGCCCTCTTGGTGGTGACGAATCTCATGGAAAAACAAGAGAAGAAGTTCAAACTATCATAGATAGCTACTACGAAACAGAAGCAGCACTTAGACGACATCAAGAATTACCCGAATCAACAAACGCTTTTGAAACTGCTGGAAGATTAAAAGCATATAAAGAAAAACAAGAATATCTAGCTCAACTAATCAATGGTATTGAAGAACGAAATAGAAGTATTTTCTATTCTTCTTATGGAACTGCTGAACAAATTGAAGCTGCTATTGCAAGCAATCATGAAAGAATCGCTAATGAAAAAGCTTATCTAGCTAATAGAGAGATGGTTTTAGCTGATAGAGATGCTTACAAAGAAAAAGCATTAGCAGAAATTCAACAAAACAATCCTTTTGGTGAAAGATTAACTATTTCTCCAGCAGGTAAGCTATTTGTTAAAGACATTCAAAAAGACGAATGGTCAGCTTATAATAAGATTAAAGACAAACTAAAAGAGATTAAAGAAGAAGAACAAAAATATATTGACGCTAGTTATGCTTATGCTCCAAAAGACAGACCATTCACTGATAATGAAATCAAAGAAATGCAAGAAGATTTAGAGAAGCTTAAACAACAACCAGAGCGTTTTGACACTACTAAAGATAGAGAAGAATATGAAAAAGTAAGTACTGAAATTAAAAAATACGAACAGCTTCATAAAGAGCAATTATTTGAAGAACGTACTGGTCATAAACTTTCAGAATTAAACGCCATTCCTCGTACTGAAACTTCTGATAAAGTTAGAATTGATGAAAAAGGACATTTTACTAATGTTTATGCAAAATCTGATGGTGAAGTTTACAAAGTATTAAAAACTGGCCATGAAGAAGGTGCATATGGTGGAATTGGAAGAAGTTACTTGGAAGTAGAAACACTTAATGGGGATAAAAAAGAATTAAGTATGACTACTACATGGAATTGGCGTATGACAAGAACTCATGACGCTTACAATTCATTACCACACATTTATACTGTTGATGATAATAAAGGAACATTAACAAATGAACCAGTTCATTTCAGTAAAATTATGATTGATAGCTCAGATTAACAAAACAAAGAATGAGGTGTGATATATGCCATTTACTAAAAAAGCAAAAGAACAACTAAAAGAATTATCTTTAACTTCCGCTACTAAAAATCGTGTCAATCGTTATGAACGTAAAAAGAAAGGTAAGATTAGAGATGTAAAGAAAGCTTTAGCTAATGGAAAATTGTGGCAAAGAGATAAAGTTCGCCAAGTAATAGGTAAAACTTATCCAATCCTATACAATTACCATGAAAAAGAAAAACGCTTATTAGGTTATGTTGATAGCTTTGCTTCTAAAAAAGAATTGGAAGAAATCTTTGGTAAAGGTGTTTACACCGCTGAACGTTATAATTGGGATGCTCATAATTGTGATTGGTTTTTAAGTGGAAAGCCATATGTTTCTGAATTAGATGACCGCTATATGGTTTATCAAGTATTGTATGTTTATAGATGTAATGGTCGAAACTATTATGCTACCAAAGATTTAGATTTTGATTCTTTAGTGTTGACTGAAGAAAATATTGAAAAATACTCTAAACACTTCTTAAATCCATTACCAACTAAAAAGAATAAAATTAGACAATGGGTTGATAATGAATCGCCATTTGATGAGTTACAAGAAATTGTTTCTAAAGAATATGATTTGTATGGTGGTATGTGGAAAGAAACAGAGGGTAGAGCTCATGTTCGTGATGAATTAAGAGAAATTGTTAGGGAAGCTAATTCTCATTTAGACGAAAACAAACTTGCTGAAAATACTCTCTTAGCTAATCCAAAAGATTATGATTATAGAAAATATACTTATATATGGTAAAAAATAAAAGAATTGCTTGAAAATAGCAATTCTTTTTTAGCGTTAAAATAAGCGATTGTGAGCTGTTTTTATTAAAAGTCGATACATTTATCGAAAATCAGTTTTGACTGTTTTAGCATTAACTATATGACGATATAGCGATGTTCAAAATCAGTTTTAGGTATTGGAATGAGTTGTATTTTTGCTTTTCTTCTTTGATATTGACAAACTTTAAAATTTTTTATATAATATAAATAACTAAACAAGTAAGAAAGAGAGAAACAAAGTGATTATTGAGGGGTATTTGTTTTCTGAAAAAGCAAGAATGATAAACAATATTTATTATGGTATTGTTGAATATGATAACAGTAATTGCATTTATTACAATATTACTGATTATGATTTTGCTCTACTGAAATTAAACACTTTTGTGTATAAAGTAGAAGTTGATTCAAATGATGTTTATTCTTTAACACCAAGCCATGTTTCGGCCATTAAATACCGAGTAAAAGAAGAAATAAATTTTAATGAATGGATTAAAGCTGCTCAATTTACTGAAGATGAATTTGGTCAAGATAAAATTGAATGGGATTCAATTATTGATGGTTCTATGGTAAGTGATGAAGTTTTAAGTATCTATAATAAAATTATGCGCTGTCAACCATGGTCGTTATCATTTGCTCAAATCATAAAACTTCATGCAATCTTAAATCAAAAGACATATGAGCTTCCAATCTTAAAACTACTAATGTGGAATAAGGAATATGCTAGAGTTTATGAATTTTATCATAGAAAATATGAAATAGATTATAATGTGTATATTGTTGTAAGAGAGGAGTTTGTAGAACGTGAAGCTCTATATGGGTCAAAAATTTTTGAAAGTATAAACAGTAAAGATAATAGTATTCAATTTCCAAATATTTTTTACTTGATAGAAACAAGGAAATTTACTCAAAATGAATTTGAAGTATGTTGGCTGAAAAATATCTGTCGCCTAAGTGATGAAAATAAAAGAACCTATATTAGAGCTGCTTTGATAGCAAATTACAACATAACACCTTTACATAGAGATATATATCCAGTTGCTCTTATGCTTAAATATCCGGAATTAGCAACAAAATTAACTCGTAACAATATTGGTGACCCTAGTTGCATTTCAAGACTACTTATGCTTGGATATAAAATAAAAGGAAAAGATTATAAAGGAAAATATATTTCTATTTTAAATGCTAGAAAAATCATGAAAAATGATGAATATAAATTTATAGAAATTGATTGAATAAAAAGCTATCAAATATTCTTTGATAGCTTTTTTATCTTAGTTCATCTGGGTGAATATGAATAATTTTCTTATTTTTGGATAAGCCATATTTTACAGCATTAGCAGTTCCACCAGTCTTATCACCATTATAAACAGCAATTAAAACTTCACATGGCTCAATCATGCCCCAGTTTCTAGCATTAAGAATATAACCAATACTCTTGCCTGGTTTTTTTTCCTCATAAGTAACTACTTCATCAGCATATTCCATAAGTTTGAGCCATATCTTTTTACTATTGCTATTAGGCGGCCATTTTCTCCATTGTTCCATATTAGGAACATCAGCAATAAACTTAACTCTATCGGGAAATTGCTTTTTATTATCAACAATAACTTTGGCCCAAATCGTGTCAGCACCTAATGCCATACCAGAGTGCAATTCAAGACAATCATATCTAGTAAGAGCTTGTTTAACTATATTATCTAATTTTTTATAAAGTCTTTTATAAAAAATATTATTGTAATCATAACCGGCTAATTTAGGTGGTCTATGTCCTGTAAGTGCTATTGCAAGTTTTTTCATTCTATACAATCTCCTTGAATTTCTATATAACTTCATTTTCTGAAATAGATAGAAGTTCAGCATATTCATCTGTAATCTTTATATTCATTTGAAATTGCTTTACGCCATACTTTTTAGCAATTTTTAAATCTTTTACAAAATCTTTATATATTGGATTGTTTACAGGCGGTTTAAATTTAGGAGCATTATATTGAAACACTGTTAAGACAATTGCTTTGGAATTGTGTGCTTTTACTTCATTAGTTAATTCTTTAATATGTTTTTGAAGTCTTTCAATTGATGGTTCTTGTTCTTTCATCAATTGTTTGAGTTGTTCAGACGCTTCAGCATAGTATTCTGCTACCATTGTTTTGACTTCTATATAACCATCACTTGATTTAAAATCAATTCTACTTTTTCCAAGTTTCTTTTCTCTCGTAATTGGGGCTTTAATGCCTAAAATATTTTGAATTGCTTCATCTTGTAAGAAATAATTAACAAATTTATTAGATTTAACTTGATTGATGCCAGCATAAGTTAGACCATTATCCAAGCTTATTGCTTCAACAGTATATCTTGTTCGTCTATTTGGATTTTCTCCATTATCGCTCATCAAGCATGGAATATTTTTAAATTCTTTTCTTGGTATTCCAGCTATAGTACCGCCTGATGGGCAATGTGCTTCTACTTTTGTTCCATTCAAATTTACTATAAAAATAAATCTATTTATTCGTGACTCAATTGTTGCTTTTATAAGCGGTTTGTCAAAATAAAATCTTATATTTTCCATTCTTTACCTCATTTCTACTTCGCAAATGAGCACTTCTTCACCATCATCAAAATTAAAATCATCTTTATAGGGCAAGAATAAATAAGAATCTGTACTCTTATCGTAGTAGAATTGTGCTTTCATATTGAATAGGATAGTTAGTAAATCCGTAATTTTTTGTTTCGATTCTTTTGGATTTTAAGTTCTGAATGATTAGTAATACCAATATTGTTGCTTACATCTGTAACTTATTGTAATAATGAATAAGTGAGTTGTAAGGTAATACCTCATGTAGAGGACGAACTCCTAATTCAACTTGAACCGTTGAATCAAGTACATTCGTTAGAAATGACACAATTTGACCATTTCCTTTAAGCTTATTTACTTTTTCCTTAATTTCTTTTTTATTTGATTTTGGTTTAACTCTTTTAGTCTTTGCCTTTTTTGGTAAAGATTTTTTGAGCTTAATATTAGTAGAACGAATCGCAATATTGATAGCAGCTAATAAATCTCTATCAATTTTACCAGTCGTAAATTCAATAGTTCTATCATTAACTACTCCTATTTCTTTCGTTATTGGGTGCTCCTTACTAGTATTAAATGCAGAAACCTTTTTTACCTCAATTCCATACATAGTGGCTTTCTCTATAATTTTAGAATGAATTTGAGAATGATTCCATTTACCACCTTGTGAATTTAACCAAGATAAATCTTCAATATGAATTGTTTTACACTTCTGCTCTAATGCTAAATTTACAATTTCGTTTGACAAAAGCTTTGCTTGATAATCTTTTGTGTTAATAATTTTATTAGAAATATTTGAATAAAGATTTTTCCAAATTTCATATTTAGATTGATTTGTTAACCTTAAAGCTTCATAAGATTTAAGTTTATCATATAAGATTTGTTTATTTTCATAAAGTTTATTGATTTTATATTCTGTTTCTTGGCTTCGTTTTGTGTTGACAAATTCATTACTGAAATTACCTTTTCTATCAACAACAACAGAACTAAATAATTTAATTTTACCTATATCCACACCTAAGATTTTATCTTCTAACACATAATCCCCCACTTCATATTCATAAGAGCAAATACCTATATATTGATTATCTCTTTTACGTTTAATAAATCTAGGCTTCGCAATTCTGCCTGTAAATCTTTCATCTATACTACTTGGAAAGATTATTTCATATTCAATCCAATCTTTTTTGCTCACTTTTATTTCACAAATATTACCTTGTTTCATTCTGAATATTTGCTTTTCTGAAATAGTATAATCAAGATTGAATACAGCGCTTCGTGCTAATTCGGGTATGGAATTATTACGTTTAATATTGGCAATTCTACTTCTTGTTGGGTAAAGTTTTAATTTGTGTAATGAATTAAATAAATCTTCATTTATGTTAAAATCATTTTTAACTAATTGATTCCAAATGATGATTGCTTCTTGTTTTGACTTTATTTCTCGTCTGATGTTTTCAAACAAGATATACGAGTGCCAGGTTTTATTATGCAACGGCCAGTCTTTTATTCGGAATTTAAGACTATCCCTCATATCCCTCCAAACATCGCCTCTGAGTTTAGATAAATCAATTTTATCCAAGAGAGCTCTTGTTTCATCATTAGAGAGAATAAAATTTAACTCATTTTGTAAGAAATCATAAATAGGTATAAGTTCTGATGGCATATTTATATTAAAACTTTTCCAATGAACTTTTTTCTTTTTCATTTTACTCCTTTTATGTTATTTATTGTTACTATTATAACAAATCATCAGTTTATTTTCAATTAAAGTTAATCATAAAGTTATAATAATTTACAAGAAATATCTATAAAAATTATCTGCTTCTATTATTTTACCTCATAACAACTTCACAAATAATAACTTCTTCGCCATTATCAAAGTCAAAATCATCTTTGTATGGTAAGAATAAGTAAGAATCAGTACTATTATCGTAGTAATATTGAGACTTCATATTGAATAGAATAATTAAGAGTTCTGTAATTTTATTCTTTGATTCATTTTGAATTTCAAGTTTGGATTGGTTTGTAACACCAATATTATCAAAAGAGTAATTATAGATAGTAAAGTTAGAATGATGATTAACTTTATTTTTTAAGTATTCATAATTATCTTTATTGAAGTCTTTAATTTTAGATAGCGGAAAATTCAAGACTAAGTTTAATGTTTCTTCTTTAATTTTCATTATACCAATCCTCTTTAAAGTTATTTTCACCTTCACTAAATCTTACAGATTCAAAATGTCCTTGAACGAGTTTTCTTACATAAAAATCATATTTATCCATAGGGAAGCTATTAACAGGTCGAACTACAAAACCTTCAATATCTTCAGTCAGATTAGCAGTAGCTTCTTTTACTACTTCATCAAATGTTCCAACCTTTGATAATTCTTTTACAATTGGGATTCCAAGTTCTTTAGCTCTTTTCTTAGTTGTTTCCCAATCTAAGATTAAATCATCTTCTTTAATTCCAAATAGCATATAATCAGATGGTAAATCATTATAAGGAACAGATTTTCTCCAATGAAGAAATTCTCCAAGTACAACTTCATTATCTTTTAATTTATCTTTAATTGGATAGTACCAATTGTTGATTGGATAAGTCCATTCTTTATTGTAATTATTGCCAGCTCTTGTAAACCAAGTTTCTTTTCCTAAAGAAATATTAGAACCGTCCATTTTTTCAGTAGCAATTACTAAACCGTCATATCTATAATGATTTTTAAAGACATCATCATCTGTACCCTTTGACCCTTTCATATGAGGAGTTCTAGGAAATTTAAAAGTCATATTTGTTCTCCTTTCGTTAATCTATATATGCTAAAACTTCTTTTACACTTTCAAATGTTTGTTCATCTTCGTGAGTTACTCCATTTTCTTCTGAGTGATAATTTCTAATTACTACAAAATATTTATCTTTTTCTGTAATTTCATAAGTTACAATTTCAGAAGCGTAAAGTTGAATTAGTTCTAATTCATCACCTAAATCATCTAATCTAGTATATGATATTGAACTATTTTCTATTGCATCTTTCAATTCTTTTATTTTGTTACTCATTTTGGCTTCTCCTTAGTAAATAAAATCTAAAACTTCTTCTAATGTATTAAATTTACTATTTCCCTCGATAGTTACTCCAGTTACTTCTGAGTAAAACTTCTCAATTACAATATAACAATCATCTTTAACTGTAATTTCATATGTAAACTCATCAAGAGCTACATGATAGATTAAAACTAGTGTATCTCCACAAACAGTAACAAGCTCATCGTCAACTGAGTGTCTTTCTATTGCTTCTTCTAGTTCCTTAATTTTTTCTTTAATGTTTTCATTCATTTTTCAATTTTCCTTGCTTTTTATTTTAATTTGGTTTAAGATATATTGTAATAAAAAAAATTAAAGTTGTCAAATGAAGTTCACAATAAGAATAATAAAAATAAAAAGGAGTTAAAATGACTTTAGTAGAGTATAAGGGTCTAACTGCCGATGTGATGTGGTGGGAAGAAGTCTCTGATGAAAAGTTAGAAGAATTAAGAAAAGAATATTATCAAAAACCAAGCATAAACGAAGTCAAAAAAGAATTAAAAACTATCTCTCGTGGTGGGAGCCTTATTAGTAAAGTTAATAAATATTATTTCAGAGATTTACAAGCAAGAGTAAAGAAATGGAATAGTAAATGGGCAGTTGCTGATGTTTTTGAGAGTAATGCTCTAATGGGTATTTTTCTAGCTCGAATACACAATCAAAATGTTTATACAAAAGAAGATGGCCCAGACATTAAGAAAATCGAAACTGCATTAAGAATTGGAGCAAAAGGAATAGCTGCACCTATTACTAATTTTAATATTAAAAATATTGATAACTTATTGCTTTCAAAATATAATGTAAATAATAATTATTATGATTATTCTTGTGGTTGGGGAGTTAGACTTCTTTCAGCTATGAGAAATAATGTTAATTATTTTGGTACAGACCCAAATCATGAGCTATATGAAAGATTACTTGAATTAGAAAAAGATTACAAATCAGTAGCAATGTTTCATAACTCAACTGTTGACATTAGAAACACTGGCTCTGAAGTGCTTCATGAAGATTGGAAAAATAAAATGGGATTAGCTTTTTCAAGTCCTCCTTATTTCCTTTTAGAAGATTATAAGACTGGAGAACAATCTGCACAACAAGATACAAGTTATGAAGATTGGCAAGAATTATATTTAAGACCTACTTTTAGGAATATTAAAGAGTATCTTATTGATGAAGGTTATTTTATGATAAATATTAAGGATTATTCAAAATTCACTCTCGAAGCAGACAGCAAAAGAATTGCTATTGAAGAAGGCTTTGAATTTATTGAAAACATTCCACTTTCACCTATCAATAGATACAGTCCAAAAGATGAAAAAGTAGTCCAAAAATCAGATGAATATATTATGGTATTTAGAAAGAAGTTATAAAATGATTTTTTACCATGGAACAACTACTAATACTAAAATAAACAAAATCTTATTACCGCCAAATGAAACAGGTTTGCTTAGAGAAGATTTCAGAAAGAATTTACAAGATAAAGTTTTTATAACAATCTCTAAGCCATCTGCTATAAAATATGCTAAAAAAGCTGCTGAGCGATTTGGGGGAGAAGCAATTGTTTATACAGTAAGACCGGAGTTTAGTTCTTTAATCAAAAAAGGAACAGAATATATTTGTAACAAAGCTTTCATAAAAAGTTTTGAGAAAATTTAATATAATGTGTTGACAAGTTGTAATCTCTATGATACAATAGCATTGTACTTAAGAAATGAAAAGAGGAATTTACAATGACTAAAACAATTAAAGGATTTATTAAAACTTTCAACAAGCACGAATTAGGAAAAGAATACAGCAAAACAAATTCTTATTTAGCTGATGCTATTAGATTTGAATTAAAAGATGTTTACAATGCTGGTTCAGATTATTCTATCATCTATCCATACATTTATGAAGTAGAAGCTAATGTTGAAGATGTTTGGAACATTTCAAAAGGACAAACATGGTTGCCTGATTATTTCCAAACTACAAAAGCTGTTGCAGTTCGTGAAGTCTCATATTTAGAATTAGTACAAGCTATTGATTTAACTTCTTCAACAAAAGAAAAATTTGAAAAAATCTATAATGGCGATTTAACTAAAGAAGAATTTGAAACTACTTGGGCTTCTTTAACTAAGAGAAGTTTTGAAGCATTGGGCCACAATCAACGTTTTCTATATATTGCTTGTTTATCTCAAGATAAATATGAATTAACAAAACCTGAAAAGGAATTGTCAGAAACAACTTTAATGCTTCATGCAAAATATGGTAAATTGTTTAATAAAGATTTACGAGTAAGTTCAAAAGTCAAAATGAACATTGCAACAGAAAATGAAATCATTAACGCTCTTGAAACAGACTTATTTGATGTTCCAAACATTCTTGAAAATTTAGTTGAAACAGAAAATTATGATTTTGATTTTGTTCTTAAGTTATTAAAAGAATCAAATTACTTAATTTTTAATAAATTAACAACAGCTTATGGATATAACACTGGTCGTTGGGAATTTGATAAAATTGATACTAACAGAGCTAAAGCAGAATCTTATTTAAATCCAATTAAAGCTTTCAATGATTACAAAGACCATGAAGAGTTAATCTTGAAAGGATTATTATTGAATAACTTTTTAATCAAAGGAGCAGATTATTCAGAATTTGAATCTATTCTAAAAATTAAAGAAGAATTAGAAGTGGAATTAAAAACTTTATAAGAAAAGAACAACCTAATGGTTGTTTTTCTTATGTCAAAAAAGAAAGGAGTTATTAAAATGATTATTGATTGTTATGTGTTTTCAGATGTAGCACTCAAACTAAATCACACTTATTATAACATTGATGATTACAAATTACTATTATATAACTTAAAGGATTATCGAGTTGATTCGTTTTCAATCTTTACTTTTATTTATAAAGTAAAAGTAAATTCAGATGATGTACATTATCTTGGTAAATATGGAGTATATTCACTTAAGTATCAAGTAGTAGAAGAAGTTCCTTTTGGAGATTTTGTAGCAAAACTTTCACTTGGGGGATTAGAAAAAGCTGGACTAATGTCTATTATCAAAGGTACTATGCCCGAAGATAAAGCTATTAAAAAATATGAAGATATTCTAACTCTAAATAAGTATGGGTATTCATTAACTTTTATTCAAGCCCTCAAATTTCATGCTATACTAAGCCAAAAGAAATATGAACTACCAATCCTTTATGTAGATGAACAAGGTTGGTATTTAGTTAGATTATTTGAATATTACAATAGAAAATATGAAGCAAAAAATACTTTGTCAAATTCTACTAATCATTGTGTAGAACAAGAAAGGATATTAGGTTCAAAAAAATTTGAGGAACATTTTGACATTCAAAATGCTACACTTGCGAATGAAAGAGAACTTCAGACTTTTTATGATTTAATAAAAGGAAGAAAGCTAACACAAGAGAAATTTGAGCAGTGTTGTGCTGAATTTATGAATTTATTAGACGATGATTATAGAAAGGAATATTTAGCAAAAATAGTTGTATTTTCCAATTATGAAATACCTGAAAAGTATAAAGATATATTTTTACCAGAAGCTGTATTTAAATACCCAGATTGGATAAAAGACTTAAAAGAAGAGCATATCTCTTGGCAATATGCTGATGTAACAAGATTCCTTATGATTGGATATAAAGTGAAAAATGGTAATTACAACCTAGAATGGGCAAATTCAATTATGAATGCTAGAAGCATTTTAAAGAACGACAATTACAAATATATAGAAATTTAATTTAAAAAAGCAACTAAAAAGTTGCTTTTTATTTTTTTACAAAAATGTGTTGACAAACTAAAAATCATATTATATAATATAACTACAATAAAGAAATGAAATGAGAGATAAACAAAAATGGAAATTGCAAAACAATACCACGCAAAAATCAATACAGCCGGAGTTGCTTCAGCTTATAATATTTCTACTGTAACTCGAACTCTTAGCCAGGCAGTAAAAGATGCTAATCTTGCACTTCATTCAGTAGAAGTACTAACAGAAGTTCCAACAGATAACAAATTAAAAGCAGAAGTACTTGCTGCTCATACTTATCGAGTAACATGGCAAGGAAAACTAGACATTGAAGTGATTCTCCTTGTTAAATTAGTAAATGGTGCTCAAGTACTAACTATTGATGATGATTTTGCTAATATTGAATTGACTAATTCAATTACTATTGAACCACAAGGGCTTATCCGTATGGTTGAAAATGGTGAATTATTCCTTGAAGCTGAATACCAACGTGGATTTGTTTGGAGCCACGAACACAAAGAAGAATTTTTGCTGGATTGGATTAAAGGTGGAGTTATTATTACTCCTTACCTTGTAAGTTATTACAATGGTGATAACCACATTTACGAAGTTCTTGATGGCAAACAACGTTTACAAACAGTTTATGAATTTCTAACAAACAAAATTGCTGTTAAAGGATTGTTGTTTGAAGAATTGCTAGACTATGATAAACGCAAAATCCTTAATCGTAGAATTGTAGGCTTGACTATGACTCAAAAATATGGTGACAACGCATATGAGCGCCCAGACATGAAAACTCTTGTAAATGCTTTCGTGAATTTCAATAAAGGAATTACAGTTGATGAAGAAGTAATCGCCAAAGCAAAAGAATTGATTGAAGAATAAGCAACCCCACGGTTGCTTTTTTCTTTTAAAAGTTATATAATATAATAAAGAGCGAAAGAAAGAGGTATGAAATTGTTTATTGATTGTTATTTCTTATCAAACATTGTTAGAAAACCTGACCATATTTACTATACTAATTATGATTATATGTTTGGCGAATTTTTCTATTTTGATTTAAACCTTTGTAATTTAGACAATATACGTTTTAACACGTACCCTTATAAAGTTAGAGTTGACTCAAATGATGTGTTTTATATTGCTAATAATGGCTTAAGAGCACTCAAATTTCAAATAGTAGAAGAAGTTAATATTTTAGATTGGATTGAAGCTTCATCTTTGAAAGATAGAGCAAAGAGTCATTTGAAATCAATTTGTAATGGTTCTGTACTTCAAGATAAAGTGTTAGAATTTTATGATAAAACTATTATAACTCCAACTGCTTTATTGACTACAGCTCAAATTTTTAAATTGCATGCTATTTTGAGCCAGAAAAAATATGAATTGCCTACAAGAGTAATCACTAATGGAAATAAAAGCTATTTGCGAGCTTATGAATTTTATGGCAGAGAATATGAATTTGATTCTAATCATAAACCTTTTTTCAAAGTGTTTGAAGCTGAAGCTGCCTTGGGGTCTAAAAGATTTGAATATATTGAAAATGAAGATAGTGAAATCCTTATGTCAGATGTGTCAAGTTTTTTAAAATTAGTAGCATCAAGAAAATTAACTCAAAATCAATTTGAGTATTGTTGTATGTACAGTCCTTTTTTAACTACAGCTGACAAAAAGAAATTTGTTAATACAGCATTACGAGCAAATTATGAAATTCCTCATGAGGGCAGACACTTATTCTTTCCCGAAATCATATTTAAACACCCAAGTTGGGTAACAGAATTAAAGACGAAACATTTAGACAATGATTATGCTAGAGCTAGATTACTCTTGTTAGGCTATAAATTGAAAGATTATAATTATCATCATTCTTATTGGGCTACTAATATTGAAAACACTAGACGAATTTTTAAAAATGCCGTGTATCAATATATAGAACTTGATGATTAGATAGAAAGAGAAAACTATGAAAATTAAATGCTATTTATTTACAGGTATAGCAAAACAAGAAAATCATACTTATTATTCATTAGGAGATAATCGAGGTTCAAGATTTTATTATAATTTGAGAGAGGGACTCAATAGAGAAGAAATTAAAATAGCTCCATTTGTTTATGAAGTAGAGTTAGACTCAGAAGATATATGTACAATTACTTCTTATTATTTAGAAACAACAAAATTTAAATTAGTAAGAGCAGTTGAATTTAGAGAAGTTGTAGAAGTTTTAGATGTTTCAAGTAGAACTCGAAACGAATTGAATGCTATCCTTAGATGTGTGAGTGATAAAGCACAAATCATTCAACAATATAAAAAATTGCTTTCAAAAGATTATAGTGATTTATCTAGGATAGAGTTTTATAAATTTATTGCTATTATAAGTCAAAAACATTATAAATTACCACTAATTGAATTTTCTTGCTTTAGAGCATTTAAATATGTTCGGCTATTGGAATTTTATAATCAGCCACATAGATATGCTCTTGCTGGAAGGGGTTATAGTTTTGTAGCTTATAATAAAGAAAAATTTTATGGAAGTAGAATATTTGAAAATCTGTCAGATTGTACTATAAATGATTTGCTTAGAGAACACGATATTAGGGTACTTTTACAGACTAGGAAATTGTCGCAGAAAAAATTTGAAGAATATTGTGAATATAAGTTTAAAAATAAAGATAAGATTTATAATGCAGATGAATGTGTGGGGGCTGGATATGAAATTCTACCAAAATATAAAGAGCAATTCTACCCCTATATAATCTATTCTAATCCTGAGTTAGCATTAGATTTGGTAAAAAAAGGCTTGAGCACCAATGATTATCAAACTTTATTACTTTTAAGAAAAGGATATAAAATCAGAGATTTTGATTATGATAATAATTATAGAGTCTTTGCTACAACACAAAAAGCCCAAAAGATTTTCATGAAAAATGATTATAAATATATTTAAGAGAAAGGATAAGAATTATGGCTGTTAAATGCTATTTATTTACAAGTGTGGCTAGACAATTAAATCATACTTATTACTCATTAGAATATAATAAATCTTTATACTTTTACCATAATTTAAATGATTATCATAAAGAAGTGAATAAAATTCTATTAAATCCCTTTGTTTATGAAGTAGAAGTTGAGCCTAAAACAGTGATTGCTTGTGATTCCTTAGGTTTAGTTGCAACGGAATTTAAACTTGTTAGAGAAGTAGAACTTACAGAACTTATCAATGCTTATAAATTTTCAATAAAAACGAAAAATGAAATCAATTCTATTCTTAATGGGCTTGCTGATTCATCAGAAGTAATTTCTTTATATAAAAGATTTTTTAAAAAATCTAAATGGGACCTGTCTAAAATTGAAAAATTCAAATTCTTAGCTATATTGAGTCAAAATCACTATAAATTACCTGTTATGAAGATTCGTGAAAATTCTGGTATGGAATATGTTAGGATATTGAAATTCTTTAACAAACCTTACATACCCGCCTTTAGAAGCAATGATAGTACGTTTGATAGATTTATTGAAATAGAAGAACTTTATGGAAGCAAAGATTTTGAAACTGGTGTAGAATTACCTATGAAAGAACTGGTTTGCCATATTAACTTGAAACAATATATAGAAACAAGGAAATTATCCCAAGAACAATTTGAAGAGTATTGTGAATATATGTTTACTGAAGAAAGAACAATATATTACACTTCTCATGCTATAGCAGCTGGATATAAAATTTTACCAAAATACAAAAAACATTTTTATCCATATTTAATTTATTCTGACCCCGAAATGGCATTAGAATTGCTTAATAAAAGGAATTTAACTCGTACTGCAGTTATTTATTTCTATGAAAAGAATTATAAAATAGGTGATTACAATTACTCTAATGATAAAGTTAGAGAAACAAAAGCAATCTTTGTAAAAGAAGATGATTATAAATGTATTGAAGTAGCAACTTGATAGTTGCTTTTTCTTTTTGTTTATTATATAATATAATAGAGCGAAAGGAGTTAATTATGATTATAAAATGCTATTTGTTTTCAGATAGAACTAGACAATTAGGTCATACTTATTATTCATTAGGAATGGGAGATTATTTGTATTTTGAGCTTAGCTCATACCAAGATTATTTTCACATTGGTGACCCATTTGTTTACGAAGTAGAAGTTGATACAGACAAAATATTGTATTGTGATAGTGAAAGTGTACACTCTATTGAGTACAAGATAAGTAGAGTAATCAAATTTGAAGAATATATTTTTACGTTTGAGTTTCCAAAAGATGATTTAAAAGAATTACTTAATATACTTGATGGAAATATTGACAAAAATGAAATGATAGAATTTTATACTGCAATCATTAGTAAAGATGTTTACAAAGTAAATAGGTTTGAGCAATTAAAACTTTTTGCAATATTAAATCAAACAAAATATGAGCTGCCAGAAGTAACAATAGAAAAAGAATTTCAAATGGATTACTATGTTAAGCTTTTAATTTATTACAATAAACCTTATCAAGCTATTTGTAAACATTCCGCCAAAATTTCTGGGTTTAGAAAAGAACTTAATAAGCAGAGAATGCGGGGAACTACTACTTTTGAAACAATTTCAGATGAAATCACCGAAAGATTAGCTTATAATTATTTTTTAGATGAATATATACTAAATAGACAACTTACTCAAGAACAATTTGAAAGTTTATGTGAGTACTTCAAGTGGAATACACATATTTTTAAATTTAGAATAAAACTTAGTTCAATTGCAGCTGGTTACAAAATTCTACCAGAACATAGAAGTCTTTTTTATCCTTTTGTGCTTTATCATGGAATAGAAGATAATTTGGATATAATTGACCGTGAGAAAAAGCCTGATGAATTATTAAAGATTTTATTTAACTGCGGTTATAAATTTAAAAATGTTGATTATAGCGACATGCCTTCACATGATAAAATTACTGAAGCAAAAATCATCTTTCAAAAAGGATTTAAATATATAGAATAAGCAACTCTAAGCTGTTTTATTTTAAAGCCGATACATTTATCGAAAATCAGTTTTAACTGTTTTACTGTTGATTATATGACGATATAACGACATTCAAAATCAGTCTAAGCAATATGAAAATTATAAAAAGAACAATAAAAATATTTGACAAATGAAATACTATATAATATAATAGAATTATCAAAAGAAAGCGAGGATTAAAATGGCTACTACTGAAGAATTACTAACAGAAGCTAGAGAATATTTTGCTCAATTGGAAAAACCAAATGAAGAATTAAATGTTGACTATAATTCTGATTATGTGTTATTTGATGAAATAGATAAAGAAAATCTAAATAAAAATGGTAGACGAGTATTGCTACTTGACTTAAATAACGGAATGAAAGCTGCATTTTTACTAATACCAGATATGGAACAAAATCGTTTTACTTTATCTAAGATTAAAGAAACTGCATCTGTACGATTACTTACAAAAGAAACAAAAAATACAGTAAAACAATTTACTTCTCATAAAGGATTTTTCCCTACTCTAACTTTAGAACAACAAGGGGATATTACTGGAGCTGTTGTTAAATTAAAAGATGGTTCTTATGCAACAATTACTGAACAATTGGAGGTAATTAAATAATGCTGAAAATTAAAGAAGGCCGAAAATATTATATTGTACTAGGTGCTGGTGGAACTGGGTCTTGGCTTGCACAATTCCTATCTAAAATTGAAGTTCCAGTATACCTTATTGATGGTGATGTGGTGGAACCTAAAAATGTTCTCCGTCAAAACTTTGTCAATGAAGAAGTAAATATGAGCAAAGCAGAAATTGCTAAAAAATGGGATTTTGCTTATGTGCCTGAATTTTTGAGTGATACTTCTATTATTGATGAAATTATTGCTCAAGAAGAAGGCACACCAGTACTTGTAGGTTGCTTAGATAACAATGCTACTCGTAAAATTGCTCAAGATGTATTCTACAATCCTAATTACAAAGACATTTTGTGGTTAGACGGTGGAAATGCAGAGCGACATGGTCAAGCTTATGTTGCGGCTAAATATGATAATGAAGTTCATTATGAAAGTCCTATTGCTCTTGACCCAGCATTCCAAAACTTTGAAGGTGATGAACGTAGACCAGACCAGATTTCATGTGCTGAACAATCTGAGTCTGCGCCACAAAACGTAACTGCAAACGTTACTAGTGCTACATTGTTATTTAATCTAATTAACTTGATTGAAGAAAATGCTATGTTGCTTGGAAATAAATTTATGTTCCACACAAAATTATGTAGTATGACAACAACAGAAATTGTTTGACAAAGTTTGATTAACCTGATAAAATAAATTTATAAATATGAAAGGAGTTCATTGTCATGGCTTTTAATCCTAGTCAGATTAAATTTGTTCAGTACAAAGGAGAAAAATTTCCCTTGAATGGAGCAGATTATAATAAAGTTCTTGATTTGCTGAAAATTCCAAAATCAGCAACAGTAACAATTGTAGGTAATACAATTATTGTTACCACTCGAAAAAGTTGATAAAAATAGTTGACAAACGCTAAATCACTTGTTATAATGAAATTAAAGGAAATAATCAAATTGTGTTATTTCTAATAGATGTACCATATTTAATCATTAAATTTGGAGTCTATCCTCTATTTGAGGTATTACCTTGCAACTCACTTATTTATTACAATAAGTTACAGGTGTAAGCAACAATGTAAATATAAAATAAAAAATAAAATTTTGAAAGGAGCTATTTAAAATGGCTACAAATATTTATGAAAACGTTACGGAGATTGTTTTCCAAAACAATCGCTTCCCACTGAATGGTGCTTCTGTTGATGATGTACTTGCATTGCTAAACGTCCCAGACAATGCAGAATTGGCAGTAGAAGGTACTGCTCTTCTAATTACAGAAAAATCTGGTACAAAGGGTGCTGACCCTGACCCAGAATTGATTGCTAAGTTGGCTGCTACTTTTGGTGGCGAAGCAATCAAAGGTGCTAGTGTGAAACTCCACCGTGCTTCAAATGGTAAATGGGTACCAAAAATCCCTGGTTTCACTCTTGATGAAGTTGCTTACTTGCTTGAAAAAGATGTAGAACTTTCAGAAGAAATGACTGATGAACAAGTTGAAATTGCTCGTCAAGCTCTTGAACAACGTGATGCTGAAATTGAAGCACAACGTGTTGCAGAAAAACAAGCTTTAGTAACAGAAGCTCTTGAAGGCTCAGGTCTTAACTTCACTTATGACCAATTGGTCTGTTTGCAAAAAGCTCTTGATGCTATTCGCTAAAAACAACACACTATTTAACAAAAAAAGAAAATCACACTTCAGTGTGATTTTTTTATTTTTTAATACACTTTTCGGTTGACAAATTCATAATTGTTTGATAGAATATATAATATAATAAGAAAGGGGAAAATACAATGCCTATTTTAGAACTAGACGCTAGTCAATATGTGAAGCAAGGTCGAATTTTTAAGAAATTTGATTCTAATTTGCTTGATTCATATATGGACGGTAGACAAAATAACTATAATATTAACTTAGCAGAATTAGATGACCAAATTTCTGATGGTATCGTTTATGCTGACCGAAATGGTAAAATGATTTACAAATTTGGAGCTAAGAAAATTATTCAAACAGCAATCACAAATGGATTGGAAATTAGTGGGTTGTCTAAGGATTTAGAAATGAAGCATTATTCATTTTGGGTACCTGATTTATATTTTGTTTCATTTTACAGTTTTAATCCAAATGAAGATTTATATATTGCATACCGTAGCAAAGATGAAGAATTTATTTGCTTGACAAATATTTGGCCTGACGGTTCGAGCTATGCAGAGGATTATTTCCCTAATGGTGACCGATTAACTCTTAAAAGACTTTGTAAGGGTAGCATGATGTCAGATGTTAGTTCGAGCGATTATGACGCATGGAGAAATAATGCTGTCACTCGTGCTAGTCAATTTGTAAATAAATTTGTAAGTGCTCGAGGAAATTCTGACTTAGATTTTGTTGGTAGTGCATTGCGAAGCAAAGTACCGAGTCATAATATTAAAAAATGTGCAGTATTTCTTGGCACAATTACAAAAGAACAAGAAAATGTAAACACTTATGAAGAGTTCATGGAATGGACTAAAAATACAAAATGGTTTAAATAAAAAGAAAGTGAGAAATAAATAAAATGAAATTAGTAGAACTTTACTCATCAGAACAATTTAAAAAAGAATCTGACCGTGGTATGATTAAAACAGTTATTGTCGGAAAAGACGGTACGTATGAAGAACAAAATTCTTGGTTAGGTACTTCTCTGAAAAAAGTACATGATTATGGAGTTATTACATTCCCCGAAGTTACTGAATTTGTAAAAGTAAAAAATGTAAATGTTACAAAAATTCCAGCAATTGCCATTAAAACAGTAATGAAATGGTACAAAGACATTACTGATAAGAATGGAGAAGAAGCACAAGTAAACTTTTATCTTAAAAGTCGTAAATTGGGCGGAACTCCACAAGATGGTATTTACAAATTAACTTATACTGAAGAAGATGAATTTGGAATTGAAACAGAAAAGACAGTTAAATTAGAAGATATTCCGGGGCTTAACTTTTGGAATGATGATGTATTCTCATATACACCAAAACAAGAAAATTCACACGGCCAAACAAGTACAGATGACCCAATCTATACAGCTCTAAATCAACAATATGGAATGTTTTTGGAAACACATTCACATAACAGCATGCCAGCATTTTGCTCAAGTACTGACTATGCAAATTCTCAAAATGACGCTGTTCAATTAGTATTTGGGAAATTCAAAGGCTCTCATATTGAAATGTATAACTGGATTACAGTAAGTCAAAAGCTTAAGGAAGGTTTTGATGCTCATGTATTGGAAAAATTTGTAGAATTTCCAACTTATTCTGTAAATACAGCAGAAAAGAAATTGAACTTTGATTTTTCTGTACTTTCAGGTGTTGATGAAACAATTCTTGAAGAATGGGATAAACAAGTTATCAAACCTAAACCTATTGTACGTTCATTTGGATATGGTAGTTATGGTGGCGGATATGCTAACACAATTTGGTCTACTTCAGATACAACTCGTTCACCTTGGACTCCAAAACATGGTTCTACTGTAACATCATACAAATCAACTCCAGCTAAGATTGAAGAAGGTTCTGAAAAAGCAATTATTGATTTACTAGAAATGTATGGCAATGATGCAATTAGTGTGATTGAAAATCTAGTAAGTATTTACAAATCAGCTATTTCAAATGCTACTTATGTAAGCAAGACTGAAACAGAAATTCAAGATGAAATTGTCACTCTTGTATCGGATGCAATTGATGAACTTTTCTAAACGCTAAATTTTGAGAAAAGTTATCCAAAATTGGATAACTTTTTCTTGATTTTTTAAGCATTATATTATATAATAGAATTACCGAAAGAAAGGTAGGACAATATGAAAAAAAGATTAGAAGTAAAAATCATTGATACTGCAAGACGATTAAATAGAAGAGTCAAATCAGAATATACTTTATTAAATCTAAATGAAATCTTTACAGGTACAGAAGAATTTGACTATGTTGCAGCTGCAAAATTAGGTGTTCTTGATAAATATAAAACTATTCTTGAAACTGGTGTAATTGCTGATGTTGATAAAAGTTGGAGTTCAAATAGTGTCTTAGGAAAGATTGTTGGTAATGATAAAATCGTTAAATTAGTAAATGCAGAACTTGCTGAATTATTTCCAGCGGACGTATTTGAACAAAGTGAAAATAGCACTTATTTAAAATTTAATCCAAAAAATGCTGATAAGATTAGAAAGATTGACATTATCACATGGCTTCGTACTCAACCTAATTTTTATAGAGATGGTTCAACTTATGGATTGTCAACAAAAGTAAACGGAGCAACTTATCATACGAAAATTCTATTTTAAGGGGGAAGCAAAATGAATGAATTTCAAAAACATTTATTCAAGTTAAATGAAGTTAAATTTTCTGATTATAACTTGAATTATATTGACAGTAATAATGAAGATGAAGAAGGTGTGATTGTTGTAATCACAAATGACTTCGAAAAAGCTTTTGCTTTCAAACCTTACAATCGTATTGCTAATAAAAATGCTTATCTTGTAATTGAAGAAGAAACTGACTTAGAAGCAATTGTAAAACAAATTTTAGGAGAAGATAACTTCTGTAATCTTCCAAATTTAAGACAATTCCATAATGGGCAACTTTGTCGCTATCTTAAAATTGTAGAATTTTCAAGTTACAATACTGATGCTTTTACTCATCTTAAAACGTATCTAAAACATAATTTTGAAGAAACTGAAGATGATGTAAAACATTATGAACTCTTTGACAAGAATATTGTGATTGTTCCAAAAGAATTTTATGACTTAGCAAAAGAAAAAGTCATGCCAGCTGCATAGAAAGGGGAGTTAAATATGTCTTTAAGTGTTTTTTTGATTTCCTTGAACAATGCTTGTCGGGAATTTAATCAACAAAATAACATTCAATTAGAAGTTTCAGAAGTAAATATTGATTTTGACTCTGAACGCTTTAAACAATTAGACAGATTGTTTGATTGGAGTACAGAACGAGGAAAGGAAATGATTCAACGCTTGTATGTTGAATAAGGTTAAATATGGAAAACAAAACAGAATTAGTAAAACTACTTAATCAAATTTCAACGCTTTTAGAAGGTGAAGAAGAGCGCTTTAAACATTTGCTAGAACAATTGAAAACTGCTATCAATACAAAAAGTATTGCTCGAGAAGCAGAAACATTAGCAATGAACTTGATTGAAGAACGTTATGGTAAATTACCAGAGATTACTAAAATTCAGATTGGTAATAATAAACCAAAAGAAATTAAAGGCTTGACTCACTCTTCTTTTAAATCCATTTTGACTTTGCTTGCAAATGGAGAAAATGTTTTGCTTAATGGTCCGTCAGGTACTGGTAAAAACGTGCTTGGTAATCAAATTGCTGAAGCATTAGGATTGGAATTTTACTGTACTCCAGCTATTCGACAAGAATATAAATTGAGTGGCTTTATTGATGCAAACGGAAACTTTGTTGAAACTCCATTCTACAAAGCTTGGACAAATGGCGGTGTTTATCTATTTGATGAAATGGATGCTTCAGATGCTACCGTTATTCTTAATATTAACTCTGCTCTAGCAAATGGTTATTATGAATTTCCTATCGGATTGAAAAAGAAACATAAAGATTTCTATATTCTAGGTGCAGGCAATACTTTAGGAAATGGTGGCGACCGTATCTATACTGCTCGTGAAGAATTAGATGCTTCTACAATTGACCGATTTGCTGTAGTACCATTTGGATATGATGAAAAATTAGAGCGAGAACTTGCTGGAAATGAAAAGATTTATGAATTTATTATCGCAGTTCGAAAAGCAATTGAAGAAACTGGACTTCGCTATGTTGTATCTATGCGAGCGACAAAAAGTTTAGCACAATTGTATGGCAAAATGGATATTCAAGAACTTGTTAAATATGTTGTATGTAGAAATATGCGAACAGCAGACATTAAAACAATTCTTTCACGTTGTAAATGCCCAGTAGATAATCCATTCTATATTGCTCTTAAAAATATTGATTAACTAAAAAGAGATTTTTATAATCTCTTTTTCAGTTTAAGCAGCTTTAAGAAGAATTTCTAATAAGACATAGAAATTATCATTCATCTATTAAAACTGTCTTAGCTGCTGAGTAACAGTCGCTAATTATCATTTAAATTATTAACTATTACTTAAAGATTATTCTATAACTCACTCTTCTTTTTTATAGGCTTTATTCCAACGAGCTTTGAAAAAGCGAGGTGGGTTATCTATTTAGTTATTTATTTAGTTGTTTATTAGTTATTTATAGTTATTAGCTAAAAAAGCGCTGTTTTGCAAAGCGCTTTAGCTGTTGTTACTCAACTGTTTAGAGCATCTGTAAAATGGCGTAATGATAAAAAACAGTATTTTACCGGTGATTATCAGTATTTTACCGGTTTTTTTGAGTATTTTTGGTCATTTTTTGAGTATTTTACCGGTTTTTTTGAGTATTTTTGGGCCGATTTTAGTATTTCATTACTGAGTATTTTACCGGATTTTTAATTGCTTTGTTTTAGTTTTGAATGATTTCACTGAGTATTTTTGGTCTGTTTTTGAATTTTATATATGAGTATTTTTAGGCTTTTTCAAAATGCTTGATGAGTATTTTACCCTTGATTTATGATTTGACTTATGGGAAAGTTTATAATATAATAAAAATAAATAAAAAATGAAAGTAATGAGAAACTATGAAAGACGTTATTGAAACAGTAAATACTAAAATCAAAATTTATAGTAAAGAAGAATTTGAAAATGTAGCAAAAGGTTTAAGATTGAGCAATCGTAATAATCAATCTGAAATGGCTTCGCCTGAATTTGCAGGTACTGAATCTTTAGCAGAAGCAGAAAAATTACGAAGCGATGGGGATATGGATAGTTATAGACAAATCCTATATTTTGTTAATAAATTTATTTCTTATACAAAGTATAATAAAAAGATTTCAAAAAATAAAGAAGATGTAGTAGGATTTTCACCTAATGTTTCAGCGACACTTATGGGTGTTCCTAAAAATATGTTTAATCGTGAAGAACGTAGACTTCCTATGAAAGAGATTTCTATTGCAATCTCGCCTACATTTAGTGCAAAATATACCACACAAGAAATTATTACATTCGGAACTGTAATGATTAGTTTGATTGACAAATTAGAAAATGAAAATATTAAAGTTAATCTTTATGTATTGTTTAATATGGGTGTTGACTCAGAAGTCATTAAAGTAAAACATAAAAAAGAACGACATTATTACTCTCCTATCACACAAGCAAAAGCAAGTGTTTATGACATTGGAAGATTGTTTAAATTAACAGATAAGAAGATTGCTAGATACAAAGATATAGTTAAAACTTATTATGAAACTTTCAAACCAACGAAAGAAGAAGATTTTAATACAGAGGGATTTCTTTATCAATTAAAAGCAGCTTCTGACCCATTGAATACATTTGATTGTGCTTATTATATTGTAAACCCATCATTCTTACGCAGACATTGCTTGAAAATTCTTGAAACAGACCCATTCTTTACTGATGTTACGTTTGATAATTATGGAGTAGCTTCTCTTAAAAGTGCAGCCATGGCTGAACAAGCTATTAAGAAAAAATATAAAGATGTAGCATTCTTTTCTGTTTGGAATAGCAAATTCACTGACCCAGAGAAAATTGGTGATTACATTGAAGCTGCTTACGCTCGACTCAATAAAGAATTTCCCGACATTTTCAAGAAAAAACAAAAATAACTATAAGACGCTAAAACTGTTTCTAAGCTGTTTTACTGCAAAGTCGATACATTTATCGAAAAACAGTTTTGACTGTTTTTGCGTTTCACTAGTGACGATATAACAGGTATCAAAACAAATACTACATAAGATGAAAAGGAGAAAAATTATGGCTAGATATTACATAACAACTGAAAAAGAATTTATTAAAGAAACTGACGCTCAATCAAGAGAACTAATTATTACACCTAATCAATTGCTTTGGAAAGATACTTCATTAGTAAGTTATAAAATCGAACATATGGAAGATTATAATAAGTTAGTTGAAGTTAAAGAAAATTATTTCTATTTCTTAGTGGCGAGAGAATTAGCTCGTAACGTTTACACAATGAAACAATTCTTAATGATTGATGAATTAGCTACTAGAGTAAATGATTTAGAAACAAAAACTATCGCTTATTTAAATTCTATGTTAGATGATACTAATTTAAAATACTCTGAATTAGAATTAGTATTTAATAAACGAATTATGGATTGTTTAATGAGTTTGACTCCACCATCTCATGGAGATTATTTATATTTTATCGGATTGACTAAAAATGATGAAAAAGCTCGTGAAATTATGATTAACAAACTAGAATTAGCTTTGGAATACTCATTCATCAATAATAACACTTTAGGAGAAGTGGAATTATGGAATGAAGCTTTAAGAACTCTTTATTATGAATAAGCCAATAACATTAGCAACTCTAAAGTCTTTTAAAAAATCATTAGCTATAACTTATAAATATGCTTATCAAGATTTACCAATGATTTATAGACGATTGCTTGAAAAAGGACATTATATAAATATTTACAAAGCAGAATTAACTGAAGAAGAATTATCTGTTATTCTTTATGCAGCTGATAACTTAATGGCTCTATATGGAAATATTGCTCATCAATTACTCTATTATTCATTGATGAAATACTTAGATTTTTTAATTGATAAATATTCAGGCACAAATTTAGATATAAACAACAATAAAGATGAAATACTAAAAGAATGGAAACGCATAGGAGAATAAAATGCTAGAAATTTTTAAATATAACGCTATCAGAGATATGTTTAAGCTTAATATGACAGCTAAAGAACTAGAAACAATCTTTAAGGATTACAAAAAGAATAAAGCTATTTCACCACAATACAAAAAACAAGCTGATGAAATTGCTAAAGTTATTTCTAACAAATTAGAGTTAAATCACTCAGCTGAAGAATGGCTAAATGCTTTGGATAAAATGTTTTAAGAAAGACTTTAATTAGTCTTTCTTTTTTGTTGACAAAATAAAAAATGCTTGATATAATTAAAATACAAAAATGAAATGAGGTAATTATTATGAGTAACAACAAACAACTACAAACCGCTTTAGAAATTGCAGTAATGGCTCATAAAGGTGTAACACGCCGAAATACTGACCCTTATATTTTCCATGTGCTACGTGTAGCTAATAATGCTAAATATATTCGTACAAAAACTCAAAAAGCTGCAGGTATTCTTCATGATGTTATTGAAGATACTCCACTTAACGCTGAATTTTTACGAGAAAAAGGAATTGATGATGATGTGTTGAATATTCTATCTTTCCTAACTCATGATAAAGAAAAAACAACTTATTCTGATTACATTGATAATATTTGTAATAACGTTGATGCTATGCTGGTCAAATTGTCTGATTTAACTGACAACCTAGACCAAGGCACACTTTCTGTTATTACAGACCGTGACCGAGAGCGTTTTATTGTTTATGAAAATGCTCGTACTAAAATTATGAGTACTCTTGCTCGTGACTACCCAGAAACATTTAAAGAAATTATGAAAACAGGTAATTAAGAAAGGAGTTATAAAATCATGGATAAGCAAACAAAAATTAAAGTAACTAATAAATGGTATGGCGATTTAGCCACAATTTACTCTATTAGAAACTTGGAAGATGAAACACTTGAACCTGTATTGTTATTTTATAGTAATGGAAGTGCTCCAAACTTCATTCGTAACCAAGAAATGACTATTGAAGAAGTTGAAAATACTCGTCCTTATAAAATGATTTTATTTAACTCATGGGACGACATTCCAAATGACATGGCTATGGCACTCGGATTTTAAGAAATAAGTATTAGAAAGATAAAATAAATGACTAAACCAAAATATTTTAATGATGAACGATCAGCTAAAGCTCAAGCACATATTCAAGAAATGAGCAAGAAATACTCAGAAGATATTCTTGAAATTGTTTATGCTTCTACTATCTATATGGAGCCATTGGATAATAAAGTTAATAAAGCTACAACTAATATTATTGTGGATAACATTGATAGTGTAAGTGCTATTTATAAACATGGTAATTGGAAAACAGCTGTGCTTAATTTTGCTTCATTTTATAACCCAGGTGGTGGTTTTGCGTGGGGAACTATGGCACAAGAAGAAGCTTTATGTAGTGAGTCTGTTCTATACAATGTTTTATCTAATAATAAATTTAAGAGTTATTATGCAAATAATGGTAAGGAAGTTTTTGATTACAAATTTGCTGACAGAGGAGTTTACTCTCCTAGTGTAATTTTTGAGCGACCTTTTTGGTCAAATCTTCGTGGCGCTAATGTTAAAGTAATCAATACTTGTGATGTAATTACTGTAGCTGCCCCTAATCGCAGACGCCAAACAAAAACTTCTGCTGAAGAAAATTACAATGCTCTTGCTAAACGGATTGATTTTGTTTTAAGTATTGCTCAAGAACAAAAAGTAAAAACACTTATCTTAGGAGCATTTGGTTGTGGAGTGTTTGCTCAAAAACCTGAAGAAGTAGCAACTTTATTTAAAGAAGCTTTGAAACATTATCATTTTGATAAAGTTGTTTTTGCTATTATGCCAGACAAAGAGAATACTAATTTTAAAGTATTTTCTGAAATTCTAAATGGATAAAAATAACTGAGAATAGGGCTTTATTCATCAAAAAGTCCTATCCTTTGTTCAGTTATTGATATTAAATAGTACTTTTTTCAAAAACATAAAATTTTTTCATAAAAAGGATTGACTTATAACTCAAACCTGATATAATTATTTCTGTTGTTGATATTTAAACAACGTTTTCAGAAAAAGATGAAAAAATTTCAAAAAACCTATTGACACATGACTTTAAATAGGTTATAATAGAATTATAAATGATTTGATTTATCTTTTGGAGAGATGTAGAATAATAAATCTATACCTTTGCAAAAGATGAATCATTTCAAAAAATATAAAAATTTTTTCAAAAACCTATTGACACATAATTTTTGATATGATATAATCATTTATGTACTTTGAAATTTAAATATGCTCGGCTGGTGAAATTTGGCAAACACAGGGGACTTAAAATCCCCCGACCATTTGGTCTTGCGGGTTCGAGTCCCGCGCTGAGCATGATGTGGTGTCTAACAGCCACAAGTCCTCAATTGTTAGGTTAACCGAAAGGCTAAAATAAATTCAGCGTAATGAGGCATTATGTTTAAGTAATTTATTTTAGGGTAGCTTCCTACCGTAAAGACAGGTATGGTTTAAGTTAAAATAAGCGTAATAAATAAACAAAAGACTTATCACTTAAATCGGTGACCGAAGACAATCCGTATAATGGCGGTGACTTGTTCGTTGAAATAGAAACGGAAAACATTGGTAGTTGTTCATGACTGCCACCTCCTATTGACCTGTAGCTCAATGGTAGAGCATCCGGCTGTTAACCGGAAGGTTGTGGGTTCGAGTCCCACCGGGTCAGTTAAATTAACTTAATGAGCGATACGTTTTATTCCGAATGACCTCCTTAATAAATTTCGGGATTTATCCTCCTTTCATACAACACACGTTAAATTTTTACTTTTCTAATGAAAGTAAAGAAAAGTAAAAAATATTCTTTCATTGTTTTGTATCGCTCGTTATTTTAATTTGGGCCCATAGCTCAGACGGCAGAGCAGCGGACTTTTAATCCGTGGGTCGCAGGTTCGATTCCTGCTGGGCCCATTCCTAGTAAAATAAATATATATTAGGTGACCTTAGGCACAAACAGCAACTACTCACACTTTCTATTTGGCAGAAAAAAGATGAGGTGCCTAGTTTATACATTTTATACATAACGACATACAGCAAGAATTTTTTAATAACGAAACAGACTCCAAATCTATTTTTTCATTTTTAAAAAGTCGTTAGAGTTATATAATTAGTGACACACAGCAATTCTTCAAACTTAGGAACAAAACGTCATTTTGTAATTACTAAAATAAGAATCGTCACTAGATTAAATAATTTTTTTGAATATATTAGTGGCATACAGCAACTCTACTATGGAATGGACTTTTAATCTGTAACCCAAGAGGCCACTAGATTATATTAGATTAAATTGAATATGTTAGTGGCAATCAGCAATTCTTGTCAAACCAGAGGGTTGTGGGTTCGAGCCCCACCGGTTCAATTGAACCGTAGCTCAATTGGTAGAGCATCAGGCATAAAACAGCCACTAGATTTTTATTTTGGAACCTTAGCTCATAAGGCAGAGCATTCGGTTGAAGCCCGTTGCGGATAGGTTCGATTCCTATAGGTTCCGTTAAATTTATATTTTATATTAAATTGGTTGTCCTTGAGATGTAGGTTCAAATCCTGTACTGGCCGCCGGGTCGGTTATTTTAATTGGTAAAAATACAAGTAGGCATTAAATGAATTGAGAACTGGCACTTCCTTTCATACAATTTAATATAAGGTGATTCGACCGCCAATCGAATCATTTCTAGTCTTGGGTGACTACATATAAGAAGCTTCTAACTCAAGACTATTTTTAATAAGGGTCTCTAGCGAAGTCTGGTTAAACGCAGCGGACTGTAAATCCGCCCTCTTTCGAGTTCGGGGGTTCAAATCCCTCGGGGCCCATTTTTATTTTATATTAACTATTTATCGGGGTTCGACTAGTGGTTAGGTCACAGCTCTTTCACAGCTGTAGCGCGGGTTCAAATCCCGTACCCCGAATTACAAAAGGAATTATATTATGAATGAATTATTACTTGAAGAATTACTAGAACAATTAGAAAATAAAGGAATTGATATATCCAAGTTAAATATTCAAGAAATAACTGATGAAGATGATTTCTTTTAATAAAATTTAACACCGTTCGTCTAGCGGTTAGGACGCTGCCCTTTCACGGCGGAAACACGGGTTCGAGTCCCGTACGGTGTATTGGCATTTAGTAGGAGTTGTAAATGACTTCTATGATAAGGAAAGGGTCAAACTAAGCACGTGAATGATTGTTTGAGGCTCGGTAAAATAATGGATTTAAAATTCCAGTTGCAAATGGAAATTTAAAAAAGTTATTGCGCTAAATGGTGAGTTTAAATCTCCCAATGCCTGTTATTTAAGATAAGATTTATCTTATCCTAAATATAAAAATGACAGTTAAGACATTTTAAATACCTATATGGGTAATCTTGATATAAAATTTAACGAGTCACAAAGAATAAATACGATTTGATTGGCTTGCAAATCATTACAATTTAGGAGTTATTTTATTTATGAATAAAATTAAATTATTAAGTGTTTTAACTTTATCTACCGTAGTTTTGGGTGCCTGTTCTTTGTTACCTAAATCAACAGAAAATAAAACTGAAACAACTGAACAAGTAACAACTACTAGTAAAGAAGATTCAGTTAAAGAGAAAGTCACAAAGGATGCTACAGTTCTTTTAGATTCTGTCTTAACTACAGATAATGCTAAATTTAAGAAAGTTTATGGGGAAACCTATGACAAATGGACTGATGCAATTATTGCCGTTCAAACTAGTGAAAAAATTAAGGAAGATGGTCTTACTCCAGCTTCTGAATATTCTGTACAATGGGTAAAAGATTTTCCAATTGAAACACCAGAAGAAACAATTTCTAACTTCCTTAAAGTAAGACGAAATCTCTTTCAGAAAATTGTAAATTACAATATTAAAGATGTTGTAATTGATGATTCGGGAAATACTGCAACTGTTACATTTACATCTAAGAAGTTACATTCTCTTGGTTTAGCCTCATCAGTAAGAACAGTTCTAACTGAACTAATTGGGGGAATTGATAACCTCGGTAAATATAACCAAGCAGGTTCTTCTGAAACCGTTAAACGTTATCAAAACTTACTTTCTTATTGGATTTTCCGTCACTTATACAAACATGACTTTGCCATTTACTCTAATGTTGATGCTAACTTATCTCATGTTCCATTTACAAAAGGTGAATTTGACACTGAGATTAAACTCACAAAGGATAAAGATGGCAATTGGGTGATTTCTCAAGATGATTATAAGACTTTGCTATCAGAATTGGTAGATAGAACTGAAGGCTATGATACAATAGACCGTTCAGGACTTCCTAATAAGAAAGCAACTGACTCATCTGAAACATCTACAGACAAAGATAAATCAAAAATTTAATTTAAAAATTATAGAGAGTAGAACATCTTAAAAGATGTTTCCTCTCACTTTGGAGCGGTACCCAAGTGGCTAAAAGGGGGCGGTCTTGAAAACCGTTAGGTCGTTAATTCGGCGCGTGGGTTCGAATCCCACCCGCTCCGTTATATAGGAAGCTTGTAGTTGTCTGTGACCATCAAGCACAAACCGGCGTTACTCAAAAGGGAACGTTTGTAGTAATGTGAAAAGCATTACGATAGGTTTGGTACTATAATTAAATATAAATCCAAAAGTGCATTTTTCCGTTGGTTTGATGCCTGGCGTTATACAGTTCGCTTGCAGGTGTAAGAATGAACGAATGATTCAGAAAATAACTTGTTATTGGACGGAATCATCACGTTGGGAATTGAAAACTTAGTCGTGATGCTATAGTAATATAGCTATAAAACGGATATGAATGGCTGGTTCGCTAAAGACTAGAATAGGAAATCTAAACAGTCCTTACGGTTGTGTGGTAACAGTCCACACCAATTCATAAAGGTTATTGTCGGCCAACAATAATCGAATTGTCGCATAATAAATCTTGACTATATTAAGTTGTAGGTGGTGTCCTACTTTATGGCGGAATAAGTTCATCGGCTTAACGCATGATAGCATGACATTCAAAAGATGTTCTGAGAGGCGATTGCTTCAAAGTGTTATCAGTACTTATATAGGTAGAGATTAGTGCAAGTCTAGGATTCTAATACAGAGAACGAATTGCATATGAGTGTAATTCCAAGCTCAAGTGTTGAATGAGGTTGATGTCATGAAAGTGACTATAAGAATTTGCTAGACAAACGCTGTAAGAAATCCTCACGCAGTAAAAGATATGGTATCTTTGATGATAAAGATATTAAATTTACTGACCAAGATGTGGTGAACCTTTGGGGTATCAATCCTCACTTCGTGACTGAATATGGACGTTTAATTGTAGTTGTCAGTAAAAACTAAATCTGGCCCTATATTTTAGCTGGAGTAGCTCAATTGGTAGAGCACCCGCCTTGTAAGCGGAAGGTTGCAGGTTCGAAGCCTGTCTCCAGCATACTCTATAATAGATGTAATTATAAGAGTTCCTGAAAAATCAATGACTCATGTAGGTTGTCATGAATTTACATGAATAGATTTCAATGTTGGTTTATCTGTAATCCGAAGCATGAATAAAACAGATTGTGGTCTTTGCTTTACCATATTATTGTAAAGGTCAAAGCTTATCAGAAGTAATTCTGTAAAAAGTTGTTTCGATTGGAATTAGTGACTCCAATCTTTATCCATGAAATAACAAAAAATCATAACTATTAAAGTTATGTGGCAGTTACGTTAGAGTATTGCTTGAAGTGTTGAAAATTAGAAGTTAGTGCCGAATTTCTAATCGTACTTCATTGATAGGGTTTTCGGTGGACACCGCGGGGCATAAGAAAACCGGCCAGTGAAATAAATGGTGTAATTAAAGAAATTCTAAGATATGGCTTATAATTTCAAAAATTACTTAAATTTTTTAAAAAATTTTAATTTTGATATTGACAATAACTCAAATTTTGATATAATAGATACATAAAAACTTATAGGTTCTTAGTTTACCGAGAAAAATAAGGGTCTCCAAAACCTTAGAAATCAGTGCAAGTCTGATAGAGCCTGTTACAAATAAAAATTATTAAAAGAAAAAAGGAAGGTACGTAATCATGACAACATTTACAGTCGCACAAGATATTCATATGATTATTGATATGCAGCCGGCAGCCGGTACTGTAGTGCTTCGTCAAGCAAAAAATACCTTACAATCTAATAGTAGGATTATAAGTTAGCATTCAGCTCAGCTTAATAAATCAAACTAAGATTGTAAGAAATTCCTTACAATCTTTTTCTAGCTATATGGGGCATTAGTTTAATGGGAAAACACTACCCTTGCAAGGTAACGTTAGGAGTTCGATTCTCCTATGCTCCATTTCCATTAAGGAAATCATCATTAAGTGGACATAGTATAAGGGTAGTATGACGGGCTTCCAACCCGTTGGTGCGAGTTCGAATCTCGTTGTCCATATAAGGCGAGGTAGTGAAAAGGTATAACGTTGGGCTCATAACCCAAAATTGTCGGTTCGAATCCGACCTTCGCAATTTTAAATTACTAGGTGTAGCGCAGTTTGGTAGCGCACGTGCTTTGGGAGCACGGGGCCGCAGGTTCGAATCCTGTCACCTAGATAAAGCAATGATGAATTGCTTAAAGGAAAGGTTTTTATATTATGACTAATTTGAAAAAATATATCTTATCTTTGATTATAGCATTTGTAATTACCATTCCTATTGCAAGTGTTATTCTTACAATTATTTATGATACAGTAATCTTCTTGATTATCTCAACAATTATTTATTTTATTGTAATGACTTTAGTTATTAAAGGATTTAATTATGATAAAGATTAGTGTCCGATGGTGAAATGGTATCACAAGCTGCTGATAACGGCTAGTTACAAGTTCAATTCTTGTTCGGACAATACAATATAAATGCTTCTTAGTTTAATGGATATGACGCCGGACTACGAATCCGGAGATAAAGGTTCAATTCCTTTAGGAGCAATATATTGGAGTATAGACAAATTGGTAAAGTCACTGGACTTTGAATCCAGGTTTTGCTGGTTCGAATCCAGCTACTCCAGTTAATAAAATATGGCTTCGTAGCAAAGTGGTTATTGCGCTGGCTTGTCACGCCAGAGGTCGGGGGTTCGATTCCCCTCGGGGCCGTAACCCTGCCTAGGGGTAATACATAGTAGTAATACTATGAAAGGAAGTTTGACAAACTTTCGCCTGTCTTATGATGGGTTAACTAGGCAATACATTTTCAAGTTGCTCAAAAGGCACATTATATAAGCATAATCAGTGAGAAACCTTGAGATAGTTTCAGGCATGGAATTGCTAACTTCTTGTGCTAGCTAATGGAAGTTAGATGTGCGAAATATAAGGAGAATGTAAGGATTAACAGTTAGAGTCTTAGCGGATAATAGCGTAATCCATAACAATATTCATATGGTTGGCAAATCATTGTAAGTATTGTTGAATTTCAAAATCTTAGCGGATAGAGAAGTAATAAATTGGCGAGGAGCATTCCTTAGAACAAAATTTTATGGAACTCCGAGGCATAGCTCGTCAATGTCAAAGGTGATTAGCTCATTTGGTAGAGCATATATTTTGAGGAATATAGGGTAATGGGTTCGATTCCCATATTACTAACGAAGCGAAAGTCTATGTCAGACTTAGAAAAAAAGAGCATTAACTCCATACAGATTTATTCTGAATATGGAAACAATAGAAGCTCGCAAGCAACTATTGTTTTAATCCAATGATTTCCGCAAACTTGAGCCGTACAACTTAGGTCTAACGAAATCGGGTTGAGTATCGCTAAGTCTTAATGGTAAAAGTATCGCCAGCAGGTTTGTAACTGCGAAAGATGAATGCTTAAGAGATACGATTAGGAATAATCGTGGATAAACAACTAAACAATAAGGTTGTTAAAGACTCTTATTTAACGCTATAATCTCAGGCCGTTAACTTCTTATAGGGGAAGAGAAATCCTATTTTATGCTCTGTTAGCTCAGGGGGAGAGCACTAGTCTTACAAACTAGATGTCATTGGTTCAAATCCAATACAGAGCATTTCCTACATAAAACGCAAAATCGTTTATTGTAGTGCTTACGATGTAAGCATCTAGCGCCCGTGGTGGAATGGCAGACACGCTAGGCTTAGACCCTAGTGTCCGAAAGGACGTGAGAGTTCGAGTCTCTCCGAGTGCATCTTGTCTTAGTGTTAATAGGTTAGCATATCTCACTGTGACTGAGAAGGTACGGGTTCGAGTCCCGTAGGCATGATTAGGAAAGGGAACAATAATTGTTCTCTTTATTTATTTTTAGAGGTGTTTAATGAATAAAGAACTTGATAGAATTGTTGCTAATTCACCTGATGGGTTAAAGAACAATCCAATCTTCAAAGAGTTAGTAAATGAAATAACAAAAAATAAAGAAAAGGAGAATCAAAAGTGATTCTCTTTTTTTGCTATTGACTAGTTATATTATTTGTTATATAATGGTAATAACATTTATTGAAAGGTAAAGTAATTAAATGGAAAATTCAATCCTAGAAAAAGAAGATAAGTATATTAAAGATGGCTATAAACAAATCTATCCAAATGATAAAGATATTAAAGTTACTCTATTGAATGGGGTTTCAGATTGGATATGGATTTGTAGCTCTTTTCAAACCAGAAAATTATCATTAAGAGAAGCTTTCAAAAATAAGGGTAGCAAATTTCTTGATGTTGAAGCTGATTATGAAGGCAATTCACATATTCAATTACGATTAACCAAAAACTCTCAAAAACAGATTTATAGTATTTCGGATATTTTTATAACTAGTGATGATGAAAAGTTAATTCGCTTAACAGAAAAAACAGCTGAAGATTATGAGGGTTTTGTTCAAAAGATTGATAAAATATATTTCGATATAAACGAAGGTCGATTACTTATTTTTCTTGATAAGAATTTTGTAAGTAAAAAAGGAGCGAAAGCTATTGCTAAGAAAGCAAAAGAAGATGAAGTCAAAAAATCAATCTCTGAGTTATTTGAATAAAAATAGAAAGACAAATAAGAAATGGAAAATGCAATACTTATAGAAGATAAACAAATAGAAAAGGGCTTTAAACAAATATACCCAAATAACAATGATGTGGAAATAAGTCTGAAATCGTGGCGTGATGGTTGGCCTTGGATTAGCAAAGGTTGGGAAACTAGAAGATTAACTATTTATGAAAACATTAAGGAATGGAATAAAAATTTTTTTAAAGTTGATGTTGATTATACAGATGATTACAGTGTCAAGTTGTATCTCACTAAATCTTTTCGAACTAAAACTTATGGAGTAGATAAGATTTATATAAAAAATGGTGATGATGAGCCCCTGTGTTTAACTAAAGTAAATTCAAAAGATTACAAAATCATAGCAAAGAAAATAGATAAAATATATTTCAATATAAATGAACATAGTTTACTTATTCTTACTGATAAGAATTTTATCAGCAAAAAAGAGAAAAAACTCTTAAAAGAAAAATCAATAACGGAAGCCGCTAACAATTCAATTGAAGAATTATTCAACTAAAGAAAGCTTAAAACTTTCTTTTTTATTTTTATTTTGTTGTTGACAAAGGGTAAAATCTATTGTATAATAAATTTAGAAATTAAGGAAAAGGTGATAAACAATGAAATTAACAATAAAAGAAACAAAGAAAGCAATCAAAAATAATCAAACTGTTAAATTTACTCTTGAGCTTAATAATGCAAGAGAACTTGCAACTAATAAGAAATATTACAAACGCTATGTAAAAGCAGTTGTGAAAAGAGTTAAATCTTTTTATCCAACATTGGACTCATCTTATATTTTATCTGAATTAGAACGTTATGAAATCTTACCAAACGTTTCACGATTTGATGAAGAAGGTTACTTAATTCGCTATGGTAAACAAAGATACGTTACAGCACAAACGTTTGAAGTGAATGATAATAAAATCTATTGGGTTGATTTTGATTACAATGCCAATTACTTCATCGTAGACCAAGAATTAGGAATGAAATTAGATTCTGATGTTGCTGTATCTGATTCATTCTCAAATCACTTTGCAATATTAGTAAGCGACCCAAGCAGATTATTTCATGTTACAGATGAAGAATTACCATTATTCTTAAAATTATCAAAGACAGCACAAGGTTCTTTCAATATTGCAGTTGATGAAAATGTTTTTGCTGGAACAAAATCTAAACTTGTAAATCTTGATAAACAAAAAATTACTCGTAAAGCATATGAAGAAGAATTAAAAAATATTAGAACTAAAATTGTTGAAGTAAATAGAGTAATCTCCCCTATTTATGAAGAATTGACTACAAAATTCAATGATAAAGTAATCAAATCACAAAAAGTTGTTTCTAGTAAAATTGTTCGTGATTCATTCCGTGAAGTAAGTCAAAAATTCAATGAATTTATTGCTAAGAAATTAGGTTTACGTTGCGATTATAATTCTATTGCATTAAGTTCTGAAATTCGTTGGCCACAAGAAGGTGAATACGGTGGAGCATTATATCGTGAATATGATGGTACAATGTGTGTTCAACCAGATTTAGCAGACCGATACATTGAAAAGAATTACTCTAAAGAAATTAAAGCAATTAAAACTGAAATTGAAAAATTAAACAAGAAATTGGGCTCAAAATCACCAATTCAATTTGAAATTGGTTACGGTGTTTCTGTCGGTGATAAAACTTCTAACATTTATGCAGCTATTTCATTAAAGAAATTGCCAGAAACAATTGTCGCTAAATACTTCAACAAAATGGAAAATCTATTTAAATAAAATAAAGATTAAGAAAGTCAATTTTTGACTTTCTTATTTTTGTTGATTTTTTGTGAATTTTATTATATAATATAACAAAACGATACTGAAAGGTTGAAACAATGAACACTATTGTAGAAAATAAAAGTAAATTAGATAAATTAGTACAAGATGGGTATAAAATTATTTATCCTAATTCTATTGATGGATTGGATTTTGAAGTTATTACTGAAGAATGGTTTACAACAGCAGGTCTTATGGAAACTCATTATGTGATTGAAAAAAGTTTAAATTGTTCAGCATTAAGTTTATATGAAAAATTCTTCAAATACAAAAATGATTTATTCCTTAATTTCAGCACTCTCATTACATCAAAATTTGGTGATTGTTCTGATAAGAAACATATATTAAGATTCGGAAAAAGTGATGCTAAAAAAGAGTTCAAAATACGAAAATTACTAATTGTTTCAGACAGTATGGAATTTAAACTTGGAGATTATCCAAAATTTCAAGAAAAGATTAACTTTATTCTGTTCGACCCTAAAAATCTTTACTTAGTATTCTATATTGATGATAAATTCAAATCAAAGGAAGCTCAAAAAGAAGATTTAGAAAAGAATAAAAAACAAAATCTTGAAAATGAATTAGAAGAAGATTTGCAATCGCTATTTGATTAACACTCCAGCTCTAAGCTGTTTTGTTAAATGAATGATAAATGCTATTAAAAACGATGTGAACTGACTTAGAGTTGCTTAGACTGTAATGTAGTATCACTTAAAATGAAAGGAACAAATAAAACTATGAATCATATTGTAGAAGAAGAAAAGAAAGATATTTTAGCGCCTCATATTGAAGATGGATATAAAGTTATCTATCCTAATAAAAACGTAAAAATTGAATTAGTAAATATTTATAAAAAACGGGCTTCTCAGCATATTAAAATTGGGTTAATTTGTTCAGGCCTGAAGTTATGGGATAGACTTTCTACTTATAAAAAAGATTTATTCTTGAAGCCGGGTAACTTTGAAAAGGGGGAGAATAAATTAACAATTAGTAGAGATGGAGCAGAAGCTACATTTAATTTAGAAAGAAATATTTTTATTTATGATTTAAATAATAAATATTTTGGCTCAGAAGCAAAGTTCCCCGAAAAGATTGAATATATTTTACTTAAGCAAAATTTCAACACAACTCATTTGCGAATTATAATAGATGATAAGTTTAAAACAAAAGCTGCTCAAAAACATTACCGAATCCAAAATGAAAAGAGAAAACTTGAAGAAGAATTAGACTTGAACCTAAGTTAGTATAAGCGTTTCTAAACTGTTTTTTCGTAAAGTCGATACATTTATCGAAAATCAGTTTTAACAGTTTTAGAATTGCTTATATGACGATATAATAACCCTTAAAATGAAAGTGAGTAATTGTAAAAATGAATGAAATTGTTTCAGTGAAAGATGAAAATAATTTAGATGAAAATTATAAATTAGTTTATCCTAATAATAAAGGATTAGCAGTAAGACTGTATGAAAGCAACACATCTTTATTAACTCATTCATCTGACAGTTGTTTTTTGAGTTTTTTTGAAGTTTTGTTTAATATAAATGATTTGTTTATTGAAAAAACAAAGTATCAAAAAATCGTGTCTGAGTATAGGCCATGGTTTAGATTGGTATTTACATCTTTTAAAAATGACTCCTTTAAAGATGAGTACAATATTAAGAATGTAAAAGTTCTAAATGAACAACATAAATCAATAGAAATAAAATATCCCAAGAAAATTAAAGAGATTTATTTTAGTACAGAAAATAATACAGTTGCTATTGTTATTGACTCTAATTTCTGTTCTAAGCATGAGAAAAAGCAGACAGCTGAATTGAAAGAAAAAGAAAATCTTTCAAATAGTGTTAAAGATTTATTGAATTAGAAAGGTACACAAATGAATGAAATAGTTTCAATAAAAAATAAAAATTTTTTAGATGGGTATAAGCTCGTTTATCCCACCAACAACAAAGATTTAAAAGTTAATATTTTAGATGATAATGGTGATGGGCAACTTCATATCGGGATAAGTAATCTTGATTTAAACATGCTTGAAGAGGTGCTTTATTTCAACAAATTGTTTATTAGTAAATATAGCAAATTGATTTTGGAGAACCATATAGAAAATTTTAGCTCTGGAGTTACATTATTGTTTACTTCAAAAGAGGGTAAAGAAATAAAAGGCTTTGCAATAAAATCTTTGAAAATAACAGATTCTCACGGGGAGAAAGTTGATTTTACTCATCTTGAGTTAATTAAAGAAATTTATTTTAATGCAGATACTGGAGCTGTTATTATTGTTACAGATGAAAAATTCTGCTCTGCTAAAGAGAAGAAATACATCAAAGAGCAGAAAGTAAAAAATCATGAAAAAGCAATAAAAGAACAGAAAGAGAAAGCATTATTAAATAGTGTTGAAAATTTATTGAATTAGAAAGGCTCAAAAATGAATGAAATTGTTTCAACAAATAATGAATTACAAGATTATAAGTTAATTTATCCTAATGATAAAAAGTTAAGAGTTAATCTTTCAGATGGATTAACAAGTGCTAGTCTTAAATTTGGAAGTGAAACTGATAAACTGAACTTTTTTGAAAGATTTCTTAACTTTAACAATTTGTTCATTTCTAAATATGATTATCAAGCTTTTATGAAAGCTCCTGAGTTTAATACTAGGGCTTTGTCTTTGCGTTTCCTTTCAAATGAGGGCGAACTTGTGAGAATTTTCAGATTATCTCATATAAAAATAGTAAATTCTCAATATGAAGAAGTGCCAATTTCTCATATTAAACAAATAAAAGAAATTTACTTTAGTGATGAGCTTGGCTCTGTTATTATTGTTATAGATGAAAATTTCTGCTCAATGCGTGAGAGAAAAGATTTAAGAGATGAAATGAAAGCAAAAAATGAATTACTTGCCAAAGAGACTAGACAAGAAACTCTATTAAAAGAAGTAAATGATTTGTTGAATTAGAAAGGATTGAATCAAGATGAATGAACTTGTTTCAAATGACTATAAAGAGGATTTGCTCAAAGACAATTACAAACTGATTTATCCAAATGATTTGGGCTTGATTGTAACTATGAACAAAGGTGATACTAAAATTATTTTCAAAAGAGGATTTGACAAAAAGTTAGGACTGTTGGGCGCGTTTGAAAATAGTAATAAACTATTTGTTTCTTACCACATTTTTGATACAGCTAGACGATTAAACTCAAATTCTCATGAAAAATTAACATTAGAGTTTAAAGAGCTTAACAAATCAGAAATTAAAGAAATTCCTATTGTAAATATTAAAATTCTTGATGAACAAGGTGAGGAGTATTTAAATAACACATGGAGTAGACGAATTAAGAAAATCTATTTGAATACTGAAAAAGCTGCTCTTATAATTGTAATTGATGAAAGTTTTCAATTCCCAGAGCAATTAAAAGAACTTAAATTAAAGCAAAAAGCAGAAAAATTAGAGAATAAAATCAACTCATTGTTAAAATAAAAGGAGAGAACTATATGCTATTCAAATTGAAAGATACAGAAGTAAATGAAATTACACCAATTTATAAAGATGAACACTATGAAGAAGGCTGGTGTGAAACTTGTGGTGGCGAATGGGTAGATGCTGAAATTGAAATCGAAATTGTTTTTGGTGATTCAACTTCATATATTTATAGAAACAATAACAATGCTGAAATTAAATCAATTACTACAGTTATTAACTATCTATTTACACATTTAAACGAATTTCCTAACATGACGAAAGATGAGTTTATTAGCCATCTTAAGCACCAGCTTGATGAAGATTTCAAAGATTAGAAAGAGTAAAAAATGAATAACATTACTCAAAATTTCAAAGAAAATTTATTAGCTAATAACTATAAATTGATTTATCCTAACTCTAAAAAAATAGAGATTAGGATATTTGCTAAAAAACTCTTTAGCTTAACCAAAAAAGCACAAGATATAGAACAATTGACTCCAATTCAAAAAATTCTTTATTGGGGCCAATTGTTTTTGAATGAAGAAAGATACAAATTCATAAGAGAATTAAAGAAAGATGAGCTTTTGATTAAATTTTTTAATAAAACTGGTATTGAAGAAAAATTTATCTTTTCAACTGTTAAGATTTATGATGAAAATGGCTCTCCATATTACTCATTATATCCTAAGAAAATTAAAGAAATTTATTTGAATTTTAGCTCAAAAAGTGTTATAATTGTCATAGATGAAAGATTCAAGACTAAAAAAGAAAAAGCTTGGATTAAAAAAGAAAAAAAGAAAGGAAACTTTACAAAGAATTTAGAATCTTTGATAAGTTAAACAGTGAAAGGAATGCCTCTAATGAAACTAGATAATAACATTTATGATAACAATTCAGTATTTGATACGAATGAAAAAGAAATCTTTAATGGTAATTTTAAGGAACTTAAAGAGTTCATGTCAAATACTTTCAATTTTAAATTGACTGATAATGAAAATATGGAAGTTTATGAGGATTTTAATGGTCGTGACTTTAAAATTCAAATGGGAATCCACATTGACCCAGAATTTCTAAAACAATTAGAAGCAACGGCTAGTGCAGAAGCAAAACTTGAAGAAATCTATAACAAAGTTTTTGGCAAATTCTCAATTAAAGAAATGTTAGAAATGATTAAATCTAAAAAAATTCTAAATTTCATGGAACAATTTATGAATGAAGTACCACTTGGTTTTGACAATCCTTATGAAGCAAATTACTTTATCTTTGAAACTGTAGAAGATTTTATTGAAGCAATGATTGCTCAACTTTACTACAAATACAAAGAATCTGGTATTATGATTTCATTTTGTCCTAATACTAACATTACTACTGATGAATTTATGTTCACAACTGAATTATTTGCTACTCAAGAAAATGGTGAATATTATATTTTTGAACGAATTAGTGGCCAAGGCGAAACATTCTATCATATTTACAATATTAAAGATGGTAAATTATCAGCTAATGTTTGGAGAGAAACTATTGAATATAGCAGAGCTCTAAACGCATTGAATGAAGTATATAAGGAGAGAATCAATGAAGCAAATTAAAAGTTATGTTTTTGAAGCTGGAGATACTCTCTATTATGTAGATAAAGAAGGTGAAGTTTATTCTTTTGAAGTAACAGAAGATTTACTTAAACCTCAATCTGAAATGCCCACTTCATTCCTTGATAATTATGTTCTCAAACCATATACTCCAGTAACTGTTTATGACGATTTTGGACGATTGTGGTTATGGTCAGCTAAGGGGCAATGGACTGGTGCTGGTATGGCTTCAAGTTTTAATGTGGAATATTCAAGTAAAGTTGCTGATGTTTTTATTACTGAAGAGGAAGCATTTGAATTTAGTAAAGCTCGTAAGAAGCACAATGAAGAAAATGAATTTTTTGATTCTTATGCAACAATTCATATTAAGCATGCAGTATCAAATAGAGTGTTAGAATCATTAGCATTTACAAAATATTCATTAGTTGAGCTCATTAAATTAGTTAATATTTATAGAACAGAAAATACTCCAATTAAAATTTCTGTTTTGGATTATGAGGGGAATGAGTTCGCTTATTCTCAAATCGAAAAAGAACTAGAAAGATTTTATTAGAATGAATTATTTAAGTATATGTCAAGAATTAGACAAAGTGAAGAATAGCATCAAGTATCATGAAAGAGAAATTGAAAAAGATAAATCTAAAGTTGAACAACTAGAAGAATACAAGAAGTTGCTTGAAAATGGTGCTAAACCAGTTTATGTTGAAGCTAAAGAGTTTGTTAAACCTGTAAATCCTATATTTATTCTCCTTAAAAGCAAATTGTACTTTGAAGAATTAAAGAACGTTTTGTTGTACGATTACAAATCATTAGAGAAAAATCCAGTAACACTTATCCAAGATGAATGGCATGCTTTCAAGCTTAAGTGGCATTCAACATATACTCGCTCTGATGAAAGTAAAGTTACTTTTCATAAGGATTTGACAGAGGATTATTACTCAGAATTACTTTTGGAACTAAATAAAATAGATGATTTAAATATTGAAAGAACAGCACAAAGTCTTTCTATAATTCAAAACGGTCAATTTCCAACTCGTAAACATTCTGGTCAATTTGATTATGGAGTATTAAAGGATATTGTTAGTTTTAAAGTGGAAAAATTTGAAAAAGTTTTACAACTACTTAACTTCCCAAAAGAAATAGAAATTTCTCTAGGACGAGTGCTGTATGTTCTTAATGAAGATACTAAGGAATATGAATTACAATTTTTAAACTTGAAAGATGAGTTGCCAATAAAGGGGGATTTATGTGGTGATAACAACATTAAAAAACAATGGCCAAATAAAATTTTTACTGAAGATTGATGAAGAAAATGACTTGCTTACAAATAGTTGGGTTGATGAAAGTTTTGAATATCTAGCTAGGGCCGCAAACAAAAAAGATACAGATAGAGATTTAATCTTAACTATCCGAAAAGGATTAGGACAATTAGAGTACAATATTAAAAAATTAACTTATGAATATAAGGGTCAAGGCAAAAATATTAAAGTTAAGGAATTAGAATTAAGTGATAACTCTAATAGCGAAACTGAATTAAAAGTCATTTTTGAAAGAAGCTTCGCTATACAAGAAAAGATTTATAACTATCTAAAAGCTCAAATAAACCATGCTCTAAAATCCTATAAAGATAAGAGAGCAGAGCTAAAACGTTTTAATCAGCAAGAACTTGAAAATTTAATTAAAAATAACACAAAAGAAAAGAAAGATTAGTTAAAATCTTTCTTTTTTATTTGACACTTTAATACTTTTATAATACAATAGAAATATAAAGAAAAGAGGGATAAAACAATGAAAAACTATATGGATATTGTAAATTTAGAAAATGAGTTGCTTAATAAAAAAGCTAAACTACAAGAAGAATATGAAAAAGAAATGAATGCTATCAATAAAAGATTAGCTGAATATGAAGATTATAAAAATGATTTCAAGAATGGAAATGCTGAATTAGTTTTAGCTAAGGAATATGTTGAGCAATATAGACGATTTAACATTTTACTTTACTTTGCTCTTTATATGAATGACTTGAAGAAAGTGCTAAAAGAAGATTGGAAAGTACTTCTTGAAAAGAATTTACAATTGCAAGATAATGCTTATGGTGGAGATTGGACTAAATATACTCTACTTGTTCAAAAAGGTTATGGAACAAATTATCACCCTAATTTAGGTTCAATTGAATTTTCAAAAAATACACCGTCTGAATATTTTGATACTCTTTATATGGAGCTAGAAGATAAAGTGATTAAAAATTTAGAAACTGTTAAAGGTAGTGAATATAATTACGCCAATCGGTTCCCTAACAATGACCCGTTCACTTATTTCAAATGGTTAGATTATAAATTTGCTTTTAAACTTAAAACAGATGATTATGACTATACTAAATTATTTAAATTGCTTAACTTTCCAGAGCAAATTGTTATCCAAAATGATGGACGTAAAGCTATGTATAAGCTAATTGATGATGTTTACGCTTTCCACACTTGGAATTGTGCTACTGAAGAATGGGTAAATGAATATGAAGAATATTTGAAAATGAAAGGTAAATAAAATGATTGAATCATACTTAACAAAAGATGAACAAAATGAGCTAAGACTTGAAGAAATTCCAATTTTAGACAGACCTGAAACTATAAAATTTGAATTTACTAAAGATAGTACAATCTTTTTACCAGATGAAACAGAATTAAAGATTGAAAAAGTTAATGGTAAATATAAGCCAATTGATTTTGATTGGTACTTATCACCAGAAGAAATTACTAATAAAAATATTATGGAACCAAAATATGGTGGAACTTGGATTGATAACAAATTTATTGAAAATAAAGAATATAAATACTTTATTACTGAACTTGCAGCTCTAGTTGATAGTCTATAAAGAAAGAGAAGTGGAATATGAAATATAGCAACATGGAAGAATTGAAAGACATTCTTACTCAAAATAAATTCATTAAAGAACCTTATAAAGTAAATTTTAATTTTGATGAAGAGTTTGAAGAAGTAACAATCAAAATCAGTAATAATGATAAAATGGTTTATGATAAATCTTGTCATATTACTGGTATGTCTGCTCTTCTTAAAAATATTGAAGAAGAAGGCTACCCTATCCTTATTAAAAAATTAAAAGGCTATGATTCAACATTACCATTAGAAAACATTGGTAAAATCAAATTGAAAGAAGAAGTTATCTTTACCGACCCTTGCTATACGCCAAATGAAGCAAAAGATAATAAAGTAAAGATTAAACCAGGTACTTGGAATGTTGCTTATGCACAACTTGGTATTTTCTCAAGTCGGCCTGAATATTTAATTTTATTCCATGAATCATTTAACGAAACTCCCAAACGACTAACAAAATTACCTTTTACAATTGGAGTTGATTCTGGGCAACTTGGAATTACTAATGTTTCTGAATATGAGGATATTTATAGCCGTAACGCAGAAAGATGGTATGACTACATCTGTGAAAAAACATATAGACACGTTGAAAAGGAACTTCCCCCAGGTTATAAAAAATTAACAAGAAAATACAAAGCTACAGATGTATTGTTTTCACGACTTATTGCTATGCAAGATAAAGAATTACTTAGTTCAATTGATAAACTACGTAAGCAAATAAAGGAAATGGAATTAGAATTGAGAGACTTCTATCCAAATATTCCATACTACACTCATTTGTTTAATGATAACAACAATTATCTCGATTTATCCTTTGAACCTTATGTAACTCATAATGCTGTTTGGTCTAGCACAGCATATGGAGATGGTGTTTACCCAGTAAAAGTAGCAAGAAATAAAGATAAAGAAATTATTTATATTAAAGTAGACATGAAATAAAATAGGAGATTATAGAATATGACAAAAAATTTACAAATGACTCAAGCAGAGTATCATTCATTAGAAGAAAAACTTGAAGAACTAAAATTAGTTAAACGACCTGAAATTATCGAGCGTATCAAAATTGCTCGTAGTTACGGTGACTTATCTGAAAACTCTGAATATGAATCAGCTAAAGATGAGCAAGCATTCCTTGATACAGAAATTGCTAAATTAGAAGAACGACTACGCTCTGCCCAAATTATTAACATTACTGACACTCAAGAAAATATTGTAAGTATTGGACGAACAGTAAGAGTATTAGAATCAGATACCAATAAGGAAGTAACTTACAAAATCGTGGGTATTTCTCATGCTGATGCTTTTGAAATGAAGATTACTCAAGAGTCACCAATCGGGAAGGCTTTGTTCGGACATACTATTGGAGATACAGTTCATGTATATACTCCAGTACCACAAGAAAGCTATGATTTAACTATTCTTGATGTAACTTACTCAAAAGACTAAAACTGATTTTGAACGTTGTTATATCGTCATATAAGCAACGCTAAGACTGTAAAAACTGGATTTCGATAAATGTATCGACTTTACGAAAAAACAGCTTAGAGTTGCTTATTTTTCCATATAGAAAAGGAGTTTAAAAATTGGAAAAAAGCAGAAAAGAAAAAACGACAGATAAAAAATTGCTTCTAAAGCGATTTCTCATAGTACTTTTAATCATTCTATCGTGTGGAATGGCTTATTCTTATTACTTAGTAAAAAATGCTGAATCTAAATTGGAAGTAACTTATAAACCAATAGAAAATCATGAAGAAAATAAAGTTATCGAAGCTACTAAATCAATGTCTATTCTTTTAATGGGAGTAGATACTGGAAATAGTGAAAGAACAGAAACATGGGCTGGTAATAGTGATAGCATGCTTGTTATGACTATCAATCCTAAAACAAAGAAAACAACAATTACAAGCTTAGAACGAGATATACTTACAGAAATTGAACATGATGGAGAAACAATTCAAGCTAAATTAAATGCAGCTTATCAAATGGGTGGAGTTGATTTAGCAATTCCTACTATTGAAAAAATGCTAAATATGAAGTTTGACCATTACTTGTTAATCAATATGAATGGCTTAGCTAAATTAGTCGATGCTGTTGGTGGAGTTGATGTTGAAAATAAATTAGGATTTCCTATTACTATCCAAGACCAAGAAGTAGATAATCAAATTGTAATTGGAACAGGTAAACAACACTTAAATGGCGAGGAAGCATTAGTTTATTCAAGAATGAGATACCAAGACCCAGAGGGTGATTATGGACGACAAAAACGCCAACGTGAAGTTATCCAAGCTATTATTTCTAAAATGATTTCATTTGATAGCTTAGGTAATTATTCTGAAATTCTTGAAGCAATAAGTACTAATATTCAAACAGATATTCCGTTAAATTCAAGCAATGTGATGAATTTATTAGGCTATAAGAGTAGCTTGAACAATATTGAACAATTCCAACTTGAAGGTGATGATGCTACTATTGCAGGCATTAGTTATCAAATCGCTAAAGCAGATAGTTTATTAGAAATTCAAAATAGAATTAGAGAAGAACTTGGCGAAGATAAAGTAACTAAATTAAAGACAAATGCAGTTATAAATGGAAGTACAAGTCATAAAGATTCAGATGAACCTAAAAGTGTAAATAATGATGATGATTCATATTTTACTTACAAGAAAGAAGAATAAGAATGATTTTACGATTTCAAGTACTTGAACATGAAAAAAGACCAAAAGTTATAGATTTTGAATTTGATAGCATTAGCAAAGCACTTGATTTTCTTATGAAAGGGCGACCATTATCTGATTTTAATTTTGATGTAAGTCAATACTTGCTTTACACAAGAGGCAATATTGATAGTATTGTTTATCAAGTAACTCTATTAGATAAAGAGAGTGGAAAGAATATTGCTTTAGAAGATTTGACTTTCGAAGTGATTACTAGATATATTGATATGCAAGAATTTATTGAAAAGGTTTGTTTAGAAGATGAGTTGGAAGCTTATGCAGAAGAAGCCAAAGAATTATATCCGGGCTCAGCTTCACTACTTATGCCAATTCATACTTACAATGGATTACCAACAGAAAGAGTGGTTTAGACCACTCTTATTTTGTTATGGTTGACTTTTCATAAATCTTGTTATATAATACAATAGAAATGAAAGAATAAAGGAGTTTTTAATTTGAAGAAATATTTTATTTTAGGCGCTATGTTATTTAACTTTACTCATACAACAGTTCATGCAGATTCACCAACTATTCAAGATTCTGCTAAAGGAGAACTATTGTCTGATACTTCTGTTTCAACATTAACAGAATACAAAGAAAAAATTGCTAAACTATCAGAACTTACAACAAAAGAAAAAGAAGATTTCTTTAAGGAGCTTTATGCAGCTTCATCTAAAAATGATTTTGAAAAAGTTCTAAAAAAAGCTAATTCAAAAAACAATCAACACGTTATCGAAAGACAACAAAAAGAAAAAATTGCCAAAGAAAAAGTAAAATCAGAAAATGATAAAAAACCTATGCAAGTATTTGAATTGACTGCTATTTATGAATCTGGCAATCGTAACCCTGGAGCTATTTTAGGAACACTTGAAGATGGTGCTGGAATGAATTATGGCACATATTCATTAACTCAAAAATATACAATGAAACCATATTTAGAATTTTTAAGTAAAAATTATCCTGAGCTACGCTCTCAATTAACAGGTGAAATTAACTCTGATGAATTTAATGCTTCATGGAAAGCTTTGGGAGAAACAGAAACAGAAAAATTTAAAGCTTCTCAAGCACAATATATTTTTGAAACTAATATTATGCCCGTATTAGAAAAACTTAAAAAAGAGACTGGAGTAGATTTCCTAGACGGAACTCACTCAATTGGTTCTATTGGAATGATTTCAGGTATGATTCATAATGCTGGTCACGCATGGTACTCAATTATTAAAGAAGCTGCTATTACAACTAAAAATGAATCATCACAATTTAATGATAAAGCATTTGTTGAACGTATTGGCGGTTGGGTAAGAGATAACTACTCTGGAGTATACTCACAATCAATCCGTAACCGATACTCTAAACAAACACCTCAAGAAAAAGAACGTACAGAACTATTCACTTACACTAAGAAAGAAAATCTATAAAAGGAGCTTTAATTATGCTAAAACAAAAAGATAATAAATTTTACATTGGAAAAGAAGAAGTAACACTATTTGCTATTTATTTACCAGATTTATTTACAGATGTTCCAAGTGATTACTATTTCTATTTTAATCCAAAGAACAATAAATTTGAAATGGCTAGCGATAATAGTTTTGCTTATTGGGCTTCTCAAGTCTTTTATGATAGTAGTTTTATTGTTCTTGCTCAATATAAAAAATCAGAACGAATTGATTTAATTAACGATAAAACATTCTTATTTAAGTATTTTTCTGACACAATGGATAATGACGAAGACCGCCAAATCTTTTTGGAACATGGTAAAGAAGAAATTGATAAGATTCATGCTTCATATGAAAATATGAAAAGACTTCTTGCTGGAGTAGGTGCTGGATTATTTGACTCAGAAAAATATATTGTCCAATGGCTGCAGAAAGAATACGGGGAAAATTTAATCTTTAGTATTACTCCAAATGACTATGGCTATCTATTAAAAATTCATGAATATAATAAAGTTGCACAATATTTACATAAATCTAATTTCAATAAAGACTGGGGAAAGAAAAGAGTCAAAACCGAGTTAAACAATTTAAAATATGAATTAGCTTTTCAAAGAGCAATTACTCGTTCACTTGAAAGTGTAAAGGAATACGAAAAAGAAATAATCAAAGAAAAAGCTAAAAATATTTTATCAGATTGCAATATTGGTAAAATCGATAGCATTACAAGTAGAATTGAGAACAACGAAATTATTATGATGGCAAGACTTATCTTATTTAGTGGTGATTATCTTACTATTCACTTTGCTAAGGATTTTACTATAACACGAATTGCAAAATCAATTAAAGACAAAGGCCAGGAAGAAATTATTGATGGTATTACTTATATAAAACCAGGCTCTTTTACAGAAACATTTGCTAATATTAGTACAAAAATCAACTTGGAAGAAACTGATAAATGGTTACCAATTTTGGATAACTTATAAAAACTTATCTCATTCCTTGTTGACAAATCAGTTACTTTATTATATAATATAACTACAAATCACAAAGGAATGAAAACTATGAACTTATTAGAACAATACAAACAGTTACAGAAAACAAACTTATCAAAAGATGGCGATATGCAGCTAGGTATCGCTTACAAAAAAGAAAATGGATTGACTACAGTAAAATACCTTCATGGTGGAGTAGATTTTAATAATCCTTTATATAGACAAGCTCGTGGATTAACACTAGACTTGAATGGAAAAGTAATTTTACGAGGATTTGAAAAATTCTTTAACTGGAAACAATTAACAGAATATGAAAATTATTCAAAGGAATTTAAAAAAGTATACTCAGAAGTAGAATATATCCCTAATCATAAATATAATTTCTATGAAAAGTTGGATGGTTCACTAATTCTCTTAGCAGAGTATAAGAATCGTTTTGTAGCTGCAACTACTTCATCATCTTATAATCCATATACTCAAACTGCTCTTAAATGGTTCCACCAAAAAGAAAACCATAGAGAATTGCTTAACTATCTAAGAGCTAAAAATATTACATTAGCATTTGAATACATTTCAATCAAAAACCCAATCGTAATTCATTATACTCATACTGATTACGTTTTAATTGGAGCTCATGAAAACAAAACAGGTAAACGCTACTCACAAGAACAATTAAACAAAATTGCTAAACGTTTTGGATTTAACCAACCTAAAGTTTTCCAATATACTTTTGAAGAAATTCAAGAAGTTATGAGCAATGCTAAAGATATTGAAGGCTTCGTGCTAGAAAATACTTATGGAAAACTTATTAAATTTAAAACTGACGAATGGTTCCGCTTGAAAGATTACTACGGTATCTTCTTCGGACCACTAACAAATTCAAAAATTTCTACAATTATTGAAAGCTATCTTGCTGATGAAATTGATGACCTAATCGCTGTTGAACAACAACACGAACATTACAAACATTTAGGATTGCTTGACACTACTCTAACTCATGCTAAATATTTTGAAGATGAAGTTCTAAAAGCTTATAAAGTTACAAAACATTTATCAGACAAAGAACTTGGCTTGAATTGGAAAGATTATATGGAATCATATGCTTTGCCATGTGTATTTAATATAAGAAAAGGTGTTGATTGGAGAATACAAAGAAAAGGTGAAGGCCCAGTTACATTAGCATTATTAGTTCAAACAAAAGTAAAACAAGAAAGAGAGGAAGAATTATTAAATGGATAAGATTATTAACAATATGAGATACACTGACACTCATGTTTATTTCTTTACGGACCAAGCTCCGTTTTCAAACTTTTATAAAACAAGATTTTATTATAAGGGATATAACTTGCAATTTTCTGAGCAAGGATTTATGATTGAGAAAGCATTGTTATTTGATAATAGCAAAGCGAGTTTAATCGCTTATGAAAAACACCCTTATCAAGTTAAAATGCTTGGCCGTAAAGTGAGAAATTACAATGAAGCAAAATGGAATGAAGTACGTTATGATAAAATGGTAGAAGTGCTTCGTGCTAAATTTTCTCAAAATGAAGATTTGAAACAAATCTTACTTGAAACAGGTGACCGTATTCTAGTCGAAGGCTCTCCTTATGATAAGATTTGGGGCGTAAAAATCGACTGGAAAGATGATAAAATTCTTGACGAAAAGAATTATAAAGGAATGAACTTGTTAGGTAAGGCACTTATGCAAGTCAGAAGCGAGCTTAAATAGATTTTGAGGGTCGATATATCGTCACTAGCGAAACGCTAAGATAGTTAAAACTGAATTTCGATAAATGTATCGACTTAACGAAAAAACAGCTCAGAAACAGTTTTAAAGAGAGTTACTAAATAGAGCAACTCTCTTTTTCATTTGACTTTTTAGGTAAGATATTGTAAAATAAAGATTACAATAAAAATAAAATAGTAAGGGATAAATATGAAAGATAATAAAACTGAAATTGAACAACTATCTCGGAGAGAAGTTTTTAAAATGACTCAAGAAACAAAACGAAAAAAACGTAGTAAAAGAACAAGACTTCTAATTACACTTATTACTGTTGGAATTATTGGTGGAATTGCTATTGAGGGTGTAAATCTTTTATCAATCTATAATAGTAGTAAGGCTTGGCAAAAACAATCTAAAACGCCTATTGCTTCATTAGAACCTTATATGCTCTATCTAAGCCAAGAGGATATGGATAATCTTTCAGAATATACTTCAAGATTAAGTGTTATCTATGATAGTAATAAAGGTGTATTTGCTGAGGGAGTTACTCAAAAGGATTTAGATGAGTTACAAAAAGAATTTGAAAAATTAGCGCCCTCACTCAAAGAAAAAGAAGAAGCTAAATATAAATTAGTAAGTAATATGTGGAGTATGAAATCTGACTATGATGCAATGTGGAATAAAGAACATACTGCATTATTAGACTCTACTACACCTAAAACAGTAAGTGATTATGTGGATAAACACTGGAAAATCATGGATTCATATTTAGAAGATGATTCTATTCAAAAAGAATGGCTGATTAACACTTATAATGAATTAAATAAATTAAAAGATGATACTGCTACAATCTCTGCTTTGTTCAATATGTTTAATTCAACTTTTGATGTATCTGACAAAAAGATTATTGTTAAGAAAGATGTAAGTTCATCATCTATTGCAGAATGGAGTAAAGTTAAAGCAAATCTTAACTTCAGTTGGCCTATCGTTTCTAATTACATGACTGAAATTATTAACAACTCAACTAAGATTTTAGAAAAACATGATAAAGCTATCAATCTTTATACAGAATATAGTGGAGCTGCAGAAAGTAAAAATGCTTTTGACACTTGGAGTAAAACATATTCACAATATAATAACAGTATGATTAACTTGCCGAACTTTGTTGGAAAAGACATTGAAACTGTAAAATCTTGGGCTAAAGAAAATGGAATTACACTCATTATCAATAAAGTAGAAGATTCTGCTAAGAAAGATACAGTAATTTCACAAAATCCAACTAATTCTGATTATGCTAAAATTCTAAAAGGTAGTGCATTTACTGTTAATATTGCTAAAGAAAAAACAACTACTACTGAAACAAAAGATAAAGACAAAGAAAATAAAAAAGAAACAACAGAAGCAACAACTAAGGAGAATAACTAATGAAGATTTTAAAAAAGATTATGAAATTTATTTTAAAGCTCTTTAAATGGAGTTTAATATTAGGATTTATCCTTGCTCTTGTTGGTTTCTTAGCTGGAACAATTTATAGTGCAGGTGTAATCAAACAAACTCCTAAAATTACTGAAGAAATGATTACAAAAGCAACAGGTGGAACTACAAATATGTACGATTCAACTGGCCAAGTAATCTATTCTGATACTGAGCATAGACGAGATTATATTCGTTATGATGAAATTCCAAATAAATATATTGAGCTATTACTTGCAACTGAAAATAAGAATTATTGGAATGAAAAAGGTTGGTCATTTGAAGCTATCCTAGCTGCAATTAAAAGCAAAGGTGCTCGTGGTGGTTCTACTATTGAACAACAACTTATTAAAAATCTTGTTTTCTCAAGTGACATTAAAGACAGAACGATTGACCGTAAGATTAAAGAAATCTGGCTCGCTTCACAAATGGATTTAAACTTTGACAAGAAACAAATCTTGGAATGGTATATTAACTTAATCAATATGGGTGAGGGCTCTTATGGAGCAAATACTATTGCTATTACTTATTACGGTCAAAGTTTGAAAGATTTAACTGGTGATGATGCAGTAACATTATCTAAATTAGCTACAATCGCTGGATTAGGACAAGCTCCATCAGCTTACAATCTATATGATAACCCCGAATTAGTAGAAGAACGAAGAAATATTGTTTTACTAAGTGCTCTTAATAATAATAAGATTACTGAAGAACAATATGAAGAAGCTAAAAAAGTTCCAATTCAAGAGGGCTTGAAAGAGCGTTATTGGAGAAATGGAACAGTGTTAGCACAAACAAAAGAACATAATGCTTATGTAACTTCTGCTCTTAAACAAGTTCAAGAATTGGGCTATGATTTAGAAAAAACACCAATGCAAATCTATACTGCTTTAGACCCAAATGTTAACTCACAAGTAAAATCTACCTTTGATAATTTTTCTGGTTATAAAGATGATGAAGAACAAATGGCAGCTACTGTTATTGACCCTAATACAGGTTATGTATTAGCACAATATGGGGGAAGAAATACAGAAGCATTTGGTTTGAATAGAGCAACACAACAAACACGTAGTTCAGGTTCGTCTATTAAACCATTTGAAGATTATGGTCCCGCTATTGAATATAATGGACTAGGAACAAATTATATTTTAGATTCAAGTAATTATCTTTACCCAGGTACAAATGTAGTAGCACATAACTTTGGTGGCGCAACTTATGGAAATGTAACTATGGCATTCGCTCTTAAAATGTCATTAAACACTCCAGCTATTCGTATCTTGAATAATGTTGTTGGTTCAAACAATGCTAAGAAATTCCTAGCTGGAATGAACTTAGATACAGAAGAAACCTATGGAGATTCAACAGCTTTAGGATTGAATGTTTCAACTGAACAAATGGCAGCTGCTTCTGCTACTCTTGCTAATAAAGGAATGTATAAGAAACCACAATATATTACTAAATTGGTATTTAATGATGGTTCAGAAAAAGAAATTAAATTTAATCCAACAAGAGCTATGAAAGAAAGTACTGCATATATCTTATTGAAGATGATGGCAGAAGTCCCTAAACCTACTGGTACAGCTACTGATGCTATTATCAATCACTATAAGAGTTATTCTGTTAAAACAGGTACTGTAGGATACGGTCCCGAAGTTGGTTGGGCAACAAGTAATGATGCTTCTGATACTTGGGTAGTTGGAACAACTAAGAATGTTTCTATTGCTATTTGGAATGGCTATGATTCCCCTAATGAATACGGACATAGTGTTGATGTTTATGCTCACTCACAACAACGAGTATTTAAACAATTGATGTTAGCAATGAATGAAGGCAAAGATGTTAGCGATTGGGAAAAACCAGATACTGTAACAAGTTCTGACCCTAACAACATGAAACCAACTGATGTTGATGTTAACTCATCTTATATTGATAAATTCCCAGAGCCATATTTCACATTATCAGACACTAGTGTTAATAATAGTATCAATGCTTATTACAAAAAAGATAAATTATTAAAAGTGGAAGATGCTGGAGTAGAAAAATACAAAGTTCCAAGTGATTATAAAGAAGTTATTGATTGGCAATCAAAAGCAAATGCAGATATGCTAAGATTATTCAATGCTTATCCAAACAATCCTTTATACCCAGCACTTATCAACAATAATGCTTATTATCAAGAACCATAAAAAATAAAGGTAGCAATCAAATTGCTACCTTTTTATAAGTTATCTCCTAATATAATTTCTTTTTTCTTTACTTCTATATTCTCACCAATATTATCATTCATTAAGAAGAAACAACTGGAACTAGGAAGCATGCCCTCTGTTGTGAATATATAATATTGATTATCATATTCATAAAATGATTTAATTTCACTTATTCTATTTTTATAAACTACAAATAAGTTATAACATTCTAACTCTTGATTATATTGTAATCTTTCAAATGGCAAATTATCAATATTAACAAAATAATAATAAGATTGATTAGGTATTTTAGTTATAATTTTAAGCTCTAATCTTTTTAGTAACCTTTCTAATTCAATCTTTTTCAAATGTAATTTAACAATTTTCTTTTTCTCTTTATATATACTTCTTGATTCACTGTCAAATTTTCTTAATATTTCTTTATAATTATTAAGTGCTTCATTTTCCTTTTTGGAAAATTCTATTAAATCATTAGTATATTCATGAGTAAATCTTTCTATATGTTTTGATTTTAGATATGCCGGCACTTGATTGTATTTTCCATTCAATATGCTATCAATAGTCAAGCTGCCTGCTGTAATTTTCAAATTTGAAATTTTTCTAATATGACTAGCTAATTTTGCTTTGTGAGCTATGATAAGCACTCTCTTTTCATTCAATACATTTTCATATAATTTAGCAGCTTCTTGTCTAGCAAGCCATTCCTTTGAATGAAAATAACCCTTGACATAATTTTCATGTTTTTTTATAATAGTATCAATGGTAATTATTTTTTGCTCTAAATCATTTATTTTATTTTTGAGTGATGTATATTCTTTTAAATCTTCATCATAACAATTAGTATAACCTAATTTCTCAAAAATAGTATCTTTGAAATATAGCAAATAAAATTTAGCTTCGGAATAAGAAGAAAAAAGAATATTATTAAAGACTAAATCATTATCAACTGAGTCTTTATAGATTTTAATGAGATTAGATTGTTTTTCTATGTAGTATTTATTCATTCTATATTCTTCTCCTATAAAAAATGTTCATTAAGTTTGATATAATGTGTGATAACTGTAACAAAAAATCATAAAATCCAATAAAAAAGGAGGTGAAATTATGTACTTAACTGAAAAAGAGATTATCTATTCAACTGATGAAAGATTTAACTTGATTAAAGATTTGTGCCATTTAAGCAAAAATCTTTATAATGCAAGTCTTTATGATGTTAGACAATATTACTTTGAAACTAAATCATACAGAACTTGGCAATCACAAGTGCCAATTTTTACTAAAACTAAAAATACTGATTATTATGCACTTCAATCTCATGTTGCTAGTGAAGTGATAAAGCAAGTTGGTAGACAATTTATTAGTTTTTTCAATAATAAATCTAACAAAAAGAAACGAATCCCTAAATACAAAGATAAAAATGGTTATAACGTTGTTACTTTCAATAATCGTGCAATTTCTAGGAAGATTGAGTTTGATGAGGATAAACAACTTTATACTCATACTCTATGTAAGAAAAGTTATAATCTTAAAATTCAATCAACTAAATCAAATATTAAAATGGTAAAATTTGTTTATGATGAAGTTAATGACTTAATCAAGTGTTACAAGATTTATGAAGTTGAACAACCTAAGTTGAAAAATGATAATTCACGGTATTTCTCAATTGACCCAGGGTTAAATAATATTGTTGCTATTTACAATAACATTGGAATCAGACCGTTATTATACAATGGCAGACCAATCAAAAGTATTAACCAATATTACAATAAAACAACTGCTAAATTGAGGTCAGAATTGCCCACTAATATTAAATCATCTAAAAGATTAAAACAACTATCTTTAAAGAGAAATAACAAAATTGATTATGAGATGCACAAAATTTCAACTCATATTATCAATGAAGCCGTAAAAAACAACATTTCAAAAATCTTTATTGGCAATAACATTGGTTGGAAAAATGAAATTAACATTGGCAGAAGAAATAACCAAAATTTTGTTAATATTCCTCATACAAAACTATTCAATCAATTGCTATATAAAGGGTCATTAAATGACATTGAAGTTATCTTTACAGAAGAGAGTTACACTTCAAGAGCAAGTTTCTTTGATAAAGATGAATTACCTATTTATGATGAAACTAGCAAGTATAAATTCTCTGGTAGAAGAATAAAACGTGGCTTATATAAAGATAGTAAAGGCAATATATGGAATGCTGATTTAAATGGAGCAGCCAATATTATGAGAAAATGTTCAGACAAAGCCTATAAAGGTATAAGAAAAACCAAAGAAATGATGCGACAGCCAATTCTTATAACATTATAAGTAGCACTCAATTTAATATAATGAGAGTGTAGAGGCATTTGTAGGTATGCCATTATGAGAAGTTAAATCTTAATTTAACGAGTCTATAAAAATCAAATCATATTTGATTAACCTATAAAGAATATCTAAAAAAGCGAGGAAAATAAATGAAAAATAAGAAAAAAGCTGATTGGCTGGACTGGCTATTAAGAATTGCAATTGTACTAGGAATTATTGGAACAATTTATTTTAGCTATAGTCCAGCAAAAAATTATTTAACTGCTAAGCAAGAAGAAGCAAAGATTGAAGAAGTTGCTAAGAAAGTAGTAGAAAACACACACGATTACCCAGATGTAAAAGAAATTAAGAAATCAACAAATGAAGATGTAGTTGGTTGGATTAGAGTACCTGGTACTAATATTGATGAACCAATTTTACAAACTACTGACAATGAATTTTACTTAAATCACTCTTTAACTAAGGAAGAGTTAGATGTTGGAAGTATTTTCCTAGATGCTAAAGCAAATTCTAATTACGATAACAACTTGAATTTCGTATTCGGCCACAATACTTACATTGATAATAAATTTACTCAATTAAGAAAATTCTCTGACCCAGAATTTAATAAAGCTAATAAAACTTTCTATATCTTTACTGATAAGAATGAAAAGATTACTTACAGAATTATCGGACAAGGTTTAATTCCACCAGTATTTCCTCTTTATACCGAAGATAATGTGAAATTAACCGTAGATAATTTAACCGAATACCAAAAACACCTGAAAGAATTTACAGATATTACTCAAGAAGATATTGAGGATATTCATGTTGACTCTAAACTTGCAATCTTAACTACTTGTTTATCTTACAACAATTCTGACGGGCGACAAATTGTAGTAGGATTAGAAGTAAGTCGTGAAAAATATTAAATAAAACAAGAAAAATAAAAAGAAGTAAAATTCTTTTTATTTTTTTTATTTTTGTGTTGACAAACCAAAAATTTTCTTGTATAATATGACTATAAAATAAAAAATAAAAATTAAATTTATGTGTTGACAAAACGAAATAAATGGTATATCATATACTTAGAAAAAGAAATGAGGAATTAAACATGACAGAAAACACAAAGAAAGTAACAGAATTACTAGAAGAATTGGAGAAAGAAGGCTATGTAATTGAAGAAATCGGAGATAAATTTAGCCCTGGCTATTTTATCTATGACGGAAATCTAATTGTAGCTGAAATTTATAATAGCGGTACATATATTGTTTCTGATAAAGCTGCAGACGGATTACTAGACTTTATCGCTAAGAAATTTAAAAAAGTAGTAGACAAATAAAAAGAAAAACAGAAAAAGAAAGAGTGAATAAAATTATGAAAATGAAAATTAACGTAAAAGCAGTAAAAGATACATTTAACAAATATTCATTGAATGAATTAGCAGAAGTATTGGGCATTCATCGCTCAACAATCAGTTATTACCGTAGTGGTCGTGACTTTACGAAAAATCTTACATTGAAGCAATTGTCTATCTTGACTTCAATGAGTAATATTGAAGATGAAGAAACTATTGAAATTGATTCAGATATGGTTAAACTATTCCATATTAACTTCAAAAATCATAGTGACTTCTATCGTAGTCGTAATCTAACAGGTTATCAAGTAACAGCTAAGGAATACAAATTACTTGTTGAAGCTTCTAATCTATCAATTGAAGATTTTACTTTGCCAATGTATCATGAAGTTATTAAGGCTGCTGAATTTTATCAATTCATTTTAAGTCTTGACCAAGATAAGATTTTGGAAAATCTAGTTCATCTTGCTTCATTGACTGGAAAAACGTACGGTGACTTGGCTGAAGAATACAATAAATCTAAAAATTACTTGCCAGGTATCATGACTCGTCACAATCAAGGCCGTTACATTACTACAATCACTCCAAAAACTATGGAATTGCTTTCTAAAATGCTTGGATTTTCTGATGTTGAAGATTTCAAACATGAGCTTTTCAAACAAGAAGATGTTGCTTAGTTATTGACTTTAAAATTTAAAGTTGATATAATAGTCTTACCAATAGAAAGAGGTAAATTATGAAGAAATATCCTATGCCTGAAGATAAGAAGGTTGACCCTACTAACGTTTCGGTTGCTTGCATTTTCTGTAACGACCGTTTCGAGGTGGAAGTTAATGCTTCTGATTTGATGAAGTGGAAGATGGGCGAATACATTCAAAATGCTATTCCTTATCAGAGTGCTGATGCACGGGAACTTCTGATTTCTCGTATTTGTCCTAAATGTTTCTAAGGGTTTATAAAAACCCTTTTAAGGCCCCATAGCCAAGTTGGTTTAAGGCATTGGACTGCAAATCCAAGAACGTGGGTTCGAATCCCATTGGGGTCTTTTTATTTAAAAAAGAAAGTTGGTTAATTATGGATTTTGAAAAACAAAAATCAAAGAACTTTGATAAATTGATGAAAGACTCAAAGAGTTTTATTGTCGCTCATACCGAATATTATAAACCTGAATATGGTGTCGGTGGCGTATCTGCAGCTCTTATCATTCCCGAAGATTATTTTAAAGTTGAAAATCCTATTACTGAATTAGATTTTTATGAGATTGAGGGAAAACATTCATGTGTTACTCTTGATGTCTATACTAAGCGTGGCCTCTCATTTGAAAAAGCACTTGAATTATATAAAGGTTTTTCTGATACAGAATTTAATGACTCTTTGTGGGATTATTATTTAGAAAAAGCTGAAGTAATAGCTGCTGAATATGATGAGCGCTCTATGTGGGATTCTCTTTATGAATTTCAAAAAGAAATTGATAAAATGCCCACAAAAGAAGTTTCAATTGTAGAAGAAGCAATTGTGCGTCTTAAAGCTGAAAATCTAGCTGACGACACTCAACACAATAAAGATGTTCTTACTTTGATTAAATATATTACTGAACAACTTTAAAAAGAAGATTAACGAAAAAGAGCTATTCTTATAGCTCTTTTATTTTGGAGTAAACTATGAATGAAATATTAACAATACCAAATTTAATTATTATTGTAACAACTATCATTATCTATCTAGTTGTAGATAATATATTCCAAAAAATTATAATTAAACACAATAATATAACAAATACTTTTTTAGCTAACACTTCTAAGATTATAGTAATTCTCATAGGTATTTTTGTTTTTTGCTCACAATATCCTGTATTTGAGAAAAGTTTAAATTCTCTATTCACAAATAGTGCTTTGATTGTAGCAGTTTTAGGATTTATACTACAAAACACAATCAAGAATATTATAGCAGGCTTAATGCTTTTATCTGCTGAAACTTTTAAAATTGGGGATAGAATAAGAATGCCCGCTCAAGATATTACTGGAACAATAGAAGAAATGACTTTAAGACATACAACTTTAAAACTTGTTACTAATGAAAGAGCAATTATTCCTAACTCAATTATGAATGATTCTATAATAGTAAACAATGATATAAAAGAGTCAATAACAAGCTACCCTATATCTCTCCAAGTTAAAATTGATAAAGATATAAGCCTTGCTAAACAAATATTAGAAGAAGCAATAGAAGCTAATCAAAATCTATTAAATAAAGAAAATTCAAAAGTGACTATATCTCATGTAACTGAAACAATAGTAGAATTGAAAGCTCTTATATGGACCAAGGATATTGAAACAAGCTTTGAAGAATTATCTAATTTAAAATTAGAAGTTATCAAAAAATTTCAAGAAAATAACTTATATGACTAATAAAAAGGAATAATATAACTATGAATATAATTTTTATATTCAATAAGTAATTTTGGAGATTCCGAGCCTCACTGGAAGTTTTATATTTTGGAGATTCCGTGCCTTACTGGAGATAAATATGCCTGAGCCAGGTAATACAGAATAACTTAGGAGTAATCCTAAGTTATTTTTTAGCATTCAAATACTATTATAAAACAAAAACGTTTTTATAATTTGTCTTATAATAGTTTAGCTCTTAGAGTATCAAGGAAGTAGAATAATATAACTAGATATGATATAATAAACGAAAAGGGTTACATTTTTGGTAACTCAAAAGAAAACGAGGTGCTTTTTAATGAAAAAAGTTATTGATGAAGCAATTTATAGTAAAGCTTGGGAAGGCTTTAAAGGAAATGCTTGGAAAGAATCGACTAGTGTTGCTAAATTCGTCCAAGATAATTATACTCCATATGATGGTGATAAAAGTTTCCTAGAAGAAGCAACAGAACGAACTTTACATATTAAACATATTATGGACTCAACTAGAGCCGAATATGAAAAAACAAGATTTCCGATGGATACTCGTCCAACTTCTATTGCTGATATTCCAGCAGGCTATATTGACAAAGAAAATGAACTTATCTATGGACTTCAAAATGATGAATTATTCAAATTGAATTTTATGCCAAAAGGTGGTTTAAGAACAGCTGAAACCGCATTGAAAGAACACGGCTTTGAACCCGACCCAGTTGTTCACGATTTCTACTCTAAGAATGTTGTTACAGTTAATGACGGTATCTTTAAAGCATATACACAAGACATTAGACGAGCTCGTCATTCTCACTTAATTAGTGGTTTGCCAGATGCTTATTCTCGTGGTCGTATTATTGGTGTTTATGCTAGATTGGCTCTATATGGAGCAGAATACCTAAAAGAAGAAAAGAATAGAGATTGGCAAGCAATTACTTCAACTGATGATGAATCAATCAGATTAAAAGAAGAAATCTTTAACCAATATAAAGCTCTTGATGAAATTATTAGATTAGGAGATTTGTATGGTGTTGATGTTCGTAGACCAGCATTTGATACTAAAGAAGCTATTCAATGGACTAATATTGCTTTCATGGCTGCTTGTCGTGTAATCAATGGGGCTGCTACTTCTATCGGACGCTTACCAATTGTTCTTGATGTATTTGCTGAACGTGACTTAGAACGTGGAACTTATACTGAAAAAGAAATTCAAGAGTTTGTTGATGATTTTGTAATCAAATTAAGAACAGTTAAATTTGCAAGACAAAAAGCATTTGATGAAATCTATTCAGGTGACCCAACATTTATCACAATCTCAATGGGTGGTATGGGTAACGATGGCCGTCATAGAGTTACTAAAATGGACTATCGTTTCTTACACACTTTAGATAATATTGGAAATGCACCAGAACCAAACTTAACTGTTCTTTGGACTGATAGATTACCTTATAACTTTAGACACTATTGTATGGAAATGAGTCACAAACACTCTTCAATCCAATACGAAGGTGTTACAACAATGGCTAAAGATGGATACGGTGAAATGAGCTGTATCTCATGTTGTGTATCTCCACTTGACCCAGAAAATGAAGAATGCCATGCAAATATTCAATACTTCGGAGCTCGTATTAACGTATTGAAAGCATTACTTACTGGATTAAATGGTGGCTATGATGATGTTCACCGTGATTACAAAGTATTTGATGTAACAGAACCAATCACCTCTGAATATTTAGATTTTGATGAAGTATTAGACAACTTTGACAAAGCTTTAGAATGGACTACTAAGAATTATGTTGATGCTTTAAATATTATCCATTATATGACAGATAAATATAATTATGAAGCTGCTCAAATGGCATTGCTACCATCTAAGATTGGAATTAACATGGGATTTGGTATTTGTGGATTTGCTAATTTAGTAGATTCATTATGTGCTATTAAATATGCTAAAGTTAAAACAATTCGTGATGAAAATGGCTATATTTATGATTATGAAGTTGAGGGTGAGTTCCCACGTTATGGTGAAGATGACCCACGCTCAAATGAAATGGCAGAATGGTTGTTAGAAACTTATTACCACAAACTTGCTAAACATAAATTGTATAAGAATGCTCGTGCTACAGTATCTATCCTTACAATTACTTCAAACGTAGCATATTCTAAACAAACTGGTAATTCACCTGTTCACAAAGGTATTTATCTAAATGAAGATGGTTCAGTAAATTACTCTAAAGTAGAGTTCTTCTCACCAGGTGCTAACCCATCTAACAAAGCAAAAGGTGGATGGCTACAAAATCTAAACTCATTATCAAAACTTGATTTCAAATATGCTAATGACGGTATTTCATTAACAACGCAAGTTGCTCCTAAAGCATTAGGTAAAACTTATGAAGAACAAGTTGATAACTTAGTAAGTATTCTTGATGGTTATTTTGAAAAAGGTGGTCAACACGTTAACTTAAACGTAATGCAACTTGAAGATGTTTACGAAAAGATTATGAGTGGTGAAGATGTCATAGTGAGAATCAGCGGATACTGCGTAAATACAAAATATTTAACTAAAGAACAAAAAACAGAATTAACTCAACGTGTATTCCATGAAATTTTAAATGGAGTAGAATAAAAAAATTAGAGAGCATAGATTAAATTATGCTCTCTTTTTAGCGTCAGTTTAAGCAACGCTAAACTGTTTTATTGAAAACATGAAGAATGAATCGAAAGTTATGCTAAGCTGTTTTAGAGCGCTGTTAGTGACAGTGTAGCAATGTCTAAAACAAAATTGGAATAAAATATTTTTTGATTTACTTTTTTGAAAGATTTTGTTACAATAGATGAAATAAAAATAAAAAAGAAAAGAGATTCTATATGATAGATTCAAAACTATTAAAACCTCGTAGTGGCACTAACAAGTGCAAGTTATTTATTAAAGGTGACTGGAATGATGCTGATTATATTACAGAAGATACCTCTTTGACTATTGACCAACTGAAAGAACTATTGCCCTATTTTAGTATTTTGTTGGATTTATTCAAATTTGACAATAATTATAGACGCAAAACTCGTGATTACAGAATAGATATTAGAGATGAGTTTAATAGTGCTTTAGCTTTTTATCTTGGCTACAATAAGAACTTCTACCCACAACTTTTAGAGTTAAAGAAAAATAAAGAAATCCTTTCAGATAGACTAATTGATTTAGATGAAGATAATTTTGAAGATGTGTATTATACAGTACTTCTGAATATTAAGGACTTTAGTTATGACGAATTTTTGCCTTATTATGAAGGTTGGGGCATTCATAACATTGTGGATATGTATATTGATTACAAAGGTAATAAATATGATGTGTTACCAGGCAAATCATTAGAAGCTTTTGCAGAACTTATGGATATGGAGTATGACAACTTCTCTTGGAGCCATGAAGATGAATAAAGAAATAGGAAATCGAATAAAAACAATGAGAGAAAATGCTTCATTAACTCAAGATGAAGTTGCTAAATATCTTGGTATAAGCAAAGATAAATATGCTGGAATAGAATTAGGAATATTTACACCAACGTTAGTAATTCTAAATCAATTATCTAAGCTCTTTAAAGTTTCGGTAGAAACACTAACAGAAAATAGTAAAGAATCAAATTATGCTGATTTTAATATAACAAAAGAAACAAAAGATAAACTTGATATGATTGACTTATTTTATGCTAACAAAAATTTATATAAAAAATTGATTTATCAGAAGCAAGGAAAAGGAGTAAACTAAAACATTTACTCCTTTTTCTTAGTGTTAAAATAAGCAACTCTAAGCTGTTTTATTGAATGGTCGATACATTTATAGAAAATCAGTTTTGACTGTATTACTGTTTCACTAGTGACGATATAACGACATTCAAAATCAGTTTCAGTATATAGAAAAAGAGAGCAAATTGCTCTCTTTTATTTTGTCAGTGATTCAATAAATTCTTTTTTAGATTTTCCTTGGCAAGCAAGTTTTTTAGATTGCAAAATCAGTTCACCAAATTCTTTTGATGGTTTAAATCCAAGTTGAATTAACTCTTGACCTGTAATGAATTGTGTTGAAATTATTTCTTGACTCACTTTAAACATAGAAGTCAATAATTTAATTTCAAATGTTGGCAAACCTAGCTTAATACCTTGAACAAGAATTGAGAATAAAGCAAATTCTTTAAATTTGATTTGCTCTGTTTTGAAAACAAATTCTCCAACTGTTTTTGAATCTTTAATAAATGATGAAGTAACTTCAGCCAAGAATTTGAATGATTTAATCATTTCAACAATTTCTGTTTGATTTGTGATTGTTAATTCAGAACTTTCAAAGATGAAAGCAATAACAATTTCTGTTACTTTCTCTGGGCATAATTCCTTTGTAGCTTGAGTTAATTTATCAATCAATTCAAGTTTTAAAGATGTTGGGAAGAAATCTGTAAGCACTCCCATTTTTTCTAATTTCTTAAAGAATACAGATGGTTTTTCTGATTTAGTAATTGCTTTGTGAGTTTCTTCAAAAATTCGTTCCATTGGAAGAATAGAGCAATCAAGAGTTTTAGAAATTTCAATTGTTTCAGGTGCAATTTCAAATCCAAAGCGAGAAGCAAATTGAGCTGCACGAAATACTCGTAATGAATCTTCAGCAAATTTTTCAGTACAATGTCTAATGACACCAGTTTCTAAATCTTTCATTCCACCAAAGAAGTCAAGAATTTTACCTGTTTGTGTGTCTTTCATTAGAGCGTTGATTGTAAAATCTCGGCGTTCAGCAGCTTTTGCTTCACCAATAAATGGGTCAACAACAATTTCAAAGTCAGTATGTTTTTCTCCAATTTGTTTTTCTGTACGAGGGAAACTAAAGTCGAAATCAGTTCCGTCCATGAAAGCTTTGTAAACGCCAAATGACTTGCCCACAAAGTCAATTTTAATACCAAGAGATTTAGCAACAGAAATAAAATCATCTTCTGTAATAAAATGAATTTCAATGTCAATGTCTTTGTTAGTTTTGCCTAACACTTCATCTCGGACACAACCACCTACATAATAAGTTTTTGCTCCCTTTTCTGATAATTTTTTAAGTAGTGTTTTTAATTTAGTCATAAGTTTTTCCTCTTTCGTTTTCTATATTTATATGATACAACAAAAATTTCACTTTGTCAACAATAAAATAAAAAATATTTACATTTTTAAAATTTTTTGTTATAATGAATTTGTTCTCAAAAGGTGCTTAAAAAATTTGAATAAAATAAAATAAATTGGAGAACACAAAATGAAAACACAAGATGTTATTGGAAACAAATATAAAGCCTTGGAAAAGGAATATAGAGCAAAATTTGAAAGCAATAAATATTTAATTCTTAGATTAGATGGTAAAGCTTTCCACTCATTCACAAAAGGAATGAAAAAGCCATTTGATGAAAGATTATATGAAATCTTCAAAGAAACTTTGAAATACTTATGTGAAAATGTCGATGGCGTGAAAATTGGCTATTATCAATCAGACGAAATCTCTTTGGTCTTATTTAATGATAGCCCTAAAATCAATAAACAATATTGGTTTGATAACAAAGTAGAAAAAATCCTTACTATTGCTACATCAATCTGTACTGCTAAATTTAATTCTGAATATAACAAATTCGGACAATTTGGAGCTAAAGAGTTTGGCTTCTTCGATGCAAGAGGATTTGTAGTAGATACACTTGATGAAGTACAAGAATATTTAGAATGGAGAGTTAATGACTCTGTTAAAAATTCTGTTTATTTATATGCTTTTGATAAAGTGAAAGATAATAGCAATCCTACTAAAGCTTTGATGAATATGTCTGTTAAAGAAAAGATTGATTTGTTAAAGAATGAATATGGAGTAGATTATTACAACTTTGAATCAAAATATAGAAAAGGAATTTTTTACTCTAAAGAGTATACTACATTCGTAGTTAAAAAAGAACAATACCCACAACATTTGAAAGAAGATAAGATTGTCACTAGAAGAAAATTCAAATTACATGAAACTTTTGATAATGTTGCAGATATTGTTGACCATTTTAGAACGAAAGGTGAATAATTATGAGTAATAATCAGATTATTACTAGTTATAATAAAATTGCTTTTTTAGGTGACTTGCATGGAAATACAAATAATGCTTATAAGTTAATTGATTACATTATGGAACAAGATAATCCCGATTTGTTAATTCAAGTTGGAGATATGGGAGTAATGGGGGAGCTGTTTGAAAAATACCTAAATAAGCTAAATAAAAAATTGGAATCTTATAATATAGAGCTTTGGTTTATTGACGGCAATCATGAGAATTTCAATTGGTTACTAAACAAAGTTAAAAATCCTCATGGACTCAATTCTATTACTTCTAAAATTAAATATATTCCTAGAGGAACAATGCTAACACTAGGAAAGAAAAACTTTTATTTTTGTGGTGGAGCCTTCTCTATTGATAAATTCATGAGAACTATTTATAAGAGTTGGTGGCCACAAGAAACTTTATCCAAAGAAGAAACTGAAGAGCTAATCAATTATTACAATGAGAATTATAGTAATTATAAAATTGACTATTTTATCTCACATGATACTCCATTGTTTGACCATTATCAAGATGATTCTATCTTTAGGAGTCAGGCAGATTTTTATGAAGATTACTTCCATAAGATGAATTTAAGTAAATTGTATGAACTAACTAAAGCTCCAAAAATTATTCATGGGCATTATCATACTTATAATAAATTTGAAAAAGATGGTATTGAAAATATTACTCTTAATTGTGATAGCTCTCCATTTGAAGAACAATATATTATTGTGGAAGTGTAACTCAGAGTTGACTTTTTATTGATTTTATGATAGAATGGAAGAAAATAAATTTTAAAAGGGTGAAGAAATGACAATAGATAAAAAAGCTTTAGAATATAGAAATGAAGCAATTCAACTAAGAGAAGAATATGAACAAAGAGCTAAAGAATTAAAGAATTTAGATAATACAACAAAAGAATGGTTTGATGGAATTGATGAAAATAGAAGATTTTTCTTTAAAGCTCTTTTGCCTGAATACAAATTCTTAAGTTATCTGAATGATGAACAATTAGCGAAATTTACTGAACATCGTATGGGTAAACCAAGAAAAGAAAATCCTAATTATAACTTTCACCCAGAGATTACTGACTATAACAGAAGTAATTGCTTAAATCTTATGAGTGCTATTTCAGGTAAAACAATTGAACAAATTATTAAAGTTAGAGATAAACTTGAAAATATGACTGAATTAGAAGCTTATCGCTATATTATGGAACGTATTCCATTACGAACTGATAAGCCAATTGTTGCTTTGGATTTAGAAGCCGCTTCACCTAGTCTTCGGGATATGAATAATAAATTTGACTTTGGTCCTCGTACAGAAATTATTGAAGTTGGTTATATTAAAGTTTGGCCTGATGGTAAAGTTAAGAAATTCTCTAAATTATTTGGTGTAGACCCAAATTTACTTAAAACTAATGGAACTGGTAGAGAAGATATTCACAATATTTCCCCGAACGACATTAAAGATTTACCTAGATTTGTTGATGATTTAGAAGCTCAAAAAGAAATCTATAATGATTTGAAAGATTCTATTTTATTGGCTCATAATGCTCGTTATGAAAAGGGGCAACTATCTCATTCATTGAGGGGCTTTAATAAACTTATGAAAGAGAATAGATTAGAAGTTATTGATACAATGCACTTATCTCAATTCTTTATGCCTCAAAATGAAAATAATACTAACGAAGCTTTTGTTACTAATACTGGTGGAAAATATGAAGAAGCTCATAGAGCCTTTGCTGATGCACTAATGTCATTAAATGCTTTTATGAGATATTTTAAAAAACCAGAAATTAAAATCAAAAAGGATTAGTTATGAACAAAAGAAAAATTATTGCCATATGGGCAGAAGATGAAAATGGCTTAATTGGTAAAGACAATGGTTTACCATGGAAAAAGCCCGAAGATTTAAAACATTTTAAAGAAACAACTATCAATAAAACAATTGTAATGGGTAGTAAGACTTTTGAAGGTCTTGGAAAGAAAACACTTCCTAACAGAACTACAATTATCCTTACTAGAGATTTAAATTATGAGGCTAACGGAGCGATTGTTTGTAATTCTATTGATGAAGTTTTAAATAGTACAAATGATAATTTGTATATTGTTGGTGGGAAAGAAGTTTATAAATCTTTCTTTCCTTACCTTACTGATTTAATTAAAACTGAAATTAAAGGAACTTATGAGGGCGATACTTATATTGATAATACGTTTAATTATCTACAATTTAAGCTAGACTCAATTAAACAGCTTTCTGATGATGTGCTTGTAAAATATTTCAAGAGGGTATCTGATGAAGATTATCAATAAAGATATAACAACTCTCAAAAAAGGCATTTTACTTCAACAAGTCAATTGTCAAAATACAATGGGCTCTGGAGTAGCAAAAGCTATTTATTTAAAATGGCCTATCGTCAAGAAAGAATACCACAAATTTTCTCAAAACAAAACCCCTAATGATTTGCTTGGTCTAATCCAAGAAATAAAAATCAATGAAGATTTATTAGTAGTAAATTCCTTTACTCAATTAACTTATGGAAGAACTGGAAAACATACCAATGAAGATTTACTAATCAAAAATATTAAAGAAATTGCTAATAAATATAGCAATCAAACAATAGTTATTCCTTACTTAATTGGGTGTGGATTAGGTGGTGGAAATTGGGATTACATTTTTAAAAATATAAAAAATATAAACAATCTTTTAATCTGTAAATATGAGGGATAATTATGAAAGACTTGAAATTAAATGTCAAAGAATCACGTTACAAAGGCTTTAAAGTAGGACAAGGAGTACAATTTACTTATTTCACAAAAGATGATTTAGAAGTTATTAGAGTAGCATTTCTAACTTTAGGAAATGTCCGAACTAAATTCCAACGTGTTATTAAAAAGAAACCAGAGTTAGAAAAAGGTTTGGAAGAGCTTAAACATATTATCTATAAACGAACTAACTTTGTGCCAAGTGATAAGAACGATAAAGAATTTTTAGATTGGTGCAATAACATTGTCAAAGAAGGCTCAGTTGATTATTATAAAACATTGTTAAACAAAACTAAGAAAGAATTAGAAGAAGAAAAAGGAGAATAAATATGACTACAATTAAAGAAAAAATTACAGCTATGACAAAAGAAGCATTACTTGCTAATAAAGCTGCTTCAATGGATGGAGTAAAAGGAACTCCTAAAGAAAAAGAATTAAAAGAAGCAATTAAACCAAAACTTACTACATTACGTTCAATTGAAGCTGCTATTCACAATAAAGAAATTGAGAAAAAAGCTAAATTAACTGAAGATGAAATTGTTGGTGTGCTTAAATCTGCTCAAAAAGTTCGTCTTGCAGAAAAAGAAGCTTTAGCAAATGCTGGAAGAGATACAGAAAAACTTGATGTTCAATTAGCAATTATCGAAACTCTATTACCAGCTCAAATGTCTTATGATGAAGTTGTAGCAAAAGTAAAAGAAATTATTGCTAACGCAGAAGTAAAAGACCGTAAACTTATCGGAATTGCACAAAAAGAACTTAAAGGTAAGGCAGACGGAAAACTTATTACTCAAATTGTGAATGAGGAATTAAATAAATGAATCCAGCTATATTAGCAGCTAATAAGAAACAAGGTAGAGGAAAATTTGACTTCACAAATTTTCTTCTCCTATTTTCAATCTTATTCATTATTACACGAGTATTCTTTTGGGGTACTTATAAAGTAGAAGGTCATTCAATGGACCCTACTCTCAAAGGTGGAAATTACTTAGTATCAATAAATTATTTCACACCTGAAAGGGGCGATTTAGTAACAGCTAAAGAAGATGATAGAGTTATCATAAAAAGAATTATAGGCTTACCAAATGATACTATTGAATTTAAAAACGATAAACTATATATAAATGAAGTAGAACAAGATGAGTCTTACTTAAATACTTTTAAAGAAGCATTTACTAAAGACAGACTTCATGAAATATATTCTTACAACGAGAACTATCAAATAAGAGCTGCACAAATGACACATTTTACTCTTGATAATGAGGGTAGAAGTGAATTTAAAATTACTCTAAAAGACAATGAATATTATCTATTAGGCGATAATCGACCAGTTTCAAAAGATAGTAGAGAAGTAGGGGCTTTTACTAGAAATCAAATTAATGGAAAAGTTATCATTAAAAACATTAACCCATTTTAAAGTTGAAAACGGTTGAAAAACCGTTTTTCTTTTTTGATATGATTATTGTAAACAAAAATAAAAAAGGAGACTTTTGCTATGACAAATTTAGTAGAAATAGCAAGAGCTTGGAGAGATAAACAACTAACTAAAGATGAATTACTACAACATCTAAAACGAGTTAAAATATATAGACCAAATACAGATAGAGATAGCTCAGAAGAGCTTATCTACTTCATTGGGGATAAAAATAGTTTATTTGAAGTCGAAGAATATATTTTCCCATTAGAAGAAGATAAACCCTCTTTTAACGAGTTTCAAACTTTGGTTAATTCTTCAAGTATCGCATAACAGAGTAAAGCCGGATTACGATTCGGCTTTTTCACGTTTGCAAAATACTCCATTTTTTGATAGAATATATTATAAAACAAAAAGAAAGAGGTGAACTATATGAACTTAGAAATGCTTATTACTTTTTCAATTATCTTCTTTCTGAATTTGATTACTTCAGCATTAAGCCAATTGAAATATGTACTTGCTAATAAATCAAAGAGTTGGGAAATGTACGCTCTTATTGGAATTGATACTCTATTCTATTTGTGGTCTTTAAAATTAGTTATGAAAGATACATCACTTTGGGGTGTAGTTGTTCTAACAATTGGTAAATTATTAGGTATTACATTAGCTAACTTTATTGAAGATAAACTAATCAGAAAAATCTACCTTTATCAAATTTATTTATCAGATTATGAATTTGTTTTAGATTTAGAAAAAGCAGCTCATGAAAATAATATTTCAGTTACTACAGTAAAAGGTCACTCAAATGGCATTGAGCGATTCATTATTTCTGCTCATTTAACTTCAAAACAAGCAAAATGGTTATTTACTTACTTAAAAGAGCATGGAATTAAAGACCCGACAGCAGATGCTTTTGAATTATCAAAGACTTTTGGAAATATTAAGAATAGATTAGATTTTTAAAAATATTTTTAAATAGTTGTTGACAATTTTGGTAAAATCGTATATAATAGACTCATAAAAAGAAATGAGGATAAAAATATGTTTTACATTTTGCTAATTTCAATTCTACCAATTGCTTATGCTATGTGTTCAGAAGTTGATGAAAAAGTATTGCTTGAAAATGGTGTTATGCCATATAAAAAGGGGAAATAATATGGTAAATGAAATTCTATTAGAAGTTATCAAAGAAGAACTTGCAGAAAAAGGACAAGTTAAAATTGTCAAAGGTTCAAAAGTATTTGTAATGAAAGATTTACTCTATGTGGGGGCTCGTGATGATTACCAATTATCAGAGCAACCATTTGCACAAGACAAAGTTTGGCTTAAAGATTTCCAAAAGAATTGGGATTTTGACGCTATTGCTATTTAAAACTTATCATTTTTGATAAGTTTTTTATTTTTGTTGACAAATTTCATTCCTTATTGTATAATAAATATATAAGAACAAAAGGAGCATGAAGAATGACAGCATTAACAGAATTAAAAGAAATTGTAAATATTGAAAGTTTGCAATCAGCATATTATCAAGATAAATTCAAGCTTAATCTTGAAGAAACTTTAAATCTGCTAGATAAACTTGAAATTGAACAAATGATTAAGGAATTAACTTTCTATGGAAAGGGCTTTAAAATTATTGTTATCTCTAATGATGAAGATTACACTTATTTTGAATATGTATCTACAAAAGCTCCCAAAGTTAAAACAGAATATACTCCACTCTCATTATGGAAATCTGATTTGACTTATTCAAATGAATTTAAAACTTCTGTACCATTTAAAACTCAAAAAATGCTTAAAGAGGAAGAAGAGTTAAGAATTAAGGAAGAAGCAGATGCTAAAGAAAGACAAGAAAAAGAATTAAATGAAGTAAAAGAAAACATTACTACATGGAAAGAAGAAATTGAAAGAGATTGTACTCCAATTACAGATATTACTTCTTTTACAATGATTGACCACAAAAGAAATCGTTTTAGTGCTTATCTTGTTGTTCCATATTTGCCAAAGAATTATATGTACAGAATTTCTGATGAAAACTTTTTGACTGAGAAAGAACGCTATGCTTTTGATTGGATTGGATATGGAACAATTGAAGATGGTAAGTTACAACTTGTAGGTAAGGGTATGGCTTATGTTACTAAAGCTTATAATGACATTTATCAAAATGCAGTTGAAGAATTATTAAAGAAGCAGTTAATTATTCCTATTCTTGGTATCTCACCTAAGCGTTTGCGTTTGACTGGATTTGAAATAAGTGAATGCTCTACTAAGGAATACATTAACATAGTTTTACCAGATATTAAGAATTATTATAAGTAAGAAAATGAAAGGGAAATAAAAATGAATAAATTTGTTGAGATTATTATTTGGAAACAAGGTTATGATGAACAAGTAATCATCAATGTTGATGATATTGCTAGGCTGAGTGAGGGACCAAATATTCTCACACTAAAAACACCCTTTGCAGATGGGAGTTTTGATAGAAGTATATCCTCTGAAACTGCTGATAAACTAAGGAAAATATTAAATATAGAAACAATTGATGCTATGTAAAATCACTTTTTGAATAATGAAAATGAAAGAGTTATGAAAATAACTCTTTTTTTGTTGACTTTTTTAGAAAATTTTAATACAATGAATATAGGTAAATATATATAAATTAAGTGACAGTTAATTATTATATATTTTTAGATATAAAATATAAAAAAGAGAGGTTAGCAAAAGAAATGACAACTGTATTATCCAAGCTCATTTTCAAAAATGAATATGTAGTAATACTTAAAAATGACGAAGCAATTGGTGTAGATAAAGTTTCAGGCTTCGCAGGCAAAGTTATTATTTTGAAAAATGGTAGTAAATACAATGAAGATACTCTAACAAGTAGGACTGATGAAACTAGAATTGTACCATATTATACTTTGACTGCTCATAGAACTCTATCTGCTTGGGAAAAAGAAAATAAAATCAAGAAATTTAGACATAGAGTTTTATTTAAATTATTTAAAGAATTTGCTTTGCGATTTACATTTGATACTTGTTCGCAACTGACACAAGAAAAATCAAAATTAACTCCAATTAAATACGTCATTACTCCACTTGAGCTTGAACAGACTGTCAGTGAAAAAGTTGCTGAGCTCTATAAAGGAGAATATTATGACCGTGAACCCGTACAAAATTGAGTATCAAAATTTACTCAAAGAATTAGCAGAGGATAGAGATGAATCCTTAAAAGTGCTAGAGGAAGGAGTTGATTCCGAAACACATATAGAACTTAAAAAAGAAGTTTATGTTTTGAATAGCATAGTAGCAAGAATGGAAAGTTTTTTGAGGGAAGAACCGTGAAAATATTTTTGGACGATTTAAGACCAGTACCAGATGAATTTGATTTAGTATTTAGAAGCGGTAAAGCATTACTGAAATACTTAAAAGAAAATCCTAATCAACATTATGAGTTAATCTCATTTGACCATGATTTAGGAGAAAACACTTTAACTGGCTATGATGTAGTAAAAGAAATTGTAGATGATTTAGACATTAACTTTACTTTTGATAGATTTCAATTTCACACTGCCAATGTAGTTGGATTTAGGAATATGTATTATTACTTAGTAAATGCTCAAATTTATGATTTATTCCCACCTGGTATTATAGATAAAAATTTAAAGACTTACACAAGTGTATAACTGATTTTGAGGGTTGTTATATCGTCATATAAGCAACGCTAAAACAGTTAAAACTGATTTTCGATAAATGTATCGAAAGTCTACAAAAGCAGCTTAAAACAGCTTAAAATTACATTAGCAAATTTGCCAAAAAACTATATAAAGGAATAAAATTAGAAAGACAAAAGGCAACAAAATGACTACGTTTAAAGAACTTACTAAAAAATATAACTGTACAGCAAAATGTCAATCACTTTTAGAGCGACTTGATATGGTAGAAGAAAAATTTGAGCAATTCAGTAACAAACATCAAATTGATGAACACTATGGATTAGACTTTGACTTTCTTTATGGGGACTTTACTTGGAAACCTAAATTAACTCAAAAACGCACTATTCAAGAGCATTTAGTAACTAATCACGAATTGATTGAAGAATTGAAAAATCTCTCTGATGAAGATTTTATTAAAGTGATGTCTACTATGGAAAGTGATTTGCTAAAAGCATTTGCTTATCACATTGTTAATATTACTGGCCTGGCTATTTATTACAATTGCTTATTCAAAATAGACCAATTAAGAAATGTTAACCAAGACTTTAAAGAAACGATAAATTACAAGGACGAAGATATTACTATTTCAAAAACATATGATTACTTTGTTATGAATTACAAAGATTATTTATGTATTCATTATTTTAAAAATGATAGAATGTTTTCATTTTCAAATCCAAGCCTCAAAACTAATGAGATTGAATGTCTTAAAGATTTTGAAGAGCAGGTTGAAAAAGATGTGGAGTTCTTGATTGAATTTTTGAATAGTTAAAGATAGCACTTTATGTGCTATTTTTAGTTACTTTTTCAGAAAAAATATTATATAATACAATAAAGAAAAGGAGTAAAAATATGACTACATTTACAGAATTACTTAGAGAAGCAAAAGATGAACCAAAAATAAAGATTAAAGAGCGGCCAATAAATTTAGACTTACAAAAGACTATTGATTCATTAAATAAAATGTTTAATGAAAATTGGACTCCATTATTTGATGAAAATAAAGAATATGAATTATGGGATAAGTATAATTCTCACATTTATTTTGGCAAAGATTATAAATATGTATTACTAGCAGGCAAAACACCAATCAACAAAGTTGAATTATTACCTGTAAATTGGCTTTTTATTAAGAAATTTCCTTACTCAACAAAGATTTTATATGTTATTGTTTTAAGAGAATTGGTACAACAAAAATTGAGTGCAAAATTTAGTGAAGCTATCTCAGTCTCTGGTTTAGCTGAAATCTTTGATGATGTACAAGATTTAGATTATTTAATAAAGAGCATGAATAATGTTTTAGGTGAGAATACACTTATTGAAAAAGATAATAGTATTAAATTCAAAAATGAAATAATTTCAGTACCTAACTTACAACTAATGAAAGATTGTTATAATGTTAAAAATGAAGAGCTTTTTGATGCCATTACTTCAAAACATTATGAAGAAATAAATTTAGATTTATTTAATATGCTCAATACACATGAGAAGATTTATCCTACTCTTATTAAATTACTTAACAAATTGAAAACTCTATATCTTGATGAAGTACACACTTATTACAAAGATGAATGTATTAAATATGCTGAAGCTGAATTTGAAATACTTTGTGAGGATTATTCTATCAATCCAAACCATTATGTTTTATGTCCAGTTATCTTTAAGAATAAATTAACTTGGGATATAAGGTCTAAAAATAGACTTAAGCTTCCTACTTTTTATCTATTGAATCATTGGAGCACTCATAAAGCTATGAAATCAATTTCTGAATCTGCTTTTCGTGAAAGCTTGGGTTCTATGGTAAAACCTATTGAAGATGAAGCTCTGCGTTTAGAATGTAATTCTACAGTTGATAAGATTGTTAATGAATCATTAAAACCAATTAAGAAGCTTAATTTATCAATGAGAGATTTAGATAATGAAATTGATTTTAACAGTTGTAAAATAAATGTAAAGACCAAAGACGGCAAACTTACTCTAAAATACAAAGACTATACTTTCCATGTACCTTATTACTCTCCAAATAGTGTTCACACTTATTTTGAAAAAGAAAATGGAATTGAAGATAATAAAATTTGGGCAAAAACAAAAGAAGATATTCAAACAGTTGCTGATTTGTTCATTGAATTTTTAAATAGTTAAAAGATAGCACAAATTTGTGCTATTTTTTATTTTTCTATTGACAAACTAAAAATTATATAATATAATAGACTTATACAATGAAAGGAAGATAAAAAATGGAAAGATTACATAGAACTATTTACTTAATCGAAGAAAACCCACTTGTAAAAAGCTTTGGAAACGTTGAAGATGTTTTGAAAAGTATTTATGGTGGGCGAAAAGTTAAAACAATTACAACAAAAAGAACTGATAAGAATTTTGATTTTGGCCATGGTGGAAGAAATCAATCTTATTATCTAACAGACCAAGAAACTCGCACATACGAAATTGCTGTTACTCCAACTGATAATTATATTATTAAAGTAACAGGTTACAATCTTCAAACTTGTGACCGTCATTTTAAGGTGGACGAATTTGAAGTACTTGGTATGTCAATAGTTAAAGTGTTAAAACGTTCAATGAAAACTGCTGGAATCGTTTAAAACATTACTTAATTAAATTTTAAAAATAGAAAGAATAAAGAAATGAAAACATTAAAAGAACAACAAGTAACATCACTATCAGAATTGCTAAAAAATGCTAAAAAAGCAGAACAAACAGTTGAACAAGATAATAATAAAGAAACTGCTGTTGACAGAGCAGCTAAAAATCTCAACTCATTGTTTAAAAAATATTGGACGCCCTTGTTTGATGAAAATAAAGAATATCCAATGTGGAATGATGGTATCTTAATTTATTTTGGACAAGGAATGAACGATTATTTCAGGGTTAAACAAACTTCTATTAACAAAATAGTACTTGTTAAATGCCCTGCAAGTAACAGAGTGACTTACCCAGATACAATAGCTAAATCTTACAATAAAATTCTTTTGATGATTATTACTCTTCATATGTACAAAGACTTTAAAAAGGAAGTTGATTTTTGTGAAATTCTCAAAGAGAGAAATATTAGGCATGCTATCAACAGTTTTCAAGATTTAATTGACCTAATTGGATTTGTTTCTTATGAAACACTTAATGAAAATCATAAAAACAATACTATTGAAATTAAAAATTATAAGATTAAAATTTCTCCAACATTAGACTTCGCTAAGAATTATTATTATAAATTATATTCTAGTAATATAAAGAATATTCGACAATATGTGAATGAAAATAGTGATTTTTCTGAAATTCTATTTGAGCGTTTAATGACTCACCAAGATAATTTTGCAGAACTTAAAGAAACTATTAACCAGTTAGTTCAAGTTTATTCAGAAATGTGTGATATGCTTTTACCAAAATCAGATATTCAACAAATTAAAAAACAATTTGATGTTCTCTGTAAAAAATATGATTTAGATAGCAATAATTATCGTGTTGCAGTAACTAACTGGCATAATTATAAATTTATCTTTTCTGTTGCAGAACGAGGTAAATGGGAATATGGAACTTTTGAGGAATACTTAAAAAATAATTCTAATTACCGTACTTTAAAAGCTAAAGAAAAAGGGAATACTACTTTTGATTATCAAGATTTAGAAAACAAAATCAAAGCTCAAGCTTTTGAAAATTATGCAAAAGAATTTGCTCAAAAATTTTACGAAAAAAATAAATCTGAAATAGAAGAGCTTAAAAAAGTAAAATTTCTTCATAAGAGAAATTTAAAATTCAAAAATGAAGAACTCAGCATTTTTATTAACCAAGAATACTCTAGACTTCAAATTACTTATAACAATTTTAAATTTTATAGAGTTGCTGGTAATATATACAATTTTACAATTGACTCTTTCACTGTTCATGATAAAATAATGGAATTATCATTTGAGGAAATTCAAAAACGCTTAGAATCTTCTGCTGAAGTAATTGAGAAATTTATAAATAGTTAAAAGGAAAGATAAATCATGAACAGAACTATAAAAGATTGTGTTTATGGCCTTGCTGTTGGGGACGCTTTAGGAGTCCCCTTTGAATTTAGGCCTAGAGATTCATTTAATGCAACAACTATGACTTCAGGTGGTGTTTGGAACCAACCTATTGGAACTTGGTCAGATGATACTAGTATGACCATTGCTACTTGTGATGCTCTTAAAGAAAACAATAAAAAGATTGATTTAAAAGCAATTCAACGAAACTTTGTTATTTGGAAAGACTACGATTCTTATACAGCTCATAACAATACTTTTGATGTGGGCAATACAACTTCACAAGCTTTAGATAGAAGAGTTGGATTGGACGATTTATATTCTAATGGTAATGGAAGTCTAATGAGAATTGCTCCTTTAATATTTGTTGATTGTACAGATGAAGAAATTGCTCAAGTAAGTGCTATTACTCATGCTCATCAATACTCAATCGAAGCTTGTATCTTATATGTGAAAATAGGTAAAGAACTACTTAAAGGAAAAGATTTAAAGACAATACTAGATGAATTAGATTGCTCAGACACTTTTGCCAGATTAAACAATCTCAAAAATTTAGATAGGGACTCTATCCAATCTGGTGGTTATGTTGTTCATACCTTGGAAGCTTCCTTATGGTGCATTTTAAACACTGCTACATACAGTAGTGCTGTGCTCACTGCAGTTAATCTTGGTGATGATACAGATACAACGGCTGCTGTTACAGGCGCTCTAGCTGGACTTATTTACGGGTACGAATCAATACCAAAAGAATGGATTGACACTTTAGCCAACAAAGAGTTAATTGATTCTTGCTTGTTTTAAACAAAAAGAAAAAGATTTAGCACTATCTATGCTAAATCTTTTTTAAGTAAATTCTATTAAATTTATTTTATAAGCAAGTTCTACAACTAATTGTTGCCCTAATGACAATTCATTAAACTTCTTATCTTCCATTTTTTCAAGTTCATTTTTATATTTTGCTCTAATTTCTAACTTTCTTATTTCTTTTTCATATTCTGCTCTGTTACTAACTTGTTCAGCAACAATTTCTTTTACTTCATCTGAAATTGTGATTTTAACTTCATTATCTAGCAATCCATAAGCATAGCAAAACTTAATCAATTCTTTTTCATCTTTAATAATGAAATGCTTTCTTTTATATCCTTTGGGTAATTTATCAAAATTGCTTATAGGGAACTTGTCATTCCTTGAATTTGCCCAACGTGGAACAAGTCTACTTTGTCTTTTTAAATAACTTTCTTTATAATTCATTTTACAAACTCTCTTTCTTATGTTACAATAGATATGTATAAATTATTATTCTAAAAATAAGAGGTATAAACATGACTATTTTAATTATCGGAATTGCTGTATTAGTAGGTATTTTCATTTTGGGCTATCTTTATAAAAATAGAAAAAAGAATGAATCCAGCCAAGATAATCTTGAAGATTTTTCATTCACACCAGGTGTAGAATTAACTACTAATGTGAAGAAAAAATCTGAATTGACTCCAATGGAAAAATCTACAGCTATTAAAACTTTGGAGAAATTGGGGTATAACAAAGCAGAAATCATTGGCTTGCTAGGAGAAGAAGTTTATGACAATTAAAATCGGCTTAATCCAAGGTAATGGAAAGGATTTAGTTGGTGGCGGTTCAATTCAATTAGAGTATAATCTATGGGCTGACTCACAAAATGACATTGAATTAACGAATTTTGTAGCAGTACCAAATGATGAAAAAACTAATTTCTATAATGAAAAAGAAATTTCAGGTAGAACATTAAAAAATGTAGTTGAATTTAATAATTCTTCACCAAATACAATCTTTGACAACATGGATAAGTTGATTGTGCTAACTTATCCTTTTGCTGATTCTTTGGAAAATAAAGAAGAAACAGCTAATTGGTATAAAAACACTTTAAAACAATTTAAATCTAATAAAGATAAATGGCTAGGCGTTATTTGTTATGACTACAAAAAAGAAGTTGTTTTGAATAATCTTGGAGCACTTCATGTGGAGTTATATGAAATGGCTGACAAGATTTGGGTAAATAACAAATCAAATCCATTAGTTAATTATTTACTTGAAAATAGTAAAGTAACAATGAACCAATTTCATTTTACTTGCCCACAATTCATGAATGAAACCAAATTGGAATGGAAAAATCCTAAAGATAAAAAAATGAATTGGCTTTATTATCAAGGAAGAGCATTAGCTTGGAAAGGTTGGGATGCTTTACCTCATTTATCTCAATATTTAAAAGATTATTACTTAATCTTTAATGGAATGGGTACTATTAAAGGAGAATTTGACTCAATCTTTACAACAAGTTATGTTGAAGCAACTTATGATGTTAACTTAGCTGATAAAGACCGCATGGAATTTAATGCTATGTATGAGAAATACTTTGTAAGAAAAGAGAAAGAAACTTCAAAAGTTGAAATGTATGGTTTTTATGACCCGAAAACTGCTAATGAAATAACTTCTACTGCTGGATTTGCTATGTATTATACAATCTTAAATCCAGACCACAATTTCTTCCCCGAATACGCTCTTATTGATGCGATTAGAAATGGTACTGTTGTTATCTTGCCAAGTTGGTATTTCGACCCAGATAATTTTCTTGAACTTAGTGATTCGTTAAATAAATATACTAAAACTAGAATTATTAACGGAACACCTGAAGAAACAGGTTTCTTAACTTATGATTACAAGAACAATGATTACTGGCAACTGCAACAAAAACTTGATGAATTACGTTCTAATCCTAATCTATATGAGCAATATAGAGAAAGAGCTTATAATTACATGATTAAAGAACATGGAGCCAATAAGAAAATTAGAGAGTTTTTGAAGTAGAAAGGAACTAATATAGTGGAAATAAATACAAAAACAGAATTATTAAGAGAAATTGAAGCATTTACTAAAGCTCTTTATGAATATAGAAATATTGGCCCACTAATAATTTCTGAAAAAGAATATAATCCTTATTATGTTGAGAATGGTTATTTGAAACGAGCTGATTATAGTGGTGTTATTCTTGATGAAAATGCTTTCCTGGCTTTTTATGCAGTATTTTTTGATTCAATCAAATTAGATTCTAATGCAGGGAAAGTTTCTGATAGTGATTACTTCAATACTCTTTATTTTAAATATAAAGCAAAATATGAAAAAGAATCAAGTAATTTAGACCCATTTATGCAGATTGTCAGAAGTAATCAAGAAGATAAAAATAAATCAGTTGAAGATGAAGAAGCATATAGTGCAGTTGAAGGTTTTTTAGACCTTGTACTTAGACGAAAAATTCGTAAAAACATCAAATCCAAAACTTCAAAAGATAAATCTCTGGCTCAAATAGTAAAAAAGGAAGATGATAACAAAGATTACAGGACAATAAGTTTTGTGGTAAGTTCTTTGTTATCTTTCTCAACTGTAGTTTTGTGGACGTTTACTGGCTTTAATCCAATGACTGTAGCTTTTATCATTGTTATTGTTTTATGTTTATCCTCTTATACTATCTCTTGTTTTACTGTAAATAAATTAAGTAAATCAGAAAAAGAAGAATTAAAACAACTACCTAAAGATTTTAAAAAATATATCCTTGGTGATTACACTACTTTTAACGAAGAATTTTTCTCATATCAAATCTCAAGTTATATTGATAGTTTCTTCAAAGATAGTGTAGTTTACCATTATGTAAAAGAAAAATATACAAAAATAGAAAGTGGAAACAGTATTACAAATGAATAAAAGAGAATTACTTTACGAAATTGATAAGTTTGATGAAGCATTACAAACTCATAAATACACTGAAGAGTTGATTCCAATAGACAAGTATTATCCTTACAAGCTAGATGAAAGAGTTCTTGTAAGAAGTGATTTTGAAAGCAGTATCTGGGTTGAGGATTCATTCCTTATGTTTTATCAAACATTTTTTGATAAAATCAAGCTGAATGAAAATGCTCAACAAGTATCAAAGAGTAAATATTTTAATACGCTTTATCATGATTATCTTAAAGAAATAAAACAAGATACGTTTTTACAGTCACTTGGCGAAAACAAAAAGAATAAAAATGAAGCTCAGCCACTTGTAATTTTAAACTTCTTTTCCAATTTGCTTATGTACAAAGGTCATGAAATTCAAGAAAAGTTAAAAAGTAAAGCTTCTCCTAAAAAACAATTGTTCAAAGTGATAAGTAGAAAGTATAATTATGAGGAAACTATGCAACTAATTGGAATGATTGATGTTGCAATGTTAATAGCAATTTTTCTAACAATGTTAGTAAACATTGCTAATAAAGATAATTTTCTTGAATGGCTAGTACCAGTAACATTTATGGCTGTTATTCCTATAAATTTAGGGCTCCTTATATATTGGTTTACACATAAAACAACTAAAGAGGAAAATAACGAATTAAAAGACTTACCTGCTAATTTTAAATCATATGTTCACGGTGGGTTAATAATAACTAGTGAAGATTTCTTCAGTCCTATTACTTTTGATTATCTCGATTCATTCTTTAATGATAGTGAAGTTTATTTGTACTTGAAAAAGAAATACACCAAAATTGAAAGAAAGGATAATATAGCAAATGAATAAGAATGAATTGATTAGCGAAATATATGAATTTGAAAAAGAATTAGCACGAAATTATGATAGGAAATTATCCACTAGAGATAAATTCTCACCTTATTTTATAAATAAAGGCGTATTAGTTAGACAAGTGTTTGATGGCCATGAAAATGTAGAAATAAATGCTAGAGATTTAAAAACAACTGAAGAGTTAATAACTTTTTATGAGAATTTCTTTAAATTAGTAGATAATGTGTATGAGAACACCTATAAATCATTAAAGGATAATTGTCAAAACTCAGATAGTAAATATTTCAACAAATTATCGTGCTTCTTAGCAGGCGGTTATGACTCTTTTGAGAGAATCTATAACAATCATAACTCAGGTCAGACAGACTCATTATCTTTCATATTCAAAAAAAGATTTCAAAATGATTTTATTTATGAAGTAGATATAAAAGGGAAGACTTTGAGTAATTGGTATAAATTTGAATATAATAAATATTTTATAGCGTTTATGGGCGGTCTCATAGGTTTTATTGTGACTGGATTTTTCTATTTCTTATTTAATAATTTGATTGGAACATTAGTTTCAGGTGGTGTCTTTTCTTTTATTGTTGCTTTTGACATTATAAAAGCACAATACACACTTAGAACCCATCATATAACTAAAATTGAAGAAGAGTTCTTTAGTAAAATTCATGACATATCTTCACAAGAACTTCTTAAATATATTAAACTTTGCAAATACGAAAAGTATTTCAATGATTATTTTAAAGGTGATGTTCTGTATGAAGAATTAAAACGAAGATATAATATTAGCACTACTAATTCTGAAAATGAAATTGTAAATGGTTAGAACTTATTGACTTTATTTCAGCTTTAATATATAATATAAACTATAGAAGTTAACAAGAAAGTAGGATTAAGGTGTTAAATGAATAAAAGTGAATTGATTCATGAAATATATGAATTTGATAAAGAATTAACAGATTATGGACTGAAGAAAGAAATTAAATTACATAACAATTATTATTTGTGCTTTGGAACGTTACACCGTAAAATTGGTAATAATACAATCTTTGTTTCAGATTTGACCACATATAATAAAGAAAAAGAATTGTTAGCTTTTTATGAAACTTTTTTCCATGATTTAGATACATTAGATGAATACCGTGATGGAAGTTCTTACTTTGAGAAAGTGCTCAATTATATCAAAAGGAAAACATCTTATGATAAATTTGAATTAGTTCATTCTGGCTTTGATAGTAGAAATGATTACAATAGCATTGAGTATCACTTCCAAGATAGCTACAATAAAGAATTTTTACCAGAAAGCAAAACTCAAAAAGAGGCATTAGAAAATAGACACAAATTATTCAAATTATACAATATTCTCTATTGGTCAGTTCTTGCAATTTTTGTTGCTTCGTGCGTTGTAGTAATCACTTTTCTTTTTGGAAATATAAATGTTTTCTACAATCCATTCTTTACATTACTATTGATTTTGGGGATTTCATTGAAAATTTCTAGCAATCATGTCTATGAAAAGGTTGAAAAATATAGAACTATAGCTGACGATATAACTTATAAAATTGGAGATTTTGCAAAATTAAATCAAAGAGATTATTATAAAGACATTTATCAATTCTATAAAGATGATTTATTCTTCAAAGAACTTCAAAAACAATATAATATAACTACAACACCAACAGGTAATCAAATCATAGGAGATTAAAAATGAACAGAACTTTAAAAAACACATACAAAAATAAAAAAGTATTTATTACTGGTATTACTGGGTTTAAAGGAAGTTGGCTTGCACTACTATTACATAGATTAGGAGCTGAAGTTAAGGGCCTTGGATTAGAACAATCAGAGAAAAATACTATTTTCTATAAAGGCGAAATTGAAAAAATTGCTAAGGTTTATATTCAAGACTTACGAGAAGAATTTTCAGATGAGTTAATTTCTGACATTCAAGAAGCAGATTATATTTTCCATTTAGCTGCACAACCAATCGTATCAGAAGGCTATCGTGACCCTTATGGAACATTTAATACAAATGTTATGGGTACTGTTAAAATGCTAGAACTTGTTAAAAATTCTACTCATGAAGTGTCTTTTCTTAGCGTAGCAAGTGACCGAGTTTATGCTTCAGTTCCACACCCTCATGTTGAAACAGATTCAATGGCTGGATTTGAACCTTATTCATTATCTAAAGTATTTGATAATATGCTTGTAGATATGTATAGCCAAATGGACGGTGTGTCTGATAAAGTTAAATTTATTAACGCTCGTGCTTCAAATGTGCTTGGTGGCGGAGATAAAGGAATTAACCGTATTGTAACTTCAATTATGGATGCTGTTGAAAAAGGCGAAACACTCAAACTTAGAAACCCAGCATTTGTTCGTCCTTATCTTTATGTGTTAGATTGTCTTTCACAATACTTGATTATTGCTTCTTATGGAACATATAATGCTTACAATATTGGTGCAGGTGAACATACAAGTGTTTCTGTACAAGAGCTTGTGGAGTCATTTATCAAACAAAGCTATCACAATTTGAAATGGAATAATACTGGAGAGCAATTTGGATTTGAAGGTAATACATTACTTGTAAATACTGACAGATTCCACAATGAGTTCCCTAAAGTAAATTCTGTATGTGATACTATTGATGATGTTGTTAATCGTATCTTGCTAATCAATAATGAATCAGACAAAGAACTTGCTAAACAAAAAGCAAATACTCTTATTGATGAAGCAATCTCTGTATATAATGAGTTTTAAGGTATATTAACTATGGATAAAATTTTAATTGAAATTTATAATTGTTATGGTAGTGATTGTAAAATTACTAAAAAAGTAAAAAGTTTGGTTATTGATTCTATTGAAGAACTTAAAAGTGGATTGGAATCTATTGGATATGATTGGATTTTAGAAGAAGTTTATAATGACTATGATTGGCTTGATGTTGACGAAAAAAGTGATTATGAGGACTTCATTAAAGGCAATACTTCATTTCTTTTAATAGAATGTGATGGTGATTGGGACGACCCGTTAGGTTGTAAATTAGTCCGTTACTCTTATGATGAAAAGATGAAAGAGCTTGATGAAGCTTATAAAACTCAAAAAGATGAAATAAATTTATTGTTTAGGGGTTGACAGTTCATTAAATATTTGATATAATAAATTCATCAAATGAAAAGGTGGATTTAAAAATGAAAAAATATTTAATTGAAATTGCAGACGTAGTTTGTTATGATGAAGAAACAGAAATTGATAGTTTTGCTGTAAACTCACTTGAAGAAGTTGAAGCAGAATTATTAAAACGTGATTTGGAATATATTTACCGTTACGGTAAAAAATCAGATTTACAAAAATTCATTAACGGGGAAACTACTGTTGCAACATTCCCTAAAAAACGTAATAGTGATGTATCTGAATTTTATTCAATTACTTGCTATTCCTACCAAGAGAAATTAGAAGAACTTGAACGAATATTCCAATTCGGAAAAGACAAATTAAACAAATTATTTGAAATTTAAATTATAAGAAAGGCTGTTTAAATATGGAAAAATATCTGATTGAAATTTTTGGAATCTATGGTAAAGGTGACGCTGATAAAGAAGTAGAAAGCTTTGTTATAAATTCCATTGATGAACTTGAAGAAACTATGGAAGGTTATGAATGGCTTTGTAGTGATGGCGGTAAATCTGATTACCAAAGATTCGTTAAAGGAGAAATCACAACTGCCACATTCCCTCACTATGGTGATTGGGACGAACCTGACGACTATGAAATTGTTCGAACTTCATACAAAGAAAAACTAGAACAAATTGAAAAAGAGTACAAAGATAAAAAAGAAGAATTGAATAAACGCTTTGGAAACTAAAGGAAGAAAGATAAAACTTTCTTCCCTTTCTTTTGATTGATATATAAATAAAAATTTTAAAATAAAAGAGGCTTTTTACTATGAAAACTTTTGATTTTAAAGGGAACGCAATCACAAATAATTATACTTTAAGTGATTACTTCTCTACCATCTATACTAAGATGTTTATTGGCTTGATTATTACAGCCTTAGTATCTTATATGCTTCCATTAGCATTGCCAGGATTGTTTGTTACAATCGTACACAATTATAAAATCGTAGCAATACTTTCATTATTTGTTGAATTAGGAGTAATATTCTATATTGCAAAAGCTATGAAAGATAATACTAAGAATTTGACTCCATGGTTCTATTTCTATTCATTCGTGAATGGAATTACAATGAGTGTTATCTTAGCATTTTCTAATCCAGTTACAGTAGCTGTTACTTTCTTAATTACTGCAGTTCTATTTGGAACACTTGCTTTCATTGGAAGAACAACTAAGAAAGATTTATCTGGTATTGGTAAATTTGCTATTGCAACATTGCTTGGTTTAATCATTGCTACATTAGTTAATATTTTCTTACATAATACTATGTTAGATTATATTATTACTTATCTTGGTGTAATTGTTTTCTCTGCTTTGATTGCTTATGACAATCAAAAAATTCAAAAAGGATTTGCAAGAGTAAATCAAGATAATTATAATAATGTTACTACTTGGCATGCTCTTGATTTATACCTAGACTTTATCAACCTATTCTTATACATTTTAAGAATTTTGGGCAAAAACAAATAAACTGCAGTCTGAGCTGTTTTATCAATGGTTAGGGTTAACTATCAAAAATAACTCCAAACTGTTGCTAAAACAGCTTTTCAGCGTTTAGCAACAATACTAATAACGATATACAAAATAAAAATTTCAAAGAGGTATTTTTAATGAGTCAAATGCACATTGGAAGTAGAGGTGTGCCTATGAAATGTGTGGCACAACCAGGCAAATGCCCGAAAGCACCAGGTATTGGGCACTTTGAGAAAGTGGAACAAGCTCAAGAATTTGCAGACCGCTTAAACGAATTAGAAGCGAACGGGTTTACTTATAAAGATGTTCCAAAAGAAGATATTAGCAAGCTTGATAATGCACAACTAATCCTTGTTCAAAAGGAATTGAATGCTCACAAATCGGAATATGAAGATTACAAGCAACGTATCAAATGGCGTAAGGAAGTTAGGTCAAAAGCCCAACGTGAAATGAAATCTATTATTGATGATAATAATAGTCAAATTGCAAGAGTAGTACAAGCTAATAATTTAACTGCACAAGCTCGTAGAGCATGGAAAAATGCAGAGGGTGAAGAAAGAAAAGCTGCTTATACTCAATATAAAGAAGCATTAGCAAATAGTAATGCTATCTATCAAGAAGCAAGTGAAATCACAAAAACTAATCAAGAAAATTTTGCTAAATTAGTAGATAAGAAAGAGAAAGCAGAAACAGAGCTACAAGAATTTATGGAAGCAAGAGCTGTTCAATCAAGTGAAAAGAATTATGCTATTAACGTAGATGCTGAAGTAGATAAACGTGAAATGGAGAAAATTGAAGGCTCAGTGGAATCGTCTAAAGAGGAAGCTCCTAAAAGTAGCCAAAGTAGCAGAGTGCTTAATGAGAAACAAATGAAATTAGTAAGCAGATTGCTAGAAACAGCAGGGCTTGACAAAAAATTAGCAAAAGGATTACAAGAAAATTCTACAAAAGATGCTCCATTACACAATCGAGCTGGAAAACATATTGGTCATGAATATGTTTACGAAATGCCAGATTATACTGCAGTCATTCAAGTAGATAAGAAAAATACTATCCAAGATTTCATGTACTATTAAAAGAGGTGTTTTCACCTCTTTTATTTTTTGGAATAATATAACTATAAGAGTTGAAAAAGATATTTAAACTCATTAAATCATGCTTAAGAAATTAAGCTATATTAAAGGAGAAAAAGATTATGCCCTTTTTTATAATTTTTTTAATTATTGCTATTGCAGTACTTGCATTTTTCTTCTCAACTTACTACATTGTACCACAAGGAAGTGTAGCAATTGTTGAAAGATTAGGTAAATACCACAAAACTTCAACAGCTGGTTTACATTTCTGTTTGCCTTTAGGAATTGATAAAGTTGCTATTAAATTACCACTTCGTATGCAACAAGAAGAAATGGCAGTAGAAACAAAAACTAAAGATAATGTGTTCGTAGTTATGGCTATTGCTACACAATACAGAGTTTCAGAAAATAATGTAACAGATGCTTTCTATAAATTGCTTCGTCCTAAAGCACAAATTCAATCTTACATTGAAGATGCTTTAAGAAACGCTGTTCCAAAATTAACTCTTGATGAACTTTTTGAAAAGAAAGATGAAATCGCTCTTGAAGTTCAAAAACAAGTTGCTGAAGAAATGTCAACATACGGTTACATAATTGTTAAAACACTTATTACAAGAGTTGAACCTGACGCTGAAGTTAAACAATCAATGAACGAAATCAACGCAGCTCAACGTAAAAGAATGGCTGCTCAAGAATTAGCAGAAGCAGATAAAATTAAAATTGTTACTGCAGCTGAAGCAGAAGCAGAAAAAGATAGATTACATGGTGTTGGTATTGCGAACCAACGTAAAGCTATTGTTGATGGTTTAGCAGAATCTGTAAAAGAATTAAAAGACTCTAATATGCAATTAACTGAAGAATCAATTATGAGTATTCTATTAGTCAACCAATACTTAGACAGTTTAAATAATTTTGCCAAAGGAAATAACAGTACTATCTTCTTACCTTCAAATCCTACTGGAATTGAAGATATTAGAACTCAAATGCTAAGTGCATTAGCAACAGATAAAAATAAATAAAATTTTAGAAAAAGCACAAAAAATTGTGCTTTTTTCTTAGTTTAGCTTAGAAAGTGGAATAATATATAATAAAGAACTCAAAATAGAAAGAATTGGTAATATGAAAAATTATAAATTATTCCAACAATTAACTGAAGAACAAAAGACTAAATATGTAGTAACTTCAAAATCTACGGACAATTATCCACATTTGTATAGTCCATCAAATTCTTCTTCACAATCAAGATATTTCTCTGAACGTATTGAAGGTGGGATGGGTGCAACTTTAAAAAGGGATATTTGCCGTTATGCTATTTTCTTAACTCGAGGAAAATGTGCTTATTGTGGAGATACACTTATCAATTTAAAAAATGGTGAGAAATATGGAAGTAAAGATTTGAATTGGGACCATATTAAACCAGCTTCAAAATGTAACATTCTAACTTATGGAAATGTATTGCTTTCATGTTCCGATTGTAACATTAAGAAAAGTGATAAAGATACATTAACTTGGTTCAAAGAACAATTAGACAATGATGAGTTCCCTAATGCTTTGTTTACTTATAAAGAATTTGAAACTCTATTAAAACAAGAATTTGAACAATATGCAAAAGATTATCCTTGGGCTAAATTAGTCAACTCAGACTACTTCCACAGCCCAAAAAACAATGATGAAAGAGATTTGACTCTTATAGCAATTCTTCAAGGAATGGGAATTTCCATTTTCCCTCCAATTTCTGTAAACAATTACAGGTGTTCAGCTGTCTTTAAGAATGAGCTTAATATTTTAATTGAAAAAGTTCCAGAGATTGCCAAACCTGAAAATTTCAAACTTGCAGAAAGATATTTCTTCAACAATTTTGGATATACTGAAACATTTCTGAAAGAAGATTTAATCGACTCATTATTAGATTATAATAATTTTATTTTTGCATTTGAAGTGTTTCTTTCAAATCTTAATCAACACACTTATTCTAAAGTAAAAAAATTTGCTGAAACTATTATCGAATATTACTTCAAAAAAGATTATAAATTTCCAAGTTATAAAAAACGAATTATTTATTTGAAAGACATTGATTAAGAGTACTTATATAAGTGCTCTTTTCTCTTTTATTTGACTATTTAAGAAAAATATTGTATAATAACTTAAATAACCTTTAGAAAGGGTAACAATGGACGATAAAAACATTTTACTTATAGAGATTATAAGTACTTTATTCGTGGCTAAACTCGTTGAACAAAAAATGTTAAATAGAACAGAGATTAAAGATTCATTTGAAGCTTTAGTTGATTATCAAAATGAATTATATGGAGCAGATTATGAAATTATATTAGATGAAAAAGATTGCTCGTTAAATCTACATTCATATTTAGATAGCATTAAAATCACTGCTAGACTCATCAACCAGTTAATTCCCTTAACTCAAAAAGAAGAAGATAAGCACTTCCTTAGACAAATTAAATGGAATTTTGCTGACGAAGTTAAGTTTATTAAAAGCACCTTAAAAAATCAATTGGGTGAATAACGCTAAATCAGTTTAAGGGTTGTTATATCGTCATATAAGCAACGCTAAAACAGTTAAAATTAACTTTCGATACATTTATCGACTTTGAAGTAAAACAGCTCAAAACAGCTTAAACTTAAATAGAAAAGAGAATAAAATGAAAAAACAAATTGCAGCCTTTTTTGACATTGACGGAACAATTTATAGAGACTCATTAGTAACAGAGCTTTATAAAAAATTGCTTAAATATGAAATCATTCCACAAGAGGAATATATTAAACAAGTTAAAGAACCATTAACTGCTTGGAAAAATCGCCAAGTTAGTTATGAAGATTATTTAGAAGCACTTACTGAAAACTTCTCAACAACAATTAAAGGATTAACTAAGGCTCAGATTGATTTTGTTACTGACCAAGTAATGAAATTAAGCTCAGATAAAGTTTATACTTATACTCGTGATAAAATCAATAATCATAAAGAACAAGGACATATGGTTATCTTTATTTCAGGTTCGCCAGATTTTATTGTATCACGCATGGGAGAAAAATATAATGCTGATTTGGCAATTGGCTCTGGTTATGAATTTAAGAAAGATTTATTTACTGGAAAGATTAAACCAATGTGGACTTCACGAGCAAAAAATAAAAAAATCAATGAACTTGTTGAAGAATATAATATTGATTTAGAAAATAGCTTTGCTTATGGAGATACAAACGGAGATACTTTAATGCTTTCTAAAGTTGGAAATCCTATTGCTATCAATCCTAATAAAGAATTGCTTGCTAATATTATGAAATTGAAAGATAATAGTCATTATAAAATTATTGTTGAACGTAAAGACTCAATTTACAATTTAACACCAGATATGCTAAAAGATATTTAATTTAAAAACTATAAGGAGCTAATCTTATGACTCAATCATTTGACATGAAACATTTTGTACAAGATGTTTTTACTTATATAACAGGCAATCCTAAAATTCTTTCAATTCTTATCTCACTTGTTTTCTTGTTTATCTTGTATGTGATTATTAAGAAATTTATTAGGAAGCTTTCATCTGCTGTAAAATATTACTTTTATAGCTCAATTGGGCTATCATCTGTCAATATTTTAACTACAATCCTATCTTACTTTACAATTACATTACCATTTGGAATTAGTAGCATTTTACTTAACTCTGGTAGTTTAATTACTCTATTGATTGGATTATGGAAAATGAAAAAGGAGCTTGAACAACTTGGCATTTAATCTTGACTTATTCTATGAAGAAATACTAAATAAAGAGTCAGTTAACTTTTATATTTATGTAGAAGATATGAAGTCAGGTATTAACTTAACAAAATCAATGCCGACTCTTACTGCCCTCTTAAATTGGGATTACAATTGTATTCTTGATTTACAAAACGATTATCAATCTGGCTTGTATGAAGATAATAGAGTTTTTGAAATGGTTCATAATGAAGTCTTTGAAATTGTCAATTTTGATGAAATTGAAGAAAATAGAGCTATTATTAACAATTTAACTCAAGAAGATTATGAGAATGGTTATTCTTGGATTGATGAAAATAATATTATCTTATTAGCAAGTTCTAAATGTGAAGATAATGAACTAGATTTTAAAGAATATGCTAAAGATAGAAGAAAGGAATTGAGCATAGCTATTTATACTTTAATTACTATATTTGTAGCTGTTTCAATTATTTATGGTGTGTTTGTTTTTAATCTAGGAAGTCTATCTTCAATGATTATTTTTGGCTTAATTTATTTAATCATTTCTTACTTTGTGTTTTTAAAAATAAAAGAGCCAATTGATTTAAAAAAGAAATTAAAAAATGGATTATAGAAAAGAACTTAATCTAAAAATAATAACTTTGTATTGAAAACAATTTAAAAATTTGTTATAATAGTAAAAATGAACTCAATAGAAAGGAGATGAAAATATGAACTTCGATTTTGCAAAACCAAATCTTGATGATAAAGTACTTAAATATGTTTCCATGGCAGAATCTATTGCCAAAATGGGTAAAAACTATGACAAAGACTCTATCATTAAGGAACTAAAGGATACTAAGGACTATAAGAATAATACTCTTACAGACTTGGATATTGAAAAAATTGTAGAAATTCTAAAAGATAGAAAAATCTTTTAATAGCCTAAATAAAAGAACTAAATTTTAGTTCTTTTATTTTTTATCCTACCGGTTTGATATAACTTCTTAAATAAAACAATAAAGGATAGGATAGATAAATGAGTAAAAAATACCACATTTCAAAAAATGGAATACCTGCAGTGTGTCATGCTCAACCGGGTAAATGCCCTATAGGTGGTAATGATGTTCACTTTGATTCTGTTGAAAAAGCTCAAGAATATGCAGATTATCAAAATCATTTCGAAGCACTGACTGAAAATCTTAATGCGACAGATACCCCGTCTGACCCTATGTATGACATTGTTAGGACAGATAGAGCACAATTAAATCTAAATATGAAAGGCTCTCAAGTTTATGTTGATACTGTTGATAATGTATTAAGTACAACTTCTGAACCAGATGGCGGAAGTACTTATAATCCTTATGTAAAAACTTCTCCACAAGTTGGCTTCTGTTATTCACCTTATCCAGAGCGTTCAGTAGAATTTAGTTCTGTTGATGATTTGACATTAAGCACTTATGACGAATATTGTGAGCAAAACAAAGACTTACTTAGTAAAGATAATCATTATGTAGGAACATGGCATGACCCAGCTACAGGTAAAATTTATCTTGATGTATCTATAAATACTATGGATGCTAAAGAAGCAAGAAAACAATGTGAAGATAATGACCAAATCGCTTACTTTGATTTACAAGATTTTACTTCTGTAACAGTTAATCAAAACGCTACAAGTGGTCAATCACCTCAAAAAGAATAAACTTTTCTATTGACAAGTATTATTTCTTGTTGTATAATATAACTATAAAAACAATAAAGAAGAAAAGAGAATAATAGATATGAAACAAGAAATCCAAACACAATTACTTAATTTGTCAGAAGAAAAACAAAAAGAACTATATGAACTTACTGTTGCTGTAAGAACTCAATTGGCAAAAGAAAACAAAAATAAAAAATTGAGCTTAACTTATATGAATCTAAAAAACAAACGTAATGAGTTCATTAGAATCAATATGCCTAATATTGAACGAATTGACCGTGTGGTAGTTGGAACAATTTGGGCTACACTTTACAATAAATTTTATTAAAAAAGCTTTTTAACACAAAGCTTTTTTATTTTAAATAAAAAGGAGTAATATTATATGACTTTGCTAGACGGGAAAGCAGTTGCTAAAAAAATTCAAGAAGAATTAAAAGAAAAAATTAAAAATGAACCACGTAAACCAATCTTAACAGTTATTATGGTTGAATCTGAAAAATCAGGCCCTAGTCAAATCTATGTAAGAAATAAAATCAAAGCTGCTGAAGAAGTAGGAATTGATGTTAGCGTTATTAACATTCCTAAAACAGTTGAAGAAGATGATTTGATTAAATTTATCGGTGCGTATAATGAACGTTTATATTTAACAGATGGGCTTATTGTTCAATTACCATTACCCGACCATATTAACGAACATAAAGTTTTAAATTCTATTAGTCCTCGTTTAGATGTAGATGGCTTTCATGCCCAAAATGCTGGATTAACTCTTGCTGGTAAAGATTGTATGAAACCTTGTACTGCTTATGGAATTATGCGATTATTAGAAGCTTATAACATTGATGTTACTGGAAAGAAAGTAAAAATTATTAACAGAAGTATGATTGTTGGAAAACCACTTGCTTCATTGATGTTAAATAAAAATGCAACTGTTACTGTACTTCATAGTAAAAGTCTAAATATTAAAAAAGAATGTAGAACTGCTGACATTATTGTTACTGGAGTTGGTATTCCAAACTTTATTAAAGAAGATTACATTAAAAAGGGAGCAATTGTTGTTGATGTTTCAATCAATCGTGTTTATGATGGCTTTGTTTCTAAAATTTGTGGTGATGTAGATTTTGAAAATGTAGCTCCTAAAACTTCATATATTACACCTGTACCTGGTGGAGTTGGCCCAATGACTATTGCTATGCTCATGGAGCAAACTTACCAAGCTTATCTCAATAATAAATAAGAAATGCTTTAATTAGCATTTCTTATTTTAAGCGATTTTAAGCAGTTTTTCTTTAAAGTCGATACATTTATCGAAATCACGATTTTAGGATTTTACTGTATTACTAATGACGATATAACAACCCTCAAAATCAGTTTTATAAAAAATATTTTTAACATTTTTATTGACATTAGTCTAGTTATATAATATAATAGACACAAATATAAAAAAGAAAGTAGGACTACTATGAATACTAAAGAGAAAGAAACATTAGCATCGAATACAGAACTTGCTAAAGAAGTATTAGCAACTCAAATGCTAAATACAAACGTAGAAGAGCTTGATTATTCATTAGCGGCACTTAAAGAACAAGACCGTGTTAAAGCTGTTCAAATTATGAAAGACCTTGATGAAAATAATTACTCATCATTGGATAATTTTGGGCAAGATGTTTATGATAAAGTAAACGTTAATGCTAACAATGTTCTTTCAAATGTTAGAGGTAAAGATATTTCCAACTTAGGTTTAGACCTAGACACATTGCTTGAGAAAGTTAACAGTATCTCACCTAAAGATATTAACAAAGCTGACCCTAGCAAAGCATTGTTCAAAGATATTTTTGGTTTTGCTCGCCGACACTTGTATCGCCTGAAAAATCATTATAGCTCATTGGATAGTCAAGTAGATACAATTGCAGAAAGCTTAGAATTATCTGTTGCAGAATTGCAAAATGACAATCGTACTTATGAAGCTCTTAAAGAACAAGCAAAACAAACATTTGAAGAATTGAATGCTTATATTGCAGCTGGAGAAGCTAAAGTCCTTGAATTAGGTCATACAATTGATGAAACCAATAAATCTATTGAAAATGATAACACTTCTAATAAGATGAGTTTGACTACACAAACGACTTCTCTTGTAAATTATCAAACACGACTACGCAAAAAGACTCAAGATATGCGTAACTTACAATTCTATCTTGCGTTTATTCAATACCCATCAATCAGCCAATTGCAATCTGATAATGAATTGGTAATCAATAATATTCGTGATACAATTCAAAACGGATTACCTATCTACAAAACTAACTTGACAACAATTCTTGGAGCACTACGTACTCGTAAAGCTATTGAACAAACAAAAGCTGTTCGTGAAGTTATCAATAAACAAATTTCTCTTGCTGTAGATATGGTTCAAAAGAACGCCGAAGATATTTCAAAATCTGCTATGGAAACAACTATTGATACACAAGTAATTATTGACGCTGCTCGTAAAATGCAAGAAACTCATGAAAAACTATCTGCTGTTCGTAATGAAGCAGTCAAGGCATTTGATGAACAATCTAAGGCTTTGGAAGAAGCAACAAATAAAATTAACAATCATTTGAAAATCGTTGGAGGAGCTAAATAAAAATGGGAATGAATGATGTATTGACTTTGAATCTTGAAAATAAGAAGTATTATTGTTTTTATTGGAATAACCATCTTTATCAGATGAAAGATTTGAAGTCAATCTTCGGCCCCCAATTAACAACTTCTATTTTCTATGATTTAATTAACAATGATAATGAAGAGGCTGCAGTAATTGTAGAAGAAGATACTATCAATTACTCAGTTCTTGACATTGAATCGTCTATTTTAGATTTCTTACCTAATGGAAAACAAACTTTAATTTACGAAGCTATGGCTAATGATGAATTAGAAGATTATGACAAACAACTAATCTATACTAATCATTTTAAATGTTTCAACTCCTTTGATTTGATTAAAGCAATGGTGGAAGTAAATGATAGTTATTTTAATTTCATGCTTGATGATTATATTAACAATCATGGAGCTTTCTTCCCTATTGAAATTTACTTCAATAATGATAATAAAGAAATAACAATTAAAAATCCATTTCAAATTAACTCTTCAATTGAAGAAACTTTAAAACTAAAAGAAGATTTGAGTAATTTCTATATTGAAGAAAATCATCTTGGTAAAGAAATTGACGAATACCAAAAATATAAATCAACACAATTGCCTAATAAAGGTATTATCCAATTAACTGAATTTGTCTTAAATACAGAAAAAGAAAACTCTGTTTTTGATTATGAAAATCTATTCTATAAACAATTGCCGTCATTGGTGTTGCTAAGAAGTCGTGATTCTTTAGAAACAAATATTACTGCTTATCAAGCTGAAACAAAAATTTGCTTGGAATTTGCTAAAAAAATTTATGAAAGCATTTCAAGAGAACTAAAATATATTAAACTTATTCAAGAGAGGTATTTGTGATGTTTGAATTTTTCTCAGCGCTTTTTTCTCAAAGAAATACAATCAAGGAAGATAAGCAAACTAATAAAGAATTTGTTAAAAGAAAAAGAGAAGTATTATCTATTCTAAAGGATTTAGATGATATTGATTTGAATTTTGCTTCAAGAGCACGATTAGATATAGAAAAACTAGAAAAAATTCTAAAAGATAATGAAGCTATAATTGAACTATCATTTGGAAATTTATTAGAAGAAGCTCTAACAACTTTAGATTTGATTGAAAATAAAGCTATTGAAATTAAAACTACTAATAAAACAATGACAGATGATTATGTAATTCAAAGAGCTATTCAAAATTTAAAATAAAAATGAGTGAACTGATAAAGTTCACTATTTTTTTGGAATAATATAACTATAAGGATTGATATTCCTATCAAATCTATAAAAAGAGGTTATATAATCATGTTTAAAAAAGGTTTAATTTTAGCCACTGTATTAGGTGGTGTTGTTGCTGTAACTACTGCTAAATATCTTAAAGAGAAATTTGAAGAAGCAGAGGCAGAAAAAGAAACTATTATTGGTTACAGATTTTCAGTAGAAAGCAAATCAGAAAATTCTATTGCTTATAAAGAAGTTGAGTCTTATGATGTAGATTCTTTATACAAAGCAGTAGAAGAAGCTGTCGCAGAGGGTTACATTTCTGAATTTGAATTTATTACTGAATCTGGTTCTTATGATAACGTTGATTCTATTTTGGTTTATGATAATGAAGATACACCATCTCATTTACATTTCTACCAAGATGGTGAAGATTTAGTTATCGAAGCTCATATTAGAGCCTAATCTATAAAGAGTACTTTTACGGTACTCTTATTTTAATCTAAAAATAAAGGAGTAAAATTAAAATATGGCTATCACTGTATATGGAAAACAAAATTGTAAACAATGTGAATTTACTAAGAAATTTCTTGATTCAAAACACGCAAGCTTCGTTTATGAAGATTTAACTAATGACATTGACAAACAAATTGCTTTGAAAGAAAAGTACAATGTTGAGAAAATGTCTTTACCATTTGTTGTTACTGACACTGCTACTTGGTCAGGTTTCCAACCAGACAAATTAGCAAAAGCAATTAAATAAAAAATAAAAGTACAACTTGTCTAGTATAAGTTGTACTTTTTTATTGACTTTGGCTCTATTTTATTATATAATCTATTTGTAATTGAAAAAAGATTATTTAAGAAAGGAAAAATAATATGACACGTGGTATGGTTATTAAATGGAGTGATGATGAAATCGAGTTCGGAGAATGGACTCAGGAAAACAATTTGGAAACCTTTGTTGCTGAAACAGAATTGGGGACTTTGAGAGTTCCGATTGACCCAAGTACTGAATATTATGATGATGAAACTGGTCGAACTTACTTTGAAGCAACTGGGAAAGAATATAAAACAGTCGTATTGTTTTAGGTATTAGAATGTGAGAAAAATTTCAGATTTTACAGGCATTATTATTGGAAAGTTGAAGGTGATTGCTAAAACTAAAGAGAAAGATAAATACGGTTATTTTCTTTATGATTGTGAATGTGAATGTGGCAAAGTAGTTCAACGAAATGCTCGCTCAATTGCTCAATCAATTAAAAAACAAACCCATGCAAGTTGCCCCGATTGTAAAAATCAAAGACAATCAGATTTACTTGTAGAAAGACACAAAAAACAAAAGTGATATACTACACTAATATAATATAATAAGGAGGTTTTTGAATCATGAAAAAATCAAAAACTAACAGAAAACTTGACGGCGTATTGGGTGGTATTGCTGAATATTGTAACGTTGACCCAACACTATTACGTTTAGGCTATTTCGTATTCGGTTGTTTCTACCCTGGATTAGCACTTATAATGTATGTTGGAGCAAGTATTATCATGTCTAACGCCGATAATAATTCTGAAACAGATAATACTGAAAATAAAGAATAGAAAGAAGAAACTATGACAACAATTTATAATATTGATTATTTGAACACTCTTTCAAAGCTAGAACTTTGGAATTTAGCCAAAAAAAATTCTAAATTTAAAGTATCAAGCATGGAAAGCTCATTGCAAATGCCACATAATACTGCTAGAGTTGCAACAACGAAATTTGAAACATCAAAGTATGACGAAAAAATCAAGAAATATCTTATTGATTTTTTATCTACTCAAACTGATTCAGATTTGAATTTAGAAGAACTTTTTAAAGAAGCTAATAAATATCAAAAAATCACAAACAAACAAATTGCTGAAGAATTGGGTTGTGATGTAACTACTGTTTCTGCTTCTAAAACGGGTAAATCAAAAGGAAAAAATGCTTATCTGATTAAAGAATATTTAGAAAATATTATCAATCAATACAAATTATTAGATGAAGCAATCCAACAAGATTCAATTCAAGAAAAGGAACAAGAAACTATGACTGAAGAAACACTTACTGATACTAAAGAAATGAAAACTTATGATGAATTTCTAAACTTTATCAACACTCAAAAAGAACTTCCTATTGTTAAGAAAGCTTTAGATGAAACTCTTTCTACGAACCAAAACCTTGAGAAAATCTTGGCTAAAGAAGAATTTATTACTATCAAAACTGCTCAAGAACTTAATGAAAAAATCTTTGCTAATGAATATACAGAAGCAGAAATCCTTGATTTTGAAAATCAATATTACGGAGCTGCTAATGGCGATTCATTGAAAGATAAAATTAAATCTTTTGTAGAAAAACATAATCTATCTCTTGAAACCGCTCTTAAATTGCTACAAATTTCAGAAGAAGATTATAAGAGGATGCTAGAAGGTGCTGATAAAGTTTCTAACAAAGCTGCTGACAAAATCTATAAAGCAATCACTGCTTTTGAAGAAGTTTATAAATCAGAAAAAACTCAAGATACTATCAACAATACAAAGAATACTTTTGTAACAGGTTTCGCTATTGCTTCAGCAAAAAGTCAAACATTCCTTAATAAAGGATTAAATAAATTTGCTGACTTCTTGAATAAGAGCGCTGATAAAATCAAAAATTCAAATTCTGAAAATAAGGAAGATTGATTTATAATGAAAAAACTTATACCCGTTGTGTTACTTGTATTACTTCTTTCTGGGTGCACGGCTAAAACTTATAAAATCGCCCCAGGGGATAAATACGAAACACACTTAGCTAAAGAATAATACAATCATTTTTTGACTTAAATAAAGAAAAAGTGAAAATTTATTAAAAATTTTCACTTTTTTGTTGACAAAAAATAATTTATATGTTACCATGAAAATAAATTATTAGAAAAATTACGAAAATTACAGAAAAAGAAAGGTAAATCTAATATATGAAAAAACAAACTATTATTGCCGGAGCTGCTATTCTGGCCTCAACTACTGGAACAACTGCATTCGCAGAGGAAGTTAACCCAACTACTCCTCCTACTGAAATTGTAGCCACAACTACAACTGATACAGTAACAACAACTAATAATGTAGCTAAACCTGTTGAAACAACAGAAGCTACTACTACAACAGAAAATGCTACTCCTATCGAGAAAGCAGAAAAACAAGTAGGAGAAACTGGCAAAGCAGTTACTGACGCTGAAAATTCTGCTAAAGAAACTTTCGAAAAAGAAACTCAAGATAAATCTGCTTATGACAAAGCAACAAATGAAGCAAAAAAAGCTCAAGGTGATGTTGATAAAACAAAAGAAGATTTAACTAATTCTAAAAATAAATTAGCAGAAGATGAATCAAAAGCTCCTCAATTAGAGAAAAAACTTGCTAATGCTAATAAATCTGTAACAGATACAGAAAAAGAAATTTCTGATACAAAAAATGATTTGGCAGCTGCTAAAGAAAATCAATCTAATGAAGAAGCTAAAATCCAACCACAAGTTAATGCTTTGAAGAAAGCTACTACTGACAAAAAGAATGCTCAAGATAAAGTAGATACTATCAAACAAGATTTGAAAACTAATCAAGCAAATGAAGCTACTTTAACTGGCGAAATCAATGATTTAACTGCTGCTAAAGAAGTTGCTAACAAAGAAGTAACTTCTACAGGCAATGCTTTGGAAAATGCTAAAAAAGCTGACCAAACTCGTGCTAATAATATTGCTTCACAAAAAACAATTGTAGCACAAGATACAACAGACAAAAATAATTCTATCGCAACAGAAAAAGCAAAAACTGCTGAAAAAGAAAAATTAGCTACTGATTTGGATTCTGCTAAGAAAGCATTAGCAGACAATTTGGAAATTCCATTAACAGATGCTTATATTTCTGCTCTTAAAGCTTATAAACAAAACAAAACAACTGCTAACAGTGACGCTGTAAATAAAATTGCTCAAGAAATTCTAAAATCAAAACAAGTTAAAGCTGCAATGGAATTGCTTAAAGAAAGTGATACACGTGCTGTTGACCCATCTAATCTTACAACTGAACAATTAAAAGAATTGAATATCCGTATGGCTCAATTTATTGAAGATGTACGTACTAAATTCGGTACATTCTCTCCAACTATGGTTCGTGTAAGTGAAGAATCAGTAAACCTATCTAAACTTATCGGTGAAACATATAAAAATGCTATTCGTAAAGCTGCTGGTAATACAAATCCTACTGTATGGAACGCAGCTGAATTAGGCCACTTGAAGAGTAGCGAAACTGTTGGTGCTAACTTAACAAAAGCTGGTTATAACACTACAGCTGCTCCAATTCGTATGGAAACACTTGCTTATTCACCTGAAACAGATATGACAACAATGGGTGAACTAAAAGCTGAAGTTTACAACAGCATGATTCGTTGGTTGTATGATGATGAATTGAGTGATTGGGGCCATGCTCTTATCCAATCTGGTTTAGTTTGGAACTACAAGAAAACTGAATTACAAACTTTCGTAGTTCAAGACGGAAGCTACGTGTTGATTGGTGCTGATGAAACAAGCTTGAAAGAGCAAGATAGCAAATTGAAAACTAAAGAGTATGACATTCCAACAACAGATTTCAATGCAGCTAACGCTCGTGTAACTACTCTTGAAAAACAAATCGAAACAAACAAAGCTGAATTGGCTCAAGCTACTAAGAATGTAAAAGCTACAACTCAAAAACTTGAAGATTCAACAAATGAATTGAAACGTTTAGAAGCAGTTGAGATTCTTACACCAAAAGCTCAAGAAGCTTATGACAATGCAGTTGCTAAACATACTGATTTATCTAACCAATTAACAGACAAGAAAAATACTCTTGCTACTGTTCAAGCTAAGATTAAAGAATTAAACATTGCTCTTCCACAAGCTGAAACTGCTTTAGAAAATGCTACAAAAGTTTACGATAATGCTAAATCTGAATATGATAAAGTAAGTGCTGATGTAGAAAAAGCAAAAGCAGAAGTGAAGCGTATTGAAAATCAATTAGAAACACTTAATGCTAAATTAAAAGACAACAAAGCAAATGTTGCTTCTACTCAAGAAGAAATTGCTAACAACAACAAAGAAATTGAAACACTAACAAATTCAATTAAAGAACTTGAAAAACAACTTAAAGAGCAAGAAAAAACACTTGAAGAAAAAGTTAAAGTTCAAAAAGAAAAAGAAGCAATTTACTTGAAAGCTAAAGAAGCTGCTGATAAAGAACGTGCTAAAATTGCTGAACTTAAAGCAAAACACGAAGAAGCGGTTTCTAAATTAGAAGCATTGAAAGAAGAACAAGCTCGTAAAGAACAAGAAAAGGCTCGTGAAGAACAACGACAAAGAGAGCTTGAAGATTACAACCGTGCTATTGATGAAGTATTGTATGGAACAAATGCTACAACAAATACAACAACTCCTAACAAATCTAAAAACACATTGCCGGTAACTAACACTTCTAATGAATCAATCTATATTGTTTTTGGGGCTGCTATTCTTGCCTTCCTTGCTGGACTTGGTTTATACTTCAAAAAGAAAAACAAAAAAGACTAACAAAAAGAGCTATCTAAGATAGCTCTTTTCTTTTTGTTTTAAGCGATTTTAAGCGACTCTAAGCTGTTTTTATTATAAGTCGATACATTTATCGAAAATCAGTTTTTACAGTCATAGCGTTTCACTAGTGACGATATAACGATATTCAAAATCAGTTTGAGAACATTATTCCAACCGAAAGTTTTTAATTCTATTCTTATTTGACAAATCTCTAAAAATATTATACAATAGTAATATAAAGCGAAAGGTGATTAAATATATGACTTTAAAAGATTTAACTAGGCAAGAACTTTTACAAATTTACTATAATGAAGCTTTAGAATTGCTATTCAATCAAGAAAAGATAACAAAAGAATGGCTTACAAAAATAAAAGAAAAATTCAAATTAGAAAGTTTTCGATTAGGAGTTTGCTTCGACAAGGACAATCCCACAATCATTGAAGAAATTTCTGTTATTGATAGCATTACTCATAAATCACGTTATTTTTGGAGCTCTTATAATGAATTAGGGCATTATGAAGATGTTCATTGTTCAGAATATACGGGTAATGATAGAGTAGTTATTAAAAAGATTATAGAACTTTCTAAAGCGAACAAAATTTATACAATGAATTGCTATGATGAAGATTATTTGTTAAATTCAGAAACGTATAAGAAATTAAGTAGTCATTTCTTTAAAAACTTGGATTATCGTTTATGGCAACATAATAGAGATAATTACAAAATAGAAAATTTAAAAGATTTACATAAACTAAAAGATTATACTGTTCTTATTACTGATGGGTTAATCTCTTTAAAACACAAAACAGACGATTTTAAAATTGAAATTATTACAGTTTCTAAACCTGTTGATTACAAGGAAGAGTGGAAAGAAGAAAGAGAATACTGATGAAACAAGAAAAATATTTAACTGAAACATTAGCAAAATTTTGGGAAAAGCTTTCCTTACCAAGTTCTATCATTACAAGTTATTCTGAAATTGAAATACCCTTTAATTGGGGGAGTTTCTATTATAGAGCTAATACTGGGGAAACTAGAATCCATTACAAAAAGAAAATCAATAAATGGAGTTATAGTGGATTACAAAATTCAAATCTTTGTAATATGATTATTTATAACAGCGAATACAAAAGATTGCCTAATAGAGTAGTAAAAGAACTAACAGAAGCGATGAACAATAACTTAGAAGAGCTGTTAATTGATTCTGCTTTTAAAAATAAAAATATGCTATCATTTGTAACTCACCCTCTTATCCTAGAATTTAATAAAATTAGTCAGAAGCTTATTGCACTTAATCAAGATGAAAAAGTCATTTGGCTTGATAAATACAATTTTGCTATGATTAAGAATTTAGATGATGAATATAAAATTTACTATAAGAGCTTAACTTTCACTTTTTATATTTCAATTCCAAAAGATGAAAGACAAAGACCTCATATTGAAGAATTTACTTATGATGAAAATAAAATGATTTATCCTACTGTTAAAGAATACATGAAACGACTAAGTGCTGAATTGGATAAAAAATAAAAGAGAGTGAAAAATCACTCTCTTTTTTAAGTCCTAATTGTTAAACGAATGCTATCGCCTCTATCATTAAATTTAGAGAACTCATCGTATCTACCTGCATCTTTAAGAGCTTTTGTATCTACAATATTTTTCGTATATTCTGGCACATATGAAAGTGTTGCAGTACCAACTTTAATTTCATCAACACCTGCTTCTTTCATGTTTTCCATAATTTCATTTCGCATTTGTTTTTCTAATTCTTTAGTTTGTTTTAAAGTATCTTCAAATTGTTTTAATTGGCGTAGAGCTTCTCTAGTTTCGTCATTGATTTGAGCATTACCATCTTCATCAACACTTAAATTAAAGTTAATTGACTCACCTGATGGCATAACCATACGTTCCTCAAAGCGAATAGCTCTAGCATCTTTTTCAACATCTAATGAAGTATGCTCTCTCACATTTACTTCTTTTGAATATTGTTCATAAAGACCACTTTCTTTTAATCTTTCTGTATCTACACCAAGAACAGGTTTACCCTCAATAAATGAGATGCTTCCCACTTCATCTTTGATAGATTTCACATTTAACTCTTTCATAGAGTTAAGGATTTGATTTCTAGCGTTTTCTTTAATATTATCTAAACGCTTCATAACAATACGCAAGTTATTAAGTTTAACAACTGCTAATTCTGTTTCTTTATCAACTTGAACCCAATTACCACTTCTTGCAATTCCAAATGATTGAGCACTTTGTAATTGTTCGTTTAAATCATCAGCAATCGCCATGCCTTCATCAATTGTATTGAAATGGTCAGAAATTGCTCCGTAAGGGCATGCTTTAGTAGCTCTACATCGCTTTGGTGTTCCGTCTTTTCCAATATGATACTTAGCCATTATTCCACCTCATCTTCGTCTAAGTCAATAACTAAATCGTCAATAACTAACCTTTTAAGATTATTAGCTTTCATGAAGAAAATTAGTTTTTCTCTTAATACAATCATACTTTCTGCTTGTTTATCTAATTTAGCTTGGTTATTTTCTAACTTCTCTAAATTAGAGTTAATTTCTGCTTTATTCATTAGGCTTACTCCTTTTTTATTTTCTATATCACTTAGTTGTTGCTAGAAAAGGAATAATATAACTATAAGAAGATTTTTAAAAAGAGGTTCAAGATGAACAAAAAATACTATGAAATTCAAGATTTTAGTATCTTTAATAAAGACAAAATCAAAGAAGTTATTTTTGAAGTAGCAGGTATTAAAATTGAAACTTCATTTAGTCGTGATGAAATTGAAAATATTTATGCTCAAGGATATGTATGTAAACAAGGCTTTGAAGATTTAGACATTGTATTAGAGCCTGAATATAGAATAGTCGATTTAATTTTTGTAGCTAGAAAAGATTTCTCAATGATACCAAATGAGGAATTAGAATGGATGGTTACTAAATTTGAAGCTAATGAAGATTATCTAATGACTGTTAAGTTAATAAATGATGAAGTTTACACTTTCCAAATCAGCACTCCACAAATGAAGAGTATTAAATCTTTACATTGTATTACTCTCACTGATACAAGTGGTGGGAAACGATTTGTAGCTGAAGCTCGAAAGGGTAATTATGATACTTCACAAATGGAAGTTAAATTTGTTTAAAAAGGAGTTGTTAAAACTCCTTTTTTGTTGTATAATATGACTATCACAAAAAAGAAAAGAGAAAATTTATGAAGCGAGTATGGAAATCAAATATCCAACCATGCCCATGGAGTCCTACCGGAACAATTGATGTGGGCCAAAAAGTTAATATTGAAGTAGAAGAAGTAAAACGTGTAGTTCTAACTGAAAATGATTTACACTTTTATCCAACACAAGAGCAATTGAAAACTATTGAATTTGTTGCTCCTAAAGAAGTTTATGATAAATTATTCCACGCTTATTACAATTTGCGTGAAATCACAAAAAGTGGAAGAGTTAAAGATAGCAAGCTAATGCTTAAATGCTTAGATTAGGAGTAGAAGAATGGAAAACTATTCAAGTAACAAAGATATATACATTAAAAGAATGAATCAAACGGCTAAATCTAAATTTGCTGTTGTTGAGCCTTATTTATCAAAAGGTATGAAAATTCTTGATTTTGGCTCAGGTATTTCACCTGAATTTATTTCAGATGTAGACTCATCTGGTGCTGAATATTATGCTTATGATATTTCTAAAACAGTTCAAACAGAATTGGCAAGTATGGGTGTAAATGTTATCACACAAGAAGATTTAACTAATAAAAAAGTAAAATTTGATGTTATTTATCTATCTAGTGTATTCCATGAAATCATCAGTTATCTAAATCGTCAAGAACGAACAGAAACAATTGCTATGATTATTAACAATTTAAAATCTGGCGGTTATCTAGTAATTCGTGACTGGGCTAATCCCAATAATGACAGCAACTTCAAAATTCAAACTGTTTCTAAACAGGCTGAAGAAGAAATGAATATTTGGATTAAAGAGCTCAAAAAAAATTCTATCATTGATAACGATTGTCATAAGCTTGTGGATGGCTCAATTTTAACAAGTTGTACAAATGCTTATGAAATCATTTTCCATACTGTATGGGGCTTAAAATCATTAAGCCGTGAATCAAAAGAACAATATAATGTTGAAGAAAGCATTGAGAAATGGATTTATAACCCTTGGGAAAAAGAGTTAAAGCTCCAAACTGTTTATTATGAAACTGATGAAACTTATTTACCTCATTTACAAAAATACTTTAAATCAGATGAAGTTCCATTTGAAACTAAATCAATTCATATTTTCCAAAAAAATAAATAAAATCTATTGACTTTAATTTTTGATTATGATAGAATAACTATTGTAAGATAGTTTAAGCATTTGTCAGAACAAGACTTCAAATCCGTACTTGCACCACTACGTACAAAGCAATCATAAGACCAGTTCATAAGAGTGGATATGAACTACTAAAAGACAGAATGTTAGTTCGATTCTGACAAAAGACTTGTTAATATTTCTTATCATTTGGCTTAAAGAAGTTTTACAAGGTGACGATGGTTTGGTTCTGAAAAGGCAAAAGGGTTACAATGCCGTTTCTTTTTATTTTTGGACCATTAGCTCAATTGGTCAGAGCACCCGGCTCATAACCGGATGGTTGCAGGTTCGAACCCTGCATGGTCCATTCCTAGTTTGGCATATAGTCGACTATGCTAATATTGGTAGGGCCCGTTAGTGACCCCATATTGAGTTCTAAATCCAGTAACGTAACGGACGATAGTTCTGAATATGAATGTAGGTTCGATTCCTATCTAGGAAATAAAAATTTAAATTTTTTAAATTTTTCTATTGACTTTGCTTAAAATTGTGATATAATAATATTATCGGATATGACAAAAGCATCTAAATGATGCTCCTTTCTTATGGCCTGCTAGCTCAATTGGATAGAGCACACGCCTTCTAAGCGTGCGGTTATAGGTTCGAATCCTATGTGGGCCATTACTTAGACTCGGACAGCTATCTCATTTAATATAGGAAAAATACATTAAAGATACAGTCACCAATTTTTTAAAACAATTTTAAAACGAATTTACGAGTCTAGAATTTAGGAACGAACAGCAATCCTTTTCTAAACAACTATTAAAGCTAAATAATAATTTGAAATGAAAAAGAGAGTTCCTAGTTTGATTTAAGGGGTTTCTTGTGAAGTTAAATTAGTTCAAAACTAATAACTCCTATAAAGCGGGGCCTTTGATTTCCCCCGCTTGAAAATCACTAAAAATAAATGCTCCTAAGAATTTATTTTTTGTTTTTTTCGTTTCTTTTCATTTCATTCCGCTTGGGTAATACTTCCTCCTGTTACCCAAGTACATTATTACGGGTTAGTGAAAAGGTATCACATAGGGCTCATTACCCTAAATTGGGGGTTCGAATCCCTCGCCCGCAATTTCCATTGGCTACCACCGACAAAAAGCTCACTAATTCCAATCATAAAGATTGAAAATTAGTGAGCTTGGTGTTTTTTATAAACATGAAAGAAGGTTAATAAATGAAATATAGTTACTCATACTATAATGAAGAAGATTTTGATACTTATGTTAAACAATTTGATAATTATTCTTTGCTTCAAAGTAGAGAATGGGGTGCAGTAAAAAGCCCTATATGGAAAAATAAAAAAGTTTTATTCTATGAAAATGAAAAAGTAGTAGGAACTGCCCTAATTCTTATTAGAGAAATTGCTTTTCATAAAAACTTTATCTACATTCCTTATGGGCCGCTTTTTGATTATTCTAATAAAGAATTATTTAACTTTGTAACAGAAAGCTTAAAGAAAATTGCTAAAGAAAATAAAGCAATTTTTGTAAAAGTAGTTCCACCTGTATTTGATGATAATTCTATTAGTGTCGATTTCAAAATTAACGGTTGGGTAGAAAATGTTACTGAAAAATCTTTTGATTCTATTCAACCAAAATTAAATGCTGTAATTAAAGATTTCAAAATGAGTAAAAGAATGAAACAAGAAAGACGAACAACAGAAAATAAAAATGTACATTCTGTTTATTCTATTGACACTGAAGCTTCTTTTGAAACATTATTACATGATTTTTATTCTTTGACTAAATTAACTGAAAAAAGACAAGGTATTAAATTAAGAAATAAAGATTATTTCAGACAATTACTATATAGATACCCAAATTCATTCATTACTGTTTCTTATATTGATAAGGAAAAACAAATTGCTAAATTAAATGAAGAATATAATAAATCAAATAGTGAAAAAGCTAAACAAGAATTAGAAAAACTTAAACATAATCAAGCTAAAAACATTCCGATTTCAGGCACTCTTACTGTAATTTATGGAGATACGGCAGAATTACTCTATGCGGGATTTGACGATAATTTCAAATCATATAATTCTGCTTCTTATTCTTGGAGTAATTCTATTATGAAAGCTTTTGAGCTTAATCCTAATCTTAAATATGTAAATTTAGGTGGAGTAGAAAATGATGGGCACTTGCTAAACTTTAAAAAGAAATTCCACCCAGAGATTAGAACTTCTTGTAATGAATTTGATTTACCAATTAGTCCTTTATACTATTTATTCAAATTTGCTCTAAAACATAAGAAACTTATTCTCAAATTTATCAAAAAATAAAATTACTTGATATAATATATAAAGAGGGGTTAACTACTACTCTTCTTTATATATTGATTGTCAATAAATTTAATCTTAATGGTTGCAAAATAAATTTATTTTTGATACAATATTTAAAATGATATTTTATAAACTTTTTGGAGAGGTACTCAAGTCTGGTTAAGAGGACGGTTTGCTAAGCCGTTAGGTCGTTAATTCGGCGCGTGGGTTCGAATCCCATCCTCTCCATATTTTATACATTAAAAAACTTTCAATAAGAAAGGAGCATAACTATGAAAGGTATTATCCTTGCAGGTGGTTCTGGTACTCGTTTATATCCATTAACTAGAGCTGCTTCAAAACAACTTATGCCAATTTATGATAAGCCAATGATTTATTATCCGTTATCAACGTTAATGTTAGCGGGTATTAAAGACATTTTAATTATTTCAACTCCAAAAGATTTACCACGTTTTAAGGAATTGTTAAAAGATGGTTCAGACTTTGGAATTAACTTATCTTACAAAGAACAACCATCACCTGATGGTCTTCCACAAGCATTTATTTTAGGGGAAGAATTTATTGGTGATGATAATGTTGCTCTTATTTTAGGAGATAATATTTATCATGGAGTAGGTCTATCAAAAATGCTACAAAGAGCAGTACAAAAAGAAACTGGCTCTACTATTTTTGGCCATAATGTAAGAGACCCTAAACGATTTGGAGTTATCGAATTTGACGAAAATATGAATGTAATTTCCATTGAAGAAAAACCGGAAAATCCACGCTCTGATTATGCAATTACTGGATTGTATATTTTCGATAATAAAGTTATTGAAATTGCAAAGGGCCTAAAACCGGGTCCTCGTGGTGAATTAGAAATTACAGATGTTATCAAAGCATATTTAGATAAAGGGGAATTATCTGTTGAATTGTTGGGGTGTGGAATTGCTTGGTTAGATACTGGAACTCACGAAAGTTTGTTAGATGCTTCAATTTATATTGAGTCAGTCCAACGATTACAAAATATGCAAATAGCTAATCTTGAAGAAATTGCTTATCGTAAGGGGTATATTACTCGTGAAAAAGTTTTAGAACTTGCACAACCACTAAAGAAAACAGAGTACGGACAATACTTACTTCGTTTAATTGGAGAAAAATATGACTAAATATAAGAATATTATAGTTACAGGTGGAGCCGGTTTTATCGGCTCTAACTTCGTTCATTACGTTTATAACAATTTTCCTAATGTACATATTACAATTTTAGACAAATTAACTTATGCTGGGAATCAAAATAATGTTAAATCCATTCTCGGCGATAGAGTTGAACTGATTGTTGGTGACATTATGGATAAGGAATTGGTAGATAGATTAGCTTCAAAAGCAGATGCTATTGTTCATTATGCAGCTGAAAGTCATAATGACAATTCTCTTAATGACCCATCACCTTTTATCTATACTAATTTTGTTGGAACTTATACATTATTAGAAGCTGCTCGTAAATATGACTTACGTTTTCATCATGTTTCAACCGATGAAGTTTATGGTGATTTACCATTAAGAGAAGATTTGCCTGGACATGGCGAATTACCAGGGGAAAAATTTACTGAAGAAACAAGATATAATCCTAGTTCGCCTTATTCTTCAACAAAGGCTGCTTCAGATTTGATTGTTAGAGCATGGATTAAATCTTTTGGAGTTAAAGCTACAATTTCTAATTGTTCTAATAATTATGGCCCTTACCAACATATTGAAAAATTTATCCCTAGACAAATTACGAACATTTTAAGTGGAATTAAACCAAAATTATATGGAAATGGAAAAAATGTTAGAGATTGGATTCACACAAACGACCACTCTTCTGCAGTTTGGACTATCCTTAATAATGGTAAAATTGGAGAAACTTATTTAATTGGTGCTAATGGAGAAAAGAACAATAAAGAAGTATTAGAGCTTATCCTTAAAGAAATGCACATGCCTAATGATTTCTATGACCATGTTACTGATAGAGAAGGTCATGACTTACGTTATGCTATTGATTCCACTAAATTATATAAAGAATTGAATTGGAAACCAAAATATACTAACTTTGAAGAGGGGCTAAGGCAAACTATTCAATGGTATATAGATAATCAAGAATGGTGGGAACACGAAAAAGATGAAGTTGAAGCAAATTATGCTAAAACTCAAAAAATTATTCAATAGGAAAGCAGATTTATTGCTTTCCTTTCTTTGCATAAAACGCAGTTTAGGACAGCTAGAGAACAGCTAATAAAATCATATACAAACTAACATAAGTATTGCTCAAACAGCTTAGGAACAAACTACTGCTGTCTGAGTGCAAAATAGAAAGGGTTTTTAACTTATGAATGAAGTAATTATACCAATCACACCAATTATGAAATTAAAAGCTTTTAATCAAGCAACTTTTATGAAAAATAGAAGTGGTAATAAAATCCAACAATACGGAAAAGATTATAGTAATTCAAGTGAGGAACAATCTTTTAATAATACCATTGTTGGTGAATTAGGAGAATTAGCTTTTAGAGAATATTTGAAAGATAATAATTTATATTACACTGATGATGAAAGAGAGTTAATTAACAAAGGGCATGATTACAATTCCCCTACCAAAAAATCTGATATGGGTGATTTCTTTTGTAGTAAAACTCAAGAAAGCATAGATTTAAAAACAAACCATCTTTCATCAGGTAAGAATATTCTGATTAAGAAATGGGTACATGAATGGCGACCTATTGATTTCTATGTAAGTCTTTCAATTTATCCATTAAATAGCTGTAAGTCAGAGTTTGATTTAAACAAAGTTACTCATGCAGTAATTCATGGTTATGTTTCAGGTGAGGAGTTTATGAAGAATGGGACTCAAATTACTGCTAAAGGATTTGGCTATCCTAGATATAAATTAAGACCTTTTTCAGAGTTATTCCCTAGATTTTATAAAACAAATGAATTACCAGTAACAAAAGAACAAAAGACTATTACTTTAGATGAATATAAAGAGCTTAACAAGCAAGAAAATATTGTAAATATATTCTTTACAGATAGTGTTCAATCTATTACTCATTGGGATATGAAATATGTATTAGACGAGCAACAAAGATTAGAAATTACTGTTTATAAGAATATAAAGCATTATGATAGGCACAAAAAGATAAAAATAAACAATAGAAATATTTTTTGTACTATTATAAATAAAGATAATACTATTGATGTACAAATGTTAATTAGAGCTTTGCGAAGAACTTCTGCTATGGCTGAATTAAACGGGTACAAATTAGTTATTCCTTGGTACAAATTAAAAGAAATTGTAGACCCTTATGACTTAGAATTAGTCGATTATTACTTGAAAGATTTTTCATGGATAAAGGTTGATATAGAGAACTAAAAAGGAGTAAACAATGGCTTATCATGTATCATCTAAAGGAATTTTGACTGTATGTAAAGCCCAACCAGGTAAATGCCCATTGGGTGGTAAACATTTTGAAAATGAATCCGCGGGAATGGAATACTTAGACAATCTAAATAACAAAGAAAGCTTAATCGAAAAATTCAAAAATGCTCCAACACCAGGTGCTAGAATAAGATTAAGAAAAGAAATTAGATTATTAAATCAAGCATTAGGCTTAGAAGATGATGCCGATATTCCAGCTCCTCAACCGTCAAAAGAACAACTAGAAAGAGAAAGACGAATTAAGGAAAGAGAAATAGAAGAAGCTAAAAAAGAAAAAGAAATGGCCGAGAACTTAAAAGAATTTGAAAATAAAGAGTTCTTATCTATTCCAAAAAATATAGAAAATTTAAGAAGTAATTATTTATTTAAAGAAAATTATTTCTCTCGTCAAGCTATGTATAAATCAACTTATAGGGGCGAACAGAGTAGAGAAAATAGAGACCATAATACAGGTACTGCTATGTATGGCCAAGGAAGATACTCTACTACAAATAGAAAATACGCTTCAAAATTTGGAGAAGTCAGAACCGTTGATTATGAAGAAATGCCATCTAAACCTCTATCATTCAAAAATGCGACTGCTTTTGAAATGTTTGAACAAGAACTTGCAAGAGAACATAACATAGATAAAAGGCATATGTACCGTAATCAAGATTTATCAGAAATTATTAAAAAGATGGGCTATAATGGAGTAACAATTGGGCCTAAATCGGATATGGTTATTGTTTCTTATGAGACTAAAATGAAAAATACTTAAATATAAATTAAAAGTTATTTAGCTTATCCTAAATAACTTTTTTATATTTAGAAAGGAGTCTAAGCTGTTTTATATATAGGCAATAAAAACTATCATATATTACCGTAAACTGTCTTAGCTGCTGTTTTAACAACAGCTAATATGATTTTAAAGTAACACCTTATCTTTATTAAATATTGATAGTTTAACTATAATATAAAAACCTAAAATAAAAGAATAATATAAATAAAAGAAGAAATTTAAAAGGAGTACAAATTGGATAATAAATATGATGTAATTATTATTGGTGGTGGCCCTGCTGGATTAAGTGCGGCTTTATACACTTCTAGAGCTAATTTAAAAGTTCTTGTTATTGAAAAGAATATAATTGCTTCTCAATTGTACGAAACAGAACATATTGATAATTACTTAGGTAGTGTTTCCACAAAAGCGGCCGAATTAGCAGACAAAATGAGAGAAGATGGTGCTAAATTCGGAGCAGAATTAAAAGAATTTGAAAATGTAACTAAAATTAGTAAAGAAAATAATTTATATAAAGTAGAAACAACTGAAACTTATGACGAAAGTGTTCAAAACACTTATTATGCAAAAGCTGTTCTATTAGCAACAGGTACAGAACATAATCATTTAATTCTTGAGCAACATGATGAGTTATTAGGCATGGGAATTAGTTATTGTGCTACTTGTGATGGTGCTTTCTATGCTGGTAAGAATACAGCAGTAATTGGTGGCGGAGATAGTGCAATGGAATCAGCATTATTACTATCTGAATTTGCTAATAAAGTTTATCTTTTAATTAGAGATAAAGTTAGAGCAAAATCACATTTACTTAAAATGGTTGAAGAAACAGAAAATATTGAAATTATATATAATGAAGTAACAGAGCTTATTAGTGAAAACAATACTTTAAAAGCTGTTAAACTAAAAGATAATACGATTCTTGAAGTATCAGGTTTATTCCCTGCAATTGGAGCAAGCCCTAATACTAATTATATTGATTCTCTATATTTAAACAATGTTGAGAAATTCAATGATTATCTATTACCTGTTACCACCCATAACTTATTAACGTATCATAATGGTAATGGATTGTTTATTGCTGGAGACTTGAAAAATCCAAAATATAGACAAGTTGCTATTGCAGTAGGAGAGGGGGCTTATGCAGCTTTAGAAATCTATGATTATCTAAAAGGAGTATAAGCTTCATGAATGGAATTGTTAAAAATGAATATACTGAAATTCAAAAGTATTTTGATGATTACTATAAAGAACAATTAGAAAAATATGAAGAGTTGAAGTATTATGATAATTACTTATTTACGAACATTGAGGACGAACCAATTTATTGGGGATTTGGTATTATTGTTCTAATATTAGTTAGTATAATAGCTGACAAGTCTCAATATGAATTTTGGAACTATGTGTTTTTTGCAGTTTTAGGAATTTTTATTTTATTCACAATTTTAATATTCTTCAAAGCTGTATTTTGGAATTATGAGTTTAAAAAATCTAAAAAGACTTTCTTTAAACATTATTATAAATCTAAAAATATTAGAACAGTAACAAGATATTTAGGTGTTAATAAATCAGATTTGCTTTTTAATGAAGATTATATTATAATCGGTCTTAATATTAAAGATGAAAAACAACTAAATAAACTAGAAAGAGAACTTAAAAATGGAAAATAATTTAGTAGAACTTAAATACGATAAAGTAAATGAATATTTTGAGAATTTCAAGAAGAAATATACAAGTAATTATGAAGAAAACAAAACAAAAGGCTATCGTACTGTAATTCCTTATCGTATGTTAATCAGTCCCACTATTATGAGTGTAATTAGTATCGTTGTTGCTTATGTAACAAATACTATATTATCAGATTTACCAAAAATAAACTCGAATGATACAGCTGGGGCAATATATAGTATATATGAAGTTTTAGTATCATGGATATTTCCAGTAATGATTCTTACTTCATTATCTCACCTTTTAGTAACTTTTGTTAGAATGGGGTTCAATTCTTATGACGTACCTATTTCTTACAAAAAAATAGACTACTATAATAAAATCAAAACAAGAATGTTAAATGAGATACAAACAGATTTAAACACTCCAATTACAGAGAATATGCTTATTTTAGATGCAAATGGGTTGATTGTTGCTCCTAATCTAAGTAATAATGAAAACAAAAAGATTTTTGGAGAAATAGAAAGGAATCTTAAAACAAGTGAAAAATGATTTAGTAGAACTAAAACTTGATAGAATTGACCGCTATTTTGAAAAATTTAAAACAAAATATAAACTTCATTATGAACTTAATAAAACAAATAAGACACATTTGGTATTACCTTATCAGAAGTTAATAATGCCTGTAATATTTATTTTTATTGGTATTATTACTTTTCTTATGACTCGTGTTATATATTGGCAAATAAGCAATTTTTCATCTAGCATGACATTATCAAGTTTTAATGAAGCTGCAATGTTGCTCATAAATATTTTATCTATTGTTTTATTGGGTGTACTCTCACTTTTGATTGTGACTCATCTTATTGACTTTTTTAAAAATATTCATAAAGAAACTATTGAATATACGAAAAAAGAATACTACAACAAAATTAAATCTATTATGATTGAGCAAATCCAATCAGAATTAAGTAATCTAATTACTGAAGATATGCTTACATTTGATTTAGATGGGTTAATTATAGCTCCAAACTTAAATACTAATGAAAATATAAAGTTATTTAAAGAAATAGAAAGGGATTTAAAGTTAAATGAGCAACAATCTCATTGAGCTCAAATATGATAGAGTCAAAGGATTCTTTGATGAAATGATAGCTAAATATGAAGTTGAGTATCAAAATAATAAAACAACAACTGAAAAAATATATGTTAGTAATGTTAGAAGAGTATTAGAGTCTATCCTAATTATTTTTATTATGATTGCTTTTTGTGGGGGGCTAATTTGGTTCATAAAGAGTGGCTCCAATTACACTAAGACTGAATTTACAGATAAATTTATTAAGGTAATAGATGAAGATGTAATTCCATTATTAGCACCATTTGTTGGTATTATTTTTGTTGGTTTGATAAATATTAAACTAATGAAAGTCATTCTTGGAATAAGGCCTAACAATGAAACAAGAACAATAACAAAAACTCTATCAAAAAAGAAATATTTCACCAAAATCAAAGCAGATATGCTCTATTACGTTAGATACAATTTAAGTTATTCCATTACAGAAAATATGCTTATCTTTGATAAATATGGTATGATAATTGGGCCCGACTTAAGTACTAATGAAAACAAGAAAATATTTGGCGAAGTAGAGCATAAATTGGAGCAAAAGAATGAATAATATAGTAGAATTTGGTTACCCTAATTTAGATAACTACTTTAAGGATTTGTTAGAAATCCAAAAGAAAAAATATGAAGTAAAAAAAGAGAAATGGCAAAATCATTTTAAGGAATTTTTCTCTAAAGCTATTCCAGTTGTAATAAGCATGATTATTGTTTCAATCTTAAATCATTTAATAACTTTAGATTATCCTAATGCTGTTAAATTGATTCTTGTTATAGGTGATGTTATATCAGCTATTTATGTTTTTGTGAATGGTTTTGTTTTCCTATTTCATCTTCCATTATTCTTTATTTCTTCATATGTTGTATTTAAAGAGATAGCAAATTACAAAAGCTATAACGAACGAGAAACACTTAGAACAATTAAAGATGATTTAGATGTTTATTTAAATAGCTCAAACGTTATTATCAATTCTAAGGGCTTCATAACCGATTTAAAACGTGATGATAAAGAGCTCTGTCAAAAAATAGAAGAACATTTAAAAACAAACAAAAAAGAAGTTATTTAGCTTTTGCTAAATGACTTTTTTAATAACGCTTACTGCTGTTTTAAGCTGTTTTTATGAAGAGTCGATATATTTATCAAAAATAGATTTTTACTGTTTTAGCGTCTTACTAGTGACGATATAACATATACTAAAATGAATTAGAGCAAATTAAAAGAGAGGTATAAAATGCCATTGCCAAAAAGAAATCCAAAATTACCTGATTTAGAAGAAATGAATCAAGGTGAAATCAATATTAGAGAAACTGAACGCTGGAAAAAATTATATATGAGATTGATTGATTCCAAAAAAGCAATGAGAGGCTCTGCTAAAGATAAAGAAGAAACGTATAAACAGATGATTGATAAATTATATGGTGAACCACCTGTAGAGCAAAGTAATATTATGGGTGGAGTTCATTCATTTATGAATCCTAACTTCAAATATACTAATGATGATGAGGACCCCGAAACTCAACGTTTAATTGCAGAAGCAAGAGCAAAACGAATTGAAAGAGAAATAGCAGAAGGCTTACGATAATAGGAGAGATTACAAATGACTAAAACAAATATTTTATCTATGGAAACTCCTAGTGATGTAAATGCTAAACTAATGGAAGTAACAGAAAATTTCCTAAAGAATGATAGGCATTACTTTGGAATAGCAGCTGCTTCATTACAGAATCAATTAGACGACCCGAAATACAAACAATTCAATCCAAATATTAAACTTATCAATGCTGGTATTGATGGTGAAAAGAAAACTTCACAAATACTTAGAGAATGGATTGCAGATAAACCTGATTGTATTTTGATTGATAGCATTTCTTTACCAATTGAAGAAAAAATGGAGCCAGAAATTGATGGTGAAGAGGGACAACTAGACTTAGGTGATACAGACCATTTACTTATTATTGGCTCAACACTTGTTATCATTGACTCAAAGAACTGGAAATCAAAAGCTTCTTATAAGTTCAATGATGATGGTTCAATCCTACGCTCAGGAAAAGAGTTCCCTGGTAATAGACCAAGAATAAATCAAGCTCGTTACTTATGGGAAAAATATTATAGTAATACAACAATTGCAGATATTGAAGCTTTTGTTTGTATCTCGGCTGACGGAAATACATTCATTCAACGAGACCGAAATTGGTGGAAATTTGGGTATAAATTAGTAAATCAAGAAACACTGATTTACTTCTTAGATAAGTTATATTCTCAAATTTCAGATAAAGGATATGTAAGACCTGAATTAGTAGCAAAAGCTCTAAAAGGATTAACTAAACCTTATAATAAATATAAAGAGAAATTCGGTAATGTGTACAACTTAGCAACTGCTAAAAAATAAGAATAGTCAAATTGACTATTCTTTTTCTTTTTCTTGAGTTTTCTTAATGAAATCAATAGCATGATAGAGAATTTCCATAGGTGAGCCACATAAAGCCCCTAGATTATAGACAATTCCATTTTCAAAGCAATAATCTTCATCAATGACTTCCCTTAATTCAATAAGCAAATTCTCAAATTCTTTACTTTTAAATTCTGAGGGAATATCTTCTCGAGCACTGTACAAAAATTCTTTTTCCTCAATAGGATAAACTCTATCACCGTTAATTTCTAAAAGATTTGCTTTTGTATCTGGGTAAAAGCCAATTAAAAACGTACCATCTTTTGTTTCTTTTATAACAGCACCTTCAATAGCAACACGTTGTCCTTTTTTAAGATTTTTCTTGTAAATATAAGGATATACCATAAATTACCTCAAATTTTCTATTTTGATAACAAATATTCCAAGCCACCTTTAAGTTGATTCAATTTAAGTTTTTTACTTAATTTAGTAACAACTAATTCACGAGTAGCATTTCGTCCGAATGAAAAGATTTTATTTTTATTGTAAAATACGTTATCATCTTCAATATAATAATCTTTATCTTTTTCTGCTTTTACTTGATAATCAGATAGAATTTTGTTAAGTTCTGAAGCACTAGGATTCTTTTTGTTATCCCAAATAATAGTTTCATCACTGAACCAAAAGATAAAATCACCTACAGAAACAGAGTTAATAGCATACCTCCCCAATATGATTGTACCTTCTTCCTTTTGAAGTCGATTTAACAAAATGTATCTAGCCACTATTCCATTCATAACTTCTTCAATTAAACAAGTGCCAAAGTTCATATTAAGATTTTCTAATTTTTCATAATTCCAATGAGCAGTAAAATCATCATAACAATTTGAATAAGTAAAGATTCTTAAATGACTCTCTATATCGTCTTTCATGAATTTTTTATAGCCTTTATTTTCTTTATTAAAGTATCTAATTCCAATATTTGCTATTTCTGCCAAATCTTTAATAGGCGACACTTCGTATTTTTCAACTAATTCAGACAACCAATCAGTTTGTTTGAAATGGTAGTCCCAATAACCATAATCTCTATTAGTCATTCTGATAAGTGTTTTAAAATCTTCATTCTTTTGAGTGATTTCTCTATATTCAATTGCTTTCTTAGCTTCTTCTTCTGATTTGTAGTATCGCCCAGCAACTTTATACACTACTTCTTTTTCGATTTTATAATCCATATTTAAAACTCTCTTTCATTTTTTGGTTATTCTATTTTACAAAAAAAATTCTATTTTGTCAACAAAAAGTTAAAAAACAGTTAATTTTGATATGAAAAACAAATAAACAATACTATTTAAAGGAGTTATTAGATGAATTTACTTATTCAGTCTATTCTTCTAATTCTGCTTTATTTCATCTCAGTCCCATTCAGTTTTTGGTTTAAAGACTGGATTGCTTATCAAATTAGAAAGAAAAGAAGAAATAATAGGCAGAATAAACAACCTACTGAAGAATTAACTTATAAACAAAAAATTAAACGTGAAAAGAAATTCGCTTTAAAAGAAGCCAGTAATAAGAATGTAATTAGACTAATCTATGTATTAACTATTCTTATCGGCCCAATTGTTGCTATAAAAACACTCCTTTGGGGAGCTGTTTTATCATTTTTTATCCCGTATGTATTTATTGGAATTGTTCATAATATGATAAGTGCAGAATTAGCTGCTAGAGATAAACTTATATCTCGTATGCTTGATTTCAAACGTTCTAAAATGGGCTTAATTGACAACAAAGCAAATATAATGGATTATACTGAAGAATTTATTATTTTAGAAAATGACCCAGAAGATAAGAAACCATCTAAAATTAGATTGTTTTTACCAGTTAACTTCGACCCGTTACAAGCTAATACTTTTCTATCAGATTTTTCTACACAATTCGGTAGAGGTCGTCCATTTGAAATTGATTACGAAGATAAAGAATACCCAGGTTGGGATACGGATAAAGGTGTAGCAACTATCTCATTACAAGCTCCACTTCCTACTATGGCTAAATGGGATAAACATTATTTAGAAGACCCAATAGTTCAATGGAGTTTTATTCCACTAGGATTATCTTCTAGGGGTGGACTTCCAATTAAAAATCCCGAAACTGGTGAAATTGAACACGTTGTAGGATTTGACTTAGACGGAACTCAAAAGAAATATTGTGATAAAAATGGTATTCATATTGGTGCCGATATTATCGCTTCACCCATGACTCTTATTGCAGGTGTTACAGGTGGTGGAAAATCTGTTGCTCAATGGAATATTATGAACTCATGTTTAGCTAGACCAGATAAATGGTTGTTATTTGGTATAGATATGAAGAAAGTGGAACTTAGCCAACTTAGACAATATGGTGTTGCTGTTGGAACTACTATGGAAGATGCTTGCGACATTTCTTGCTTCGTTCAAAAAGTCATGATGGATAGATATGAACTTATGGAAAGACTCGGTATCAATAACTGGGAAGATATTCCGAAAGAATATGACGGCCCAGCAATTCTATTGCTTGTTGACGAGGCTGGGGAACTACTTGCTGAAATCAAAGGTAAAGATGAAATTTCAAAAGCTAATCAAGAATACCAAGATAAAATTAGAGCCGCTTTTGAAAGTATTGCTCGTCTTGGTCGTGCAGCTCGTGTATTCTTAGTTTGTGCAGCACAAAGACCATCATCAGATGTTATCCCTATGCAAGTTCGACAAAATATGAGTAATAAATTAGCTGCAGGTTCATTACCAGCAACTATTTCTCAAATGTTGTTTGAAAATAACGAAGGCCAAAAAGTTAAAGGTAATCCTAAAGGTAGAATTGGATTAAAAGTTCACTCAAGTGATGTTATTCATGCTCAAGGATTTTACTCTCCAACTGATTGGATTGACGGTTATATTAAAGAAAAAGGCTGGCCTAAGAAACTTTATGAAAACTCATCATTTGTCAATGAGTTAAATGAAAGTAAAGAAGCTAATGCTTCTAATGCTGAAGAAGCTATGTCAGAAGAAGATTTTGACTTATTAGAGTCAGTTAAATAAAAAAAAGAAAGTTGCTATTTAAAATAGCAACTTTTTTAAAGCATTTGTTCCAATTGAGCTAATCTTGATTTTAACTCTTTGATTGTGTTGTTTATATCTCTTTTTAGAGACTTGTTATATGTTTCATAACTTCTATAAGTAGTATCTTTGTATAAAATTCTGATTTCGGGTAATGAATTTACTTCTGTTGAAAAATTCAAACTTTCTCTAGGATTAAGCGGGGAAAATCTAAATTTAAATTCTGTATAAGAATTAAGTATCTCATCTTGAATATAAAAGTTTATTGAAACAAACTTTCCATTCAAGAAGCTACTTGAAAAACCAGATTTATCAATCTTTTTAGAGTAATTATCAAATATTCTTTGAATTTTTGTTCTATTAAGCTTTGATTTTGATTGCCAAAATTTTTCAGATGTTAATTTTTCAATTGTTTTTAAATCCATTTTAAAACCCCTTAATCATTTTAAGCATTCTTTCTGAATCAGATAATCCTAAAAGAAACACAGAATATTTATATTTTTCTGCTTCTTCTAATGAGTCCCATAATTCAGAATTTGTAAAACTAATCTTGTTTAGAGTTAAATCTATGAAATTTTTATCCTCTTTGCTAGCTCCAGCACCAAAAGAATACATTAAATCTAAATCATATTTTCCAGTTAAATATTTCAAAGCATTTTCTTTTGTTACAAATTTAGGAACTACATAAAGTTTGTTATCTTGTACAAAACAATTCCAATCTTTATATAAAAACGGTTTCAGCAATCTCAATACCATTATTTCTTGGTGTTCTTTTACTTCAGCATAGTAATAGTACCCTTTTAATTCAAAATCAGATTTGAATAATGACGAGCAATTGTATAACAATGATTCAACATCTGATAAATCTATTTTATCAAATTCTTTTTGAATTATCGCTTGCCAATTTCCATCCTCAACAAGTCCTTTATGTAGAATTGCTAATCCATTAGATAAAATAGCATGTTCAAACATCGAATAAAAAGTAATTCGTTTGAACTCTTCTAAAGACCTAGAAGTAATTGGAATGATTGTAATTACTTCATTTAGCGATTTTAAATAATCAAGCGATTGCTTTGTCATATAAGATAATTCTTTATTATCTTTATATTCTACTGCAATTACATCTTCATCTTTAACAAAACCTCTTGAAAAAATAAGTGTATTGTCTAAAGCGGTTGCAAATATAGGCATTTACTAACCTCCTATTTTATTGATAAAAGAGCATAAAATATGCTCTTTTTCTATATTTATATTCTATCATAAAAGTTAGACTAAGTCAATGTTTATAACGTTTTCATAAGAAATTTTTGAACTGTTGAAATTCGGTAAATTAAGGACTTTATTATTCAAATGAATTGGTTTTCTATCGTATTCTGAGTCATTAAAATTATAGGCTGCATTAAGAGCCATTCCTCTGTATTTTATAATTATTTCCTTAGCAACTTCGGTAGAAAAATATTTTTTAATGATAAGAGCTAATTCTTTTAGCTCTTTTGGTTCTTTATATCTAACTTCAAATTCATCTGACTTAATTTCATCTAAGGGAATTTCATCATAGTCATAATAAGTAATGTCTTTTGTCTTGTTATAAGCTTCAATCGTCCAATCATAATACTTAAACTTTTGAATTTCTTCATCAGTCATTTCTGAAATAAACTTATTATAGCTTTTCGGCCCAACACCTTTTACTCCAGCAATATTATCAGATTTATCCCCTCTAATCATCTTGAATAAAAGAATGCTATTATAAGGAACTTGTACTTCTTTTGTCATTCCAATTGTTTTGAAATAAGCTTCATAGTTGTCTTTGCTAATCATTTCATAATTATAAATATACGGATGTGGCTCAGAATGAGAAGTGTTATTTCTTGGACTTCTTCTGTATAGAGTTACTTCATCATCAATTAAAGGTGCTAAATCAAAATCATTAGTTAAAATATAAATATGATTGTATTTTTTACTTTTCTTAGCGACTCTAACAGCTTCTTTAATTAAATCATCTGCTTCGTAGTTAAATTTTTTAATTGCTGGTTGTTTATATTGTTTTAATAATTGACTAATTGATTCTTTTAGTAATTTAAGTTCATCATTTCTTTTATGTCTATTATCTTTATATCCATTAGGGAAATGCTCTTCAAAGTATTTATTACGAGAAATTAGTTTACTATCTTCAAATATAAGCACTTGCCCTAAATTAGTTATTTTATCAATAAAAGAAAAAATCTTTTTATATATTCCGTCCTCTAAAATTTTAAACTGATTATCTTTGTATTCATAATCAATTCCCTCTTTAAATCCGATTGTATAATAGTATCTGTAAATTACATGGCTCAAATCAATTAGAAATAAATTCTGTTTATCTGTCATTTTTATTTACCTCTTAGTTATATTATTCCAAAATTCACCTCACGCTCATTGCTGTTCTAAGCTGTTTTTCTTGATTGTTGATAGTTTTATCGAAAATCAGTTTTAACTGTTTTAGCGTTTCACTAATGACGATATAACGACCATTAAAATCAGTTCTGCAATAAAAAAGAAACACTATTTTTCATAGTGTTTCTTTTAATCATTTATTTTGGTTATTTTTTGTTTTTAAATTTAGCAAAGCTACCCATCAAATCTTTATTGTCTACTCTCTCACCTGTATAAAGTTCATCAATTAACTGTTTATATTGTTCAACAGTCATTAGCTCGCCTTTAAATATTTTATTATCCTTATATAACTCTTTCCATTTTTTAGTTAATCTAATATTTTCTTTTTTAGTAGTTTTTGTAGTAGTACTTTTCTTGCGAGTAGTAGCTTTTCTTTTTCTTCTTGCCATAGAAAAACTCCTTTATTTTATTATCTTTTTATATCATTTTAATCAAAGAGTGAGAAAAGTCTATCAAGACCAGCTTTCCAATCTTCTTCATCTTCTTCAGTTTCAGTAGAACTTTCATTTAGAGAAATTGCTTCATGAAAGTACCTAGCATTTGCTGTTAGAAGTTCTTCAAATCTATTTTTTGTTTCATCTTCAGCGTCTTGATTATCTTTTTCTTTCGGTTTGATATAGATTCTTACTTTTTCATAAGGTTCACAAGTAATAAATTTATTTTTCAATTCAGTATCACTTAGAATTTCTGCGCCAATTTCTTTTAATTTATTCAAGAATGCTTCAAAAGCAAATTCCTTATCATAAGAACTTACTAAAATATTATAAATTGATTCTATTTCACTATATTTTCTATAAACATACCAATAATTATTTGAATATTTACAACCTTTTTTAACCATATGTTTTGCTGAATCTAAAGCTTGATTATAAGGTTTAGGATTCTGCCAAGATATTTGAGTAACTTTATGTTTGTTATAAGACTTAGAATGTACCTCGTTTCCTAAAAACACTAACTTATGTGTGTCTCGCTTGTCAAAATACCTATAAATATATTCCTCTGGTAAAAACCAATCAATATCTTTATATTGTTGTTTTACTTCCTCTAAAAACGAAGCCATATCTTCTTTGCTAACTATATAAATTCCACTTCCATAAAGCATGATTTCACTCTCTTTCTACCGTAGTTAATTTTCATCACCATTTTATCATAATGCTAAAAAAAGTTCAACCAAACGATTGAACTTTTTATTTTATGTTTTATTGTTCTTTTCTTTTTCTGATAAAGAGTGCAGATACAGAAGCAATAAGAGCACCTAACATTGTTAATGTAGTAGAATTTTCAGTACCAGTTTTAGGTAATTGTTTTTCTACTTTAGGAGCTTCTTTTTTAGGTTCTTCCTTAGTTACAGTAGTTTTATGAGCAGTTGTTTTTACATCTTCAATAACTGGTTTGTCAGTAGAGATTACAATGTTTTCAACTTCTACAGTAATTGGTTCTGGTTCTTTTGGTTTTTCAATTTCTTTAACTGATTGAGCAATAGTAGGTGTTAATTTGTCTGTTTTTTCATCTTTTACTGATGATAAATCTTTAGAGCTTGCAGTAACATTATCACCTGAAACTGATTCTTTACTATTTACAATAAATGAACCTTTTACTGTTCCAGCATTATTGTTGATTGCAGTAAAATCATATTCAACAGTATAATCACCTTTTTCAGTTAAATCTACTTCTGCTTTAACAGAATTATTTTCGATTTTTAATTCTTGTTTCTTTCCACTTGGCGAAACCAATTTAGCAGAAGTCAATTTTGTATTTTTGTCAGCAATAATATTCACAATACCTTTAGAAGTAATTTTCTTCTTAGAAGTGAATGTTTCAACAGCAGTATTTTTAAATTGTTCTAAAATTTCTTTCATAACAACTTCTTTATCTTTACCTGTTGAATCATAAATATTAGGGTGACCATATTGTTGCATTGACTTGATTGAAAATTCGCCATTATTATCTTCAGCAGATACTTGGTTTCTATTGATTACTGACATGAAAGTTTTAGCGTTTTTCTTAGCCCAAGCTGCGAATGTTGGGTCCATTTCTTCTCTATCACCCCAGCCGTCAGTAAATTGAATTACAGAAACAGTTTGGTTTTTTGATGATTGTGAAGTATATACTTCTTCAAATGGAATTTTCTTAACAGATGCTGTACCATCTACTTCATCTGTCTTATATCCTAAATCACCCATTGCTTTTGCAACAGAGTTGAAGTATTCAGAATAATTTGCAGCTCCATTAGGAGTGTTTGGTGGATTTATAGCAAGCCATTTATCAATAATAGATAATGCTTCTTCTTTGGTAACAAGTTTTGTTGAGAAACCTGTTTCCCAATCAGAATTGCTAAGTTTTGAAAAATCTAATTGAGCTCCATGAGCCGCATAAGATGCTTCTTTATTATAAATATAACCTTGAAGCATAACTTTATCACCGGTATTTAAATTCTTTTCGATTAAAGTTTTTAATTGTCTAAGTGCTTCAGGTCGTTTTGCTTGTAATGAAGAACTAAAGTCAACAATAGCAATTAAATCCATAGGCTTTCTTTGAACTGTTTCAGATGAAGATTCATCTAGCAATGATTTACCTTTAAGGATTTGATGATAAACGCCATTATTGTTTTTTGCAGTAGATTCAGAAGTTAATTTTGCTTTTATATCCTTATTCTTTGCTACAATAATTTTATTCTGAGCATTATTATCATTCCAAGATTTCAATGCTTCTTTATAAGCAGTTTGTTTTTCTTTTTGTTGTTGAATTGCTTTGTTGATTTTTTCAAGCTCTTTCTTGATTGCTTCATCTGAATCTTTAAGAGAAACAACTTTATCACCTTTTACAGTAACTTTAACATTTTCCTTTTGAGCAATTGTAATAGCGTCAGTTAATGATTTTGAAAGTCCTGCTTGTTTAGAAATAGAATCTTTTAAATTCTGTTCAACTTTTTCTACTTCTTTTTTGAACTCATCTTCTTTACCTGGTGTTAGAGTTAACTTAATCTCTTTATCTAATTTAACACCAGCTTTAGATGCTTCAGAAACAACTTTAGATAAACGCTCATTAGCATTTGATACTAATTCTGTAAGACTGTTAATAGTCTTAATCTGATTTTCAATGTCAGTCTTTGCTTCATTTGCAGTTTTATAATTGACATCTTTAGTTAACTCAACAATAACATGATTTTCTTTTGCTTTCTTAATTGCTTCTAACAATTTAGCATTTGAATCATCTTTTGTTGTTTCAGTATTTGTCTTTGTTTAGTAACTTGCTCTGTTTTAACTTCTGTTTTTGCAGTAGTTTCTTGTGCTGATACAACACCAGTACCTAACAATAGAGTTGTTCCTAAAACAATACAACTAGAAAGACCATATGCTTTTGATTTACGGAAATATCCGTGACCTTTTTTAATAATCAAAATAGTACACTCCTGTTTTTTAATTTTAATAAAACTAATATCAAATGTTTTCTTTGATTTTTTAGAAAAATAAAGATATATATAATAAATATTGGCTATAAAATGATAGTCAATAAAAAACAAATAGGAGTATGCTTATGCTAGAACAAACTTTTTTTATTATTAAGCCAGACGCTTTAGAAAGAGGCTTAGTTGGCGAAATTTTCTCTCGTATTGAGAAAAAAGGATTGAAAATTACTAAATTAGAATTAGTAAAATTAAATCCCAACAAATTAAAAGCTCATTACAATCATATTGTTAATGAATCATTTTACCCAGAATTAGAAGAATACATGACAAAAGGAAATTCTATTATTGGTATCTTGACTGGAGATAATGCTATCTCAACTTGGAGAAAGATGATGGGTGCAACTAATCCTAGAGAAGCAGATTTAGGTTCTATTAGAGGTGACTTGGGAACAATAACAACTAATGGAGTAATGAAAAACCTTGTACACGGCTCTGATAGTGTAAGCTCTGCAACTAATGAAATCAATATTTGGTTTTAATGTTACATAGAGCTTAATGCTACTCTTTTATGACTCTATATAAAAAGCTGACTTAATATATAGTAAAATACTGAAAAATAACCATTTTACGATATTATTTCTATCTTTATTAAATAAATAAAAATTTAGGAGAAAATTTAAATGAATAAATTTAAAAAAATTAGTATGGCTGCTTTCGGTATGTTAGCAACTGTTGCTCCAGCAACCGCTGTTTTCGCTGACGAAACTCCTACTACAGACAATAGCACTACTGAAACTAAACCTGCTGAAAACGTTGGGCGTGTTAATTACGTTTATAAAGTAAAAGGCACTGATACTGAAATTGGTAAAGGTTATAAAGAAGGTGTTATTGGGGAAGATTATGTAATTAACCCAGAAGTACTTGAAAATTACAAATATTCTGGTGCAGAAGGTGAAACAACAGGTAAATTCAGTAATGAAACACCTACAATCACATTCTATTACGAATCAACAGCAGAAACTCCAGCTACTACTGAACAACCAAAAGAAACTGAAAAACCTGCTGAAGATAAAAAAGATAACACTGACAAGAAAAAAGATGATGTTGAACCAAGTACTACTACTTCAACAACAACTTCAACAGAGAAGAAAGATGATGTAACTACTACAACACCTTCTACTACTGAAAAGCCTAAAGAAGAAAAACCAAAAGAAGAAGAAAAACCTGTTGAAGTAAAACCTACAATCGAAAAACCAGTTGAAACAAATACTGGGGATAAAATTGTTGGTGCTACTGATAAAGGACAAGTAATTGTTGCTAACGATAAAGGTGAAACTACTGTTGTTGCACCCGAAAAAGTTGGTGGAGAAGTTAAATCTGATGGTTCAATTCAAGTAAAAGATAAATCTGGTAAACTTGTTAAAATTCCTACAACTGGTGTAGAAGCTGCATTGGTATCAATCATGCTTGCTGGTGGTTCAGCTTCAACTGCTGGTATCGCAACATTCCTACGTTCTAAACGTAACAAATAAAAACTTAATTAAAAGTTAATTTAAAAGAGTAGCAGAAATGCTACTCTTTTTTATTTCAGATTTATTACTTATTCATTAAATTTGTTTTATTTGACTTTTTAAAGCTTTTATTATAGAATAATATTACTATACGGTCGTAAAAGACTATAATTAAGAAAAGAGGTATATAATACTTATGAAAATGAATAAAAAAATTGCTGTAGCTTGTGCTACGTTGTTATCAATCGTAACATTTGCAGCTTGTGCTCATAAATCAGATGTGCTTGTTTCTATGAAAACAGGCGACATTACAAGTGAGAAATTTTTTGCACAAATTAAATCAAATCCAACAGTTCAGACTTTACTTTCAAATGAAGTTATCTCTACTGCTTTAGAAGATAAATATAAAGACAAAGTAACTTCTGATGATGTAGAAAAAGAATACGAAAAAATGAAAGAGCAATATGGCGACCAATTCCAATCTGCACTTGTTGCTGCTGGATTAACAGAAAACACTTATAAAGCTCAATTACGTTCCACTCTATTACTTGATTATGCTGTTAAAACTGCAGCTGAACAAGAATTAAAAGACGCTGACTATGAAGAAGCTTTTAAATCTTACACTCCAACTATGACAGTTAAATTCGTTAAAACAAAAACAAAAGATGAAGCAAAAACTGTTGTAGATGAACTCAAAAAAGAAACAGCCGTTGATACACTTGTTGCTAAATATGGCACATTATCAAAAGCTGACCAAAAAACTGGTGAATTAACTTTTGACTCAACTACTAAAGATGTAGAACCTGAATTACTTGCTCAAATTACTCCAATGGAAGTTAATAAAGTATCAGAACCAATTGCAATCACTGACCGTAAAACTTATGAAACTGTTTATTACGTTGTGAAAGTAACTAAAAAAGATGCTAAAAAAGAAACTTGGAAAGATTATGAAACAATCTTAAAAGATTACATTATCAATAAAAAAGCTTCTGATAAGAATTATGCTAAACAAGTTGTATCAGAATTACTTAAAGAGTACAAAGTAGAAGTCAAAGACGAAGCATTTAAAAATGTTATTGAACAATACTTAAATCATAAAAATACTGAAACAACTGAAGCAACAGAAACTTCTGAAACAACTTCTACTACAGAAGCAAAATAAACACAAAAAAGAGCTATAAAATATAGCTCTTTTTCTTTTTATTTCAAACTGTAAAATAAGCGACTTTAAGCTGTTTTACTGGATAGTCGATACATTTATCGAAATCCAGTTTAAACTGTTTTAGCGTTCGCTATATGACGATATAACAACCCTCAAAAGCAGTACTAGAAAAAAGAGTAAATGAAAATTTACTCTTTTTCTAATTTTTTCTCATAATTGAATAACGAGGTTGCCACAACGACTGAAAATAGAGTTGTACTAACAGAAGTGATAATAAAATATTTTTTACTTTCATTAGCTAATCTTTCTTCTTTGTTTTTTAAGTTCTCTGGTTCATCATTGATTAAAAGCTTTACTTCTTCTAATCTATCTCTTACTCCACTTAATTGTAAATTTGTGTCAATCATAATCCAAAATGAAGTAACTGAAGTTGCTAATAAAGCAAGTGAAATAATAATTGTTGCAATTGTCTTTTTCATATTAAATAAAATTCCTATAATAACTTGATAACTTTAATCCAGTTGAATATTTGTTAGGCTTTAATCTTAACTTACGATTCTTAATTTTTCTCCAATGTGTAAGAGTTAAATCAATATCCGGATTTTCTAAATTCTTTTCATGAGTACTTTCTCTTGGTTCAAAATCACTAATGTTAATATCTGGGAAATACTCATATCCATTATAAAGTGTTTCTTCTTTGATAAAGAATAAATCAGTAACTCTAGTGTAATATGTTTCAAATAATTCTAATCCACCAATAATAAAGATTTCTTTTTCTGTATCATTTTTTAGCGCTGATAATGGGTTAGGATAAACATTTACATTTCTATAATTTTGAGGATTAACTTCTGCTCTTCTTACATTACCAATAATTCTGTATTCTGTCTTTTTATATTTCTTCGGTAATGCTAAATAAGTTTCTTTATCAAGTATTACTATATTATCTTTGAGTAATTTTTCAAAAATATTATAAACAACTTCATTATATGTTCCGTATTTGTCAACACTATCTAAACAAAAGATTTCATCAATACGAGCTAAGAAGTTAATTCTTTCTTTTTTGTTTTTAATTGATTTGTTATAAGCTCTGTTAATGGCTTTATCAATTCGCTCAGGTATATCTTTATTTTTTGTTTCACCTGTTTGAGTTCGTTTATAGAGACTATAAATGGATTTGAAAACAATTTCTTTGAAGTCAACATCATTTGAAGCTAGGATTTGTTCTATTTTTGATTTTGAAATAAAATCGCCAAAGATATTCCAAGCTTCTTTTTCTTCATACAAAATGCCTTCTGCATCATAAATAGGCTCAAATTTAAAGTTAATTTTTGTCATAATTCAATCTTCCTATTTTGTTCTTATAGTTTTATTATTCCTTTCTAGCTAAAAAAGTCAAGTAGTTAATACTACCTGACTTTTCATTTTATCTATGTCCTTTAACATAAGAGAATTGGCTTGCTGAAGCAGCATCGAATACTCTATATGATACAACTCCTAAACCTTGGAAATTAGATTCAGAAATTAAGATAGAACCATCAGGTCTTACATCTTCAACGAAAGCAACGTGGCCGTAAAAATCAATAGCACCTGCTTGACCTGGTGCGAATGACAAAGCATCACCAATTTCTGGTTTGTTTGATACAGTATAACCAGGTTTTAATCTCCAGTCCCCACCGTTCCCCATATATGGGCCGAATGAAATTCCGAATTGTGCAGCTCTGTTATATACGTACCAAGTACATTGACCCCAAGGGTATGTTGCTGAGGTATAACCAGATGTATCAATAGCTTTGCTTAATTTAAAACCATTTGGAACTGAACTTGATGTTGTTCCACCTGATACATATGAAATTCTAGCATAATATTGAGAAGCTTCTTGTTTTGCATCTTCTACTGCTTTATTATACTCTTTTTCAATTTTATCTACTTCTTGTTTCTTGTCTTTTTCTTTAGCAACAGCTTCATATAAACGAGCTTTTGCTTTATCAACTTCTGTTGTAGATTTATCTAAATTAGCTTTTGCCTTAGCAGCTTCTAATTTATAGTTAACTACTGTTGAATCTTCATTACCTAAAAGATTGCCAGTATTTGTATTTTCAAACAATTTACCGGTATCTTTGTTAATTTCTTCTTCTGACAATCCAATAGCTTTCAACTTTTCTTGTTCAATCTTTGTTTTGTCATGTGCGTTTTTAACTGAATCTTTTGTTTGTTCAGAATCAGTATTAAGTTTGTCATAGGCTTCTTGAAGTGATTTAGATTCTTTAGTTAATTTATCTAAATCAGACTTTGCTGAAGTCAATTGAGATTTCAATTGGGTTAAATAATTCGCTGTTACTTCAGAAACTTCAACTTCGCCAATTGTAGCTTCGTTAGCAAATGCTGGACTTACACTCATAAGAGATGTGAACATTGCCAACATTACTACGCTCTTAAAAAGTTTGTTTTTCTTCATTTGAGCTCCTTTATTAAAAATTTTTATAGTAAACTATATCAATAAAAATCGAATATTTTTCTTTATTTTTTCTTCTTTTTGTTAATAAAAAGAAAAGATAGGAATTAGAATAACCCCTATCTTTGTTATTAGCTTAATGTTTAAGCAGTTTTGGGTAAGTGTGTTACTGGATAATTTGCTTTATAGAATAAGTTACCAGCATTCATATGATGCTTAAACTCTTTTTCATCAATCCAAAAATTATGTCCTAATGTACGAACTTCATATTTGGTTCCAGTTTCGGTTTGTTTTGTTTTTCGTGTAAAAATCATTTTATTTATATTCCTTTCTATTTTTTAAGAATTTTACGAGCTTGACGGTAAGCTTTGTCTTCAACACGTTCTAAATCTTTTTCAAGTTTAATGCCGTGTTTCTTTGAATAAGCAACAATAGCTTTATTTTCTGAAATAAAACCTTGTCCGTCATTAGTGTCTAGTACATCACCATCTTTACTTACAACTACATAACGTTTTTCGCTATGTTGTTTAGTTAAATGGTCACTTACAATAGCTTTAAAATCTTTCATAAGATTCACCTTTTCTATTTTATTTTTATAGTTATTTTATCAAATTTTTACCTTTCTGTCAATCGTTTTCTTAATTTCAGAAAGAATTAAATCATTATCTGATAAAACATCTTCAGTAAGAATTAAATCGAAATCTTTATATTCTAAATAGCTTGTTTCACTTGGGTGATTAAATGCTTCTTTATTTGGTAATATACCATCTCGATTTAAAAGATTTTCAATTTGCTTCTCTTTTGAAATATCCAATTGAATAGTAATTCCATTAAGTTCAGAAACACCTTTTAATTCATTAGGGAAACGACCATCTGTTATAAGAGCTACATTTCCTAATTTATTTATTTCTAAAATTTTATTAACTGTTTTCTGAACCCAATAATTTTCATTATTCTTTCTTCTTACATCAGTACCCCAATATTGAAGCATAAAACGTATAGTTGAATTTTTCTTTTTAACAGTTAACTCATTTATATCTTTAAAAGCAATCATTGCTATATATAATGGTTTTATTTCATCTTTTGATACGTTCATTTCATAAGCAATATGTTCTAAACTTGAATTGTTTCTAATTAAATTGATAATATGTTCAACTTCTTCTTTTAAAGCATCAGCAAATGAAATTTTCTCTATATTGGAGAAGCTGTTTTTAATTAAATTACCAACATAATCCTTTCCATAACCCATTTTACCAGCAATAACAATTGCTGGTACGAATTTTGAATCAATTTTATTTTCCATTTTGTGTTTTTAACCTTTTTGAAATCTTGTAAGCAAGAATTGTATCTTGATGAGCTAAAACTAAAGTTTTAATAAAACGAATATTCATGAGATATTCAGCATCAATAACTTCAAATGTTCTATTTTCTTCAACTAATAATTCAATTGCTTCATTTCTGTTGCATAATTCACTAGGGTTAATTGATTCTGTAAAAGTACCACGTGGGCTTTCTTTTACTTTTGTAGTATATTCCTTTAGGATATTTTTAGCTGTTTTATATTTGTCGCTTAAGTTATCAGCAATCTTATCTAACTGCTCTACTTGTGCCATAATTAGTTCAATGTATTCAGTATTTTCCATAAATCCTTTCCTTGTATTTTCTTTTTAGGTTGGTACAGAACTTATAACAATAAGTTCATGCCTTATAGTTATATTATTCCATTTTAGCCAATTGCTTGAAACTTTTTCATAAAATATTTATTTTTATCACATTTTATTAACTTTTTTAACATTGCTCAAATATTGCTATAATAACGATAGCTCCGTTTTTGATATACGCTTTTGATTTATAAATTTTTTTACAAAAGGAGAATAACATTGAGCAAAAAATTTCTATTATCTCAATCTGCAACTACAAAAGTTGCAATAGGACTTGCTACAATTGGTGGGATTGGAGCAGTTGGTCATCATGTTATCAATCAAGCGATTGATGCTCAAGCAGAAGCAAAAGAACAATCTGCTAACAAAGATGTAACAGAATTAAATACTTTTTCAGAAGTTTTGTTACCCAAAAAGGTCTCAAGCATTTTAGATTCACCTATTGGGCCAGTTGATTCTAATATTTTTGAGTCTGATAAAAAAGTAGAACTAAGTTCTTTAAACTTAGAAAATTCTACAAGAGTAGAAAATGAAACTATACCTTTTGAAACAGAAATTAAATATAATGATGATAAACCATCTAATTATGTAAATCTAATTCAAGAGGGGAGTAACGGTGCACGTACTACTACTTTCATTGATTCATTTGATGAAAATGGTAAACTTATCCAATCTGTAAAAACACTTGAAGAAAATGAAGAACCAAGAAAACAGATTATTGAGATTGGTACAAAAAATGTCGAGCAATCAGATGAAGTTAATACTCCAACAGAAATAATTTCTAATGGAACTAATTCTAATATAGAATTAGACTCTAAAACAATCATTGAAACTATCCCTAAAGAAACAATCTATACTATTGATGAAAATTTAAGTAAAGATGAATCTTATACCATCAAGGGTGAAGATGGATTAAAAGAAGTAAGTACTAATACTGTATCTGTTAATGGTGTTGATGTTCACAAAGAAGTCACTCATGAAGAAGTAATCAATCCAGCAATTCATGATGTTACTTATATTTCAGAAGAAGCTTATAATAAGAAAATTGCTTCAGAAGATTTAAAAGAAATCAAAGTAGAAGAAACTACTGAAACAACGACAAAAAATACTACCACCGAAGAAGTAACAGAGAATACTACTGAAGCAATAACAGAAAATACAACGACAACAGAAAGCATTACTGAACCTACTACTGAAAATACTACCGAAACGACAACAGAAAGCACCATTGAAACAACAACAGAAAACACTATTCAAGAAAGAAAAGTAACAAAAGAAGAAAGAAATACTACTTCTAAAATATTACAATTCCAAACTACAGTTATTGAAGATGAAAACTTATCAGAGGGTCAAGTTGTTGTTGAGCAATTAGGAATGAACGGGTCAGAATATGATGTTTACCAAGATACTTTTGTTGATGGTAATCTCGTATCTTCTACCATTGTTAGAACTGTAACGACTGAGCCTGTAAATCAAATAGAAAGACATGGCACAAAGAAAGATGAAACAAAAGGACCTGGCCCAAGTGATGAAGTTAGAGAAACTTTACATGAAGATAAAAGAGGAATACCTGGTGCAGAGTCAGTCCAAAAAGTAGTTAAAGAAACAACTACTAAAGACTTGAGAATAGAAGTTGTTTATGATGAAACAATGCCAGATGGTACTGAGGAAGTAATAGAAGAAGGTAAACCAGAAACTACTGAAATTACTTATAAAATTACATCTGTTAATGATGAAGTTATTTCTAAAGAAAAAATGAATGAAGAAGTAACACAACAAGCTATTACTCGTGTTGTAAAAAGAGGTACTGGTAAAACTACTAAATCTTATGACAATACTATAACAAAAATTCCATTTGAAACAGAAACTATTCAAGATGATACTTTATTACCAGAAGAAAGTTATACTAAACAAGAAGGCTTGCCAGGTTCAGAAGTAACAGAATATGAATTAACATATATGAATGGCAATCTTGTTTCAAAAGAAGTAACTTCTACTCATAGAATTAAAGAACCAACAAAAGAAATTAAAGTTGTTGGAACTAAAGTTATTCAAAATAATTCTAATAATAATTATCAATCAGGTGCAGTTAAGAATGGAAATGTGGTTGATTTAGGAAAAACTAGAGACATTACATTGAAACAAGGTTTAGATGATTACGATTCGCTACCTAATGGAATTACTGTACAATACTTTACTATAACTGATGATACTCCATTAGAAAAAATTGTAACTCTATCCGAAGATGAACGTTATCAAAAATCAGACAAAGAATATTACAATAGTATGGTTGTAAGTCATGACGGATTAAATATTGAGTCTGGTATTCCATTATCTCAAGGTGGAGCAGATTACATTAACGAACATTTAGATAGTAATCTCCTTGCTATGTATATGGAACAATACATCAATGAGTTAAGAGCTTCATTAGGTAAAAAACCATTACGATACAAAGCTGAACTTCAACAAGGAACTCAACAACGTGCTGATGAACAAGCAAATATTGGTTCATTAAGAAGTAATGGAAGAGCTCATACTAGACCAGATGGAACAGAATTTAGAACTGCGTTCACTTATTTAAACAAGAATGGATTAAAAGATAAAGAACAAGAATTAGGCGAAAATACTGCTCAATTTTCTTCAAACAATCCATACACATTAACTTCTGAAAAGAAAATTGCTGAAACATTGTTTAATCATTGGAAAAACTCCCCAGGCCATTATGCTAATATGATTTCAGACAATTATAAATATTTCTCATTTGCAGCTTCTGTTGGAAGAACAAGTGCAAACATGGAAGAATATTCAGAACTTTATCCAGTAATTGTGGGTGTACAAATATTTCAATAAAAAATAAAAAGTACTAGATTTCTCTAGTACTTTTTTATTCATCTTCTTCTAAGTAATCTTCAAGTGGTAATTGATTTAACAATTCTTTTAGAGCAATCAATTCTTGAGCAGAAAATGTCATACCTTTACCTGCTTTTTCATAATCTTCACTCCATGTACGAATGTCGAATTTAGGTGAGTAAACACCCCAACTTGTGAGTGTTAATTGCTTTTTAGAAAAGTCTTGGTCTTCGCCAAGGAAACCAAATACTTGTTTTACTTCTTTTACAATTTTAGCCATATGTAAGCTCCTTATTAGTTTTTATATTTATATTATACAATAAATTGCTAGAAAAAACAAGAATAATCAATATTACTCTTGTTTTTCTTTAGTTTAATTTAATGAATTTTTAACTGAAGATGAAACCTTGAATTTCAAAGTACGTGACTCTGGAATTTCGATTGCTTTACCAGTTTGTGGATTATGTCCTTTACGAGCAGGTCTTACTACTTGTTCAAAATACCCAAAAGGTACTTTTACTTTATTATCTTTCGAGTGTTCCAATACTAAACCGAACACATCTTCAATTGTTTCTAAAGCTTCTTTTTGAGTAATCTCACGTTTCTCAGCAAGAGCTTTTGCTAAATCTTTAACACTAATTGTCATAATTTATCTTCTCCATTTAGGGTGTATATATTTTTATTTTTGTATTTTAAAAATCTGTATTTTCTAAGCCACCCTTGCTTAATTTTCAGAAAATACAGATTTTATTAGTTTTTATATCAGAATAAGTCTAAAATAGGTCTAAGTAAGTAATGTTTTCAAGTTTTTTGTAGAATGAATGGAGCGTTCCGTTAATTAAAATCAAATCAAGAATTTCCGGTGCTAAACTATCTTCCACATAAGTTTCCACTTCAAATTTATATTTTAACAATACAGATTCTAATTCTTCTTCAGTTAGATTTACTGTAGCCAATCCTTTAAAGAATTTTTCCTTATTTGTTAATGAATGAATTAGTTTATCAACTTCTTCTTGTTCAAGAATTTCGTTAATATGTACAACTTCATCTTTTGGTACAATAAATTCACTTGTAATCTTTAATTCGCCATCTTGATAATAAGCTGCATTTGAAATTAAAGAATATTCTGGGTATTCAGTTATTCCTAACACTAAAAATAATTTATGTAGCTCAACCACATTATCAAAGTAAACTCCTAAATCACCTAACTGAAATTTAATCAAATTTTTATTCATCATTTTTGCTCTCCTTTATTTCTAAAAATATTATACAACAATTTTTTAAATTTGTCAAATACTTTTATTCTTTAATATTTTTATTTTCTTTTTAAGCTTTTTGTCAGTTAAGTTATCTTCATTTACTTTCTTGAATGAAACTAAAATCGAAGCATCTGTATAATCCCAAATATTTTCAGTTTCATCATTTGTTACAATATAAGCTCTGGGATTATGGTCAGAAATTCTAACTAGAAAATTATCTCCTTTAGCTTCATTTATATCCGGTCTTATTCTATATTCATAACCATTTCTATCTAAGTAATCAACAGTATCTTTCAATGAGGATTTATCGAATAAGAAATAAGAACTTGCTGAAGCTCTTGAAAAAGATTTGTCTGTAATATTCTTTTCATTGTGGAAATAAAGTTTAGAAGCTTGCTCTCTATATTCAATAATGTTATTGAACTCCTCTTGGAGTTTTTTAGATTTTTCTCTTTCTGCTTTGTAAAAGTTATCATGTTCTTTGAAGTTTGCAATAAATTCTTCTTTAGTAGGACATTTTCGTTTATTTCTTTTCATAACTTTTTGGAGTTTTTCATATTGAGAATTAGCTTGTTCTAGTAATAATTCTTCTCTATATTTTGCTTTATTTAAACGAACTTCCATATTTTGCGTATCAACTATTTCTTCAATTTTACAATGTTTATACAAAGTAACTTCTGTTGTTATATTTCTAGCAATAAAATCATTCAAATTATCTGAATATAATTGAGCTTTCTCTACTGTATCAAAATGAGGTGAAATACTTTCATAAGGACAGTTACCTTTCTTAGCTTTACAAATACTTGGTTTACCATTTGGCCCAACATGATAAGTCATTATCTATTCCTCTTGATGATTTTTTAAATATGTTTCAAAAGGTAAAATATAATTTTTATATTCATTTGGATATTTTTCTTTGATTTGTTCTAGTTCATAAACATACGGTGTATATTTCACAACTAATCTTTTGCTAAGATAATTTGTTGCTAATGAAACGTATCTTTTACCAGAATCTTCATCAAGATTTGCTTTATGAATCGTATAAATTACACCTTCTAAAACAGCATTATATTTTTTATTCATTTGCTTTCTCCTTATTTATTTTTTAAAAATATCATTCTTTTCTTGATATAAAAATTAAAAAAGAGGTTATCAAGCAATGCTATATTTTTATGTATTAGGTGCAGTAGCTTTGCTCATTATATTGATTTCCATATTTAAATTTTTATGGAGAGTTGAGATATTTTTCGCAAAATTAAGCTTAGCTTGGCAGATTATTTCTTGGCTTGGTTTAATCGTAGCTTTTGTTATTGCCGTGTGGTTTATATACTTCAATTAAGTTGTAGCTCTTTGCTACAACTTTTTCTTTGATATGCTACTAAAAAAGGAGCATTTATAAATGTATCATATTAACCATGAGGGAGAAGTTAAAAAATGTAGAGCATTTATTCGTCCTTGCCCTTACTCTAAAGATAAACATTTCAGAACACAATTTGAAGCTATGCAAGAAGCTGCTGAATTAAGAACTGCTTATGAATTTAAAATTAAATCTATTCTACAAGAACTAAAAATGCTTGATAAGTATTATGAAGAAGCAGAAAGAGATTATCAAGATTTAAATATTGTAAAAGAAGAAGTTAAAAATATAGTTGGTAATAAACCAGGTATGAATAGACATTATAGAGAAGTTGTATGTAATTTACTTGGTGATGAAATTGGTAATCCAATTAGCACATCAAAAGGAATAGTAAAATACTTCAAAGATAATAATAGGTCTTTTCTTTTAAATAATTTTGACGAAGTAGAAGCAGAAGCTATTTCAGATGTTAGTAGAATTATGGATAGTACAGAATCTTTCAGAGACCCTAGCAAAAAATACTCTGTTTATTATGATGAAGTGCAAAGAAGAATGAGAAATACTAAAGAAATGATTGAAGCATGCCATGAATTAGGTATTAGTATTGATACATATAACTTTGAATATGTTGTTGGTGATGACCACCCATTTGATTTTTTTAACTCTGTTACTGTTGATGAAAATGGTGAAATCAATAATTTGTATTATTTGGGATTGGAAGGCCAAAATTTCCATGCTGAGCCATCTAAAGTAACAAAAATTGAAAACAATTTATTATATACAGAAAATCACCCAGAAGGTTTATTCTTACCATTAACTTATCAAGAGAAAAATAGACCTGTTAAAGATACTGCAAGAGCTATTTTCTTTAGAGATAAAAATGCTAAAGGAACTCATGTAGATTTTGCTAATAATAAGTTTTGGAATACTAATCCTATTGAATGGGATTCAGAAGTTGATGATACAGATTCAGATTTAAAATGGGGAATTGATAAGAACTATGATTATCATGACTCAAATCAATTGAAAGATTTCTCAACTATCATGAAAAGAAAAGATATGCAAGGAAAAGATAGTTTTACATTCACTAAATCTGCTGTTTTACCAAAAATGACTAAAGCTGAAGCTATTGAAGATGCTAATAGAAGATTAAAAGAAGCTCGTGAAGAATGGCCATTTTAAAAAACAAAAAAGCTAACAATATGTTAGCTTTCTTTTTTATAACCTCTATTTAATTAAAAATATTTCCAAAAATGGATAGTAAATCAAATCCTATTAGGCTATATTTGAAAAGTTATATCATGAGTTTTGGAATAATAAAAATAAAAAGAAAGGTTTTGCTAATATGAAATTTTACTATCACAACTTTAAAGATTTAAGAGGAAACCACATTAAATATTTTGCTAATGGAGATGATTTTAAAGTAGAAGAAGTTTTTACTACTATCTCACACAAAAACGTTTTAAGAGGTTTTCATACATCAAGCAAACAAGAAAAACTTATCAAAGTATTAAATGGTTCATTACATCTAATTACTGTAAATGAAGAAACAAAAGAAATTACTCATTATGACATGAATGTTGATTCTGAGCCAATCTTTATTCCATTGAATACTTGGGTGGGCTATGTTATCAAAGAAAACAATACAATTGTTAATTATATTTGCTCTGGTAAATTCTCACCTGAAACAGATTTAACTTGCTCTCCTAAATCATTCGCAAATGAATGGCTATGGCCTATTCCTTATTCAGATATTATCATTTCTGAAAAAGACGACCAGGCAGAAATCAGAACTTTATAAAAGAAAAGGATTTTTTAATCCTTTTCTTTTTTTGAGCAAAAAAGCCTAAAAATACTCAAAATCACCGGTAAAATACTCAATTTCAGCCCCAAAATACTCAAAAAGAGCCATAAAATACTGATAAAAAAGGGTAAAATACTGTTTTTTAACATTACGCCATTTTACGGCTGCTGTAAGCCGTTGAGCAAGAACAGTTAAAGCGATTTGCAAAACAGCGCTTTTTCAGCTAATAACTATAAATAACTAAAAAATAACAAAATAAATAACTCAATAAATAACCAGCTTCGTAAGCTCTTACGAGCATCACTCGCTGAATTAAGTAAGTAAAATGCTTTAAGGAGTATTTTTTATTTTAGAGAAATGCTCTAATTAAATATGAGGGTTGTTATATCGTCATATAGTTAATGCTAAAACAGTAAAATCATAATTTCGATAAATGTATCGACTTTTAACAAAAACAGCTTAGAGTCGCTTATTTTACAGTTTAAAACAAAAAGAAAAAGAGCTATAAAATATAGCTCTTTTTATAATTTATCCTTTGAAAATTCTTCAAAATTCATAATTGGAATATTTAATGAAATTGCTTTTTTCAATTTGCTTGACATTTTCGTTTTATCTTCAGTTAATAAAACATTAGTATCTTTATTGATTGATTTAGTAAAAATCCAACCTTGTTTTTCAAGTTCTGAAATCAATTCATCTCTATTCTTAAAGTTTTGAGGAACTTTGCCTGTATGACAATAATAACCTTTAACAGTAATATTATCAGATTTATTCATAACACAACCAATATTATTTAATTCATTGAATGTTGCTTTTGCAATTTCAAAATATTCTTCAAAACTCTTAACAAAAGCATTACCTAAACCGTTAATTGATTTAATTTTTTCAATAGATTTATTTTTATCAGAGAATAGCTCTTCAAGTGAATTAAATTCTTTGAGGATTTTCTTGGCAGTAACACTTCCAAGTGTTGGAATACCGAAAGATAATAACCAACGATAAGGTTGAGTATCATTTTTAGCTTTTTGAATGTTATCATAAATAAGTTTAGCTCTTGTTTTACCGAGAGAAACACCACTTGAATCAAATTTAACTTCTTCTAATTCTTTCAAATCTAAGTTCATTAAATCAACTACAGATTCTAATTTCAATGCTTTAAGAACTTCACCTGATAATCCGTCAATATCTAAACATTGTTTAGAAACAATATTGGTCATCATATAACTTTTTCTTGATTCACAATTAGGATTCAAACAGAATAAATCTTTACTTTCTTGACCTTGTTCATTATATTTATAATCAAGTGCATTGTTACAATAAGGACAAACTTTAGGAATTTCAAGTTCTTCATCTGATTCTTTAGTTGTCATAACAATAGCTGGAATAACATCATTAGCACGTTTAACAAGAACTTCTGCACCTTTAGAGATTTTCTTTTCTTGTAACCATTTGAAATTGTTTCCAGTAATGTTAGTAATTGTTACACCATCAATTGTAATGGGGGAAATCTTAACTCTAGGAGTAATTTTCCCAGTATTACCGATTGTGAATGAAATATCTTCTACTTTTGTTACTTTTTGTTCCCCTGGGTATTTAAAGGCAATATACTCTTTAGGGTGGTGACTTGTTTCACCAATTTTGATTTGCTCATTTGGTTTAATTACGATACCATCTGTTGGAGCAGAGCATTCCATTCGCCAAATTTTAGCTTGTTCAATATTTTCAGCTAATTCTTCAAAAGTTGAAGCACTATTTTTAGGGAATAAATCTTTAGCAGAAAATACATTAGTAGGAATTTCTATAAATTCATCATTTTGGTCAACTGCAAAATATGTAGCAAAAGATAATTTAGCATTGAAATCTAAGCCTAATTTTCCTTTTGATACAATTCCAGCAACTGCACTTCGTTCATTTGAATATTTATCATTAACTTTATTTTGATTGTTAATAATTAAATCAGATTTACTGCTATATAATTCGCCACGTAATTCTTTAATATTTGCATTAGGTTGTTGTAGTGGTAAATTCTCAATAGTAAGTTTGTCTGACTCAATAAGATAAGTTACGTTCTCACCAACTTCTCCATTTCCACGAGTTGATAAGATAACTTCATTATCAGAAATATAATGAACTGACAAGGCCAAACCGTCTAATTTTGGTTCAATTGAATAAGTTTTAGCTCCATGAGATTTAGTTTCATCATAGTATTTATTTACTTCTTGGATTGAATTAGCTTTTTTCAATGATTTCATTGGTTTAGCATGGTGAACTTCATTATTAACATCAATTTCAATACCATCATTGATTTCTGTATCTTGGATTAGCCATCCATTTTCTTCGGCTAATTGTGTCAATGAATCATATTCTTCATCAGTTAAAAGTAATTCTTGGTTATTGTAATAAGCTTCAGAAGCATTTTTTAATAATTCTAGCAATTCTTCTTTTTGCATATATTTTCCCCTTTCTTCAATAATTTTATTATAACAAAAAATATAATAAAAGTCAAAAAAGATAACAACAAAAGTTGCTATTTGTTGTTATCTTCGAAGTGTATAGTTTTTAAACCACCCCACGGTTGTAGAGTTTCATCATTTCTTTCTATTTCTAAGAAAGTATAATTGTCATGTAAATCAGCTCTTTTTTCAGAATTTCTTGTAGTTAAAGATTTTCTAAATCCAGCATAATCAATGACATCAACTTTTTCACCAGCAGAGAATCCAACAACTTTATAAAGCTTATTATCATCTGCCATTAAATAAACATTATCAATTTCATTATTTTTCATTTTTGGATTAAGTTTTAAATCATAATCGCCAGTTGATGGCAAATCTGTTGAATTGATACGTTTAACAAATTTTGGTTCTTCATCAATATATTTAGAGAAGTTATTTCTGATAGCCATTTCTCTATTTAATTTAGCAAGAATTTCTTTTCTAGTATTATTAGACTCTTTCAATTCAATTTTATTAGCACGTTTTAATTGAACTGTTGGTTTAGCTGTTTGTTTCAACATTTCAAATCTTGCTTTAGCTTGTTGTTCTAAATGATTGTTGAGTTCTTCATCAGTAATAGTTGCTAATTTATATTTTTCTACGTTTTTATCAATTTCTTTTTTATAAATAGCTACAGCTTCTTTAAAATTTTGTGCATATCTTGAAGTTAGAACTTTATTATAAAATCTATCATGTAAATGAGCTCTATTATTTAAATCTATTTGATTATTTTCATCAAGGAAGTACTCATCACAAAAGAGCTTTGCTATTTTATTATTAGTAATATTTTCAATTAAACCTTTTGGTACATTATTTTTCCACGGACGAAAATCAAAAGTCTTTCTTGCATTAACTACTTCACTTATATAAGATTGATTTTCTGCTATTATTTCATTTTGAGCTCTTTCATATAATTCTTGTAATTCTTCTTGTGATAAAGCTTCATTAACAGGTTTTTGATTACTTTCAATAGCATTATGCTCTTTATTCAATTCATCTAAAACAATTCTTCTATAAATTCTTAATTCTTTGTTACTTAAATTTTCATATGGATGATATTCCATAGCTTTATTTAGGTCTATTTCTACTTGCATTTTAAAATCAGACATATATTGTGCTGATTCAAAACTATCCAAATGTTCATCTTCTGAAGCAAAAGGGCAACGACCTGATTTAGCCATACATTCACTAGGAACACCATTATTGTTTATATGGTATTTAGTCATAGTTTAACCTCTATTTATTTTTAGTTTTTATATCGTGCTATATTATAAAGAGTATATAATATAGTTTATAACCCAACAATTCCTCTTATAGACTATATTTCTGTGAAGTTGGCTATACAAGGCGCTAGGCTTGTTGCCAACGAGCAGGTTATCTATTAAGTTATTTATTTTGTTTTTTAGTAGTTGTTTATAGTTATTAACTGAAAAAGCGCTGTTTCAATAATCGTTTTAACTGTTGTTACTCAACGGTTTACAGCAACTGCAAAACAGCGTAATGTTAAAAAACAGTATTTTACCCCTTTTTATCAGTATTTTATGGCTCTTTTTGAGTATTTTTGGTCCGAATTTGAGTATTTTATCGGTTATTTTGAGTATTTTTGGGTATTTTTTAAAAAATAAAAACCCTAGACTTTAGTCTAGGGCGAACTTGGAAGGTACAATGAGATAAACGGTTTGGAGCATTTTTCTCATGTACGATTTATATTTTATAATAAAAATTTCAGCTTGTCAAGAAAAAATTTTAATTTTTTTAACAAAAATAAATGGAATAATAAAACTAAGAAAATCTAAAAATAAAAAAGGAGTAATCCCTCTTAAAAGAAATAGTGGGAAGTGAATAATTTTTATGAGCAAAATTAAGAATTTGGAAGAAATTGCTTTAAATGATACATTATTAGTTGGAGTTAAATTTTCTACGTTAATCAATTCTTACTTTACAAATGAAGAAGCTATGCTTTACTACGCTTTGATGTCATATTTTAATGATGTTGATGAAATAGATTGCAATGATGGCCGAGATATTTTGGTTCAAAGTCTTTTAGATAGAGCATATTGTAAAGACATTAAAATTTTAAAAGAAAATAGAAATAATGTTAATAATATGATTAACAAGCTTAAAAATAATCTTTATAATGCTGTAACTGGAGATAAAGTTACTCTTTTTGACGAGCTTGAAGTAGTTTGGAATCGTCCATTAAGAGAAAGTTATCTTAAAGTTAGAGTTAATGAAGAAGCTGCAAGAGAATACTTGCATTATGAAGATTCACAATATATTAAAGTAAGATTAGCACCATTAAGAGATTTAAAATCAGTTACTTACAAAAGAGCATTTATTCTTTTTAGCCAATGGACAGATTACACTGGCTCAGAAAAATTCTTTTTCGTAAATAATGCTAATTTTATTGAATCTATTTATGGTGATAAAAAATTAAGTGGCTTAACTTATAAGAAATATAAAACTCATTACTTAGACAAAATGATTCAAGCTCTAGGATTATGTTTCCCTAATGTTGAATTTAGATTAGATAATAAAGATAACATTTTGTACAAGAATGTTATGAAATTCAAAGTTAGAGCTAGAGATAAAGAGTTCTTTGATAAATATGCTCTATATAAACGATTAGAGTTAATGAAAAATAGAGATTTAGAATTTTTAGAAGGCTCTTATAATTTTGAAGATGAATTAAAAGAATTTAAATTCTATAATATGACACCAGAAGAAATTATTGCTGAATCAGCAGTTGCTTTCCAACAAACAAGTGAAGAACCATTTGCTGAAATTTCAGAAGAAGATTTCTATAATACAGAAGAAGTTGAATACGAAACAGAATCAATTGAAGAAGCTATTGAAGAATTAGAAACATTTAGAGATAAGAAAGAAGCTATTACTTCAGATGAAAATATTCTTAAATCAGAAGAATTGCTTAATCAAGTAGAAAATGATAACTATGTTATTGATACATTAAGAAAAGAATTAGTAGATAATCTTGCTTTAAAATCAGAATTAGCTCAATACGACTTAGATGAAAAATTCACAAATGTTGTAGATAATTTGCTTGAAGAAATGGAAAGTTATCCTAATAAAGAAAATTATGAATTTTCAACTGGTGTAATTTCAACTAATCCTAAATTAGTAAATGACATGGATTTCCCTGAAGAAGATGCAACAACATTAAATATTAAATACGGTGATAGTAGAAGTTTCACTTTAGATGAAATTAAAGCTATCGATGGCGAAAACAAATATTATAAATTGTTTAAAGCTTTCGCACTAGTCGGCCTTTTAAAAGAAGCAGTATTTAATGGGAAAGAATTATCTAAACAATATGAATATGCTAAAGAATCTAATTCTACTTTATTTGATGTATTAGCAACTCTCCATTTTGATTTAGCAGAAACGCTAGAAAGTCATGATTTTAATTTGTTTGATGCTCTTTTTGAAATATTTACTATTAAATTAGGATATGGAGCAAATGAAGCTTTATTCAAAATTGTTAATATTGTTAAGAATATGAATTATGCTTTAGCATTATATGAAGAATTAAAACTTGAAACAGAATCTATTGAAGAAACAGAAGTGACTGATTCAAATGGTTATGGAAGTGATTTATTCAATATGAAAAAAGAATCTGCTAAAGAAGAACCAAAAGAAGAAGTTATTAAGGAAGAAATAAAAACTGAAGCAAAGAATGGAGCTCTTATGGGAATGTTAAGTAAAGAAAAACAAAAAGCTATTGCAAATGAAGTTACTAATGAAATAGAAAAAGATTATAGCTTTTTAAAACAACCTAATTTAGATGTTAATGAAATTTTAAATGAAAATAAATTAGAATTAAATAATTATAAAGATAACTATAAAGACTTAAGATATGGATTTGAAGATGAAACTGTTGAAAGTAGTAAAGCACTTGTTCCACAATTAGAAAACAGAAGTCTTAATAATCTAAAATACTTCATTCAAAATAAAGTTGTTGATAATTATAGCGAATGGTCAAGCTCTACTAAAGAAACTGCATTAGAAGTTATCAAACGTTTTGAAGATGAAAATAATTTCTCAGTGCTAAAAATGTTTAATCAATTTATTTCTAATTCAGAAAGAGTAGACATTAAAAATAGATTAGATAAAATGTGGCTAGAAACTGAAAAGATTTACAAAGCTGAACATGATAGATTATTAAATCAAAGAGCAGAAATTGCTACAACTATTCCTAATTTCTATGAGGAAATTTTACCAAATGCTATTAACAATGAAGATTCTTATAGAATTATGTGTGAATGGAGTGCTTATGGACATTTAGCTAAAAAAGTTTCTAATAAAAAGAAATCTATCTTGTTATTTATTGAAACTCTAATTGCTACTTGTCAAGAAAATATTGATAAATGTGGGCAACTTGAGGGTGTTTACAATGAAAATGTCATTAAAAAAATCCAAACAATAGCAAATTTGAAAAAAAATTTAAAATAATGGTTGACAAGTTATTGATATTGTGTTAGTATTTGTTTAACAACATTAAAAATAAAGGAAAAGGTGACTAAAATGTCTTTTATGGATAATCTTAAAAACGAAAACAGAAAAACTGTTACAACAAATGGTGATTTAGCATATAGTACTACTCTAAATGCAAACCTAGACTTCTTTGGTGGTGCTGGTTCTATTCCAGTAAGTAAGAAATATACTTCTGATGAATTTATGAACTTATTTAAATATGCTTACGAAGAAGATTCAGAAACTGCGCTTAAAAACGCTCTTTACTACCGTGATATTCGTGGTGGTTTGGGCCGCCGTGAAGGTTTCCGTCAAATCTTGACTTACCTTGCTAACAAAAATGTTGAAGATTTCAAACGCTTAGTAGTTCTTACTGCTATGTATGGTCGTTATGATGATTTGACTATGATTGTTTGGGATTTACCAAACGAAGCACAAGCATTTGTTGTAGAATTTATTTCTGCTGTATTTAATGAAGATATGGATAACTTGAAATCAGGTAATATTACATTGCTTGGTAAATGGTTACCATCTGCTAATACAAAAATTGCTAACACTCGTAAGTTAGGTCTTTTCTGGGCTTCTCGTTTAGGTTTAACTGAACGTAACTACCGTAAAGCTCTATCACAATTACGTGCTCAAATCAACATTATTGAAACTAAATTGACTAACCGTGATTATAGTTTTGATTACTCTAAGATTCCTAGCCGTGCTATGATGAAATATACACAAGCATTCATTCGTAATGATGAAGCTCGTTATAATGAGTTCAAAGAACAAATCACTGTTAACCCATCAGTTGTTGCTAAGAAAGTTGCTCAACTTTATCCATACGAAATTATTCGTAAGTTAAATAGCGACAAGCAAATGGCTGAAGCTCTTTGGAAAGCTTATCCACAAAACCAATTTGACGGTAACATTATTGTTGTCCGTGACGGAAGTGGAAGTATGTACGGGGGTTGGGGTCTTGAAGTAAAACCAATTGAAATTGCTGATTCTATGGCAATTTACACATCTGAACGTTTGACTGGTAAATTCAAAGACCATTTCATTACATTCAGTCGCCGTCCACAACTTGTTGATTTATCAAAGGTTAAAACTTTGAAAGAAAAACTTGATGTGTTATACCGTAACGGTGAAGTTGCTAATACAAACATGGACGCTACTATGAAGTTAATCTATGATTCATCATTAGGTTTACCAGTAGAAGAACAGCTTGATACAATCTTAATCATTTCAGATATGCAATTCGACTCTGGAGTAGACAATTGCTCTAAATCAGTAATGGATTCATGGAAAGATAAGTTTGGTGACGCTGGATTGAAGTGGCCAGAAATTGTGTATTGGAATGTTAACCAATCAAAAGTTACATTCCCAACTTCTAAGTATGACAATGTGAAACTTGTTTCAGGTTTCTCAAAAGCTGTACTAGAAGATGTCATGTCAAATGAAACAACTTCTGCTACTGAATACATGATGAAAGTATTATCTCGTTATAATCCTTAAAATCACTAAAAACTGACCCTTAATTGGGTCTTTTTTTAGTTTTGGAATAATATAACTATGAAGAACTTTAATATTTTTGAAGTATTGAATATTTCTCATTTAGAGATTAAACATTCAGACGTATTGGCTTATTTATTTAATAATAAGGAAAGTCATAATTTAAAAGATACTTTCTTAAAGGAATTTATTTATGAAGTTGAAGCTGCTTCAAATATTGATTTAAACTTAACTTTAGATGATAGTTATAGTATTAAAAGAGAATATGCTATTCCAAAAGGCTTTGTTGATTTATTGCTCATATCCTACAAACATAGGACGATTATAGTAATAGAAAACAAAATCCAATCTAAAGAAAGAGATAATCAATTAAAAAAATATAAGGAACATTTCAAAGATAAAGGTGCTGGATATAAATTAGTATTTATTTATCTTACTATGAATGACGAAAAAGCTTCTGATGATGAATATATTTCCGTTAACTATACAACTGTAATTAAAGCTTTAGATAGAATATTACGATATAAGAATTACTCAGAAAAGATTGAATATTTTTTAGAAGATTATTTATCAGTCTTGCTTAAAAAATATAAATTGAAATCTTCTGCTGACTTAATTAACTTTAGAAAAACAATAAATATAGAAAGAGGTAAAAATGGCTAATAAAGAAACTTACTCAGCTAAACATATTACAGCTTTATCTCCACGTAACCACTTGATTAAGAGAATTAACTTGACATTCTCACAAGAGCTAGGTGATGAAAGCTACCCATTCTCAAGTCAAAAATCCGTAGCTATTCGTGAATATTTGGATAACTCTGTAGGTGAGTTAATCCGTAAATTCGGTGACCGTATGAGAATCCACTTCTATAAAGATGGTGCTATTTCTGTTCAAGATAACGGTCGTGGATTACCAACCGATACTACTAAAAATGCACACGGGGAAGAAGTTAGTGGATTTATCATTACATTGGGAACTTTACAATCTGGTGAACAATTAGGTAAATCAGATGATGATAGTAAAACAACTTCTACTAACGGATTAGGAGCGGCTGCTTCTACAATGTTAAGTAAACGTGTTGACATTACTGTTTATAAAAATAAAAAGAAATATTCTTTATCATTTAAAGATGGTGACCCTGGTTATTTTGATGGCGAAGGTGTAGATGCTAACTTTACAGAGTTAAAAGATTTAACTTATATTAAAGAAGAAAAAGACGATAGACCTGCTGATGAAAAGAAATTATTTGCTCAAGGAACAACTGTAAAATCTTGGCTAAATAATGAAGTCTTTTCTTCACCATATCCAGTTGATGTTGATGATTTAATTCTTCGTATGAAAGGTGTAGCATTCCTATTACCTGGTGTTACTATTGAAATTATAAACGAACATAGAGTTATGGAAGACGGCTCTTATCAACATGAAGTTTTCCACTTTGAAGATGGTATTCCTCAATTAGTAGAATACAATCAAAAAGGAACTCCAATTACTCCTATCTATAAATTTGAAACTAAAGGAAGCTATGTTGAAAAGAACGTGGCAACTCAAGACCCTAAAACTAAAAAAATGGTTTCAAAAGATGTAGAAAGAACTGCTGACATTGAATTAGCATTTGGTTACGATAATGACTATGACTATTCTATTGATTCATATGTGAATACAATTAGAACTCGTTTAGGTGGGGTTCACGTTGAAGCATTTGAAGAAGCAATTACTGCAGCCTTTAATGAGAAACTTTCTTCTATGAAAGGTATGTTAACTGCTAAAGACCCAGTACCTACGATTGATGATTATAAAGAAGGCTTAACTGCTGTACTTTCTCTATATATTTCAGAACCACAATATACTTCACAAATTAAAGAAGAATTGGGTGGTCGTGTAGTAAAACGTGCTATTAAACAAGCTCTATATGAAGCAATCAAAGATTTTGTAGAAGATAAGAAAAATGTTGATGTAGTAAAACGTATTGGTGAAAAAGTTATTGCAGCTGCTAAAGCTCGTCAGTCAAGAAAAGAACAATTAGAATTAAAACGTGAAAAACAAAAACTTACAAGCAACACTTCTTTACCAATTAAATTAGTGGATTGTGAATATGTATATGAAGCAGATTCAGAACTAATTATTGTAGAGGGTGACTCTGCCCTATCTGGTGTTAAAGAAGCTCGTGACTCACGATTCCAAGCATTATTACCAATTAGAGGTAAGATTGTTAATACTTCTAAAGAAAATATTAAAAAAGTTTTAGCAAATCAAGAAGTACAAGATATTGCCAAATGTTTAAATGCTGGTATTGGTGATGATTTTGATTTAGATAGTGCTCGTTATCAAAGAGTTATTATTGCTGCTGATGCTGACCCAGACGGTGGGCAAATCGCTTCATTACTCGTATTGTTATTCTATAACTTATTCCCTGACTTAATTCGTCAAGGTAGATTGTATAAGATGAATACTCCTTTATATATTTATAGAGAAGGTAAAGGTAAGAAAGCAATTGACCATTATGCTTTTAATGACAATGACGCTACTGAAATCGCTAATGATTTGAAGAGTCGAAATAAAACTTACCAACTAATTCGTGTTAAAGGTTTGGGTGAAGCTGGTTCTGATGCTCTTAGAGCAACAGGTTTAGACCCAGAAACTCGTGTATTAACTCAAATCACTATTGGAGACGAAGAATCTGCTAAACATTGGCTTGATGTCGCAATGGGTAAAGATGTAGCACCACGTAAGAAGTGGATTGAAGATAACCCAATTGATTATGTTGAAGATTAAAAGAAAAAGGTAGCGAAAGCTATCTTTTTTATTTTTATAAATATAGAGAGAAATTGATAATCTTTAATTCTTAAGCACATAAAAATAAAATTTTTCATAAATAAAATCTCTGAATAAAGGAGTATTTGTGGTATTTCTGATATAAATAAATATGAATTTTAAAAATAGTGAAAATCATGAAAATTTGTGAAAAATAAGAACTATTTTTAGAATAATATTACTATAGAAATTTTTAATTAAAGGAGCAAAAAATGCCTAACAAAAACGAAACTAAAAGTTACGGTTCAATCCGTAAATTCAAAAGTTATGGAGCATGTGGAGTAATTATTGGTATGGCTGCATTGTCATTATCAATGAATGCTGGTGTGGCACATGCTGACGAAAAGGTTAATCCAAATCCTGCTACAAATGCGATTCCATTGCAAGACAATCCAACAGCAAATGCTAAAGATAGTCAAGCTAAGACTGGAACTGAAAAAGGTTCATTGGATGTAGCTGTTAATAACGATACATTAAAGAACGAAGTTAACAAAGCTAAAGAGGCTGGGGTAGAAGTTGTTGAAGCAAAACCTAAAGAAGTAACAGTTGCTTCTGATAAAGTTGATGAAGCAAAAGCTGCTATTGAAAAAGATTATCAAACACAAGCTACTAAAGTTAAAGAAGCTACAGATAAGTATAAAGAAGATTTAGCTAATCGTAATAAACAAGTTACAATTGTTGAAAAGAAAAACGAAGAAGCTGAAGCTAAATATAAAGCAAAATTAGCTGAAATCCAAAAACAAGAAGAAGCTCTTAAAGCAAAAGGTGTATTTGTTGACAATGACCAAGTTACTGTTTATGGTAAATTAGATGAAACTAAAAGAGGTTCTCTTGATTACTATTCAGACTTAACAGTTGTGTTTAAAAATAAAGAAAACAACCTTGAAACTGTAAAAGGCGGTCTTGGAGCAACAGCAGAAACAACTTTAGAATTAGTAGATAAGATTAAAGTTGATACTGCCCGAGAAAATCTTTTATTAGGAAAACTTCAATCTGCTAGTGGTAGTTCTACTGGTGGTCATATTCTAACTGGCATTGAGAAAGGTTCTACTTTCATCTTACATAATGTAGGAAAAACTAATAGTGGAAAAACTATCTCTGCAAAATTAACTTCAAGAAGCACTCCAACTCCTCATTTCCCATTAGGAAATGTAAATAGAGGAAGTAATACAAGCCTTTGGGTTTGGTGGGATAAAGATAAAATCCAAAAAGAAGGTAAGAGTGAAGTTGGATTTAATCCATATAACTATTTAAATGTTGAATGGGATATTGAATATTTTGACGAAGCAACTAAAAAACCTTTAAACCTTGGTACTGTATCTATCTATGCCGATGTTGACTGGGGACAAACTCTTAGACACACATACAACAACGAAAATAATGCTGGTACTGTTATCAATCCACCAGGTTCTCAAGTTGTAGAAATCCAAAAAAATGGAAAAACTTTTTGGAAAGGTGATAAAAGAAATGGAGTTTGGGAATATGACGACCCAACAGGTTTAAACCAATATAGAGCAGGTGACTCTGCATATGGAAACGTACAAGATGTTGCAGCTACACCAGAGGGTACTATTGTAAGTATTGGTTCAGGAACAAAACATGGCATAAATTATAATGCTAGTGAATATGCAAGAAGTTATTCTGATTCTGAAATGGCAGCTTATCGTGCTTATTATGACAGAGAAAGAGACTCTAAAGGACAACCACGTTATAGTGATGAAGAACTATACAGAGCAGATTATGCCTTCCAATTATGGGGTGGAAAATCAGTAATTAACACTATTGTAGTTCCACCAAAACCAGAATACGATGCAATCCCTGGTAAAGTAGACCCTCCTAAAGTTAATGTTCAATATACAAACCTTAAAACAAATGTAAAAATTGAAAAACACGTTAAAAACAGCAAAGGTGAAGATGTAAACAACCATTCTGTACCAAAACTTGCTGAAGTTGTATGGGAATTGGAAGCAAAACCTCTTGCAGCTGGACGTGAAAAAACAACTAAACTTGGATATGTTGATGATTTACCAAAAGGTTATCAATTAAATCTTGAAAAAGTAAAAGCTCAAAATTCAGAATTTGACATTACTTACAATTCAGCAACTCATTCTCTTACAGCTTCTGTAAAAGAAGCGGGCTTAGAAAAAGCTAATAAAGACCTTAACAAACCATATACAATTCCTACATTGAAATTGTATGGTACAGTTATGAATGACGCTGCAACATATACAAACAACTATCACTTAAATGTTAATAACAAATTTGATGTCTATTCAAATACTGTTACTGTAACAACACCAGGTGACCCAGACCGTCCTAAAGACAGCAAAATCAAACCTGTTAAAGTTAACTATAACAAAGACAAAGTGAAAATTGATGGTAAACAAGTTCTTGCTGGTTCAGTAAACTACTACCACATTAACTTAGATTACGACCAATATAAAGGTATCAAGAGTGGCCCAGATGCAATTCAAAAAGGATTTGGTGCAGTTGATGATTACCCAGAACAAGCATTAGACTTACTTCCAAACGAAATCAAATATGTAGAAACAGAAAGTGGTAAAGAAGTAAAAGGAATTACTGCTTACCAATTCAAATCTATTGATGAAGTGAAAGATGCTAAAGTTAAAGCTATCTTAGATTCAAGCAAAATTAAGCCAAAAGGTGCCTTCCAAGTATTCGTGGCTGATGATGCTCAATCATTCTATGATAATTATGTTTCTAAAGGTATTTCTGTAACAATCATTGACCCAATGAAAGTTAAATCTGCATTTAGTGGAAACTACGAAAACAAAGCTTATCAAATTGATTTCGGTAACGGTTATGAAGCTGATTTAGTTAAAAACAACGTTGTAACACCTGAACCACACAAGAAAAACTTGAACAGTAAAGGTGTTGACATCAACGGTAAATCTGTTTTAGCTGGAACAGTGAACCACTACCATGTAACTGCTGACTACAGCAAATACAAAGGAATCGTTGTTGAAAAAGACCGTCTTGCTAAAGGATTATTCGTTGTAGATGATTACCCAGAAGAAGCGGTTAATATTGAAACAGAAAATATTAAGATTGTTGATTCTAAAGGTAAAGCTGTTACAGGTGTAACTTCTAAAGTTTACAAATCATTAGAAGAAGCTCCAAAACTAGTTCAAGACGCTCTAAAAGAACAAGGATTCAAACCAAAAGGAGCATTCCAAGTATTTACTCCAAATGATATGAACGATTACTTCAACAAGTACGTTGTAACTGGAGAAACACTTACTTATATTGTTCCTATGAAAGTTAAGGCTGAAATGGCTAAAACAGGTGGAAAATATGAAAACACTGCTTACCAATTAGACTTTGGTTCTGCTAAAGTAACAGAAACAGTTGTAAATACTGTTCCTAAATTGGAAACTAAGAAAGATGTTATCATTAAAGTTGGTGATACTGAATCTAAAGACGGTAAAGAAATTGCTCTAGGGCAAAAATTCTATTACTCATTCGATGGTTCTGTAATCACTGCTAACAGAGCTGAAGACTTATTTGAATACAAATTCGTTGATGATTACCAAGAAACTCACGATAGATTCGATGGTGTTTACAAAGTAATCGCTAAGAAAGATTTCAAAACTGCTGACGGAAAAGAGTTCAAGAAAGGTGACGACTTAACTTCATATTCATTCTTGAAAGAAGATAAAAATAAAGGTCAACTTGAAGTTGGACTTAAAGAAGAGTTCTTACATTCAATTACAAATGATTCAGAGTTCCAAGCTGAAGTATTTGTTGAAATGACTCGTATCATGTCAGGTGAAGTAGAAAACAAACAAACTCATGTGGTAAACGGCGTTGAAGTTGAATCTAACACTGTTAAGACAACTACTCCAACACCTCCAACACCTGAAAAACCAACTCCTAAAACACCTGAAACTCCTACTCCAAAACCACAAACACCAGCTAAGAAAGTATTACCAAATACTGGTGCTGATGCAAGTGTGTTAGGAATTGTGATGGCAGGTATCACTTCTGCTCTTGGAGCAATCGGTCTCAAACGTAAAAGAGATTAGGCATTTAAAAGATTAAAGAGTATACTGAAAAGTATACTCTTTTTCTTTTGCTTAAACTCGTTTTGAATGTCGTTATATCGTCATATAGCAAACGCTAAAACAGTTTAAACTGGATTTCGATAAATGTATCGACTTTATAGAAAAACAGCTCAGAGTCGCTTAAACTTGCTTAAAATAAAAATGAAAAAATGGAATAATATAACTATACTAAAGATTAGAAAGTTGAATTAGAAAAATGAAAACCAAACAAAAAGACTATACAACATATTATTTATTTACTGATGTTGAGGGGATTGGTCTAAACTTTGATAAAGACGGCAAAGTATTAAAAAATGATTTAATTGAAATTTCTTACATTCTTTCAGATGAAAACTTGTTCCAAATGAAAAGTAATACATATATTAACTCTTTTGCTAATTATGATTATAAAAATATGGTTGAAAGAGTTAAGAAAATGCACACAAAAAATAACTTGATTGCTGATTCTAAAAAATCAAAATTATCACTTTCAGAAATTGATAATAAAATGTATGAAGAATTAAGAGAATTACTACCTAATAAATGTCGATTGATTCTGACTGGAAATACTATTCAGTATGACTATGAAATCATTAGAAGATGTTTACCTAAAACATTTTCATTACTTCATTATAGAACGTTTGATGTTTCAGCAGTAAGAGAACTAATTAAAATTGTAAATCCTAATTATACTAAACAAGAAACAAAAAGAAAAAATTATAATCATAGAGCCGAAGATGATATATTAGAAACTTTCAATGAATTGAAAGCTTATAGAAAAATTGTAAAACCATGCTAAGGAGTTAAAATGTTTTATGTAATTTTGGAAAAGAATAGTTTAAAATACTTAAATTCATTAACTGATAATTCTTTTGTAGAATTGAAAAATAATATAATTACTAATGATTATTGCTTAGTATATTCTAAAAAAGATTATCTTTCACTCTATGAAATTTTAAAAAGAAATAAATGTAGAGGATTAGCTTTATATCCTTATATTTCAAAATTAGTTTTTGAAAACATTTATCCGAAAGAATTAGAAAAGAAATTATCGGTTGAAAAATTAAATCATTCCCTATTTGATTTATTTATAGCAAGTTATACTAACCAAATGCCTTCTTTTGATGATGAATATTACTTCTTACCAGATATTCAACCAACATTAAATCAAGAAAAACTTAAACTTAATATTAAACGATTTAATGAAATGTTAGCATATGAAAACTTGCTTATAAATAAAGATGATGTAATACCATCATTAAAGAGTATCTTCGCTAATTCAGTTAAAAAAATATTAAAAGCTGAAGCTAATGAAGAAACGATTAGATTAAAAGATACAGAAATATATAACAGAAATTTTCATTACTTAGTAATAGCAGAATTTGTAATTAACGCTTCATTTATTTACAAACGAAAAGATATAGAAAATTTCTTAATAAATGAAATAGAATTGGAAAGAGAATAAATGACTACTATTACAAACTTAAATGATTTAAAAACACAAATCAAAAATACTGTTGATTTAAAAGCTTATTTAGAAAAAGAAGGTATTATATTTAGAAAGAAGAGCGGCTCTAATTGGCAAGCTCTTTGTCCTTTCCATAATGAGAAAACACCTTCTTTTACAGTAAGTGATACAAGTCAAAGCTATCATTGCTTTGGTTGTGGAAAACATGGAGATATTTTCAGTTATATCCAAGAAACAGAGTCAGTATCATGGAAAGAATCTGTAATCTATTTAGCAAGAGAATACCATATTCAGTATGAACTTAACAAAGACGATTCAAAGAAATACTCACAATATGCTAGAGCTTATGATTTGCTTGATGATTTGGCTAATTATTATAAAATGAAATTTAATGAATTAGCAGATTCTCACCCAGCTAAGAAAATGATTACTGACAGAAATCTTGATTATAATTCAGCTGAATATGGTTATGCACCCGAATCACAAAAAGACCAATTAGATTATATGACTCAAAAGGGTTATACTCATGATGAATTAAAAGCATTAGGCTTAATGTATGATAAAGGTTATCTACAACAAGTTAATCGCTTAATTTTTATTATTAGAAATTATATGGGTAAAGTAATTGGATTTACTGGAAGAGCATTAACTCAAAAAGATATAGAGAGCAGAAAATATATAAATTCAACTGACTCTATTGTATTCCATAAGAAAAATGTAGTTTATAATATTAACAATGCTAAAAAACAAGCTAATAAAGATAAACTTATTTATTTAGTAGAAGGCCAATTTGATGTAGCTGCAATGACTGCTCATGGATATACAAATACAGTTGCAATCTCTGGTACTGCTTTTACTAATGAACAATTAAGAGATATTTTGAAAGCAGTTGGAGAAAATGGTAATATAGTATTATTACTAGATGATGATGAAGCTGGACAGAAAGCTGCTAATAAAATATTTAGAGAACATAGCTCTATTCAAACAAGACTTTATCAAATAAACTTGATTGAAGGCCAAGACCCTTGTGATTATTTACAAACTCATGATAAACTTCCTAAAATGGAAACTTTTGTAGAGAAAGCATATTTAAAAATTAGAAATAGCTTTAATTATTCATCTATTTCTGATAAAACAGAATTTATTATGACTCTACAAACAGAATTAACTCAATACATTAAAGATTCTATTTTAAGAGAACAATATTTAAGAAGAGCTTGCTCTTATGTAGGATTTGCTTACGACCAAATTCAAGTTATTATTGACAATAAGAGTGATAAAGATACAATTACTCAACAAATTCAAGAAGCAACTAACTCTTCTAAAAACAATGATAGCAATACTTACATTTTACTTGCTTTAAATATTCTATTTTCTTATCCCGAATATTTCAAAGGGGAATTAAAGAAAGCAATTTCTAAAGATAAATTTAACAAGACTATGAGAATATTAGCAAGAGATGTATTTCAACTAAATAAAAAATTAGTGCCAGAGAATTATGAAGATAATTCACCAGAGCAAAAAATGGTAAGAGCAATATTAGCTCATCCATTTGATAATTTAGATGAAAGAGATATAAAAACTCAATACTATTATTTATTAGATAAAGCCATTGAAATCAAAAATAAAGAAAGAGAAGCAGAAAAGAAAAGAAGAATACTTACTGCTTTGGAAGGTGCTTCTGACCCAGAAGTAATTAAATCTTTATTATCTGAATTATCGAATAAATGATATAAGTATTAAAAACTAAAAGGAAAGATTTAATGCAAGAAGAATTATATAATGTACCCAAGAAAACAAATAGTTTATTACCACTATTTATTCTCTCCGGTATGGCAGTTCTACCTGGTTTTATAGCTTCTCTTATAACATATTATATTTTGTTTAGGAAGCTAAAACAAAAACCAATTGTAATATATTCATTCCTTGCTGTTGTATCATTTTTCATTTTTATTTGGAATTTAATTGCTCACCCATTAACTAGCATGAATATTTCAAATCACACAAGCTTTATGACAGCGTATTTATACTTATGTTCTATTGCTTATGTGATTTTAACTTTTTTCATTGTCTTTCATCAAGCTAGACAATTGAAACTCTATCCAGAGTTAAAAGTTATGAAAGGTTGGGCTTATAATTTTGAATACAAAAAGACTCCTTATGAATTATATAAAAGAAAACAAAATATTAAATCATTAAAAGAGGGAAATGAGTACGCCTATGACTCTGCACCTCTAGGAATATTAGCTGATAAAGTTTTTATGGAAAGCAATGACGCTGGTGATGTTAAATATTTTGACAAAGAAAGAATTGTAAGAAGTTATTATACTGAAAGATGTGGTCATACGGCTGCTACAGGTCAAACAGGTGCTGGTAAAACTTATACAATGCTTCAGTTAATGCGAAATGACATTGAAGCAGGTAATCCAGTATTTGCTATTGACTTCAAAAAAGGAACAGAATATCCATATTACTTAGCAAAATGGGCTAAGGAACATGGTAGACAATTTTATCATTTCACTGCTGGAAAACCGGGGACTTATAACAATCCATTTTGTGATAATCAAGCTTCTTATGACCCCCTTGCAACTGGTACAGCAACTTCAAAAGCTGACATGATGTTAAATTTAAGACAATGGGATGGAGCTTCTGAAGTCTATAAGAAAAGAACAAAAGATATTTTGGAGTCAATTTTCTATCTATTGGAAAATGTGGATAGAGAAAAGACAAAACAATATATTAACTGGCACGAAGGTGGACTATCTCAATTTGTATCTGCTCTACAATTAAAGAATTTATACGCTTTGATTGAGCAATTTAAAATTGATGTTACTAATAAAGAACATGCTGGCATAAGAGTATCAGGTGGGGATAAACGAAGATTAAGTGCTTTACTTGGATTGTATGAAGAATTAAATAGTCCTCAAGGTAAAGGTTTGTTAGAGCAAATCAATGGACTCGTTTCAAATTGTCGTACATTGATTATGTCAAGCTATGGTGATTGGTTAGCAAAAGGTGAAACTCCTTATCACATTAACTTGTTTGAATTTGCAACTTCAGAAGAAGCACCTGTTGTGTTATTCTCATTTAACCCACAAGAAGAAAGTGACTTCGCAAAATATATGGGTTCAATTATCTTGTCAGACTTGAGTAGAACTTCTGCTTATAAGAATGCTCAAGGAAACAAGGATTTAGTAGGAGTATACTTAGATGAGTTCCAAATTTTAGACCCAGCAACAGTTGCTGATTTGCTAGAGAAAGCTCGTTCTTCTAAAATGTATATTCTTTTATCTTTACAATCATTAGAACAAATTGTAAAATCTAGTTCAGCAAACGGTACTGCTGTCAGAGATAGTATTGTCGATACTATTCAAAACTTCATTATTCATAAAGGTTCGGGTCAAAATACTGCTGAAGAATTAGCAAAAATAATTGGCCAAGCAAATATGAAAAAATATGTAGAATCTGGGCAACGTAATTCTAGTCTATTCCAATTGAACTGGAGAAATTCAAGAAATTCAAGAGTAAATACACAAGTAGAACCCGACTGGATTGTTTCTCCAAGTAAATTCCAAAATCTATCAGCGCCAGTCAAAGAAAATAATTATACTTCAACTGCTTATTATATTACAAAAGCTTGTGCTGAAAAAGAATTTGCTTCTATGGAAAGAGCTGTTGCTAGAAAAGTTCAAATCATTGTTGATGAAGAATTATTACAACCAATACCAGAAGATTTTATTAGAAAATTCAATAACTCATTTAATGCCGACAAAAATGAACAAAAATACTTAAAGAATATTCAAACTAAAACAGAACAAATAGAGCCATTAGAAGATTTAGACTTTACACCAGTTTATGACTTTGAAGATGTCAAAGAAGAAGATTTTACTGAACCTAATTCTTTAATGGACGGGTTGGAAGAGTTAAATATTCAAGTAAGAACACCACATAAAGATTTAATAAAACAAAATAGAAAAGAGTCATTAGAAACTAAAAAGAAAAAAGTTTCCTTTGATGATTTTATCTAAAAAGGCAGAAGTTCTGCCTTTTTTGATATATTAAAAGAAAAATAAATAATACGAGGGGGTACTTCATGCCTTTACCAAAGAAAAGTACGAATAAAAATACTTCATTACCAAGTTTAGATGAAGATTTTCAATCAGTACCAGTCGAAACAGTAGCAGATGAAGAACCGTCATATACTAACTCGTTACCGGTTCAAGAAAGTGTAGAAGATGATAGTCACCTTTATGCTACTCATGAAGAACCTATCTATGAAAACAGCAAAGAAGAAAAGAAAAAGAAAAAATTCATAGATAAAAAGAAAAAGAAATTAAAACCTTTCGGTAACAAAGTTTCTAAATATGATGAACGAAAAGATGTTGCTGTAGCTAAGAAAGTTCAAAGAGGATTAGTCCTTGGTGGATTATTGATTATTATTGCTTTGGGAGTTAAAAACACTTTTTTCCCAGCAAATTCTTATACTACTGATGAAATAGCACAAATTGCTAAATCAACTGCAGGTCAAACTAATTTTCCTATTGATAAGGGGCAAGCTTTTGCTGAACAATTTATTACTTATTATGTGAATTTAGATAGTAATGATTCAGTATCTCGAAATATGCTATCTTATTTCTATACTGGAACAATGCCTGAAACAAACTTAGCAAACGGACATACAACAGCTGCTCCAACAGTTGAGGCAAAAAATAATAAACAACGTATCATTGGAGTTCCAGTTACTTATGAAAAGAGAGCTTTGACAGATTTTTCAGCAAATTATAAAATTTCTGTTTTAGTTACTGACGAAAATGGGCAAGCACAAGCTGCTAATCAAAATCCAACAAGTCATTGGTTGAGTTTCTCTGTAAATGTTTATTATGATGCTAAAACTGGAGCAATGAGTATTCATAAAGGTGACCCAGTAATCATGCCTACTTATCCAATCACAAATTCAGACGCTGCTAAAGAAGAAGGTAAGATTGGAACAGGTGATGAAGATACTAATATGAAACAAGCATTGAAATCTACTATCCAAGGTTATTGGAAAGCTTTTGCTACTTCATCTGTAACATCACATGATGAAATTAACCAATATATCTCTGATAAAGAGGATAAAGATTTGTATTCAGGTTTCAATAAGACTATGAAACTTGCAACAGACGACCCAAATACAGACATTACATACAAAGTATATACTTCAACCAATGCTGATGAATGGAAAGTTGATGTTACTGTTAAATGGGCAGATAATACTTCATCTGATACTAAGAAAGCTGCTATCTATACTGGTAGATATATTATGACAATTAAGAAAATTGGTGAAGATAAGTATGTAGTAACAAGAGCTGCTCCTTACTTATACGTTTAATTGACTTTTGATATTAACTTTAAACAATATGAAGTTTTTATCATAATGTTGATATAACTTTAGAAAATGATAGAATTGGTCATTTCTAAGCAATGTAATGCTTAAGCCAATAAGATAATATATTATCTTTGGTGAAATACAATTCAATAATCTATAATATATGGAGGCTAATAAATTGTTTAATTATTTAATTTTAGCTGGTCTTGACGGATTAAGAACTACATTAGTACAACAATGGATTGGACCAGCTGCGCTTCTTGTAATTGCTGCATTGTCAATTAAATTCTTGATTGACAGAAACTTCCGTATGCTTGCATCATTCGTAGTTATTGGAGCTATTGTTGCTGTTTTAATTTACGGTACTGATTTGTTCTTCGGACAAAACGGAACATTCAAGAAAGCAGTTGAAGAAGGTGCTAAACAAGTACAAGTTATTTCACCTACCTACTTTTCCGATTGATAATATAAGCTATTAAATTAAAATAGAAAATAGAAGTTATAAAACTTGATTCTAAATAAAGTAGGAAAGTGTAAGCAGGTTCGCTTTAGGAATTTAATATAAAACCTGCAAAAGTAATACTAAGATTTAGTATTACTTTTTTTTGAAAAATATAGCGAGGTTAACGGTGTAGTGAGTAAAAAAACTAAAAAGAAAAAAAATAAAAAAGTTGATAAAACCATAAAAATCCCCCCTAAAGCCGTAATGGGAACTCATGGTAATATTGTTGTATCTGACAAAGAGGTATGGGCTTATTATATCTTAGCAGAAAAACCATACGACTTCTTATCAGATAATTCTAAGATTATCTTAGCAAATGCAACACAATCTGCATTGGCAAGTTTGAGTGCAAGTGCTAATAGACCATTGGATTGTCATATTCAAATTTCTAATACTCCTTTTAACCCAGATTCATGGGAAGAACAAGTAAGGAGAGAATATGCAAAATGGACTGATTATAAATCACAAGCATTTGAAAACTTTATAAACGCTCAAAGAGAAGAGCTTTATATGGGGAATTATATGAAACGAGTTAGCTATTTCGGTGTAAAATTATTTAATAGAGGCTCGTTCGATGTAAATAATTTAAATATTTTAGAATATTCATTAAAAGATACTTTAAAAGCTCTTAAAAAATCTATTGACAATGTATTAAACTTTGACCAAGAAGAAATTACAGAAGAAGAAGAAACAAGAGCTAATGCAATGGAAGAAGATTTATTTAGAGTCTTACATAACTCAAGCTTGATGGCTATTCGTCCTAATAAAGAAGATATGCTTATCAATATTAAACGTAGATTCTACCCAGCAATGGCAACACCATATTTAGAAACAGATTATGAAAATAGAATTGGGCCAGCAGACATTATTATTGAAACAGGTGGTACTGTTGATGTGAAATCAAGATGGTTACACATTACTCAATTCCAAAATGGTAATATAAGAGAGGGATATAGAGCTACTTTAACTTTCTCTAAATTCCCAATGGGTATTCAATATCCATTCAATTTCCAACCATTTATGTATAGAAAAGAAGTGCTTCCTTTCACAATGAATGCTAGATTTACTTTAATACCAGCAGAAAGCATGAAAAAAGAAGTAAACAAGAAAAAATTGGAAGCCGATGATGAAATTGAAAACTTAGCTGGAAGTGGCCAAGGGGTAAATGCTTCAGTTAAAAATACTTTTAGGGATTTACAAACAATTGAAACAGAACTTGAAAATAGTAAAGAACCTTGGATTGAGGGTTCATACAGAATTACTATTGAAGCTCCAACAGAAGAAATCCTAAAAGATGAAGCAACTAACTTGAAACAACTTTTCAATGAAGAAGATGTGGTCTTAACTTGGACTTCAGGTGACCAGTTACAAATGTTTAGAGAAGAGTTCCCTGGCGGGCACTTGGAAATCAATTCATTTCAACAAACAACAAATTTAGCATTAGTTGGTGTAGCTGGAATTAACTTTGGAACAAAAGTTGGAGACCCAGTAAGACAACAAACTCTTTATAGGAGATGAAAATAAATGGCTGATAAAAAGAAATCATCAAAAGGAGAAAATCCTGGCTCACTTCTATGGGCAATTCTTGTGATAGCTGCAGTGTTGGCAATATTTGTTTATTCAAGTGGAATTAACATGGGTAATCTATTTAACACTGTACGTTATCATGCAACAGATTTAGGTCCAAGATTAGTGGAATGTGTTACTTCTCCTAGCAATTGTAAACTTTCAAATAATTACAGTGTTACTCCTAGCGGATTTGAAAACCAAAACTCAAATTCGGCTACTTCAAATAGCAATTCAAGTCAAAGCGATACTAATTCAGATTCTAAACAAAATTCAGAATCAAATGACAGTAAATCAGCAAACAATAATAATCAAAGCAATAATTCAAGTTCAGAAAGTGGAATTAACAATCTAGCTTCTGCCAAAATGAGCAAGAATGATGCTTTGAATGAATTAAATTCCATTCCAGTTGTAAATGCTTATAATAAAGCTAAATATAAACGTACAGAATGGAAACATTGGATTAGTTATGAAAATCCTTGTTGGTCTACTCGTGAAGAAGTATTAGATAGACAAGCAGAAAAAGGTAGTGTTACTTATTTAGATAAGAATGACAAAGAAACAAAAGATAAATCAAAAGCTTGTTCTATCAAATCAGGTACTTGGCATGACCCATATAGCAAAGAAGTTGTCAATGACCCAACTAAATTAGACATTGACCATACAGGTGCACTTAGCTGGACAGCAAAAGCTGGTGGACAAGAATGGGATAAACAAAAGAAACAAGATTATGCTAATGATTTTGACCATTTAGTTGCTACAACTGCAAAAGAAAATAGAACAAAAGGAGATAAAGGGCCATCTGAGTGGATGCCAGAATCATCTAAGTGTGAATATGCTAAAGTCTATACTCATATTGTTAAGAAATACAACTTAAATCTTAACAAAGCAGATAAAGACACTTTAGAAAAAGCACTTAATTCTTGCTCAAATTGATAGTCCAGTGTAATATATGAAAGCTATAACAAGAGATGTAGATAATATTCTTTCAATTAAAGAGAAAGAGAAAATTCTTGAAGAAATCCACCAAAAAGATTTAATTGATTTATTCAAGAAAGGCTTTAAACCTCAATACAAACGTGTTGAAAGTAAAAAAACAATATTAGACCAACAAATAAGTATTGCTATTGATACAGACGAAAAAAACATGATTGCTTTAGAATTAAATGAAATCCGAAAAGTAGCAAATAAAACTTCTTTGGCTTCTTTTATTCGTAGCCGTTCTTTAGCAACATTTGACATCGCTGAATGGTATCAACAAGCTTTAGAGGGCTTGGAAGAATTAAGTTCTGATAGTTGGAATCCTAAAACTTTACAAAATCAAAGAAAGCAATATATTAAATTACTAGATGATTTGGAAGATTCCGAAGATGATAGTAGAGATGAAGATATGCTCTATTACAAAACACAATTAGATGAAACAGAACAAAAAATAAACTCTTTAAAGAAACAAAATAGAAAAAGAGGATATAGAGTTTCAACTCGTGTTACTTATGAAGAAGCAAATACTATTAGATGGAGAGCTGCTAGATTAAGTATTACAGTTCCCGATTATATGAGATATGTTATTTTTGGTTATTTACCATTTACTGATGCAGATTATAATTTATCATTAGAAGCTCGTAAAAGATTCTATGTATCAATTATTGATGTTTATAAAAATGGCTGGGGTGAGATTCCCGAAGTTAATGAATGTCCTAATTGTGCTAGATATAAACATGAAGTTGAGGTTTTACGAGATAAAGTAGCAAGATATGAAATGCTTCTAAGAGAGAGCAAGCTTTAATGATATATTATTTATTAAAACTAAACTAAAGAACATAGGAGCTATAATGATTAAACATTTTAAAGTTACATTGTTAACTTCTTTTGCTAGTATATTCTTTGTTCTTTCATTTTTGAGTATGTTTAATGTATCTTTTGCTGGATTTGAGAATGGTGTCGGTTTCTCTATGGAGCCTAATACTGTATCATTACCTGCAAAAGATATGATTAACTCTAATGTTGGGTCTAGAACTTATACAATTGATGAATTATTTTCAAGGTCAGCAGGTTTTGCTATCCCTTATGGTACATTAGAGGAAGATAATACTTGGATTCTCGGACATCCAGCTAATAAAATAGTTGAAGAAAAAAATAAAAATCTATCAGAGGCAGCTAAGGAAAGGCTCAAAAAACAAGGTGGAGGATTCTTTGACGGCTCTATTAGATTGTGGGGTATACCATCATCTTTAGCTATTATGGGTTCAGATATTGCAACAAGTGTGGCATTCCTTTGTGCTAATATAATTTCATGGTTAGTTAAAATGTTATTTGACCCACCACTTGTGAAAGCTCTTGTAGAGCTTATTGGTGGAACTGATACTAAAGCTGGTTTAATCTCTAATCTAGGAAAAAATGTCTTTTATCCATTATCAACACTTGCTTTCTTAACAGTAGCAGTGTATTTGATTTGGGAAGGTTTGATTAAGAGAAAATTCAGAGCAAGTTTCGGCGCATTAGGTTGGTCATTACTCGCATTTGCTTTAGGAGTATTTACTATTGTTAACGGTCAATTGGTTGCTAAAGCACCAACAGAAATCAATGCTACAATTGCAAATTGTGTATTGTCAGCCGCTTCAGGTAAATCATGTCTAAACTCAACAGGTACTAATCCTAAAGAAAGCACAAACAGTATGTGTGATGCAGATACTTCTCAATCCGTTTCGGCTTCAGAAGCTGCTTCAATCAATGCTGGTAGATTCTCATGTATCGTAAACAAAGCTATTGTTTATGATAGATGGTCTGAACAACAATTCGGGTATTCATTAGATGAATTATGGACTGTTAATCCACCAGATGGCTATAAAGTTTGGCCTCAAGATAAATTAACTGGTGCTCCAACTGATTATTGTGTGAACTTCTATACTGCTGATTCTCCAGACCAAATGTCAAGTGCAACTAAATTTACTGCTAATTCAAAATGTAATATTGCATTAGCATTTATGGCTTCAAGAACTGACGCTGACTTTGGAGAGAAGATAGGATTCCCTACTATAACGGGTACAGCTGCTATGGATAGTCAAATGTGGAATGCTTATTCAGGTAATGGTAGAACTTCTGTTCCTATCTTGCTATTGGTTGCTTCATTCATTATCGTAGCAACATTTGTTCCAGTTGTAGTATATGCACTTGTATATAACATAACTGCAACAATATTAACAGTGTTTGCACCAATTTTCTTATTGATTGGTATTCACCCAGGTCGTGGTAGAAAAATCTTCCTTGGCTGGTTAGAGTCAATTGTTTCAAATATTTTGAAATATATGGCAAGCTGTTTCTTGGTTATTGTTATGATTTTCATTTATGGAGCTGCTTTCTCTAAAATGAATCAAGCACAAGTATTTGTTGCTTCAGTAATTCTAGGTGTTACTTTCGTATCATATAGAAAAGAATTAGTAAACTTAATGGGTGCTGTTAATATGGGTGGCGCTAGAGTTTCTAATATTGCTGGAGAAAAACTTAGCAAAGCTGGTCAAAAAGCGAAATACATGGGTATGGCCGCAGCTGGTGGTGCAATTGGTGGTACTCTTGCAGGTATCAATGACGCTAGAGAATCAGGTAAACTTATGTCTAAAGATGATAAGATTGCTAAATACGGTAAGTACAAACGTTGGCTTAACCCTGGTAACTATGCTGATACTCTTAATAATGCAAGAAAAGCTATGTCAGAGGGCTCAAAAGGTGCAGTACAAGGTTTACGTGCTGGTACAAGTATGGAACTTAAACGTGGTCGTGGATTTATTGCGAATGCTGCTAGACAAGCAGGTCAAGTTGGTAATGAATTAGCACAAGAACGTAAAGAAGCTGCTAGAGAAATTCGTGAAAACGAAGCAAGAGAGCAAATGAATGAAAGCATGCGTAAAGGTTATGAACATATTGCTGAAGAACAAAGAAAAGACTTGCAAGAACGAGAAGTAACAAACTCTAAACAAGCCGCTTCAGAAAACTTGAACATAACTAAACTTGCACAAGAGTTAAATAGTGCTGGTTTGGCAAGGGCTGCTCAACAAATGACAGAGAAAAACGAAATTCTTAATAGTGCAGAAACTAAAGAAGATGTTATTAGAATTGAAGCAGATATTAAAGAGCATAAACAAATTTCTACTGAGTTAATGACTGACATTAAGAAGAATGGTGGAGATGTGATTACAGGTGCTGATAAATTTGCTGATAAGAAAGTAAGAGATTATGAAGATAGAGCACTAGCAGAAACACAAAGACTAATGGAAGTTTCAAAAGGTAAACCTTATGAAGCAGAAGTAAATCAACTAATCAATGAAAGATTAAATGAAATAACTTCTAAGGCAGAAAGCTTTACTGAAGATATGAGAATGATTGCTAGAGAAAATAAAGGTATAGATATTGAGAAAGTAACTGCTACAGTTAAAGACTTAGATAATCAATTCACTAAAGATTATCAATCTATGCAACAAGAATTTGAATCTATTGTAAACTCACATAAATAGATAAAACCTAATGAAATTATCCAAAAAGAGACTGTAACTACTAAAGAAATTCATAAAGAAGAAACTATTATCAATAAAGTAACTTCAAATCCAAAAGAGGATATTTCTAAGCAAATCAAGAAAGAGGATATTACTAAAGAAATAAACAAAGATGAATAAAAGAGAGTTCAAAACTCTCTTTTATTTTTTTTGAAAAATTTTTAAATTTTATGCTGGTTAAGTTTTTATTTTGGAATAATATAACTATAAAGAAATGCAAATTGCGCAGTCTAAAATAACTATATAGAGAGGTAAAGAAATTATGCAAGCATTCGTAACTTTTGAAGCAGGTTTGGTTCGTAAAGGTGAACTACGCCAAGTAAATACAGCAAACGGTAGCACAAGTGTTATCAATCTTACAGTAGCACGTAACTACCAAAAGAAAGATGGTAATGATTGGGTAGATGATGGTACATATTACATTAACTGTACTGCATGGGGTAAAATTGCTGAAGCAATTGCTAACTCAGACATTCCTACTGGATTCCGTCTTATTATTTCAGGTGTTTTAACATCAAGCTTGAAACCAGAATACACTGCAAAAAGTGGAGAAGTTATCCCAGAACATTATGAAGAAGAAGTTAGAGTAGATTCTATTGGTGTTGCTCTTGCATTTAACCAAACTGTTGTAGCAAGCCGTACAAAATCTGAAAACGGTGGAACTACTTCTACAGCTTCAGCAAAACAAACTGCTAAAGCAAGTACTGCAAAACAAACAACAACTACTACTCAATCAACTGATAATTCATCATTATTCGGTGATGATGATGAAACTGGTGATGAAGATTTCGATTCACTATTCGGTGATTTGTAAAATCTTAAAAAGAAGCTTTAACCAAGCTTCTTTTTTTATTCTTATTTTGAAATGATATATAAACTATTATTGTAAAAATAAGGAGATTATTGTATAATGAATTTAGATAATACAGATTATCAAAAAATGAAATCTAATCCCCCTAATCAAGAAGTTCCCGAAACTGCTTCTCAATCAAAAGGAATGATTGATAAAGCAATGGAAACTAATGAAAAGATTAAAGAAACTAGAGATAATATAAATAGATTTAGACAACTTACCCAAAACACAATGAATGCTATTAGAGCTACTGGGCAATTCATTGTTAAGATTGTAAGTTTTGTATTCTCACCACACGGCTTAATTGCAATTGGTGTGGTATTAGCATTATGGTTAGTTTTCATGGCTTTTGCCGTTACGGGTTCTCAAACATTTGGGTCAGATTGTTACTCTTATCGTTATAGAGATGGTGTAGCAGAAGCCAAAGAAGGTGAAGAAAGTTCTAAATGTGAGAAATTAGGTGACGGTTCTAAAGAAGGCCGACTTGGTGGTGGCGGGGGCGCCGGAAGTGGAGATGGCAGTACAGTACCCGCTGGTGGAAAAATTGAAGCATTAGAGCAAGTTCTTGGACAACCAATTGATGTTGATGGTGAATATGGTGCTCAATGTTGGGATTTAGCTAATTGGTATTCAAAAAAATTAGGTGGCCCAGGTATTTATGGAGCATCAGGTAGAGCTGGTTATATTGGTCATGAATTTCCATGGGATAGTTGGGGCTTCGATGTGATAAAAGACCCAAATGCTAGCGACTTAAAACCAGGTGACATTATTTGTTGGTACCCAGGTGGTTCTAATGGTATATTCAATCTTGACGCAGAATATGGTCACGTTGGAATTATTGCTGAAGTAAAAGAAGGTGGAGTAATCGAAACTTACGAACAAAATGCCGAAAACGGAAAAATTGTTGCTCGTTACACAAGAAAATTTGTGAAAGGGGCTGTAAGTAGTGTGATTAGAAAGAAAGGTGCTTAAAAATGAATTATAAACTTAAAATTATTTTAGGTGTTGTTGTTACAGTATTTGTTCTAGTTGGTTCTGGTATTTATTATCAAATTAAACAAGAAGAAGCAAAACAAACCTTAAATGGAACTAATACAGCAGCCGCTCAAAAGAAAGATAAAACTATTGTAGAAGATGATTCACAAAATAAAGAAGTCCTATTCGTAAAGAAATTTGCTAAAACATATATTGAAAGAGAATTTGAAGTCAAATATATTAACGAGCAAAAAGAAGAATTAACTTCTATGATGACTGAATCAGCTTTATCATCAAGTCAAATCTTGAATACATTAGATGATTATAAAACTGAGGCAGAGCTTTGGGAAAAATCTAAAACTCTTAATACTATGACTTCAGTTGACCGTTCTAATCGTGATGTAGATAAAATTGAACTTAGAAAAGATGGTAATAAATATTATGCTACTATTACTTATCATACAACAAACCCAATTACTAAGATTACTACAGGTGATGAAATGAAAGTAGAAAATCTCATTAAAGGTTTAGTAATTACTGTTGATGATGGTAAAGTATCAAGTGTAGTGGAGCATGGTTAATATGACAGATAAAGTGATTAAATTAAAAACAGATGATGAGTTAGTATTAGAAGAATCCAACGATAGTATTTTAGAAAAAGCTCTTGATTATGCAGTTGTTGAACAAAAAGACGAAAACATTCTAGCATATTCAGTAAGTGGCCTCTATACTAATGAAAAGAATGAAAAATATAACTCACCAAGAAAATTAAATCAGAATCCACCTCAATTAAATATAAAAGATTCAAACGGGAATGAAGTTACTTTTAATTTAACTAAAGAATATACAAATAGTTTAATGAAAACTTTATCAGAAGTAAATCGTGCTTATCATGGTTATAAATATGTTTCAGATAAAGATTTGAAAAAAGTAAGTTTCAAAGAAAGAATTAAAAATATTTTTGGATATATGAAAAAACACCCTATAAAAAGTGTTATTGGATTACTGTTTATCCTTTTAGTTATCTTTGTTTTAGCGATTGGAACAAAAATTTAAAAATTTTTTGTCAAAACCGTTGACAAAGAGCTCAAATATGATATAATGAACTCATAAATAAAAATATTAAAGAAAGGCTCACGAAAGTGAGTAAGGTGATTTTATCATGACAAAAGCAAGCTCAGCAATCAAAGGCTTCGAAAAAACAGAAAAAGGATTGGAAGTAACTTTCCAATCAGGCCATAAATATCTTTATGTTGGTGTTCCAGCAAATGTGGTATTAGGTTTGGAACGAGCTGAATCTAAAGGAATCTATTTCCACGCTGAAATTCGTGATAAATATACAGCAACAAAAATTGCTTAAAAAATACACTATATAATATAACATAGAGTATTACAACAATAAACAGCCTTGATAGGCTGTTTTTGTTTACAACAGTGAAAGAAGAGGTGCGAATGGCGTTAAAAAAAGAACGTGAATTTGAATTAGGACTAATTATTAAAGATTATAGAGAATCAAGTGAAGAAGAAAAGAAAGAGAAATTCCCTAAAGCTTATGAAGCATTTCTTGAATTGTTTGAACACAATCAAAATTTTGCCTATAATTGGGCTCATAGATTTGTGAAGAAAACAAATTCATTTCATTATAATATAGATGATGCTTGTCAAGATGCTTTATTAGCTCTAATGACTGCAATTTGGAGATATGACCCGACAAAAGGTGCTCGTGTTACAACATTTTCAAATTTCTATATTTTTAAAGCATTAACCCATGAAGGCAACTTACAGCGCCATATTCAAATTAACGATGGTGTAGCAGGTAAATACTTGAAAATGAAAGAAGTAATTGATGAGTATAACAAGTTAGAAAATCCTACTATGACTCAAAGAGAATATGTGTTAGAGAAAACTGGATTTAAATTAGATATGGTTATTGACTTAGAAAATCTATCATTGACACCAAGTTCTTTACAACATGAAATAAAAGATGGCGATGGCGGACATAAAGTAAGATTACAAGATACAATTGAAGATGAAAAAAATTCCGGTGCTAGATATTCTTCGGGCTTCACCGTAGAAACAGAAGGCTTACTATCTATGTTACCTTATGAAGAACAATTATTCATACGTTATCAATACGGAGATAATTCTCTAACTCAACCATTTGAAGAGTTTTTAGAGGAAAGAAATTTGACACAAAGAAAATTCACTAGACAAGCTAATCTTATTGTTAAAAAGTTAAGAGATTTAGTTCAGAAAGAGGAGTTAGTATAATGCAACCGAAACAATTACATTTATTTTTGAAGATTACTGACTTAAAAGATAAAGACAAATTCATTGACTATATGAAAAATAAATGTGCTTTGAACTCAGAACAAATTGCTGAGGAAAAAGAGGACGCTTTATTATTTCTTATTAAGCCAGATTATATTATGACTTCTAATGACGCTTTAAAATATGTTTCAGAATTAGATAAAATCTTTACTGAATTTTCTTATTTGTATCCAAGAATTGAAGTGGTAGGAGAGGGAAATGAAAAAAGATAAAAATGAACTAAAAGCTGAATGGAAAAAAAGACCTTTAAAATTCAGAATTGAAGCAGTTATCCATGATGGTCAATGGTACACATTTGACAAGTGGAAACGTGTAGCATTAGTAAAAGATGAAAATGACTTGCTTGATTGGATTTATGAAAATCAAGACATTTTAATCAAAAAGGAAGAATCATACCGTGTACCGTATGACGAAGTAATCAAATGGTATAAAGAACATGATTTACCATTAGATGAACCACTTATTCCTAATAACTTTGCACCACGATTGTGGAGTGAACAAACAGAAGCAGAAGCATATTTAAATGCTCCAAGGAGATTGATTTCTGCTTTACTTATTGAGGGTGAAGATAGTCAATTAGAAAAGAAATGTATTAGCATTTTAAATAAATACGCTAGAATTGTTTACCACAATAACAAACTATATGCTTATGGATTGAATGCTAATTATTTCAAAGAATTATTAAAACGCCAACTTAGTGCTTCTGAATATGATAGATTAAAATTGAGATTAAGAAGTAGCTTCTATCGTAGAGATTTGTTAGATTTAACAGATGATTTCGTAGCAGAAACTTTACTGTTCTATTATTCATTTGCTGTCTTAACATTAAAACCACATGATAAAACAATCAATATTTATCTTCCAGAGCATGATGAAAAGAGAGCTCAAATTTATGAATGGATTCTTACAGCTATGCAAAAGTTTGATGAAACTCAACCTATTCCATTCTCTGGTTATCTATCAAATGTACTTAGATTGTGGCCATATGATTTGCCTGATAATGAATTAGGTAAACCCTTATCTAAATTCCAACGTATTAGAGCAAAAGCTGAAGAAGAATTAAGTGTAGATAAAGAAACTAATGAAAAAAGAATCGTGCCAATTAGTGAAATTCAACAATACTTGAGCAATACTTACACTGAGGAACAATTCCGATTATTAGAAGAACAACACCAACGTTGGTTGAGCACTAGAAATACAGATACTTTAGTATGGCAAGATACAAACGAAGATAAAGCAGGTATAAATGTTTTTAAAGATACCAACTTTGAAGATACCAAAAGAGCTCACAATATTACAAGAGCAATCTTACGCTCTTCAATCAAAGCCGAATGTCCTCAAGTGGCAATTAACTTAATTGAAGATTTAGGAAGTTTAGACTTTGATTTAGAAAAAATGAAAGATTTACCTGTATTATTCAAAACTACATTAGTTGAGGAATTGCTTAACAATGAAGAACCAGAAGAAGATGAATAAAGAAGATTTTTTAAAAGAGTTCAAAAGAGAAAAGCTTGAACAATTAGAAAATCCAAAGAACCAAAAGTTAAAAATTAACTTTACTAATCCATTTAAAAAAAGTAAAGATAAAAAAACTAAAAAGAAAAGAATTTGGGTAAAAGTTTTAACCAATCTATTTCTATTAGCAATCATGTTGCTTTGTAGTTTTGCGATATTTGCTGTCAATGGATTCAATATGATTGCTGATAAAGAATATTTAGCTAAAGTTGAAGAATTACAAAAGTTGTCAGAGAAATCAAATGGATTAACTAATCTTACTTCTGATTATATGTTTATACAATTCTTTTCAAAGAACTCTAATACAATTATGCTTTTCTCTTTAATTCTCTTAATTGTGGTAACTCTATTGGTATTCATTTTAAATATGACAGTATTCAAAAGAAAGAGGTATAAAAAATGACTTTAATTTCCATATTAGTCTATACATTAGTTATTTTGCTAGCAAGTGTTACGACTTCCATTTTAATTAAGTCAAAGATAAAAGGAAAGAAAGCTATTTTATCATACATTCTTGTTGGTTTAATTACTCTATTCTCATTATATTTGACTGTATTTAACTTTATGTTAAATAAACCCACTGAAAATAAAACAAATTCAGCTAATACAAAAATAGAAAATGTTTTACCTAATAGAACAGATGAAACAAAAGAAAACTTTTCAAAAGAGGGCGCTCTAGAAGCTGCTACTAATATGTTGAAATCTTTCTATGTTGACCCATCTAACAAATTATCTATTGATGATAGAATTAAAGGTATAGATAAAGACAAGAAGCTTGATAACTACATTTCAGATTCAGCAAAATCCTATTTGTATTTAAAGGATTTTATGGATAAAGAAGAAGGCTATACAACTTCATCAATGGCAATCTTAGCAATCATTAAAAACTTAACTGAAATTGGAAATGAAAATCTCAATCCAGTAAGTAATGATACTCAATATGTTTATTTAGATGAAACAACTAGAATTGCTCAAGTACCACTTGATTATTATACAGGTGTTGGTGGCGCTGTTTCTATGGAATTGGTTTATGTTGATGGGCAATGGAAATTATCTCCATACTCTTTATTACAATCAATTCAATTAGCAAATGCTAAAGCAACTCAAAATTCACAATAAAACAAAAAATGAAAACAAGCCCAAAAGGCTTGTTTTTGTTTATACTCAAACTGACTTTGATATGTGTTATATCGTCATATAGTGAACGCTAAAACAGTTAAAACTGATTTTCGATAAATGTATCGACTATCCAGTAAAACAGCTTAAAGTCGCTTAAAATAAAAGTTGCTAAAAAAGAATAATATAACTAACTATTAAAAATAAGGAGCAATACTCTTTTGATACTCAAGAAAGTTATTATTGAAAATATTAGGTCTCATAAATATTTAGAATTTGAACCAGCGTCAATTGGTGTTACTGCCATCTCTGGAGAAAACGGAGCTGGTAAATCAACTATTGTGGATGCTTTCTCATGGTCATTATTCGGAACGAGACTACATGGATTAAGAAATAAAAACTACATTAGAGAAGGTGTAGATGCAAAAGAAGAAACAGTACAAGTAACTTCTTATATTAGAGTTGGTAATACTGACTTTATGATTAGACGAAAGATTACTTCAAATGAGGGTGCTTGTGAATGTAAAGTATTCTCATATAATGAAGAACTTGGAGATTGGGAATTTGAGTCTGGCCCAGCAGTAACTCATGCTGAATCGTTTATTCGCTCTGTTTTAAACATTGATGAAAAAGGCTTCCTATCTTCTGTATTTATTCAACAAAAACAAGTAGACCAAATTGTATCTGCTTCTCCAACTGAACGAGGACAAGTTATTGAAAAACTAATTGGTGTTTCTGCAATTACAGAAAGTACAAAATTAGCTAGAGAAGAATCAAGAGCTTTACAAAGAGCTGCAGATATTATTCAACCTGGTTCTTTAGAAGATGAAAAAGCAAAAGTAGAAAAGTTTAAAGTTGCAGTTAAAGATGCAAAAGATAAACTCGAAGAAGTAAAAGCAGTTTCTAAAACTCTTGAACAAGAACTTGTTGTTTTAAGAGCAACAGAACAAGCAGAAACTGAATTACAAAATCACTTAGATAGTTTAAATACGAGTTTAGAAAATGTTAAAACAGATGATAATTACTTAAAAGATAATTTAAAGAATTATACAAAAATTCTAAAAGATAATTCTGAAATTTCTATTGATTACAAAATGAAAGAAATCATAGAAGAAGAATTAAAAGAGTCATTAGAAAAAGAAAAATCTCTACAAGCAGAGCTTAATAATATTAACATTCAAATTGCAAGATTTACTGAATTGTTTGAAGAAGCTTTAAACTATGATGAAATCTATGAATTACATGCTGAAGTGTCAGATTATTACAATGATATGTTAAGTAAAAAATCTGATTTAGATGAAGCTCTAATGAGCTTAAAAGTAAAAGTTAAATCTGTTAAAAAACATTTAGAATTGCTTAAAAGTGGTGCAGCTGAATGTCCAGTATGTGGCCATCCAATCTTAAATCCCGAAGAAGAGTTTAAAAAACATACTGAAGAACAAGAACGAAACAAAGAAGAGTTCAAAAATATTAAAGAAGAATTAGAAGATTTAGAAAAATCTATTGCTAAAATGGGGCAAGAAAAAGCTCTTTATGAAGCACAACTTGAAAAAGCAACTGAACAAACTAATTCCGAAAAAGACTTCAAAAAAGCTAAAAGAGATAAAAAGACTAAAGAAGCAGAATTAAAATCTATTCAATTAGTAATTGCTAAGAATAGAGAACAATTAGCAGAAATCAATGCTAGTGAAAAACATAAAGATTTAATTGAAACTGCTAGACAACAAGTTACATTAAGCGAACAAAGATTAAAAGAAAATAAAATAGAAAAAGCTCGCTTAGAAAAAGAAATCTCTGCTCTTAATGTTTTACCTAAATCAACTTATAGAGTACTTCTTAAAAATCTAAAAGATAAAGAAGAATTATTAGTTAAAACGAATATTCAAAAAGCATCACTTGAAGGTGAATTAAAACTTATTGTAGAAAAAGCTAGACAAGCCGTTTCTGATTATAAGAGATGTAAAGAAGCAAGTGAAAACTATGAAAAACTTCATAACCAAATAACAATTATGAATCTTACTAATCAAAGTTTGATTAAATTCAAAGAGCAACGTATCAAAAATTCAATACCTGAATTAACAGACATTGCTTCAGAAATTCTTGCAAGATTTACTGATAATAAATTTACTCAATTGATTCTTACAGACAAATTTGAAACTTTCGTAATAACAGAAAATAATGTTAAAAGACCAGTATCACAATTATCTGGTGGAGAATTATCAGCAGCCGCAATCGCTTTAAGATTAGCAATAGCTTTATTCTTGAATAATGGTCAACAACACTTACTTATCTTAGATGAAGTTTTAACTGCAATGAGTAGCGACCGCTCTCAATTGATTTTAGAAACTATCACTTCATTAACAAATGCACAAATTATCTTAATTGCTCACAATGATGGTATTAACTCATTTGCTGATAAAGTAGTACATTTGTAAAAATTACGATATAAAAGGAGTACAGAATGAAAGGTTTATTTAAAACTGAGGGAACAACCACTAAAAAAAGACATCGTAACAATGTAAGAATTTCATTTGATAATGCTGATAAAGCAAAGTTGTTACACATATTCAAAGAAGTATCAGAGTATTATCTTACTAGAGCTCATACAACTATTGACAGAGAAATTGAGCAAGAGATTTTTCAAAATTCAATAGACGCTTTTAATTTTTACTTATCAGAAATTACTACAAATCCCAAACCGTCTGTACAAGATGATAAAGTTTTTGAAGTGATTCTAAAAAATGAAGGTAAAAATAAAGTTAAGATTAAATATAATGCTCTTCATGCTAAAGAAACTTTTGATAATAATACTAATTTAGCAGACAATATTAAGGAGATTTTATTTGAAGATTATGCAACTTCTGTAAAGTATGCAACTATTGGATATATTCAAATAAATACTAGAAACAATTAAAAGGAGAAATAATGGTTTTAGAAATTAAACAAGTAAAAAAAGACCAAGCTAAAAAGAAACCTGAAATCATTAAAGAAATTTCAGAAGTAACAGGTTATACACAAGTTGAGGTCAAAGATATTTTAAGAGCTTTCGTTGCTATTCAACAAAGAGAGTTAATCCTAACTGGAGCATGGAACTTCCCTGGTATGCCTTATGTTGAAAGACACGTTAAGAAAAGCATGAAAAGAAAGTTGCCAGACTCTGACACAATTGTAGAATATCCAGCAACATGCTACTTAAAAGCAGGTATTCCACCACAAATTAGAAATCTTCATAAGAACGCTTTTAGAGAAATTAACAATCAATTAAATGGTGTTACTAAAGAAGATTGGTACAAAAATAGAATTGTAGAAGAAGATTAAAGAGCAGCCCTAGTGCTGCTTTTTGTTTTGATATAACTTATATTATAATAGTTATAAAGGAGAGTAATTAAATGAAGAGCAAAATCGCTCAATTTAACAAGTATTTACTTGTATTCTTTTCTCTTTTATGCTTCTTGGGCTCAATTTCATCTATCACCCAAGTTAGTTTTGCTGATTCTTCAAAAGATAAACAAAAAATCGTAGATGAAGCAAATAGCTTTGATGGTGGTACTGAAGATGGCTTTTTTGCTAAAACTAATGGATTAAAAGGAAAATTCACTAGAGAAGAATCCATGAGTAATTTGTATAAGTATATGTTTATGAAAGGTAATTATATACAAGAAGTTACAAATGGAGTATTGGGAAGCGAAGATGAAGGAGTGGACCATAGTGTAGTCAAGAAAAGAGGCGACACAAAGACTGTTTGTTATTTTGATAAACAGCCACAAAATGCTTTAAACCACAATTGTGATATACCCACTTTTGCTTCTCAATTAGGGCAAGTTACTTATGCTTTAATGAACTCTCAAGGTGTATTGGGTGCAGAAGTTACTTCCGCTAAATCTGAATTGGGTGTGCCTGCAGGTTTACCAGGGGGCTCTGTGCCAGTATTCGCAAATGAAAGAATATATAAATATACAGGATTAGAACTATTCGGATATAATTTACATTATACTACTTATGTAGGAGAATGGGATAATGTTGTACCGCAAACACAAGCTAGATTGATGTCTAACTTTGGATTTTGGTCAAAAGCAAAATTAGGTGCAACTTCTGTATTTAACGGAGTAAAAGGTGCTATCAATGCGGCTGTTACTAAATTTGATTGGAACCCAATTAAATATATTGGTAATATTATTGATGGTGGTGCAAGTAGTGTCTTATGGACTATTGTTGACACTTCTGACTTAAACATTGTTGCTATTCACGCATGGAGTAGACCAGATTACAGTGCAACGGTGTATAACGCTTATTACATGAGCAGTAAAGAAGTTCATCAAAAAGGACAAGCTTGGCTTCTTTCAAAATTTGAAGAAGAATTTGCTAAATTATCTTCACCTAATCCAGCAGTACAACAAATGCTTGATTTGAGTATTCGTTCATATAAATTCCCTAAATTCCAATATAAACGAAATGTAGAGAGTGAAGCAAGTAAAGCTGCTCGTAAAGAAGCTGAAAAGGCAAAAACAACTGTTCCCGATAGAATTTATGAAACAGGTGCAGACCAATTTAAACAATGGAAAGCTACTAATTCAGCACTTTTAGACTCTGCAAAAAGTGTTGGTATTGATTGTGGTGATAGAGAACTTTATGGAGATTTTATTACTTGCTATGACGAAGCTTGGAATAAATATGCTAGTAAAGTTGTACAAGAAAACAAAGATGATGTTGATAAAGCTTTTTCTGCTATTGCAGAAAATTATCTTAAAAAAGACCCACATTTTGACCCATCACGTTCAATCTCACATTATGTTTGTGCTGATGAAAATGGTGACCCAGTCGGACAAAGTATGGCTGAATGGAAATACGCTTTTACTGATGAAAATTCAGAAGAAGCAGAGCACTTAGGTGATTGTGGAAAACTTCGTCCATCTATTAAGGGTGCTTTATATGGAAATGGTGAGGGTGATTTTTCTGATACAAGATATAAACACTTTATCACAAAGGGTCAAGTTGCAAAATCTAATGGAACAATTAGTGTTTTTGGTGGATTTTATAACTTTATCGCAGTAACAGCTGCTAAAATTACAAATTCTATGTTAACTCTATCATTCTCAAATATTCTTAAAGAATTAGGAATTAGTAGCATGATTGCCAAAACAGTTGAAATTTTCAGAGATAGTATTTTCTATCCTTTATCAACAATTGGTATAGCAATAAGTGCTTTTTGGATTCTTGTTTCATGTTTTAGAATGGGATTTGGTAGACAAGCATTTTCTCTATTATTACTTCTTGTCATTACATTTGGTGTTGGTGTAGCTCTTCTTGCTAAACCAGAACAAACAGTTCAATTAGTAGAAGAATTACCAAGTAAGATTGATAACTTCTTAATCAATGTTATCACTGTTAAAGAAGATAATAAAGCTTCGGAATTATGTAGTGCAACAGGTGGTGATTACACTGGTGTAAGAAAAATGCAATGTCAAGTATGGAAGATGAGTATATTTGACCCTTGGGTTTACGGACAATGGGGAACTTCTTATACTAATTTAGAACCATCTAAATTTAGTAATACTAACAAAGAATTAGTGGGTGATGCACCTGTTAATATGGGCGGTGGAAGCATTAGTCACAACTGGGCATTGTATCAATTAGATGTAACTAAATCTGGTACTATTACAAATACAAATCCTAAAGAAACTGACAACACTATCAATAGAAATATTTATCGTATTGTAGACTTACAAGCAGGGCCAAATAATGGTAAAGAATCTGATTCAACTTATTTGACAGCATGGTCTGGTGCTGGATTAAATAGAGATAGTTATCAATTTAGAGGTGCTATTGTTTCTATTTGTCTTATGTTCTTATTGGGTGGATTAGCAATAGCAAAAATTGAATATACTTTATTGATTGCTATTCAAGTATTCATATTACCAATTCAATTAGCATTAAGTTTGTTCCCTGGTGGAAATGTAAGATTTAAAAATTACATTGAAAACCTATTAAACTTATTCTTTAAACGTTTCTTAATAGTTCTTGTTATGTCATTAGCTTTACTAATGTTAACAGCTATTGACTCAGGATTAGATAATTACAACACTGTTTTCTTTGGAGTAGTTATTGTAGCTGTTGCTATTAAGATGTATTGGAAAGAAATAGTAAATCTATTTAGTATGACAACTAATAATGCTGGTTCATTTATGAGTGGTGGAATTAGAGACCAACTTAAAATGAGTAACATGCCTAAATTCTTACAACGTAGATTACCAAGATACACAACTGGAGTTAAAGATAGTATTGCAGGTGGTGTTGGTGGTGCTATTGCTGGAATTGGAGCTAAGATTGCTGATGAATCTAAAGGAATTTCAAAAGGAAGTCTGTTATCTTATGTAACAGAAGGTACTAAGAAAGGTTCTGGTTATGCAAACCGTAGATTTAATATGATGAATGAAAATCGTCAAAGAAAAATGGGTTATAGTGCTTATGACACATTAGGACAAATTAGAGAATCTGTTGCTCAAAAACAACGTGATTCATTTAATAGTGAAACTTCAACAGTTGCAAACAACTGGAAGAATATGGAAGCTGTTTTAAGAAATGAAATTACCGAACATGAAGCTAAGAAAACTCATGAAGATTTCTTAATCAAGACGAAAACTGAAAAATTAGAAAAACTTAAAGTCCAAACATCATTAACTCCTAATGAAGAAGCGCAAGTTATCCAATTAGAAAAAGAATTAGAACAACATTATGCTAATAAAGAAGATTTATTCTTTAGAGATACTAATATTGAAGCTGCAGCTGAATTACTAGAAAGAGCTAAAGCAAGTAATTATAAATTTGACAATAACAAAGTTAATGGTAACTTCTTGGCTATGCAACCTGGTCAAAGAGAAATTAGAATTGATGAAAAAGGTCATAGACACTCTGAAATTCTAACAACTGAAGAAGCAGTAGAAAGATTTATTGATACAGCACCTGTCAATATGAGAATGATTAAAGCTGATGATGAAAAAGCGCTCCAACAATCTTTAATCAAAGAAGCTAAAGATAAAGCTACTGAAGCAATCAATAATGTTAAAGATAAATTCTCTACTAATATAGATGAATTTAAAGATAAGACTGGACTCAACTTCAATGATGAAATTATTTATGAAGAAGCATTTTGGACTAGACCTTATACTGAAGCAGAAGATGGAAGTAGGACTTATGGACAAAGTGAAGCCGAGAAATATATTTCAGAATTTGATAAAACAGCACCAGAATTGGCAACAGCATTTAGACAATTAGCTGCATTAGCAAAACAATCATCAAATGGTATAATCAAAGAAAAGAAAAAAGATAAAAGTATTTACAAAAAATCAAAACGACAAACTCTAAAAGATAGATTAAAAAAATTAAAAGAAAAGAAAGAAATTTCACAAATGAAAGATTTAATAAAAGAATCTATCTTAAATGACTCAAACTCAAATGATTCAGAAACAAAACCTTTAGATAAGAGAGGAAGTACAACTAAAAAGGATTCAGATTTTGACGATATGAGCAATAAAGAATTTGAAAATCCTTTTGAAGATTAAATAAGAGCAAGGAGAAGTCTTAAATGCAAAAAATAAAATACATTCTATTGACAGCATTGAGCACTCTTATGCTCTTTGCTTCAACTCAAAACGTAGTTCAAAACTCTAGTGCAGACTTTAATCCAGTTTCTTGGATTGTCTGCCGTTTTGACTCTACAAAAATGCTATATAAAGCTGCAACTACTGATTGGATTCCATATATGGTTAGGTCAAAAACATCATTAGCAAGTACTAGAACAAATGGTGAAGATTCTAACAATATTATAATGAGTATGGCTGGATTCAAATTCGGTGGAAAACAAACAAATTCACCTAATATATTCCAAAAAGTAGGATTATCAGGTATTGAATACAGTTCTTACTTGGGAGAATGGAAATATTATGACATTGACCCATGTGAAGAAAACTCTAAATCAAAAGCTTCTGACTATGGAGAATATTACAAAGATAGAAAAGACCCACAATCAACTTATGGAGAAGTTAATACTTCAAGAGACCCTAGAACAAAACAATTTGCTCAAGGATTCTTCAGTGCATGGTGGGCCGCTATTAAACTATCTGTTAATAATTTCTTCTTAGGAATTTCTAAATTTATCTCAGCTATTACTATTACATTGTTTGGATTAGCATTTACTGATGTGAGTGATTTATTAGGATTAACTCAAGATTTCCAAGAGGGTATGTTTCAAAAATTATATTCTAATTTATTCATGCCACTTGTTACCCTTGTATTCCTATTAACAGCTATGTATATTCTATACTATGGAATTATTAAGAGAGAATATAGAACTTCATTGATTGGTGGGTTAGTAAAACCATTGCTTGCATTTTCTACTGCTATTATCTTTGCTGCTAATATTACTTGGATTACTATTCCAAATAAATTAGCAACATTAGGAACGAGTTTAGTAACTTCTGCATTAGTAAGTAATGTTAAATCATCTACTAGTGATTTATGTGATACTTCAACTGGAGCAGAATTAGACATTACATCAAGCAAGTTCTTAGATGAAGCAAATGAGAGAATGAAGAATATAATTGCTTGTAATATGTATGTAGAGTTTGTTTTTAAACCTTGGGCAAGAGGACAATTCGGAACGGATTATGACGAACTAGATTCTGTCCAATTACAAAATATTAACAAAAGTTGGGTAGGAGAACCTAATGTTGTATTAGGTGATAAAAAGATTGCTAACTGGGCTTTATTCCAAGTTGATTTACAATCTGGTTATCATGCTCCAATTGACGAAATTGACTCACCTCTTGTGGGTGGAGTTGACAAAGACTGGTACAGAATTGTAGATGCTCTTTCTAACTATGATGAAATTGTTAAGTCCTTTGGCTCATCAAGTTCAGGTGGAAGTGGTGGTGCAGATGGTGATTTAGGTGGAAGCTCAGGTGGAGTGGAAATCAAAACAAATCCCGACCACTGGTCAACTGGCGACCCATACACACACGATTTATTCACAAAACGTGACGGTATTACAGCAGAACAAATTGACGGATATTTAGCAAAAAGTGGTATTCCGTTTGATAAAAGCCGTGTAAATGGTAAGAACTTCCTTGCTTGGCAAAAAGCTTCTGGTGTTGACGTGCGAGCTCTTATTGCAATTGCATTATGGGAAAGTAGTTATGGTACTGCTGGAGTTGCTGTAAGTGGTAATATGTGGAACTATGCGGCTTTTGACTCCGACCCTGGCGCTTCATTGGCATTTAATGATAGTATAGCTATTGTTAAAATGGCAAATGAAACTCTAATCAATCATAAAAACAGAAATTTCAAACGCCAAGATGATAAAGCTTTAGCTAATGCAAATGGAACACTTAGACCTGAAGATGGTGGAGTATACTTTACTGACACATCAGGTCATGGTAAGAAAAGAGCAGAAACTATGGCTGAAATTGATGCCTATATTGATGCACACGGTGGAGCGGCTGATAAAGCTACAAACACTGAACCAGGTACTGGACAAATTGCAGATTCAGATATAGCTGGCTCATTAAGCGGTGGAAGTTCAAGTGGAAGCGGTAAGATTTATGAACAAATCAATTCTAAACCATTAGATGAATGGAGTTATTGGACTGGCAATAAGAGTGGAGAAAGATTTAACCAAACATTTATTTCAATGTTCTTAACAATTGTAGGAAGTATTCTTCCTTTACTATTCGCTCTATTATGTACTATTTATGGATTAGGAATTACAATACTTACTATTGTAGCACCTATATTCTTGCTCCTTGGTTGTTGGGGTGGTAGAGGCCAATCAATACTTAAACAGTATATTGGAACTGTATTATCAACAATGCTTAAGAAAGTAATAGCAAGCTTCTTACTTGTGATTAGTGTTATTATTAACACAAATCTTATAGCTATGATTAACTCAGTTGGATTGATACAATCACTTGTCTTTACAATGATTATTTCATATGTACTATTTAAAAATAGAGCTACTATCATTGATAGATTTAGTCAAACAAGTTTAGGACAAATGAACTTATCTGGGTTCAGCAAGGGTGTTAATGTATTCAAATCTGCTGGTAAATTGGCTCTAGGACTTGGAAGAGCTGCAGCTGCAGGTGGTATTGAAGCTAAGAAAATTGGGGGACAATTCTCTAGTGGTATGTCGTCTGGTGTTTCTACTTTCATCAAAAATAAAGCATATACTACCCAATTTGGTCGTAACACTATGCAAGGTTATGCTGGAATTTCAGAAAAACATACTAAGCATATTTGCGTAAATTGTGGTAGAGAGATTGGATTTGGTGACATTGGTTATCGAGATGATGTAGGTAATTATTACTGTTCTGAATGTGCTTCAGTAGAGGGTTACGAAAAATTCTCTGAAATCATTATTGAAGAAGAAAATAACTCAAATCGTAATTATCAAGAAGAAGTTACAATTGTTAGAACAGTAACTACAAAAGATGGTAAAAAGATGGACTTTGCAGAGCAATTCCACCAACCAACATACAAAGATATGAGAACTGTCATGAAAGTTACAACTAATGACTGGGATAGAGAAGAAACTGAACGTGTAATTAAAAATTCTCTTGCAGCTTATAAAGCTCAATTATTCCAAGATACAAATTCACCATCAAACTATATGTTAAGTACTAAGAAAGGTGAAAAACCAAAACAAGTAATTTTCAAAGACATTCCATTACCAGACCCAATTAGGGCTAAGATTTTGGGTTCAAATGCCTCACAATTGATAGCTCAAGGGCGTAATAGAGAGTTCTATGACTTAGTAGAGAATGCTTGGAAAGAATGGTATGTAGATACTAATAATTCAAGAATTAAGACAAATAAAATCAAGAAAGAAGATTTAACAATGTTTGATTATGATAATATTGATATATCCAGCGTTAAATTTAACTTTGATAAAGGAGATACTTCTGACGAACTTGATTTAGAACAACAATAAAAAGAAAGCAAATTTTGCTTTCTTTTTTTGCTTTTTAAGTTGAAATTTTGGAATAATATAACTATAAAACAAAATCATAAGTGATTTTAGAAAATATTATTTTAGGAAGGTAAAAATGGCAGCTAAAAAAGAAACTAAAACAAATAACATTGTAGAAACTGAAGCAGTTACAGAACCACAAAATAATACAAAAAAAGAAGCTTTCTTAAAAGCGCTTGCTGAAGTTTCTTCAATGAAAAATGTTGGTCAAGTCGCTTTACTAACTGACATGAGGGAAGAGAATGTTGCTAAAACTTCATCAGGTAGTATTGTATTGGATAGCATCTTAGGTGGTGGTATTCCTAAAGGCCGTATCATTGAAATTTACGGACCAGAAGGTTCTGGTAAAACTTCTATTGCTCTTACAGCTTTAGGAAATGTACAAAAAGAAGGTGGTACTGGAGTATTCCTTGATGTTGAACAAGCTTTTGACCCTAATTATGCTAAAGCATTAGGTGTTAAAATTGATGAACTAGGATTTTCACAACCATCTGTTGCTGAAGAAGTTTTAACAATGATTCTTAAATTGATTGAAACTGGAACAGTTGACATTATCGTATTAGACTCTGTTGCAGCTATGACTCCAAAAGCAGAATTGGAAGCAGATTTAGAAAAAGCTTCTGTGGCAACCCTTGCTCGTGTTATGAGTAAAGCAATGAAACGTATCGCTCAAAAAGCTAATGAGTTTAATTGTACAGTAATCTTCATCAACCAAATTCGTGATAATGTTGGTGATATGTGGGGACCTAAAACTTCAACACCTGGTGGTAAAGCTCTTAAATTTACGGCTTCTCAACGTATCGAAGTTAAGAAAGTTCGTTTAGTTACAGAGGGTGACAACACGATTGGTACAGAAGTTAGATTAAAATGTATCAAGAATAAAGTTGCCGCTCCTTATGGAGAAGGCTTGACAGTTCTCACTTTCGCAAAAGGTATTAACCGTGCAGCTGAATGTATGGTTGTCGGAGAAGATTTAGGAGTACTAATCAAGAACGGTCGTACTTATACATTTGAAACTCTTGATAATATTGATGTTTCAGGTTATAACTCTACAGTAGAGCAAGAGGGCGACCCAGAAAATGGTGTACCAACAATCATTAAAATTGCTACTTCAAAAGCTGGATTATTAGAAGAATTAGAACAAAACGAAAAACTTCTTTCAGCAATCAATAAACAAATTGAAGAAGTAATTAAATCTAATATTATTAACGGAAAGAATGCTGAATAATGAAAAAATTTAAAATGATTAAAGTTGCTATGGTAGCTGCAGTGGCATTATTATTTGCTACTGCTTGCACCAACAACAAAAAAACAGAAAATAATACAAATTCAAATACTGAACAAACAACTAAAGAAAATCAATATACTGCTAATGCCTCATTCTATTTAGGAAAAGATGGTAAAGCAATTCAAGAAAAAGACATTGACAAAAATGCTACTATTGTGAATTGGTATGTTGACCCATATTGTCCAGCTTGTGTACAACTAGAAGAATTAACTAAAGACACAATCAAGGAATACATTAACAATAAGAATGTAGTTATTAAATATAACATTTTAAGTTTCTTATCTGCAAGAACAATTGATGATTATTCAAATAGAGCAGCTAGTTGGATTTTAGGAGTAATCAATGAAAGACCAGATTTAGCTTACGATTATTTTACTAGCGTGTTATCAGTAAACTTCCACCCAAATGGGAAAGCAAAGGAAGATAGTGCTTTTAAAGATTTATTTATTAAATTAGGTGGAAAAGAAGATGAATGGAAAGTAATTGAAAGTAAACAAAAAGATTTAATTGAAGAAGTTAAAGCTAATACAATTAGAGTTTTCAATGATAATGAATTAGCTAAAAAATCTCCAACAGGTAAATTATTTACTCCATTTATTGTAGTTGGCGATTCTGAAAAAGCTATTGATTTTGAACATGGCGACAATCCACTTGATGAAATTAAGAAAGCAATTGATTCAAAATTAAAATAAACTAAAAGATAAGCATTTTTGCTTATCTTTTTATTTTCTTAAACTGATTTTAATATGCGTTATATCGTCACTAGTTAAACGCTAAAACAGTAAAAACTGATTTTCGATAAATGTATCGACCTTTCGTAAAAACAGCTCAGAAACGCTTATTTTTCGAGTTGTTACCTTGAAAAAATGGAATAATAAAACTAACTAAAAATAAAAGGGGTTTATATAGTGACTAACAAATTTAACTATGAAGAAATACAAAAATTGTTAATTTCTAGTTTGTTCAATCAACAACATAAAATTACAGAAGCTGGAACAATAATTGACCCTAAATTCTTTAAAAATGAAAATTACAGAGAAATATATGTTGCTTTGCAAGATTTGTATGGAAAGTCAGAAGCTGAAGAAATTTCTGAGGTGGAATTATATTCTAATTTAATTGATAAAGGACTTAAGCCAGACACACAATTTATTGTATCATTAAGTAATGCAGATACTTCTCAATCTCCATTAGCTTTGGCTGAATTGCTTAAGAAAAAATATGTGCAATCAGAAACAAAAGAATTGTTAACTAAACAATTAAAAGAATTAGACGAAAACCCAGATGTGTTGTCAGTAATTTCTGAAAGTGAAGAAAAATTAGCTAATCTTGCTTCAGACATTATACCTAAAACAAAAGTTGATTTTGCTGAAACAGTAAATGAAGTAGTAGAAAAAGCTTCATCAGAAAATGAAGTTGATTTAGATGTAGTTCCACTTTTCAATCCACAAATGAATAAAGTATTAAATGGTGGTTGGCAAAAAGGAAGTTTGAATACAATTGGTGCTCGTACTGGTGTTGGTAAAACCGTTTTTGCTATCAATGCAGCTGAAGCTGCTTGTGCGGCTGGAAAAACTGTTTTATTCTTTTCTTTGGAAATGACTCGTAACGAACTTGCTGAGCGTATGCTTTCTTCAGTATCAGGTGTTGCATCTTACAAGCTAAAACCTGGTTCTCATAGAACACCATCAGAAAATGAAAGAATTGCTCAAGCAACTGAAACAATGGCAAATTTCTCTCTAGTCGTTGAAGATGATTCGGATATTACAATTGATTATATTAGGTCAAAAGCAAAAGCACAAGCTGCTTCTCCAGAGGGGCTAGATTTAATTATTGTAGATTACTTACAATTGATTAACCCAGGTACTAATAGAAGTCATGCAAACCGTGAACAACAAGTAGCTGCTATGTCCCGTGGATTAAAAGTTCTTGCTAAAGATTTACAAGTTCCAATTATGATTTTAGTACAATTAAATCGTGAGTCAAAAGATGAAGATGAAAATAGACTACCATCTAAAGCGGATATTCGTGAATCTGCTGGTATTGCGGCTGACTCAAACGTAGTATTGATTATTCATAGAAAATATAGAGATGAATCACCTGACCCTAAAGCTTTGTTTATTATTGATAAGAACAGAGGTGGTCAAGCTGATAAGAAATTCCAAGTAAGATGTGTACTTGAAAAATCTATGTTTGTTGATGTTGAACCAGAAGAAGATGAAGTTGAAGTTACAAGAACTGATTTAACTAATTTAGATGAAGAAGATACTAACATTCTTGATAATTCATTTATAGACACTGTAGCTGATAATGATGATGAATTTGATTCACTATTTGAGGAGTTATAATATGGCTAAAAAATTATTTGATGAACTTAAAATAGAGAAAAAAGAAAAATCAAAAGAATTTATTGGCTACCTAATGAAAAGTGGTTTAATAAATGATGTGGAAGAATATATAAAAGAAGTTTATACAGACCAAGCATTAAAACTCAAACTCAATCCTTTTGAATTTTTTAATCATAAAGTAAAGACATTACATGAAAAGTATGTAACATTACTTAATTATGATGAAGAAGAATTTGAGCAAATCATTATACTACATGCTTATTTCAATTTGAACTTAACAGAAAAATCATTTTTAGAGATTTGGAATAAATACCAACAAGGTGAGTATAATGACTTGCTAGAAGAAGATGAAGAAGATTTTGAGAATGATTTAGATTGGGGGGATTAAATGCCAGAATATAATCATAATAAAACCAATTCTGACTCTTATAAAGAATATTTAAAGAATAAACAATCCTTAAATGCTCAATCCAAAACAGAAGTCAAAATTGCTAGAATTAAAGAAAATATTGAAACTTGGGAAAGAGATTATACTAAAGTTAAAAATATTAAATTAGATAAAGACTTTGTCAAAGAAATTCAAAGTGCTTATCCTATTAGAGCTGCTTTATTGTATTCCAATCCTAAAGAAAATCTAACTTATGCTTATACTATTGCTAAATCGTGCATTGCTCTAGGATTAAAGCCTTCATCAGTTTGTATTACTAACTTGAATGAATGCTATTCTACAATCAGAGGTTTTGGTGACCAAGCAAAAATTAAAAACAAAATTTTCAATGAGGAAACGAAACTTTTAATCATTGAACAAGTTAGACCTAATAGACCAACTGATGTACAAGATAATATTACATCATTTATGAATGAATTGAGCTCTGCTCTTTTAACAAGGGATAACTTGGGAATTATCTTTGTGGGCGAAAGTGCTGATTCAGTAAATTTTGCAAGTAAAAAAACAAATCCTAATTGGACTTCGTTAGAGAATGCCAATATTGAAATTTACAAAGATACGAAAGCTCAACAATCAAATACTCAGAAAAAAGTAGTAAAAAGATTGAAATTAAAACCAAAAAAAGAATAATATAACTAACAATAACTTTTTAAAGAAATGAGGTAGTATAAATGAATACTATTAAAACAGCTGTAATCCTTGCAGGTGGAAGAGGCACTAGATTAAGTGAACAAACTCATAAAATTCCTAAGCCACTTGTAGAATTACATAACAAACCAATCATTTTGCACATTATGGAAAAACTAGCTAAAGACGGTATTGAAAAGTTTTATATTTTAGGCGGTTACAAAATCGAAGAAATTTATAAATACTTTTTAAGTAATATTAACATTTCAAACAATAAATTGATTTTCTCAAACGCTTTGTCAGGTTTAGAAATGACAAACAATTTGTCATTTTTGAAAGATATTGAAGTTCAAATCTTAGATACAGGTTTAGACTCTGGTACTGCTCAACGTTTGTATCAATTGAAAGATGAATTGAAAGAACCGTTCTTAATGACTTATGGAGATAGCATTAGTAATGTTGATACTTCAGCTATTGAAAAATTACTTTTAGAGAATGACGAAACTATTATTTCTCTATGTGCTGTACCTAAAAAAGAACGCTTCGGATTGCTTACTATTGAAAACGATTCAGAAGTAACAGCATTCAAAGAAAAAAGCAATGACTCAAAAGAATTTGTAAATGGTGGGTATATTTGTATGAAGCCCGAAATTTTCAATTTCTTTACTGAAAAAGATTATGACTTTTCTCATGATGTGTTAGAGAAACCAGAATTGATTGGTCATTTAAGAGCTCATATTCATAATGGATTTTGGAAAGCTATTGATTCACAAAGAGATTTAGAAGAAGCAGAAGATTTACTAAAGGAGAATTAAACAAGTGGAATTTACAGTAGATACTATTCAATTTGCTAATGTAGCAAAAGTCGTTATTAAAGGTCTTGACATGAAAGATGAAGTAAGTCAAGCATTACTCAAATTAGATGGGGATAAATTGATTATTCAATGTACTTCTCAAACAACATTCTTTAAAGGTGAGATTCCAGTATCTCATGTTAATAAAGAAGCTAATGAAGTTACAGAATGGGCTGTTGATGGTAAACAATTAACAACAATTTTGTCAATTTTACCAAGCTTCCCTATGGATGCCAAATTCACAATGTCCTCAAGCAATCGCCAATTTAACATTACTACTCGAAATGGTAAATTTAAATTACCAGTTAATGACCATGTAATTGAGTATAATATGGAAGATGTCACAGTTCTTTCTGAAATTGACTCAACAGAATTTATGAAAAACTTTACACGAGCAAGCAAGTTCCTTGACTCAGAACCATTATCAACAGCGTCAGCAACTTCATGTTTACACTTAATCTTTGATGATAAGATTAAAATGGTTGGTACTAATGGATTTTCACTTGTTGAAATCGCAGTTGAACATGATTTAAAAGTTGACTCTGATGATACCCCAATTGTATTGTTACGTTCAAATCAATTAAATCTATTAGCTAATGCTTTTGAAGCTAATACAACACTTACATTGATTGAATCTAATAACTTGTTTGGGTATAAAGATAGCAACAATATTATTGCCCTTGTATCTAAAGCGGACATTAACCCTCTTGCTTATGAAATCTTAAAAACTCGTGTATCAGATGAACAAAAAATTACTTTTGATACTAACTCGTTAAGATTTGCTACTAACTCAATGTTTAAACTTTGTCCTACTTCTGACTTAATTCATTATGTAATCAATGATGATACAATGGCTGTAAATGACAATGAAGATGATATGAAACTTACTGTTATTGATAAATCTGCTGATGATATTACATTGACTTTCTCTAAAATCTCATTATTGCCAGTATTTAATGTTTTAGAGGAAAATGTACAATTAACTTGGGCCGAAGATGCACCTGAAATTGTTAAATTCAATGTGCTTAAAGAAGATGGCACTGTAGATGAAAATATTTTCATTGGTGTTACTCTTTATGATGAAGAAGAATAATGATTAGCCTTATAGAAGTGTGGGGACTTTCGTGCCTTACACTTTTTATAGCATTTCTGATAAATATTTTAACTGGCAAAAGAATATATAAAGAGATTTTTTCAGAAAAAAAAGATATTATTAAACAGATATTGATTACTTTTATTAGTACTTTGATTATCTCTTGCTTAATTCTAAAGCTACTTCTCTATTTCAATATTGAAGAACGAATTAACTATATAATCATTTTGAATGCTGGAATATCTGTAAGTTTATATTCTGCAATAGAAATACTATTTACAGATTTTAAAACATATAAAGCAAATCGTTGGTTACTTAGATACAATACTTTATTATTATTGTTGTTTAATATAATAATTAACTTTGATAGAGAATTGATACTTTTATTTATAACCGGTGTAATTATTTTTGCTTTATCATTCAAGATTGAAGATATAGGTATGTCTGATTGGAGAGCTATGTATATTGGATATTTATTGTTTTCACTTGTAAATATTTATCATAGTATTATTTCTTTAGCTTTAATATTATTAGTATTAGATGTGATAAGGCGAAAGTACAAAATAGAAGCAATAAGTGGATTTATATTATTACCGTCCATATTGGCAACTTTTTTATATTATATAATTGTTAGTATTCTGTAAAAATGGAATAATATAACTATATAAAGGTAAAAATCAATATGAAAAAATTCAAATAAATAGGAGTTTCAAATGACTTTATCATTAGAAGAACAAATGAGGATAGCAGCTGGTTATTCTGAACAAGAAGGTGGGGAAGAACCAAAGCAACATGAAGTTGCTCAACCAACACCGCCACAACAAACTACAGTTACTACAGAATATGTAAAACCAGAACCAATTAAAATTGAAGAAGAAAAACCACAAGAAGTAAAAGTGGAACAAAAAGTTACTAATAATTCTAATACCAAAAAAATCATTATCAATGCCTTAAAAGTTTATGAACGATACACTGAATTAACAGAACCTGAAAAGAGTGTTGTTATTCAATTCGTAAATGCTGAGCCAAGCAATGATGTACCAACTATTATCGAAAAGATTATTAGTGTTGATTCTCACAAACGAGAAAGTCTTATTAACTTTGTTGCAATCTTGAAGAAAGATGAAGTTAAACGTGCTTTCCGCTTGATGAGTTTTAACCGAAATCAATTAGAAAGCTTGGACGAAATTGCTTCACGTTTTATTTCAGATTATAAACAAATTCCATATTCAGAAAATGAAAAAATTGAATATGCTGAGAATTTAAATGATAATCTAAGAAAGCTACCAGAAAAAGCATTGACACTTTTAGAAAAATTAGAAGAAGTTTTAAATTACTAGAAAAGGAATAAAATGGCTAATATTATAGTAAGAGCAAATTTAGAAAAAGATACTTTACATTTAAAATGTAAAAAGAATTTACCTAATGTCATATTAAAAGAATTAGCCTCAGTAACAGAAACAGAAACAGATAAGGGGTATTTTTATGAAATGCCCCTACTTATGTTTAATTGTTATGTTATTTATAGGCTAAGTTTATTAAGTGATAAAATGGTTAAATATTTAGACCAATCTGAAAAGGAATATATAGAAGCATTAGCAAGTAATGTTGATGAACCAGAATTATACCTAAAAGATAAAAGTCATGTTGGAATTAAAGCTCCAGCACTTATCTCTTATACAAAACTATTGGGAATAGTAGGTGCAACTCATCATATGCTTACTATCTATTCTATTCCATTCTCCCGTATGTATGAAACTATTAGATTGATTACTTCTTTCTCTCACCCATTTTTACCAAAATTTAAAATGTCGGAAGAATTAGAAGCAAAATTAACAGAACCATTAAGTAATGATTCAACTATTGAAGAATTATTTAATATAGAATTGTATGATTTAATTTCAATCAAAGATGGTTATCAAATCAAACCAGAAGGCTTCAAGAAACTTAAATATTACAACGCAGTCGATTTGCTATTATCAAGACCAAGTTATTATATTGACAGAACTGAAATATTTAACTCATACAATGCTCCATTTGGTAAGAGAGTATTTATTTGTGGAAATATTGAGTCATTTTCAGCAAATCTAAACAGAAATGCTAGAATGATACTTAATGACGGACAAAGAAGTATTACGATTGACTTTTGGGGCGCAAGTTATTTGACTAAAATCTATCGCCCAGGGGATAAAGTTTATGTTTCTCTAACTAGAATTGGTAGAGATAAATTTAATGGTACACAAATATTACCAGAAGAAGAAGTGAAATCTTTACCTATTGTGCCGATTTATAGACAATCTCCTAGAGCAAAAATTACTACTAAAGTATTAACAAGTGCTGTTCAAGAGTTATTGCTTCGTTTTGACGGTAGTAATATAGGACATTATATTAAACATAACAAAGAACGGTTGTGGACTTCTCTTAAAAAGTTACACTTCCCCGAAAACGTTACTGAATATGATGAAACATTGAATAACTTATCTTATATTGAGCTATTCTATATGCAGTTAATTTTTGAACATAAAAAAAGAAATACAGAAAAAGCTTTAGGAATTGCAAAAGTTACTGATAATCCTAAAACAATGAAAGAAGCTATTAAAAATCTCCCTTATGAATTAACAAAGGGTGAGGGTTCACAAGAAGAAGCTATCAAGAAGATTATTCAGAAATTAAAAGAACCGACTGCAGAAAATCTCTTAATTAGTGCCGATACAGGTTCGGGTAAATCAACTATCGCTTCTGCAGCTTGTTTATACACTGTTGATTGCGGTTATCAAGCTTGCTTATTAGGGCCAACAGAAATCTTAGCTAAACAATTATATGATACTTTTGTCAAGATGATTTCTCCATTAAAAGATAAACCTGTTGTTGCTTATCTATCTGGTGCGACAAAAGCAAAAGAGAAAAAAGAAATCTTAAATGCAGTTAAGAACGGTACTGTTGATGTATTGATTGGTACTCACTCAATTTTAAATGTTGAATATAACAATTTAGGTTTAGTAGTCATTGATGAACAACAAAAATTTGGAGCCAATCAAAGAGAAGCATTATTAGACAGCAGAAAAGATGGTAGAAAAATTGATATGCTAAGTCAAACTGCTACTCCTATTCCACGAACTACTGCTCTTGCATTATATGGTGATGTAGAGTTAATCACTATTACTCAAAAACCTGCTGGAAGAAAAGAAAATATTACTCAATGGATTAAGAAGAGTTCAGACACATTTTTAAAAGAACTTGTAAGTGCCGAATGGTCTCATATCTATAATGAAATAGTGAAAGGCCATCAAATCTTTATCGTTACTCCAGCTGTACAAGAAAAAGCAAAATCCGCTTCTGTTGAAAAGACAATAAAAATCTTAACTAGAAAATTTCCAAGTTTGAAAATTGAATATGTACATGGTGGTCTTGATAAAAACCAACAAAACAAAAAGATTGAAGAATTTAGAGATAAAAAGACTGATGTTTTAATTGCGAGTTCAATTATTGAAGTAGGAATAGATATTCCTAATGCTACTGTAATGCTAGTTCTTGATGCTCATAGATTTGGAGCAAGCTCATTGCACCAGATTAGAGGACGGGTTGGTCGTGGTAAAGACCAAGGATATTGCTACCTAATTTCAGACGCTGACTCAGAAAATGCTACTAGAAGATTACAGTCTTTAGTTGATAGTAATGATGGGTTTGATATAGCAATGGTTGACTTAGGAACTCGTAAAGAGGGCGATATTTTTGGAGTAAAACAATCAGGTGAATCTACTTTTAGATTCTGTGATTTAACTGACATTGAAACATTATCATTGATTGAATTAGCAAAAAGAGAAGCTAAACAAGTTTATGATTCTGAATTTAGAGATGAAGCTCTTCGAGATGCTTACATATTCCTAAAACAAGATGAGGAGTAAAAATGAACAATTTTAGAAAATTTTTGATTTTTTTAAGACAACAAAAGAATACAAATTTAAAAATGTTTACTCTAGCAATATTGGGAGTTCTTGCAGCCTTTATTGCAATTGGAGTTTTAACAGATATTTATTTGCCATGGAATTATTTCATCAATACAGTTAGATGTATTTTCTTACTTGTTATTGGATTAGCAATGTTTTCTCTTGTTTATGTATATATACCAGAGAATAAAGACTACAAAATCCTAAAATTAAGAGAAGCATTATCCTTTAAACAAAGATTAAATCTAAGCTTGCTTATTTGGTTTATTGTAATTGTATTAGATTTAATTCTAGTTAAATCAGGTAGTCCAACTTACACAATAAGTGGAAGTGTTGTTTGTGCTATCTCATTAGGGCTTGTTACATTCATAAGACCAACTTATGATGAAACCAAAAAATTTGAAAATAACGTTACTGACGAAAGGGATTTAATTAAAGAAAGAAATGATAAGGAATAACTCAAAAAGTTATTCCTTTTTGTTTCAAAAAAGGAATAATATAACTATACTATAATCTTTGCGAGAGGAGCTATAATGGATAATCAAAACAAATTAGACATTACTGCTTTAAAAAGTGAAATTAAATTACCAGATTTTAAGGAAATAGAAGTTATCAGTTATAGTAACTATTTTGATAATTTTTGGGACTCTTTAAAAGTTGAACAATATAACGAAACTTTAATAAGCACTGTCTTACAAATGAATGAAATAAACAAACAAATTAACGAATATACTCAAAAGAAAGTAAAAACAGATTTAGAATACAAGCACAAATTACGTTACCATATTCTAACGATTGAAGCTGCTAATGCTACTGAAAAGAAGATTCTAGCAGAATTAGCTTGTGAAAAATTAGAAGCACGATTAGCTTATCTTTCTGAAATCATTCGTGAATTAACACAAAAAGCTAATCAACTTAGATTAGAATTAGATACACTGAAGACAATCGGATTCAACATTAGACAGGAAATGAAATTATGATGAAGAAAAGCTATTATGTAATACCATTTGCTTTTATATTTTTTGTTTTATTTTCTTTTCTATCTCAATTTAGATTAGTTCTTGTTTCTGGTCAATCTATGGAACCAACACTTTATAATAACACTTTAATACTCTTACGCAAAGAGAATGAAATACAAAGAGAGCACATTGTTTCATTTACTGCTCCAAAATCTTGGTCTTATTTAGAAGATAAAAGCTTGATTAAACGTGTTATTGCTGGGCCAAATGATAATCTAAAAATTGACTCTGACTTCGTGTATGTAAATAATAAAGAAAGAGTAAGAATTAAAGGTAAAGTAAAAATTGAACAAGAACTAGATATAACATTAAAAGAAAATGAATATTTTGTAATGGGAGATAATGTTGGTAAAAGTCATGACTCATTATTTGAATACTCATTAGGAAATAATGATTATCTTGTAAAAAGAGATTTGATAACATACAGTACGGGGGATTATCCATTTGAAAAATAATTTAATTTTAATCATTGATAAAAGCTCTACTAACTTACTTAAAAGACAAGAAGAAATTTTCCAAAAATGGAAAATTAACAAAGAAGATGTAGTAAAAACTACCACTTGGAGAAAAGGATTAGTACAAAGTAAGAACTTATTTGGTGGAGTACAAGCAGTTTGGTTAGATTTATCAGATGCACAAGCTGCAATGAATTTCAGCAAATTGATTCCAACTAAGAAGAAATTAACTGAAGAAAAGCATTTATTTAATGGTAAATGGTGGGGTAATGGAGTAATCATAACTTTCTTATATCCCGACAAAGCTATCAACGGTAAAGAATCTTCTGCTGGATTAGCGGCTATTAAAAATCTTGTTGAATATTCAGGTGGTACTATTGAAGATAATTCAAGTAAGAGAGTAGACACTTTGAAAACTGATGTGCTTAAGAATATTCCACTTAATTCTAATATTAAAACACAACTTAGAGAATATGTGGGAGAAAATTTTGAAGCACTCGTAATGCTAGAAAAAGCATTGAAGAAAATTCCAAAAGAAGAAATTCAAAAATTTACAATTCAAGATGTGGCTGTTTATCTCCCAGCAAAAAGTGGTGTTAAACTTCCTTGGGACGTTACAGGTGCTTTAGATAGACATAATCTAGCATTAGCATTAGATTGCTATAATAGAATGGTAAATAATAAAGTACCTATGTTTGGTTTAATTAGTTGGTTGAATAGACATTATCAATTAGCTTATGAAGTCGCTTCTTTATTGGAATCAGGTGTACCAAGACGAGATATTGCTAAATCTCTACCAAAACAAAATTCTTATGCAATAAGCAATACTATTAAAGATTTAGAAAGTAATGGAACTTATCCAAAATCTGAAACTTTAGAATATATATTAAAACAAACTACTGAATTGAATTTGTATTATAAAGGTGAGCTTAGATGTATTGATAAAGATAATCATTTTAGAAATGTTTTAACTAAGATTACTCAAGCATTAAAATTCAATGCACCGTTACAATACTGAGAGGAGTAAAATGCCAAAAGAATTTAAAATAGCACAAATTAGTGATTGCCATTTAGGTTATAGGTCTGGGCAATTTAGAGATGTTGAAACAGGTATAAACTTGAGAGAACAAGATGGCTACGATGCTTTAGAGAAAGCAATTGATGAAATTGTCGAAACTAAACCCGATGTTGTCATTTGTAGTGGAGATATGTTTCACTCTCCAAAACCAAGTATTTATACAATCATTCAATGTAAAAGAATTTTACAAAAATTAGTCAAAGCGGGTATTCCTTTTTATAATATAGCTGGAAACCATGACGCTGAAGACTCAATTAGAGAAATTCCAGCAAATGCTGTAATTGATGAACCACTCTTAAATCTATATTCTTATACAGAGCCTTATGTTGTTGTTGAAATTGCACCGGGAATTGTTTGTCACTTTGTTTCTCACCATGGTTTCATTGCTCAACAAGAAACTATGAAACAATTAAAAACAATCAAAGGTAAATTTAATATTCTAGTAACACATGGGTCAGTATATGATACTAATATGAATATGATACTTCATTCAGAAAGTGAACCACGTGAAATTGTAATCCCCGAAGAAATTATGAATATGGATTGGGATTATACTCTAATGGGGCATATTCACGAAAGAGGTTGGGTTTCATCAACAGATGGCTTGACTGATACTTCAAACAGAAAACAATTCTATGGCGGTAGTTTAATTCGCCGTGGATTTTCTGATAAAGAATGTAAATTAGGCCGTGGTTGGACTATGTGGACTATCAAAGATAATAAAGAAATGACTCCAGAGCTCCATATTATCGAAGAACGACTACAAAAAGATATTATTATCCAATGTAAAGACAAAACAACTCTTCAAATTGAACAACAAATTGCTAAAGAATTTAAGAAGATTGACTTTACACAAACACCAATTTTAAGAGTAACACTTGTTAATATTTCAAAACAAAATAAAACAGCATTAGATATGAGTAAATTCAGAGAAGATATTCAAAAATGCTTGACTTTTGGAATGAAATATAAGATTACTGAAGAAGTAGAAGCTTCTGATTCACAACGTGCTTCATTTAGTTATGATTTACATAGTGCTTACAGAGCATTTTGGGAAATTGATAAGGAAAATTATACAGAAGATGTACAAGAACCAATCAATAAAGAAAGTGTATCATTACTAAATAAAGGCCAAGAAAAAATTATTAAATAAGGTGACTGAATGTATTATAATATTATTTGTAAATATAAAGATGATGGCTCAACAGAAGAAGTTGCCTCTGAGCTATCATACGGTGAAATGTGCCAATATTTGTTAGATTGTTTTGAAAGTGAAGATAACCCACGTTTTGATTTAAAAGTTATAGAAGAAGAACTTTATAACAAAACTAACAAATTGCTATATAATTCAATTGTTAAAAACAAATGGATTATCTTTGATGATTACAAATTAAAAGTAAAGGAGTTTAAAAATAATAATGAAAATTAGAGGCTTTGAATTAGTAGAAAAATATAAAAATGAAACAGATTTATTACCAGTTAGAGAAACAGCCCATGCAGCTGGATATGATTTAAAGGCTGCTGAAACAGTAACAATTCAACCGGGAGAAATTGTACTTATTCCAACTGGATTAAAAGCATATATGCAAGATGGTGAAGTCCTTTATCTATATGACCGTTCATCAGGTGCTAAAAAATTAGGTATTGTACTTGTTAACTCAGTTGGAGTTATTGACGGGGATTATTATAATAACCCAGGTAATGAAGGCCTTATGTACGGACAATTCATTAACATTACTGACAAAGAAGTAACAATTGAAAAAGGAACTCGTATGGCACAAGCTGTATTTGCTCCATTCCTTGTTGCTGACGGAGATAATGCTAATGGGGAACGTGTTGGAGGATTTGGCTCAACTGGACATTAAGGAGCAACGAAATGAATTATTTTAAAAGTTTATTAAGTAAATCAACTAAACAATGGGTTACATTTCTTATTGCTTCATTCTTTTTCCTAAGCGTTATTTTTGCTTTACCATTATTCTCTATTCCGTCAATTCTTGCTATGTTAATTTATTCTAATGTATTAGCATGGTTCTTGGCTGGAACTGTAAGAAAATTTATCTTTAATCTATTTTCTTTTATCGGTTTATTGGTAATTGCTTCAATAGCTTCTACAATGTTAGAGCCTAATTATGTAGGATTGACTGGAGTATTTTTACCATCTGTATTTTTCCTATATTTTGGAATACTTGCTATGGTAGAAATGATTCAAAAAGATTATACACATAAAGCATTATTAAGCTTTACTATTCCAGCAATAGATGTATCAATTGTTTTTCTATTATTTGCTTACACAAGTAAATTATCTATTTATCTGAGCTTGTTCATTGCTATTTTGCTTTTATTTACTACTTCATTAGTATTTTATCTGTTATTCAAAAGTAAGAATGAGCCAAATAACTTAAATACACACTAAACAGCTGTAGTCGCTCGCTAAGACAGTTTACCCTTACCTATGGATAAATTATCATAGAATTTTAAAACTGCAGCTATGGACGAACTAAAGCAATATAAAAATATTGCTTTTTTCTAGCATTTTTGGAATAATAAATATAACTATAAAATTTCAAAAGGAGTCAAAATGGAAAAATCAAAATTTGTTCATCTTCATGTCCACTCAGATAACAGTTTGCTGAAAGGATATGGAACAATAACAGAATATGTTACTAGAGCGAAAGAACTTGGAATGGAAGCTCTAGCTTTGACAGATGCTAATACTATGACAGGTATCTATCAATTTATTGCTGAATGTAAGAAAGAGAATATTAAACCAATTGTCGGCGTAGAATTTAACATGGCTCCAATTACAAATGAACGTTTCCCTATGCGTGAAGTGGTTTATCAAGAAAATGTTAAACAAATTATCCCTAATAAAGGTGCTAATACTCATTTAACAGTTCTTGCAAAAAATGATACTGGATTACATAATCTATTTTTATTACTTAATGAATCGTTTCACCAAGACCATTTCTATATTGTACCAAGAATTGATTTAGATTTATTGATTCAATACAAAGAGGGACTTATTGTATTATCTGGCGACCCAGATTCAGAGTTAAATATTAGACTACGTTATAATCAAATTGACAAAGCAAAAGAATATGCCTCAAGAATGAAGTCTATCTTTGGGGAAGATTTTTATATTGAGTTAATGGAATACCAAAGCATACCAGATTATTCTGCCAAAAAACTTGCTAAATTAGCAAAAGAATTAGGCATTGAAACAGTCCTTACTAATGATGTTCATTATTTGGATAGAGGGGATGCTGTTCACCAAGAGCACTTTATGGCAGTTGGTGCTAATATGAAATTATCAGAAACACCTACTTATAGAGGTGGTATTAGACCAGCATTAGGTGGAAATAGTAGAAACTTTGCTGATTATGACCAAATGTACCAAACTTTACCATATTTACCTGCAATCAATAACACAATTAAAATTGCAGATAAGGTTGAAGTAGTAAATCTTGAATACGATGTACATTTAAGACCCAAGCCAAAATTACCAGAGGGCTTTAATTCTGATTTGGAATATTTTGATTATTTAGTTGAGGAAGGCTTTAAGAAAAAGCGTGCTCATCAATCAAAAGAAATTCAAGAAGAATCGAGAGAAAAAATTGCCTTTGAAAGAGAAGTTATCTTGAGTAATGACTTTATTTCATATTTCTTAGTAGTACAAGAATATTTACAATGGTCTATCAATAATGGTTACCCAATCGGGCCTGGTCGTGGTAGTGTGGGAGGAAGTGAAATAGCTTATCTTTTAAACATTTCAAACACTGACCCGATTAGATTTAATTTGCTTTTTGAACGTTTTATCTCTGATGGTCGTGGAGCAATCTTTGAAATAGAGTATGAGGACGGAGAAAAAGAGCAAATCATTGTATCGGAAAAGAAAAAAGTAAATGGCCAAGAAAAATATATTTATCAATTAGAAGTTGGAGATGTAATAGAAGATGAGTAGAAAGATTAAATCTATTAAAATTATTGACCCAGGTACAAACCCGGACGTAGATAGTGACTTTCATACAGTTGGCCGTGGAAAAACTATCGAACACGTTATGGATTTATATGGAGCAGATAATGTTGCTGGAATTATTACACCCGGCCCGTTCAAAGCAAAAAATGCTTTCAAATCTATGGCTACTATTTATGGTTTGAATTTTGCACAAGCTCAAGCAATTAGTAATACATTACCAGACGCTATTGAAAAGAAAATGACTATCAAAAGCATGCTTGACCCAAATTCTGAATATTACGAAGCTGGGGCTGACTTGCGTATTCAATTAAACACACCACAATTAGAAGAAATTGCTCATTCTGCAGCTGTTCTTGATGGTAGAATGAGAGAGACTGGAGTTCACCCTTGCGGTATGCTTATTTCTTCTAAACCAATCAAAGAAGTTGTACCCGTTCAAATTAGACAAAGTGACGGATTATCAGTAACTCAATGGAATTACTACAACTGCGAAGCTTTAGGACTTATCAAAATGGACTTCCTTGGGTTAGTAACTGTTGATTTGATTGATGAAGCAATTAAAAATGTTCAAAAAACAAGGGGTATTACTATTGATGTCAATGAGTTAGTTCAAAGTGATTTAGATGATGAATTAACTTACAAATTATTTTCTAATGCAGAAACTTCTGCTATTTTCCAGTTCTCAAGTTCTGGTGTAAAAGAAATGTTGAGAGAATTGCAACCTACAGAATTTATGGATTTAGCGGCCGTTACAGCTTTGTATCGTCCGGGGCCAATGGGTCTTAACAGTCATTTACAATTTGCACAAAGAAAAAATAACCCAGATGTTCGTGTTCCAGTCCATGAAGCGTTTTATGGTACAAAAGTTGAAGAACTATTAAAAGATACTTATGGATTAGTAGTTTATCAAGAGGACTGTATGAGAATCGCCAAAGAATGTGCTGGTTTTACTCCTAAAGAAGCCGATGATTTGCGTAAAGCGATTGGTAAAAAGAAAATGGCATTGATGAAATCTTTAGGCGGTAAATTCATTAAAGGTATGATAGATAACGGGTATGATGAAGAAGCAGTAAATCTTCTTTGGGAAGGTATTGTTGCTTTCGGGGAATATGCGTTTAATAAATCTCACTCTGTATCATATGCTTTGAATGCTTACATTGCTGGATATTTAAAAGCTCATTATCCAGTTGAATTTATGGCAGCTGCATTAAAACTTAATGACACCCCCGATAAGATTAGAGAATACATTGCTGAAGTTAAAAGAATGAATTTAAGAATCCAACCAGCATCTGTAAATGAGTCTGACATTCTTATCACACCTAGTATGACAGAACCAAATACAATCGTTTATGGATTGTCAGGTATTAAGAGATTCCCCAAATCATTAGCAGAAGCTATTATTAAAGAACGTGATAAAAAGGGTAAATTTACTTCAATCACTGACTTTATTTCTCGTATGATTAAATATAAAGGATTAACAACAGGTGCATTAAAAGCTCTTGCTCTTACAGGCGCTTTTGATTGTTTAGGTGTTACTCGTAAATCTATTGTTGATAATGCAGATAAGTTAATCAAGACCGCTGAAAAACAAGAAAAACTCAATAAGAGAAAAAACTTATTCTCAATTGGTGGGGTAGAAGCTTCAGATGAAATCAAATTAAATACTGATGAGTTCTCATATGAAGTACAAGCTAAATATGAAGCCGATTTAACTGAACTATTCTTATCTCGCCATCCATTAGATAATATTGAACAAGAAGCAGTTCATCTTGACGCTCAAGAAGTAAATGTTACTGGACAATATGTTACATTCCCTAAAGTAGAAGTAAAAACTACTAAACAGAAAAATAAATATATGCAAGTAACAACAGATAATAAATTATCCCGTGCAGTTCTTCGTATGGATAAAGATTTGTTAGCTGGAATTGAAAAATATACTGCAATTCAAAAATTTGGTGATAAAGCACCAGAGAAATTAGGCTTAACAAGTGACCCGGGGAAAATGGAACGATACAATCAAATTAAGGCTATTCCTACTCCTATTGAAAATATTGTTTATCAAGTTGACATAGTAACACCTAAATTCAAGCGTAACGGTGTTGAGGTGTATGGAAATCCTAAAATTGTTGCTCTTAGAAGAGTTTCCCTATCCCATGAGGGTAAATTAGTTCATAAAATTAAAGTTAAAAACAAAAATCTTAGAGAGCAATATATAGAAAGATTGAACGAAACTAAAGGGAATGATACAATTAGATTGATTTACCCAGACAAAACTTATGACGATATAAGTAATGTGAAATTCATGCCGGGTACAACCCAAAATGATTTAAAAAATATAGAGAGAGGAAGTTAATATGCCATTACCAAAGCGTAAACTCCCGTCCTTAGATAATGATTTTAGTTCAGTAAATACTCATGAAGAATTTGAAGAAATTCAAGAACTTACAGATGATGATTTTATAAATGACAACTCAGATTTTGAACAAGTTGAACCAAATGAATCATCATCTTATGTTCAAGATGAAATTGAAGAAGTGCCTGAACCCGAGGAAATTGAAGAAGTAAAATCAACTCCTAAAAAAGAGAAAAAAGGACGAATAAAACCTAAAAAGAAAAAATTTAATTTTAGTTTTGATTATAAGAAATTAACTAAAAAACATTACTTTATTATTTCTGGTGTATTTGTAGCATTTTTAATTGCTTTTGTCGCTATTTCACTTTTAATGAAACCAAAAGAGAATACAGACAATAGCACTGAAACAACTCCAAAAGTTGAACAAACAGAAAGTAAAACTGATGTGAAATATACCTTCAAGAAAGAAACTTCTAATGGTATTATTTTTGAAGTTACTTCTGAACATTCTACTAAGATTAACTTACAAAGAGCATTTTATGACTCTAAAGGAAATATTGTCGTATGTGAATCTGGTGATATTGAGATTATCAAAGGTAAACAAGATGTCTTTGCTGAATGTGTAAATAACAAAGAAAGCACTGATATAAAAGATACCGACAAAAATCTAATTAAAGATAATTTAATTGAAATTAAAGAATAAGGAGACTTAAATGAATAATACGTTAATTCCAGTAAGTGATGAAGCAGTAGCTCACTTAAATGAAGTATTATCAACAAATCACTTCCCTAATGTAGAGCAATTTATCAATATGTACAATGTGGGAATGCTTAGACCTGATTTTGAAATCGTAAAAGACATTGCTAACTTAATTGACGATACCTATAAAAATGTACGTTTAATTAACAGAAAATTTGTTATTCGCTCAGGTTCTGAAGTTTCATTTGATAATACTATCTTATTACTAGAAAATTGGAAACTTATTTCTACACTTAAAAGAGTATCTATCCAATTACTTGAAGAAAATTATGCTAATCACACAAAACTTATCTTCTTAGAAGAAAAACCAGGGTACCTTATGTTAGAATACCCACAAGAAGATGGCACAATCGAACTTAAAGAATATTGGATTAAAGATAAACTATTCTCTAGTCAAAAAGACTTAATCCGTAATTACTTCTTAAAGAGTTCATTACATGATTACGAGGGAACTGAAAATCCAAACGATAAATACATCAATATTGAAGCAGTAATTGATGTTGACGACTCATTCATTTCTGAAATTGAAGATTTAGTATTGAGTAATACCTTGAAATAAAAAATAAGCACTCCTTTTTGAGGTAGTGCTTATTCCATTTTAAGCTGTTTTAAGCTGCTTGACTGTAAAGTCGATACATTTATCGAAATACAGTTTTTTCAGCTTTAGTGTCAGCTTAGTTGCGATATAACACATATGAAAACAAGTAGGAGCATTACACATGAAACAAAATTTTAATTATATAAGCAAAATAGTCCTTTTAACATTTTTTATGCTATTGAGTTCTACAATACTACAACTGATAGGAATAAATATTATCCCTCAAGGTACACATTTAATTGTGTTTAATATTTTTACTATTTTTATTTCTTACTTTATTGTAGCATTCTTTTATTACAAAGCAGAAAAAAGAGAAATAGATTATAAAAAATTGTTTGGAGAAGCAAGTTTAGGTAAAATTATGATTGGAATAGCTACTGGAATGGGTATATTTTTATTTCAACAATTATCTTACCGTATATTTATCCCTACTAATACAACTGTTGGAAGCAATGTACAAACATTACAAAGCATACCTGTCTTATTCATGGTTTTATTTGCTGTTGTATTAGCACCTATTGTAGAAGAATTATTTTTTAGAGGATTTTTCTATGAAATAACTAATAAGCAAATCAATTCTTATGTTTATTATATTGGTACTTCTTCTTTATTCGCTTTGTTACATTTACAAAACCTAGACTCACCTATGTATGCAATATACAATCTAATTATTGTTTTCATTTCAGGTCTTGTTTTTGGACTCGTTTATCGAAAAACAAATTGGATAGGTACTAATATAATCGCTCATGCTACTGCAAATGGTATTGTTATATTTTTATTGATTCTTTTTGGGTAAAAAAAGGAATAATATAACTATACAATAGATTATAAATATAGAGTAGGAGATAAAATGTTATTCAAAAAAATTAAAGTAACACCACAAGGTGTCTATATTTTGGACGCTGAACTCCAAAAAAAGATTGATAAAATTAAATTATCACCAAGTATGATTGGAAATTGGTTAAATTCACCAGCAGATTATATTTTAGATAAATTCATTAAACCTGAAGTTGAGATTGCAGATGTTACTCATCTTAAACGAGGGAATTGGTTCCACTCTACTATGGAAGTATTCTTTGCTCTTCCACCAGAAGAAAGAACTAGAGAAAATCTTTTAAAAGTTTCTAAAGAAGTGACTTTAACAGATGATTATAGAGATTTTGCTAAAGATTCAGAAAATCAAGAATGGTATAAACGTGCTTTAAAAGCTTATATTGGAGCTTGGTTGCCTGATGCACAAAAAGAAAAAATTGCCACACTTTATATTATGGGTCAAAGTAAACAAGGTCTTGAATTATTTGTAAATGGTAAATTAGGTAATGCCAGCCGCCAATGCTTAGGGTTTGTAGATAAGATTGTTGAGGGTGAAAACGGCTTGAAAGTGCAAGACTGGAAAACTGGTAAGAAAATCTCAAATTACAATCCTAACGCTAAGATTAGCACTTCTAATCCATTTGATTACTGGAGACAACAAACATTTTATGCTATGTTGCTAGAACAATTAGGTGCAACGATTGAAGAAACTTCATTGCTTTTCCCATGTGCTGAAACTCCTACTATAGTTTATGTTGACCATCATAATCCACAAGTAAGAGAGCAAGTAATCAAAGATGTAGAACAAGTTGACCGTGAATTAGATGAAGCAATCAATAATAAATATTTCTTCCCATTCAAGAAAGGCCCTTACAATTCTTGGGCAAGTTATTTAGCAGGTATGGGAAGAGCACAAAAACCAAATATTAGAGAAGATAAATTTGCTATGCTTGCTGATTTATCTGAAGTTGGAGGAAGAGCTTAATGGCATACGTTGAATTATACAAAAAATATAGACCAAAAGATTGGAATGGTATTATTGGGCAAGACTCTGCTGTTAAGCAAATCAGAGAAGCGATTAGAAATAATCGTGTACCAACTGCTTATTCATTTTCTGGTCCCGCTGGTACGGGTAAAACAAGTATTGCAAAAGTTATTGCTAAAACTTTAAACTGCCCAAATGTGAATGAAGATTTACAACCATGTAATGAATGTTCTATTTGTAAAGGAATTGATTCAGATACGCTAATCGGAGTACAATATTTCTCTATGGCTAATAATGGAGAGGTTGATAATGTAAGACGAATTGTACAAGACGCTCAGACAAAAGTAGCTATCAAAAAGAAAGTTATTATCATTGACGAGTATCACAACTTAAGTCCTAAAGGCTTTGACGCTTTGCTTATCCCTTTGGAAAAAGATAATATGAATGCTTTGTTTATTTTCTGTACTACTGAACTAGACAAAATTAGACCTGCTGTATTATCTCGTACTCAAAACATTTCATTAAAACCTGTTAAGCAAAAAGAGTTAGCTAAAAACTTGATTGAAATTGCTAAAAAAGAAAATTTACCAATTGATAAGGAAGCAATTCTCTATTGTGCTAAAAAAGCAAAAGGGTCAGTTCGTACTTCTATTTCATTATTTGAGAAATACATCAATTCAGGAGAATTAGAAACAAGTAAAATTGACCAATGTATTGAGCATATTGTTTTTGGAGAAACAACTGAAGTTATTGCTACTATTAACGAAATGGGCTTAGAAGGTGAGAATTTCAATGACGCTATTGCTTCATTATACGAATATTTCACTTTTGCTCTACAAGAAGTAAGTGGTGTAACAACAAACAATGAAATTGCTACTAAAATTTCTAAGAATTGGACTGGAGCTATGATTCTAAAAGCACTTACCATGTTGGGTGATGCTGTATTAACATTTAATCATAGACAAATTGATGCTAAATTATTATTTGAAATTCCCGCTTTGAAATTGTCATTGATGGCAAAACAACAAAAGATTAAGAGAGGTACAAATGGCTAAGAATAAAGAAAAATTTGCATTAGATAAGTTTGCTGGTAAAGTAATCGTTCAACCAATCAAACCGTTCTTATTTGAAAATTACCTGCCTTATGCTCATTATGTTATCCAATCACGTGCCTTAGTTGGTAAAGACGGATTAAAGCCCGTTTTGAAACGTGGTATTTGGACTATGTGGACATTAGGATTAAAAAATAATAAACCAACTATGAAAGCTGCTACAGTTTACAATCACGTAGTAGGACACTATCACCCACACGGGCCATCATCTGTTACAGAAGCAATGGTTAAACTTGCTCAAGATTTCCATTCTCGAGTGCCTGTTGTTGAAGTACAAGGTGGATTTGGTCTACAAACAGGTGACACGCCACCATCTGACCGTTATTATGAAGTTAAATTCACACCTGCTGGAGAACAATTAGTAGAAGATGTTGATTATCATGCAGTTGAAATGGTGCCAAACTTTACAGGTGCTGAAAAATTACCAAAATCATTACCTGTAAAATGGCCTTTCAGTATTATCAATGGTGGACAAGGTATTGCCGTAGGATATGCTACTAACATGATTCCTCACAACCCAGACGAAGTAATGAATGCAGTTATTAAACGTATGCAAGGAAAACTTAATACTGTTGACCAATTGGTTCGTGTTATGCCTGGGCCAGACTTCCCTACATACGGCCAAATCTTTGGAGTTGACGGTATTAAAGAATATTATGAGACTGGTAAAGGAAGCTTTTTAGTGAGAAGTAAATACGAAGTTAATGCTCTTCCTAGAGGAAAACATGAAATTGTCTTTACTGAGTTCCCTTATCAAATTTCTATTGAAAAAATCAAAGAAGAAATTGCTAAAGTAAAAGAAACAAAAAATAAATTAACTGAAATCGTTGAAGCTAAAAACCTTTCAGATAAAAAACGTGGTAACGTTCTAAGTATTGATGTTAAAGCTGGAGCTAATCCATATCTTGTATTAGAAGATTTATTTAAGTTTACTTCATTAGAAACGAACTTCTCTGTCAATATGACTACTTTAGATGAAGGTCGTCCAGTTGTTTCTACTATGTTTGATTTGATTGATACATTCATTGACCAACGTAAAGAAGCTTTCATCAATAAACTTGAATATAAATTAGAAAATAACTCTAGAAAGTTAGAACAACGCTCAGGTGTTGCTTCAGTATTAAGTGATTTAGATAAAACTATTAACATTATCAGAAAATCAGAAAGCTCAGAAGAAGCAAGAGATAATATTATGAAGCATTTTGGTATCAATGAAGCGCAAGCTGATTATATATTGAAATTATCTCTTTCTGTTTTAACTAAGGCAGATAAAGATAAAATCTTGCTTGAAATTGAAGCACTTCGTAAAGAAACTGAAGATTTAGAAAATCTTTTAAATGATGAAGCTGCTATTGACTCTGCAATTATTGAAGAATTAAAAGCTACTAAGAAAGTTATTTCAGATGACCGTAGAACATTCATTGATAATGTTACTTTGGAAGATTTAAAACTTGCTGACAAAGAAAGTAGAAACAAAATGAAACTTTTAGAAAAGGATGTAGATACTACTATTTATATTCTATCTAACGGAACCATCTTACAATCATTAGAAGAAACATTTAATACTCATGTTCCTATCAAGTCAGAATTAAAAGCCACTACTCAAGAATTTATCAACATTCTTAAAAATGACGGTACGATTGAAACAATCAATGCTAAAGCTATTCCTTTAGATATTCCATCATCAACAAGCCTTTTAGGTGTAGATGAAGATAAATTTGTTACTATCTTGCCTAATAATTTAAATGGTATTTACAAAGGTGTATTGATTGTTACTGACGCTGGTAATGTAAACATTGTTAAGAACAACATTAAATCACCTCTTGCTAAATTGATTCTCAATGAGAAAATTATTTATGCTAAACCATTAACTGAAGAAGATTATGCGAAATTCTTGTACATTATTGCTGAAGACGGACAACTTGCTAAATTCCCAATTTCAACAATTAGAGAAAGTAACCCTGGTTCAGGTACTGTTGCTGGCTTTAAATATGACAAGAAATCGGTAGCTGCTGGAGTTGGAGATAATGATGCTGTATTATTCTCTAAATCTAAATCATCATACAAATTCACGCAAGGTGAAGAAGTACCTTCAACTAACAGAGGTGTTAAAGGAAGTAAATTCCATGAACTAGTAAAAGATGATGAAATTACAGGTTTAGTTGTTTCTGAATTTGTAAAAGTAGTTGACCAAGACGCTGAAGCAATTGCTGAAGAATACTCTGGTCGTGCTAAGAAAGGTATTCCTTATGATGAAGATTTATTCTTCGGATATTAAATTGTTATATTAAAAGAGCCTGAATAAGGCTCTTTTTAATGATATAAAAAGATAAAAAGGATTGTAGCATGAATACAAAATTACTATTAAAATTAAAAGATGAAAAAGGATTCATGGGTTTAACACATTCCTTGTCAGCTATCGCTTTCTTTCTATTGCTAGTTGCTTTCTTTCCAAACTTTATATTTAATACAATATTAAAATCAAATAATGTTATTGTTTTGGTGGGGGCAACAATAGTTATAGCAGGAGCTGCATTATTACCCGATTTTGACAACGTAAAAAGTACTGCCATCTCTACATTAGGACCATTTGGTAAGTTAATTTCTAAATTAACAAGAGCAAGTGCAGTTGGTGTATATACACTAACAAAAACAAGACGAGATAATGACACACCAGATGCTCATAGAGGATTTTGGCATACTATTGTAGCAAGTATTGTTGTTGGTATTATTGTATTCTGTTTGAGTTCTATCAAAACAGATGTAAAAGATAGTTTTTTAGGTCAAGGTACTGTTACAATCTATCCTTTTGCTATAGCATGGTTAATTATTTGTTATCAATTAGCTATGGCTTCATTATTCGCAAACTCATTCAAAAAACTAAAAAGAGATTTGTTTGGGTATATTTTTATATTTGGTTCAAGTATAATCTTTGTATTTATCATATTAACTTTTTCACCATCTGATATTGCTTATTCGTGGATAGCTATCCTAACTTCACTTGGATATTTAATTCACATATTAGGCGATACATTAACCGTTTCGGGGACTCCAGCTTTGTGGCCAATCGCTCATAAAGGTAAGAGGTGGTGGACATACAGATTGGGTGGAATCCATGCTGGAAGTAGTTTTGAATACAAAGTTGTTGTTCCAATCTTTACAATGCTTATAATTTTTGCTATTGTAAAAATTATTTTGAATTATAATTAGAACGGGGGTTTAAATGCAAAAAGGAGCAAATCATATTAAAGGATATATTTATTTTGTTATAACTATTGCTATCGTATATGCAATTTGTTTACAATTTAATATGGATATTATTGGAGCAATCGGTTGGGCATTAGAAAAAACATGGAGTTTTATTGTTCAACTTGCAATGAAAATTAAAGAATTAGAAGTCTTTCAAAAGATGTTTCAATAATTCATAAAAAGGTGATAAATTATTAAGTTTATCGCCTTTTTTAGGCTCAAAAGTGGAATAATATAACTATAAAACAATTTCAAAAAAACTGTTTTAGAATGATATAAAAATAAATATTTAATAAAGGAGTTAGAAATGGCTTTAGAATTAAAAGATGGTTGGATTGGAACGATAATTGATACAGGTAGAGATACTTCAAAAGGTCAAGCAGGTGAAGTTGCTGTCAATCTTGCAGTAGGTACAACAACTATTCAAGAATCAGACAACGGTAAAGCTATCAACGTAAAAGTAAAACCAGAAAATGCGAAATATGGTTTGAGTGGTTATGTTGGTAAGTCTTATGATTTAGCAAAAGTTGCTATGGAAGCAGTTGAAAAAGGTGCTAAATTGCTTTATCGTTTTGAACAAAGAAGAAAACCTCATATTGATGTCAATATTCCAATGGCTGAACTAAAACCCGATGTGAAAAGTGGTAAAGAAAATACATTAAAGGTGCTAGCAGGCATCTACAATTTCAATACTGGAGAATGGTTGTTATCAAATGACATTACTGCTCACCCAGACAATGATACACCTCAATTAAAAGCATTTATTGAATCATGTGTAGCAAAAGATACTTCTTCATTCTTTGAAACACCAAAAGAAATCGTTACTGATGATAATTATAAAGCAAAACAACACTTGCTTGAAATTTACTCTTTCTTACAAGGAAAAGAAAATGAGTTAGGATTTGAACTTTCACTTAAAGAACGTTTAATCGCTTCTACTCAATTACTTAAATTGATTGCAAAAGTTCAACTAATCAATACTCAACAAAATGAAGTTTCTTATGGTTCTAAAACATTTGAGGACGCTAAGAAAATTATCTTTAACTCATTAAGTGCATCTGCACTAACTAAAGAAGATTTAACTACAAATCTTAAAGAAACAATGACAAAACAAATTACTTCTCTTTCTGAATTGATGAAACAGTTTGGAAAATTCTAGGGTAATAAATGATTAAAGAGCACCTTCTAGCTCTTGATGCTTCCACTACTTCAACGGGTTGGGCAATTTATGATTTACAAACTTATGAATTGCTCGAAAGTGGAAGTATCACCCCTAAAGGGGGAGATTACAGAAAGAATTTCTTAGCAAGAGCTATTTGCATGAAAGACGAAATTGCAAAACTAAAAGAAACTTATAATATTACTATTGTTGCAATAGAAGATATTAACGTTGTAGTAAGCCAAAAAGGTGCTAAGAACTTAGCAATGGCTGATGGAATTATGTTGAGTAATTTTACTCATAATATGATTAACTTTGTCAATGTTTCAACTTGGAGAAAATTTTACAAGTTCGGTAAAATGACAAGTAAAGAATACAAAGAATTTTCAATGCGTTTAGTGTTAGAAAAATTCGGTAAAGATGTTGACGACAACGAATCAGACGCTATACTTCTTGGTAATTACTTTGTTAATACTTTTTGCAAAAACAATGATGAAGAAGAATAGCTTATTTATTCTTCTTTTTTGTTTGTAAACCGCAGTCTAAGCTGTTTTAAGTAATTCATGATAATTTACATTAACGGCACCTAAAACTGCGCTATACAGCAAGTTAGATACAAATAAAACGAAATTAAAAGGAATGACTGCATGAAATATTATACTTCTTTAGATTTGAATGAGCACCTTGATAAATCTGAATTAAAACCAGATACTTATTATTACGAGCTCATTCTAAATAAAAAACATGAATTAAAAAGTTTAAATAAAATCTTTAATGACAAGATTGAAAAAACTACTGAATCTGAATTTGAAAATGTTTCAAATTACGTTAAGACATTATCACAAGCTGATTGGACTTATTTAGAACAATTAGAAGCAATTATTAAAAATGGTGTTGAAACAGAAAATAGAACAGATACTGATACCATCTCAATATTTGGTACACAAAATAGATACGATTTAAGTAAATCTTTTCCATTGCTAACTACTAAAAAAACAGTTTTGAGAAATATTATTACTGAACTTATTTGGTTTATTCAAGGTGATACTAATTTAAAATACTTGAAAGATGTGAATAATCCTATTTGGAATCAATGGCGCCGTCCATACAACTTGAATAGAGGTTTAGCAAAAGTTAGAATTAGAAAAGAAAATGAATATGTTAATTGTATCTATGAAAAAGGTGACTTGATAGAAGTTATCAATAAATATGCTGAACGTTTGTATAACAATGAACTAGATGTCAAATTGTATAAATTATGGGCGAATCTGATGGCTAAAGCATATCTTGGTACTGGAGATTATTCAATTTCAAAAGAGTGGCAAGATTATGATACTTTTATTAGAGAAGTTAAAACTTTACCTCATTGGTATTACAAAACTGAGGATTGGGATAATTTTGTATTATCTAACGCTTATTACTCTAGCTCTGTATTCTCTAAAGATACAAGTGTTTGGCTACAAAAAGATGAAGAAGAACTTTACCTTGAAAACAACATGATTATTAAAGTTACTCATTATAACGGTGAAGTAGAATTGTACTTTAACAAAGAAACACTTAATAAACATTTAGGATTAGATTTAGAAGAATTACTTCAAAAGGAATATGAGGAATTAACTCCTAGAGAGAAAAATATTTATGATGAATTTGAATTGAGCCAAATTAAAGAATATGAGCCATCAGACAACTTTGTTTATCGTAACAAACTTATTAAAGATGATGATATGGGGCCAATTTATGGTTACAACTGGAGACAATTTGATTATGTAGACCAATTGTCTAATATTATTCAAGAAATTAAGACAAATCCAAACTCAAGACGATTGATTATTTCTGCTTGGAATCCTAAAGAAATTGATAATATGGCTTTACCTCCTTGCCATACAATGTTCCAATTCAAAGTTACAAATGGAAAATTAGATTGTCAATTGTATCAACGCTCAGCTGACTTCCCTATCGGTGTGCCATTTAACATTGCTAGTTATGCTTTATTAGTTTATCTTATTGCTAAGGAATGTGATTTAACACCAGGTGAATTTATTCACACCACTGGAGATACTCATATTTATGTAAATCAATTAGATGCTGTAAAACAACAATTAACTAGATTACCTTATCCAGCACCAACACTCACAATTAAAGATTGGAATGGAGTATTTGATTTCACTTCTGACCAAGTTGAATTAAATAACTATAAATCTCACAAATTCTTAAAAATGCCTGTTGCTAAATAAGATTTTGGTTGATATTTCAAAATAAAAAGGAGTCGAATATGGCAGAAAAACATAATTATCCAGTAAGAGTTTTGGATATGACTAATTTATTCTCAAAAGAGCTCCTTATTTATTCATTATTTGACATTAAATTCAAGAAACCAGTAAGGTTAATCTTCTGGGTTTATCTATTTATCACATTTGCTATTTGGGGGCTCCCAATTGGTTACTTATTTATTGTTAAACTTCATACTTTAAATATATGGACGGCTGCCTTAATTTTTGGCCCTCCAGTTGGTTTAGCAGCTATTATGAGTAAACCTATTTGGGGCGGTAAATCATTCTATGATTGGAGTAAAACTCAAATACTCTATTTAACTTCCCCTAAATATTATTGTGACCATAAACCGACAAAGAAAGAACATACTTATAAAATTGATAATTCTATTGTTGTTTCTCGTAGGTCAGATATAGAATATTTAAGTAAACTAAAATGAGGAATAAAATATAATGGTAAGTAAGAGTAAATATTCAACAAGTACTATGATTGGAGTTTCTATTGTGGGAACTCCTACACCTGTATTTTGGGATTCTCATTATGCTATTTCACAAAACTATGCACCCGTATCGTTCATTTCGGGTTCACCTGGGTCAGGTAAAACTTTCCTCGGATTACTTCTAGCTTGTCATGGTAATCTCATGAATAAAGCTCAAGTTATTCTTGACCCTAAAGGTGACTTTATTGCGTTACGAAAACTTTATGAATTAGGATATATTAACAAAGTTGACATATGGAATGTGGCAGAAGCAAATGGAAAGATTAGTGATGAAAATATTGGTATGTTAGACCCAACTTCATTTACTAATAATATTGCAGAAAATACTGCTTTAACTATGGATATACTTGTTGCCTTAGTTGGTAGAATTGATGATGAATTACAAAGTACAATTATCCCTATTATCAAAGATGTGGTCGAAGATGATAGGCCATCATTTATGTCAGTTGCAGCTGCAATGAACCGTTACAGAGATGATGAACGAGTTAGAAGTGTAGGTATGACATTACAAACGTATCTACAAGTCGGGTTAGGAAAACTTCTTAGTAGAGATAAACGCTCTAAAAAGAAACAAGAATTAAATATTTCTAATGGAACTATTGTTGCTAACCTTATGGGATTGACATTACCAACTTCTGAAAAATCTTTTAATGATTATAGTAATAGTGAACGTATTTCAGTTGCTATTATGAGTTTATTAACTCAGAAAGTTATTGACTCTATGCGCTCAGATAAGAAAATTAGAAAAACTCTTATCATTGACGAAGCATGGTCTGTTGCAAGTACTCCAAAGGGTAAAGCTATGATGAGCGAAGTTGCTTTGTTAGGGCGCTCACTTAATATGAGTGTATTGCTAATTTCTCAATCTCCAAAACATTTGAATTTTGGTGATACCGCTTCATTAGATAACACTATTACTACTCGTTTCGCTTTCCGTAACAATGATGAAAGAGATAATGACATGACTGTAGCAGCTATGCGTTTGGAAGACCCCGGCTGGGCATCTATTCTACCAGATTTACAACCCGGTACCTGCTTAATGAAAGATTGTCAAGGAAATGCTGGTATTGTACAGATTATGGCACCAGATGGCTGGGCAGAAATCTTTGATACGAACCCAAATGCAGTATTAGAATCACAAAAATAGAAAAGCTTGATAGCTTTTCTTTTTTTAACTAGATTTGAGAATAATATAACTATACGATATTTTAATTGAAAAATTAAAGATTTTAAAGGAGAAAATTATGCAACATAAAATAGCTTTTGTGGGACCTGAAGTCGTTTATAAAGCTTTTGTGGATATGGAACCAAACTGGGACTTTCAAATACCACTTGAAAATGTTGAAGCTTTAGAAAGGGAATTAGATGATGATAATGGTAACATTTCAAAAGACACTTCTGTTGTAATTCTTTTTTCTCGCCTATTCAACAATAACCCAGATTTGTTTGCAGAATTAGCTGCTTTCTTAGCACCATACTCTGTAATCAATATTTTAATTCCACCACAAGATAGAGCTTCAGAAGAAAGTAAGATTAGAACAGCAATAAAAAACAAACAATTTGAATTAGCTAAAGAAGATGATTCATATAATGCTAATACTCCATTTTACTTTGTGGAATATGGGGATTTAATACTTGATGAATTGTATGAATCAATCACTAAATATGTAGATTCCCCATTAGTGCCTAAAGATACTAAAGATGTCGTTGGAAAACTTCTTGATACAGATAATGGTATGGGTGAAATTGAAGGCTTTGAAGAAGATACAGACGAAGAAATACTAGATTATGAATCTACTGGAAATGGAACTGTCATTACTGTCACTTCATCTAAGGGGGGTTCTGGTAAATCAACAGATAGTACAGCTATTGGTGCTTTCCTAAGTGAAGCTGGACAAAAAGCATTTGAACAAGGATTAGTTGACCATGCTCCAAAAATTATTACTGTTGACCTTGATGTTAAAGACGGACAATTAGGTTACTTAAATAATGCAACAAGCCCAAATATAGTTAATGTGTATATTGCAAGAAAAGATAATACTGAAAAATTAACAGAAGAACATATTAAACAAGGGATTTATCATAATCCTAAATCTAATACAGACTTTTTATTTGCTCCTAAAACACCAAAAAATGCTGAAGCAATTAGCCCAGCATTCTACTTAGAAGTAATAAAAGTTCTTAAAACCATGTATGATTATGTAATTTTAGATACTTCTGTTAACTATTTAGACCCTTTATTTTCAGAAGTAGCTTATCCAATGTCAGACAAAATTGTATTAGTAAGTGATATGGGTATTTCTTCATTGCAAGGTATGGGCCGTTGGATTAAAGAATTTGTTTACTCACCATTAAGAGAGAAAACAATTGATGAAGATAAAGTTGGTATTATTATCAATAAATTTATCCCTAATACTGGTATTGGTTTAAAAGAAATTGAAAGAGCTTCTCATGGAATTAAAATATTAGGTTTTATTCCTAACATGCCTCAATTTATTACTACTAAAGCAAATCATCATTCATTAAATGAAATTATCTATAATGAGGGAATTAAAAATTCATTCAAGATGATTGTTTCTCAATTATTGCCTGAACAACCGTTAGGCGACTTCTAATTATCACTACACGCTGTAGCGAACAGCTCACTGCATTTTAATATGACTCAGGACATATTTATCACGAATTAACTTACTGCTGAAAAACTGCAGTTTACAAAGAAAAATAACCATGATAAAATCATGGTTATTTTTTGTCTATTTATTCTGTTTTTGCAGCTCCTACAAGTCTTTGTTGATTGTATTTATTATAGTTTACTGTATGATGAATACGATTATACTTGTATGAAATCTTAGAGCAATCAGGCATAGCATTTACTAACACTTTACCTTTATCCAATGTACCGAATTTCTTATATGTTTCAGTCAAGCCACCACCCGCTTGTGTTGGCCCAGAATTATAATAAATACCCTCAAAGAGCATATTTACATAACCAGCTTTACTCATTCCTAAGCTTGTGATTACATCGTTGTTATGTTGCCCATAATGATTGATTTGATTCTTGTTATTAGTTAAATAGAATGAATATAAACGAGTACCCATACGCCAAGAAACAGGTAGATTAAATACTAAACCAAATTTCTCTAACCCTAGGAAACCTGGGTTACGGGCTTTTAACATTAAATCTTCTAAACATTTCATAAATTTAGTGAATGAGAACCCGTACCTTTCTAGGATATGGCTACAACGGTAAAAATCATCTTTATTATAAGACATACCATCTTTAAATTCTGTTTCACCTTTGTAAGCTTTCATTGCCAATCCAATCATATCATCATCAATAGTCCAGTAATGTGTTTCACCCAAACTTCTACTGAAGTATAAAAGTGAATTATACAAACCAGCTGTTCCATGATAAGTATTTGGCGATTTTTTGGAAGTTAACATATCTAATTTATCAACACCTCTAAATGAAGTATCTCTAATAATAATATGTTTAGTATCATAGTGTTGAGAATAAGTTTCAAATTGAGTAGCATCAATAGCTAAGTAATAATTTTCAACATTAAAATCTTCTAACATTTTTACTGTATATGCAGTACCAGCACGACCATAAGATGGGATATAAATATTAAAATTCATTTTATGCTTATCCACAAAACCTTCTTTACATGAAGGTTCAAATGTAGGTGGAAGATAATAAGCAGATTCAATAAGATTGTCATAAGGGTCTCTAAAGAATACTGGAAATTTAACATAACCCGCTTCTAAAACTTTTTCTAAAGCTTTGTTATTTTCATCTACTTCTTTTTGATTTAATTCTGCAATCTGTTCGTCAGTAAACTCTTCAATACCGTCATTATATAAAATCTTGTTTTGTGGAGTTAAGATTAAATCATCTGAAATCTTTTTGTAACCTTTTTCCATTTACTCTCCCCTCTTTAAATCTTTGTTAATTTCTTTTATGTTATGTTTTAATTTGAAGTTTGGAATTGCTTTAGTTTGATTTGGTAATTCGACAACTTCTTTATTACCAAACATAATATTTTCTAATTTAAGAAATTTAACTAATTCCTCTAAAGTAACTTCATTTTCTTTGTAATATAAATCTGCTACATCAAAGTATTCATTCTCAATACAATGTAAGAAAGCTCTTGTAACATCTTCAATATGTGTCATATTGATTTTTTGTTCTGATGGAGAATTGAGAACTTTGATTGGATTTTCTTTTCTTGTTAATAGATTATGAATTTTTGGTCTAGTATCATTCAATCCATAAGTATCTGAAATTCTTAAAAATGTTAGCTTTTCTAAATTAAACATTTTAGAACTATCTTCAGCATAATATTTTGTTGCTGAATATGGATTAGCTGGAGCAAATTCTCCATAATTCTTATAAGCTGACCAACTTGATGCAACTAAAAGATGAGGTTGCTTATCTGATTTTTCAATTTGTTTATACAAAGCAATCGTAGAAAGCAAGTTATCTTCTAATAATTGTACAATTGACTCAGTCGAATTATCTCCTTTGAAATTAGTTGCCAAATGAATTACATAATCAAATTTTGAAAAATCCAACTCATTATTATTGCTGTCTAAATATAAGTATTTCTCTTTATCATAATATACTAAATCTGTTACAAAACCTTTTAATTCTTCTTTTAATGAACTACCCTTACGAAGTAATCCATAAATTTCTGAATTGGAGTTTAAATCTTTAATATATTTAGTCATGAATGAAGCAATGTAACCATTGATTCCAGTAATTAAATATTTTTTATTCATCACTTTCCAATAACCCTTTCACGTAAGCTTTTAATTCTTTTTCAGTGTCAAATGTATCCATATTGCTAAAGATTTCATCTTTGAGCTCTTGTTCAATATTTAATGAATTTACATAGTTAATGAACTCTTCACGTTTATTAGCAGCTTTTGTCTTAGATTGAGTTGTTTTATTTTGCCAATTCAATCCTTTTGCTTCAATAATCGCTTTTCTTTCTTCATCATATGCTTCAGTGATTTTAGCTGCAACTTTACGTACTCCGTCAACTTGTTTTTGAACTTCTTCGTTCATATTATAAGTTTCTACAAAATCTTTTTCAGTAGGTTGAAGCATATCAAATAATGATTTTGCTTGACGAGTTTTAAGTTTTTGTTTCTTTTTCTTTTCTTTTTGTTTCTTAATTGCTTCTTGATTAGCTTGAATTTCAGCTCGTCTAAATTCAGCCCAATCTGCAATAGTTGTATCTTGAGTGTATTTACCTTGTTGATTGTTAAATACATCAATCTTGTACTCAAACATTGTATTAGAGAAATAACTTTCAGGCAATAATTTTTCTCCAAAGAAACCAAGAGGCTCTAAAATTGGTTGAGCAACTGGAATTGAATCTACAAATGGAGAAACAGTATCATAATTCCAACGTTGAAACTCTGATGAGCGGTTTAAGATTAGTCTTAACATATCCGCTTTAATTCCACTATCATCAATAATGATTACTGGAACTTCTTGAATATTGTTGTTTACTGCTAAATCATAGCGCATATTACCATCAATAATATTCAAGTTTGAATCTAGGATAATTGGAGCAATAAAACGCAATTCAATTACGGCATTATCCATTTTGTCAAAGTTAATTTGTGTAAATAACTTGAATTTTTCATCTTTCTTAATTGCTGAAACAGGTAACATTCCATTATATAGAATTTTTACTACACCTGCTTTATTTTTATCTTGATGATTTGTAGTAACAACTTCATCTTCTATAACAGTAAATCCCTCATTAAATTTAATTCCAGCAATAGATACAATTTGTTTATATTGTTTCAATAGAATACTAATTAAATCATCTTTCAATGTTTCTACATTATCAGCATTAAGAGAACCTGAAACAATAACTTTATTATCTTTGTTTTTTGTAACAATTAACTTACCTGTTACTTCTGGGTGTTTCTTTTGTAATTCTTTATAAATAGACATATTTTTTCCTTTCCTTTTTTGGTTTAGTCTTTTATATTATTCCAAAATTTACTTGATATTTCTAAAAAACTTAAGAATAATATAACTATAGAAAATTTTATTGTGCTTTAATATAAATATCCGCAATAGAGTAAAATTTCACGAAAAGGAGAAAGAATTTGAATAGATTTACTAAATGGATAAATCAGAAAGAAACTGACCATTATACTAAAAAACTAATTAAAATTACTGAAGAAATAAAACTAATTTCAAAAGATTTTGATTCATTTACTATTGAGGAATTATCAAACGAATTTCAAAAGTATAAAAAACAAATCAAAGAAGAAGCAACAAAAAACTTAAAATATGTATATGCTATTGTATATGTATTATTTAAGAAGATTTATAACATTACTCTTCATGATGTTCAGTTGCACGGTGCAATCGCTTTATATGAGGGCAATATTGCTGAAATGAGAACAGGTGAGGGAAAGACTTATACAAGTGCTTTGCCCACAATTCTAAATGCTACAATAGCACCTACTCATGTTGTTACAGTTAATGAATATTTAGCTAAACGTGATAAGGAAGAATTAGAGCCTCTCTATACAACTTTAGGATTTACAGTTGGATTAAATCTTAATGAAATGAATGTTACTCAAAAAAGAGAAGCTTATAATTGCGACATTATGTATTCTACTGCTAATGAACTTGGATTTGATTATCTAAAAGATAATATGGTGCCAGACCTTTCATATAGAGTAAATCAACATGGATTTAATTCCACATTGATTGATGAAGTTGACTTAGTTTTGATTGATGAAGCAAGGACTCCACTTATTATCGGGCAAGATTCAGCAAGTCCTATTGCACCTATTATGAAAGCTCATAACATTGTTACAACACTATCACCAGAAACAGACTTGAAAATTGATTATAAAACTCGTACAGTAAGTCTTACTAATGAGGGTGCTGAAAAAGTTAGCAAAGCTTATAATATTGACAACCTTTATGATGAACATAATATTAGTTATATGCACTTAATCAATGAAGCTCTTCTTGCTAATTTTATTTATCAAGAAAATGTTGATTATGCTATTACTAAAGGAAAAAATAAAGAAGTATGTATTATTGATTCATTCACAGGTCGTATGCAACCGGGTAGAAGATTTTCAAATGGTTTACACCAAGCATTAGAAGCTAAACATTTAAGAAATGGTGTAGAAATTAAAGAAGAAAATAAAACTATTGCTACTATCACTTTACAAAATTACTTCAGATTGTATGATAAAATTTCAGGTATGTCTGGTACTGCTATTGAAGAACAAAACGAATTTCAAGAAGTTTATGGATTAAAAGTTATTCCAATTCAACCAAACAAACCATTAAATAGAAAAGATAAAGAAATCATTGCTTTCACAAGTGCTGAAGAAAAATGGAATTATGTTGTTGATAGAATTATTCATCATCATAAAAAACATAGACCAATCCTTGTTGGTACTGTATCAGTTGAAGATAGTGAATTATTATCTAAAAAATTAAATAAAGCAAGATTAAAACATAAAGTTTTAAATGCAAAACAAAATGAAGAAGAAGCAAAAATCATTGCTAAAGCAGGTGTGAAAGGCGCTATTACAATTGCAACCAACATGGCGGGTAGAGGTACTGACATTAAAGTAGAAGATGATACTGAATTAGTTGTTATCCTTACAGAATTAAATGAAAGTACTAGAATTGACAATCAGTTAAAAGGAAGAACTTCAAGACAAGGAGCTGCTGGATTTACTGAAACTATTATTTCCCTTGAAGATTCAATATTCAAACGTGTTAATGTTGATTTTATTAAAAGATTCAAATTAACAAATCCTTTACCTAATTCATTTATAAAAGCTTTTAAAGCAATTCAAGAAGAATTAGAAAGTAATAGCTACTCTGCCCGTAGAAGTGCTTTGAAATTTGATGATGTAGTCCGAGAACAAAGAAATATTTTCTACAATACTAGAAATGCTATTTTACAGTCATTCCGTGATAATGATAACTTAGTTATAGAGTTAATGTATGAAGCATTAGATGATAATGAAGAAGCAATCAATAATTTCAATTTGTTAACTGAAGATGATAATGCAAAAAGAAAACTTGCTAAAGAAATATTACTTTATTCATTAGATAAAGCTTGGGTAGACCATATTGACAAATTAGAAGCTCTTAAATCCGGTATTGGTTGGAGGGGTCAAAATGGTAAAAATCCAATAATTACTTATCAAAACGAAGCTAATGCTCTATATGAAAAATTCAAACAACAAGTTTATCAACATGCTACTGAAGCAATCATAGATTTAAGAGATTATACTAGTCTGAAAACTCAAAATGTTTACGCAAATAAAACTAAATCAAACTTTCAAAAAAGGGGGAAAATTAAGTGAAATGGATAAAAACTAAACAAGTACGAAATAGAGTTCTTTTTACTCTTTTAATGCTTGCTATATTTGAATTTGGTACTTTCGTTACTTTACCAGGTATCAAAATAGATTACTCCAACAATCAATCAGCAATCGCTAACTTAATGAATCTATCTTCTGGTGGGTCATTAAGCAGATTAGGATTACTTGCTCTAGGAGCATCCCCTTATGTTACAGCCTCAATCCTTGTACAATTGTTTTCTAAAGGGTTAGTACCATATTACAAAAAATTATCTATGCAAGGTGTTGCCGGACAAATGAAATTGGCTCAACATACAAGATTATATACTTTCCTTTTTGGAATTTTAACAGCAGTTGGAATCCTTTACTCTCCAACAATTAGTCATACAATCGGTGTTTCTATCACAGCAGATAATAACACTAAAATGATTCTATCAATTGTACTTGCAAGTGGTGGATTATTTGTTTCTTATATTGGAAGCTTGATTGACGAAATGGGTATTGGTAATGGGCAATCTAATATTATTGCATTTGGTATATTAACTTCATTACCGGGTCAATTCTATAATATATATGATACTCAAAAATATTATACAAATAATTTTACTCCATATTTACAATCTGTTATCTTAGCAATCGTAGCTTATTTGATAATTATTGTTATTTCATACTTCGCTAATAAAAAGGAATACACATTCCCGTTACAATCTAAAAATTATAATGTAAATATAAAAGCTCATTATCTTCCCGTTAAACTTCTTGCTAGTTCTGTTATGCCAATTATCTTCGCATCAAGCTTGCTTGCTATAATTGGGTCAATCGGACAAGTTACTGGTCATATTTGGACTTTTACTGATTATTCCACATGGACTGGAATTTTATTCTACTCAATTCTTATTTTTATATTTTCTTATCTATATAACTTGGTACAAATTGATGGGGAAGAATTAACTAAGAATTTAAGAGAAAGCTCAATGTATATTAAAGGTGTCACTAATGAAAATGTTGAAAAATACATCAATAATAAAGTTATTGGTATCACAAACATCGGTGCTCCAATCTTAACAATTATTGCTATCACTTCACTAATATTAGAAATTGTATCACCAATTAAATTAGGATTATCCCTAACAGGTATCAATATTCTTATTCTGGTTGGAGTAATTCAAGATATTTGCCACCAAATTGCTGGATTAACAGCTAAAAATAATTACCAACCAATCTTTAAAGGAGTGAAATAATATGACTATTATTACTTTGATTATTATGTTATTGATTACATTGCTAATCTTCCTACAAGCACCCAAACAAGAAACATTAGGTAATGCTTTTAATGGTGAAACACATACTCCAAAGATAACTATAAGACTTAGACTTATTACATTTTCATTATTCTTTATTGTATCTATTTTACTATTGATTTCACATTTCTATAACTGATTTTGGGGTGTGTTATATCGTCATATACTGACGCTAAACAGCATAAAAAGCAGCTCTTGATAATTTGTACAAGAGCTGCTTTTTGTTGCTCTCAGAGCGTTTTACAGCGTTTAAGCAAAACGAAAAAGGAATAGATAAACTATGCCTTTTATTAGATTCAAATTCGTTTTAATTTAATTTCTAATGCAAAATAAAATAAAAAAGATGAGTAAATCAATACTCATCTTTTTTGTTAAATGTCATAATCACTATCTTTCATAGCTTCTGCTTGCCCTAAGAGATAACCATTACCTACTTGTGAGAAGAAATCATGATTAGATGTTCCAGTTGAAATTCCATTCATTACAATTGGGTTAACATCTTCTGAGCTATCCGGGAATAATGGGTCTTGCCCAAGATTCATCAAAGCTTTGTTAGCATTGTATCGTAAGAATGTTTTTACTTCTTCAGTCCAGCCTAATTCATCATATAACATCTCTGTATATTGCTCTTCATTTTCATACAACTCAAACAATAATTCATAGAGCCAATCTCTAAGTTTTGCTTGTTCTTCCTCTGGCAATTCATTAAATCCTAATTGGAATTTATAACCAATATAAGTACCATGAACTGACTCATCACGAATAATCAATTTAATGATTTCAGCTACGTTCGCCATTTTGTTATTACCCAGATAATACAATGGGGTAAAGAAACCTGAATAGAATAAGAATGATTCCAAGAATACACTAGCAACTTTCTTTTCTAATGCTGAACCCCTCTCATAAACTTCGTTAATAATCTTAGCTTTCTTTTGTAAATATTCGTTGTTGTTAGTCCAATCAAAAATATCTTCAATTTCTTTCTTAGTATTTAATGTGGAGAAAATAGAAGAATATGACTTAGCATGTACAGCTTCCATAAATTGTATATTATTTAATACTGCTTCTTCATGTTGAGTTCTACAATCATTTCTAATTGCTTCTACACCACTTTCTGATTGCATTGTATCAAGAAGTGTTAATCCCCCAAATACTTTACCAATCAAATCTTTTTCTGCTGGACTTAATTTTCTCCAATCATCTAAGTCATTTGATAATGGAACACGAGTATCTAACCAAAATTGTTCAGTTAATTTTTCCCATGTTGATTTATCAATTTCATCTTCAATTGAGTTCCAGTCAATTGCTTTATAATATTTATAATTTTTATCCATTGTTCTAACTCCTTAAATAACACAAGATTCACATTCATTAGCACCAACTTCTGAATTGTCAGAAGTGTAAGTTCTTACATAATAAATTGATTTAATACCTTTTTTGAAAGCGTAATTACGCAAAATGCTCAAATCTCTTGTAGTCATTTTATTAGTTTCAGTTTTCCATTCATACATACCTTCTGGTAATTCACTTCTCATGAATAGTGTTAATGATAATCCTTGGTCAACATGCTCTGTTGCAGCTGCATAAACATCAATAACTTTTCTCATGTCAATGTCATATGCTGAGTCATAATATGGAATTGTATCACTACTTAAATCTCTAGCTGGATAATAAATCTTACCTGTCTTTTTCTCTTGACGCTCTTCAATTCTTTGGATAATTGGATGAATTGAAGCAGATACATCATTTATATAACTAATACTTCCATTTGGAGCAACTGCTAAACGTGTTTCATTATATAAACCATATTTCATTACTGACTCTTTTAAATATTCCCAATCTTCTACACTTGGAATATAAATACCATCAAACATATCTTTCATTTTCTCTGATTGTGGTACATATTTTCCAGTTATATATTTGTCAAAATAAGAACCATCTGCATATTTAGATTTTTCAAATCCATAGAATGTTTCGTTACGCTCAATAGCAATGTTATTAGATTCAACTAATGTCCAGTAATTTAACAACATGAAATACAAATTAGTAAATTCAACAGACTCTGGTGAACCATATTTCATATGATGAGTAGCAAAGAATGTGTGTAATCCCATTGCTCCCAATCCAATTGAATGTTTTTCTCTATTTCCTTTCGCTACAGTCGGTACTACATCAATGTCAGAAGTATCTGTAATAAATGTCAATGCTCTAACCATTGTTCTAACAGATTTACCAAAATCAGGTGAAACCATTAAATTTAATACGTTAGTAGAACCTAAATTACAGCTAATGTCTGAACCCATTACTTCATATTCTTGATTATTTAAAATCTTACTTGGTTTATGTACTTGTAAAATCTCTGAACATAGATTACTCATAATGATTTTACCATCAACAGCATTTGCTCTATTGGCTGTATCAATGTTAACTACATATGGATAACCAGATTCTTGTTGAAGTTTAGAGATTTCCATTTCTAAATCTCTAGCTTTAATCTTGTATTTCTTAATGTTATCATTATTTACTAAATTATCATATTCTTTAGTTACATCAATATACCCAAATGGTACACCATAGATACGTTCTACATCAAAAGGACTGAATAAATACATATCTTCATCATTTTTTGCTAATTCATAAAACTTGTCTGGCACTGTTAATCCTAATGACAAAGTCTTAACTCGAATTTTTTCGTCAGCATTTTCTTTCTTTGTTGAAAGGAAAGCAATAATGTCTGGGTGGAATACGTTTAAATAAACTGCACCAGCACCTTGTCTTTGCCCTAATTGATTAGCATAAGAAAAACTATCCTCTAACATTTTCATAATAGGTACTACACCAGAAGCAGCTCCCTCATATCCTTTAATGCTTGCACCTGCTTCACGAATATTTGATAAGTTAATCCCAACTCCACCACCTAATTTACTCAATTGTAATGCAGAGTTAATACTTCTACCAATACTATTCATGTCGTCAGTTACATCTAACAAGAAACATGAAATAAACTCACCACGTCTTGCTCTCCCAGCATTTAAAAATGATGGTGTTGCTGGCTGATAACGTTGGTTAATCAATTCATCTGCTAAACTCCATGCTAATTCTTCATCTCCATTAGCAAAATACAAAGCATTAAATGCAACTCTATCTTCAAAACTTTCTAAATACTTAGTATTATCATTTGTTTTCATTGCATATTGACTGTAAAATTTATATGCAGCCATGAATGACTTAAATCTAAAATCCTTACTATATACAAATTTAAACAATTTAATAACAAATTCATATGAGTATTTGTTTAAAAATCCTTTTTCAATGTAATTATTCTCTAATAAATAATCTAGCTTATCTTGTAATGAATCGAATCGTAAATAGTTTGGCTTAACATTTTCCTTGAAAAATGCTTTTAACGCTTCTTTATCTTTATTTAACATAATAGAACCGTTAATTGGTCTGTTGATTTCATTATTCAAATTGTAATATGTTACATTACCTAAATCTTTTAATGACACTTGTTTGTACTCCTTTTTCTTTAATATATAAAAAGAGCTACTAGAGCTCTTTGCCATAAATTACTATTTCCTTATAGTTATATTATTCTTTTTTGTTCTTTATATATCACTAACTTCTTCACACTTTACTCAAAAAATTTTCGTTAAAAACTGTCTGCTTATAATCATTTATAACCATGTTATATCGTCACTCACTGCATGCTATCGCTGTAAAATCCAACTTTCGATAAATGTATCGACTACTAAGTAAAACAGCTCAAAACAGCTTAAAAAAGGAATGAAAAATCATTCCTTTTACTTGCTATATTCCTCAAAAACATGGTCAAAATAAATTTGGTCAGGGGCTTTGCTTCTCGCTTCTTCATATGTACATTTATCCGCTAAGACAGCTTTCGCTAATTGTTGCTCCATTGTCTTTCCATTCGCTTCTTGATAATCTCTTATAGCTTGGAAATTATCCTCAGCTATCAATCGTCTAATCTTATAATCAATTGTTAATGCTTCTCTTACTGCAAATCTTCCAGTACCATCTTTTGTCATTACTAATTGCTGATTTACAATTCCACGCAAAACATCACCTAATGTTGCTAAAATTCTACGTTGCTCTTCACCGCTAAATAATGAACGAATACGGTTTAATGTTGTTACATTATTTACTGTATGGATTGTACTCATTGCTAAATGTCCAGTTTCCGCAGCTCTTAAAAATTCACTAACTTCTGATTGATTACGAACTTCTCCAATTAAGATATAATCGGGATTTTGTCGCATTGCTCCAGTCAACCCAATTTCAAAATCTACACAATCCTCGGGAATGGCTCTTTGTACTACTAACGCTTTACCATCATCGGGGAAAATTGCTTCAATTGGTTTCTCAATCGTAATGATTTTCTTTGCTTGTGTTAATTGAATTTCTCTTAAAATTGAAGCCATTGTTGTACTATTGTGAGTAATCGTAAATGTATTACCAATTAAATAAGTATGACTTTCACTATCCACTTCAAAACAAAAATAATCTTTGTAATTATCTTTTATCTTTTCAATCTTAACTATTCTTGTTAATCGTTTCTTCTTTGTCTTGTTGATTACTAACTTACCATGTTCAAAATATGTATAATAACCTAAACTATTCGCTAACTCTATCATTTCATCATCATACTCGTCTAACACAATAACTTCTAATTCAGAATTTCCAGTTTTACTATATAATAACTCATTTCTTTCTTCAACAGTATATCCATTATAAAATCTTATTGGAAAATTAAGCTTTGGTATAAAATACTCATATTCAAACTTATTAAAGATTTCATCTGTTGTTACTGATGATAATAAACCTTTATTATTATGTACTACCCATTCATGGGGACCGCTTGCTTTAAATTTTTCTCCATTGTCTAAAGTTATTTGATACGATACATCTTTTCTTGAAGCAGTATGAATCTCTAATACTACAGTTATATTCTTATCCTTATCAAAAATCTTATCACCAACTTTAATATCCCCTACTCGCTTCATTCCAGTAGGTGTTGGAACTAATGTATCTATATGTAATGCTTTACCACTACCTGTTGGCCCACATATTAAGATTGCACCAGATGATTGATAAAACCAACTCTTAACTTCTTCTTCAATGTTTAATTGTTCTGGTGTCGGGATTTCATCTGTAATTGTACGAAATACTATAGAGTCTGAACCATAACTCTTATATACAGATACACGGAATCGTCTGCCTTTATAGCGACCTCTTTTAATCACATATGAAGCATCATAATCTAAATCACGAACAAACTTACCTTGCGCTTGGTGATTTAAAATCCCTTTCATCAAATCTTCCATTAAAATATTATCTGGTATAGGAAATTCGTGCTTCTTAACTATTCGTCCTAACACAGTAAATGCAACAGGCTTGTCAGCGTTCAAATGTATATCCGAAGCACCTTCTTCTATTGCATAACTTAATACCATGTCTAAATGAAACATTCCTATCCAACCAGTATTTGTCCAGTCATTTATCATATTCCCGAACTCATTCGCACTAGGACTTGGTGGAAAATCTGTTTCTATCTGATTCGGCAATAAACTCTTATTGCCTGAATTATATAAACTATCTAACTTTGGTAATGCCATATTCTTCTCCTTTTATAATGCCCATGGGTCATCTACTCTTACTTTCTTACCATTCACATCTAAAAACGGTACTATGTCGTAATCTTCAAATCCAATAGACTCAGCAGCTTTGATAATCTTCTCTACTGTACTCTTATTACTTGTTATATAAACTACTTTACTATATACTCTCTTATCTTGCTTGTACGCAATTAACTTCTTCCTATATTCAGAAATGCTCTTGCTCGCTCTCTCTACCTCAACAGCAATATTCTGAGGTGAACCATCGCTTAATCTTGGTCTACGTACTACTAAATCTGGTATTACATAACTATTGTCAAATGCTTCTGAGCTATATAACAAATAAAGAAATTCTTGCCCAGGAACTAATTCTGGTGAAATACCTTTCTTGCCATGTAATTCCCACTCACGCCACAAAATCTCCCCCTTGTCTAATACTTGTGTATTAACACTTGACTTCATATGATACTTGCCAGTTAAATTAAATGACTCCTTATATAAAGAACTTCTGAAAAATCTCTCTGGGATTATATCTTCTCCTTTAACCATTTGTCCTTGAAACTCTCTACCGTAATACGGATAATCTTCTAAATTTAAAGCATTTACCTTATTACTATACAAACATGCTACTACATAATTAATTGTTAATAATTGACTTACACCCTTAACTTTTGGTCGCTTTGGAGCTCTATCATCATCTGTAATTATACTTTGTCCTAACTTAGTTAATCCCCAAATATATAAATTACCCTCTAACGGAAGCTTCTCAACTAATCCCATGTTATACATTTTATTCAATTGACCTGTAATAGCACTTCTTCCTTTGTCTAAAGCAATAGATAATATATTTATAGTTGCTACTTGAAATCTATATAAGAACTCTAAAATCTGTATGTCACCTAATGTAGTATAACGCTGTTTAACTCCTATACCATCAATAGTCTTAGTTCCAAAATATCCCTCACTTAACAATCTTGCTTTATCCTTTTCATCTAATATACTGTTATATCCAACTTGACTAATTAACTCCTGCTCCGTCATTCCTAATGACTTCAATAGTTGCTTCTCGTTTGGACTCATCTTAGTATATCTATCTTTATTATACGCTTTTCTTATTGCTTGAGTTTGTTTTACCTTAGCTAATTTTCGTCTTTCAACTTGTTCTAAATGCTTAACTACTCCCTTAGCATATAATGGGTCATTCTTTCTGCTTTCTAACCTAGCTATATCTTCTTCCCTACGATTGAACTCTCGCTTACGCTTACGTCCTTTATTACCTCGTAAATAAGTCTTATTTAAATAATCACTTAAACTCATTCCACTACTACTAATAATAACTTCATCTGTCGCTTCATTAGTAACTTGCTTTAATTTCAATCTGTCTATTCGTTTCTGTAATAGATTATTTGCTTCTTCTATATCTGATTCACTAACTTCTGAGTCATTCTCTACTATACTATGAATTGACTTATTGCTATCACTTGTACCTATATAATCTCGCTCACTCTCATAAGCCCAATCCTCATACTTCCTATGCTTAGCTCTAATCTCACTTTCTTCTGACTCACTTAAACCTAAATCTAATGTAGAACGGAACTCCTTAGGTAACTTTAAATCGCCACTTAATAATTGCTCTTTAATCTCATTATTACTTAATCCCTCAATCTTTTCTTCGGGTGCTATCTTTTGCAAACCTTTTGGAACTTCACCTGTTGACAATAAATCAACTTCTTCTTCATCATCGTCCCATGCCCACTTGATTGCTTTGTCTACCATTGTAACTCTCCTTTGAAAAATTTTTGAAAACACTCTAACTCGTGTGTCATATTATATTTTGACAATTCGTTAAATACGTTATATCCCGTTATCACGAAATATATGAAAATTTTATGTATTTGATTTAATAATATCATCTACTTTATTTCAGTATTTTTCGTTATATATATTATATGTATTATATCATTTAATTTACTTCACTTTTATGCAAAATTTTCTGCCAAAGCACTTGAGAAAATACCACTAATGTGTATTTTACACCCTGCACTGCTCCCTAAAGGGCACTACATAAGCCAAGCTTAACTTCTAACCAACTCGTCTCACTGTTGTTCACCTCGGCCTAGTCATAAGTACTCTTGCCTTACTCCGTAAGTTATTATAGTTAAAACTATAATAACGCAGTGCAGCTTGCTAGCATAGCCACTATAAACTTATTCACTTGAATAAGTTATAAGTGGAACTAATTAGTAACACCGTTACTAATTACTATGCTAGCAGAGCGTTGAGTGAGCACTAATTTATTAGTAACTCTCGTTACTAATAATTTAGTATTAGCTAATAATAGTCATAGTGACTATTATTAACTAATTCACTCAACGCTCTAGCTCTCTCATGCTACAAATCATCAACAAGTAATAACTACGAAGTAATAGTAATGAATAATAACTAGGAATAAATGATAAATCAAGTAAATGGTGAACCAAAGAAAGAATAAGTAATAGCTAAAATGAATTAGTAGTAAGTAAAGAATGGTTAGATAACTTAGAAGTAATAGTCGTATAATAGTGATTAGTCGGCGAGCGGTAATCACAAATAGCAGAATGACTCAAAATAAGCTAACTATCAAAAATAGATTAGACACATAAAAACGAAACGGTACCGCTCGTGAAAGTAGTATTAAATTAAAATAGTGCTCATGGATAAATGTGTGACTATGGAAATAATATAGCTACTGGATAAATGAATGATGGTGGAATGTTACTCAATGATTACTAGTATATCCATGGTAGCGGAGTGGGCGGGGGAAGCGGTAGCAGTAGTAGTGGTGGCTGGGGGAGTGGGTAGTGCTCGAGTGGTGAGTGGTGGTGGCCATGAGTGGTGGTTCTTTCTTTTTTTTGTTTTTTTGCTTAGCCATGTATAGTAGTTTTTTCTTTTTTTTTGAAGCGAGTTAGCTATAGTAGTAATTTTCTTTTTTAGATTTACAATCCTAATGGAGTAATTAAGATTAGTAAAGTCATTTATATTATGGATTGCTTTGGAGTGTAGCGTTCTGCTATTGAGTTTAGCATTTTGCTTTTGAGTAATGCTAATAGAGTAATTGTAGTTAGTAAAAATTCAAATAAAAAATCATCTACTAATAATAGATGATTTATTTTATATTATCGAGTAATTTTAGCGATTGCCAATTCCACGGTTAGTTCAGCGGAGTGCCATTTTTTTAGAGGGTTTTTGCATTGGTAAGAAGCACGGCGGCCAGCAACTTTAATAAATGGGTGGCCTTCTGGGTTACGGCGGAATTTAATAGATTTAGGTTTATTGTTTTCATCAATAATTTTAAGTACGATTTCGAAGTATTTGTTTTTTTCGATTGAAACGAATTGGGCGTTAATTTTATTAGCGAAATCTTTCGCACTCTCAATTAGTTCATTAGTGATTTTCATTGTTAAAATTTCCTTTTGTTTTATTATAGTTATATTATACAATAGATTTTGTTAATTGTCAACGGTTTTTGTAAAAATTTTTAAAATTTGTCAAAAAGAAAAAGAGCCATTAAGTTATATAGCTCTTTTTTGTTTTATTTTCAGGTGATGTAAAGTTATAATCTTCTAATATAGTTTTAGCTTCTTCAATAGTAGATTTATTTTCAATTCTTTTTATGAGTTCTTGAATAATTTTTTTGGTTTTATTTCTTTTCCATTCAACAGTTAGTAAGCTGTCTTTTTCCGCATCTGTTTTAGCTGGATAGAATTTGTAGTACCAATTGATAGCATTATCTATATTAGTAAAGATTTCTTGTTCAATCTTTTTAGCTTTATCAATTTTTAATTCAGCAAGACATTGTAATAATTCAGGCATTTTCAGTTCCATGCTATTGAAATAGTTTTCAATTTCTTTAGGAGCTCTTTGTTGTCTGATTATGTTGTCATAGTAAGGTTTTTCATAGCTTCTATTTATATTTTCATGGACCTCATTAAAGAAGTTTTTGAGTTTTGTTATAACTAGCATAGTTTTATCTTTCTTTAATTTATTTAATAAGGTTTAATTCCTTTAGAGTTTGTTTAGCATCATTAACTGTAGTTTTAGTTGAGATTAGCTTTCTGATTTTTTGCATTTCTTTATAAGTGTTATCTATTCCAATATGGTATTTTACTAAATAAGGTAAACCTTTTGCACTTGACAAATACTTACGAGTTAAACTGAGTGCAGAAATACTATTCTCATAATAACCTTGTTCATTTTTCTTAGCGTTTTCAATTCTTAGATTAGATAGGTTTTCTGGTTCATAAAATTACGAAATAAATATAAAGTTATATAAATTAAGTAAGATTATGAGGTTTCGCACTTATTTACACATAAAATATGTAAAGTAAAGCCTAGGACTACCCAGTATCACTTCTTGAACAAAACAAGAGTTGATTTCCGCAGACCGTTTTTATAAGTTTAATTTAATAAAATAAACGTTAATGGAAGTGCTCACACATTTCGAGCTGAAAAGTTAGATTTTAAAATCATTACTGATGTTAAAATCGCTTTTATCGTCCATTTTATATTTAGTTCAAAAACTAAACAGGTAGATTTTCATAATATTTCTTAACTTCTTTATATGGTGTGTAAATATCTATTTCTTTAATAAATTTTCTTTTCTTAATATTGATAGAAGCATTGAAATCTGCATCTATACTTAAATTACAATTTGAGCATTTAAATTCTTTTCCTTTTCTATTTCCTAAATGATTACATTTGCAACAAACTTGTGAGGTATAAGCTGGATTAACTATTGTTTCTTTTATTCCTCTTTCAGCTAATTTCACTGATAATCTTTCAAGTAAAACTCCTTTTGACCAGGTGACGAATCTGTTTCGCTGCTTTCTGCTAACATTCTTTTTCTTACTACTCCAATTTAAATCTTCCCGTACAATTTCTTTTATATCTTCTTCTTTTACCATTTTGTTCAGTTCACAATTTATATGACTAGCTATTCTTGATTTATACTTACTAATTTTAGAAATTCTCTTTTTAGAGCCTAAATTATTATCTTCCAAGTTTTTTAATTTTTGTTCTAATATAGATTTTTTAGATAGGTCTTGTTCAATTACAATTCTTTTCTCTAATTCTTGTTTATAAGAAAATAACCGTGACCTATTTTTATTAACTAAATTATCAGATAATGTATAAAATAGCTCCGCAGAATTAGCTCCATATACAGAGCCATTACTTAATGTTATTAAATCAGTTATTCCAACATCTAACCCGAGGATTTCAGACTCATCTGTCATATTCTTTTTAACAATAATTCTATCTAATGGTACATGAAGGTAATATTGATTATCTTTTTGATTTTTTACTAATTCTAAAGTTCCTTTTAATTTTGGCACATGACCAATTAAAGTAGTTTCTATTCGGGAATTTTTCTTTTTACCTGTGAAAGAAAGACATTTATTATTAGAATCAAAACTATAAATATTTGAAGCTATTATGATGTTAGTTTTATTTGTATGAAATTTAGTTTTGTATCTCCGAATATATCTTCTCAATAGATTATTTAATCTATGAACATCAATTTTAAAATCTTTTAAATAATCAGTAGAATAATCAACTTTTTTATAATTTAAAATATTATATAAAGTTGGAGTATGTTTTAAACATAAATACAAATAACGTTTATCATCTTCGGTTAGATTTTCGTTTTGTTTGATAGCATTTTTTACTTTCTTTTTTGTAGTTGTCCAATCAGCCTTAATTGTCGAAGCAGATTTTTCAATTGCTATTCTCGAAAAGATTTTAGTAATTTTCTTTGATAGCAAGTCCTTTTGAATTAGTTCATCTCTAATTGTCCAGCCGCTTTGCTTTAATAACGAACCAATACCACTATATCTTGACCAAACATAATTTTTAATATTTCTTTGAATTGTACCTATCAATAATATTTCAGATTCATTATTCGAGCAATTTGCTTTTATTTTTACTGTTCTTTTCATTTAAGTTTTTCTCCAATTGTTTTTTGTAAGTTATTAAATCATTATTTCTTGCACTGAATACAGTTACAATATTCAATAAATCTTCGGCGTTATTCCTCATTTCATTTATAGTTTTAGATAATTCCAAGTTCTACGAATTTAAGTTTAGTTTCTTGGATTGATTTTTCATTTTCAACTAATTTTCTTAATTCTTCTAATCGGTAAATGTTTATAGCAAGAGTTTCTTTTACTTCATTTAGTCGTTCTGGGTTAGGGTTTTGAGAGTAGTGCCATTTAATTAGTTCAATAACGCTATCACGATAAGCTTTTTCGCTCTCTTTAGCTTCTTCGATTTTATTTTTAGATAGGTTATCGAAGTATTTTAGCATATGCTTTTCCATTTCATCAGTAAAGATTTTAATTTCAACAGGTAGTGGTTCATTCATAGTTATATTTCCTCTTTTCATATTTCTTTCTAGTTAAATTATATAATAATTTGTGTTATTTGTCAAAAATTGAGTGTAAATATGCTAAGAAAAAGAGCTATAGCTATAGCTCTTTTAGTTTTATTATAGATTTGGGTACAAGATTTTGAATCCTTGAGTATAAGCTTCAATGTCATTTTCAGGTAAATCTTTGATTAGTTTAGTAGCATCTTCAATTGTGAATGGTGCCTCTTTAAAAGATGATGGGGTTGTTTCAAAGTTTACAATTGGTTCTTCATCAATTGGTGTATCTTCATATCTTGTTACAACCCATTCATAAGTCCTAAATGGAGTTTGAATAAGCATTACATAAATTCTTTGGTGGTGGTCATCTTTTTCCAAGTGAAAATAAATATGGGAACTTGAAATGTCTGAGGCTGTAAAAATATATCCATTTGAAACGGGAAATTTACCATAAAATTTACCTCTTTGGTTTACATGATGAGCAACATATTTAGCAAGTTTTTTAATATTTGACATGATTAAGCCTTCCGTTCTTTATTTTTGTTATTTAACTCATCTTTTTGAGTAATACTATTTAATCCTTTTTTATTTTTAGCTGTTTTCAGATTTTCAGCAATTGGAATAACAACAAATCGAGCTTTCATTGCTTCGTCTTTATTTAAAATTTCTTTATATAAATCTTTTGTTGTTGTCATAGTTAATCATTCCTTTATTAGTTTTTCTTATTTAGTTCAGTTAATTGCTTAGCAGTTTCGTAATTAACTTCATCTAAGTTAGGAGCAAATCCTTTTTCTTTAGCTAGTGTTATAAATTTTTCAAATAATTCTTTATCCATAGTAGTTATTCCTTATCATTTTGAAGTACATTGTCATATTCATCTAGCACAATAGTGTCAATAAACATATTTTCAAATTTATTATTTTGTGCATTATGAATTAAGCCAAATATTTTATGTTTTTCATTTGGGTTTAGCCAAAGTTCTTGGTTATCCATAAGCCATTTATGAACTTCATGTTGATTAGTTGAAGTAAAGCATTTTTTATCATTGATAAATACTTGATAGATTTTCAAATTGTTCTTATAGTGTCTGCGTTTGCTAGAGAGAAAGATTTTCACACAAGTATCTGACTCATGCCACTCATAATTAGTATGATTATAATTAACAATGGTAGCAACGTATCTATCATGGTTTTGAGCAATGATTTTGTTGATTTCTTTATCAAAAGGGAATTGTTCCCAACTAAAAAGGCATTGGGGTTTTTTAGTTTTAGAATTACCATTATCATATAATGAAAAATGGATTTGTCGGTTTCTTTTTCCTAAGCGTAATGTGCTTATATAATCAGCAAGTGTAAATCTTTTAATCATTATAATTCACCTTTCTAGTTATAGTTTTCAAGTAAGAATTTAAAAGTTTCTTCTAGTTCTTTTTCATCTTTTGGTTTATATTCAAAATCTATATAATGTTCATGATAATAGAATAGAGAATGAGCTATATTGTTTAGAAAGTTACATTCATCTTCGCTGAAGTTAAGTTTACGTCTGATTCTAACTACACACAAGTCTAATAAACCATTTTTAAAAGTTAATAAGATTTGGCTACTAGGAGTACGTTCTCTAAGGGAGTTGTTTCTATTTTCTTCTGATTGAAATTTATAGCCATCTTCAGCAAGTTTTTCAACAACGTTTAAAATTTGTTCTTTATTCATAATAAATCTTTCTAGTTGTATTGTTCAATAATTTCTTTAAGTACTGATTTCATTTCTTCTTCATTGTTTGGAATGTAAATAAATTCAACATGAGTCACATGATACCCTAATTGAACATAGGGCTCTTGAAATCTATTTAAAGTGCTGAGTAAAGAATTGGCTTTATCTGGTGTTGGAGAAGTTGTGGGAACATCAATCTTAAAGATAAATTGTAATTTTTGCTTTTCAAAATCACACAAGAATTTTAATGAGCCATATTTAATAAAAATAGAATCATCATTAACTTTCTTTACACGTAGTTTTTCTTTTCCTTTTGTTAATTCATCAATAATTTTTTCAGCTGTTTGTAGATTCATAATATTACTCTTTCTATTTTACATTTTCTTTAATATATTTAGCAAATTCTTCAGTAGGAGCAAAGAACATAATGCCAATATACCCTTGGGGCATAATGAAATTAGGCTTTTCTTCAATCAATCCATTCTCAACGAGCAATTTCACGTACTCAGGATTGTCAGTTCGGATTTGTACATATTCGGTAGGGTCATTTTCATCTTTTTCCATAACTGAGTTATTAGTTGTAATAATGTCTGGGTATTCATCATTTGGCAACCCCATTAAGATAGCAATAAAATTGCTTGATGAATAGCGAGAGAATGAAAAGTTATAAGTTTCTCCATTAAAGTTAATATTTTCTAGTTTCATAGTTATTCTCCTTTTATTTTTTTGTAATGACATAAGCTTCTGTTTCAGCATAAACAATATTATTATTTCTATCAGTATCAATTTTATATTTAACCAAGTAGAATCTATAATCAATTGAATAAAGAATTTTAATAACTAATTTCGGGTCATTAAAACGATGGTAAATACAATCAACATCAATGATAGTATCTTTGTTAGTTTCTTTCAACACTTGCTGATAAATAACAGTATTAAACTTAATCTTATCTACGAAAGTTGAAATAGGAATAAACTCATCTTTCATATTGATTGGCTTCATTTCAGCATCACAAATAGTTTCTAAGTTTGGAGTATGAATAGGAGCAATAGTAGTATATTGAGTTAGGATATTCATAGCTTTTGTTTCTGTCATGACGTGTTCAGTTGGCTTTCCACTAACAACAGCTCTCATAAGCATTTTCGGCTGATTAACAGAATGTAAATCAAAAGGTCTTCGGTAGCCAATAAATTGAATAGTATTTCCTGGCTTTAAGAAATTGGTAAATCGGTTATGTTCTTTAATTTCTTTAATTAAATATGTTTCAGTAGTATAGTGGAATGGCATCAGTCATTCTCCTTTCATTTCTTTCTAGTTATATTGTACAATAAAAATTTTAACTTGTCAATATTTTTATGATAAATATAAGCATTGTTTATTTTTAATAAGAGTAATATAGCTCAAAATGATTTTGAACCATGTTATATCGTCACTAGTGGAACGCTAAAACAGTTTAAACTGTATTTCGATAAATGTATCGACTTTACAAAAAAAACAGCTTAAAATCAGTTTTAAGCTGTCTTATATGATTGAATTTTTAGTGGATAAATTTAGCATCTTCACCTTGGCCTACATAATATTCAGTCAAGCTCCAATTGTAAATAAATTTCAATGGGCAAGATTTCTCAAATAAAGTTTTCAATTCATCTAATTCATGAATTTGGTAGCCATATTCTTTTGCTTCTTTCAAATCTTCATCATTTTCACAAATGTAGATTTTATGACAGCCATCAAATGCAATTTTGTTCTTTGGGTTTAGTGAGTAGCTCTTGTTAGTTTCTTTGTTAATAATTACCATTGTTGTTTTCCTCTTTTCATGTTTTCCTTTATGATTATATTATATAATAAAAATTTTGTTTTGTCAACAATTTTGATAAAAATTGTTAAACAAAAAGGAGCTATATAGTTATAGCTCCTTTATAAATTTATATTTCTTTTTTATTCTTAATCCCAACTGATTGTAAGTATGCCTACCCCATCTTTGTATTCTGTTCCTGAGCTACAATCAATCTTTGTTTTATAACCATTTTCTTTTAATGTTTTAATGATTGCTTGTGTTAATTCTATATTTACACAGTCTTTACTATATTCTTTACTAAAGTTAATGCTGGAACCAACATAAAAGCGGTCACGCATTGATAATGTTATTTCCTTATTCTTTGGAGCATATTCTTTAATAAGTGGTTCAACAACATCGCTAATATACTTATCTCTTATCAATAAATTTTCATCATAGAGCTCTGTTGCTTCTTTTGCTGTAATCATAAATTTACCTCTTTTATCTTTTATTCTTTATAGTTATATTATACAATTATAGTATTGAAATGTCAACAAATTTAATAAAACAAAAAGGTGATATGGAATCACCTTTTATTCTGTAATAGAGATAACAGCAGTAACTTTAATCAATTCACCATATTCCATTGGGTCATTGATTGCTTCAACAATTGTGTTTAGTGTATAGGAAGTTTGGTCAAATTCAAGGTATTCTTCAAAGAATTTTTTAAGATTGGTAGGAATAATTTTCAAAACATCTTTGTCAAGTGAATCAACAAAATCAGAATAATCAAATTTTCCAAATTCTTTTAATTCAAAAATAAAGAATAGTGGAACATCATTAACTCCATTATTAAGTTGAGTCAAAACATAATTTTGCAAAGTTTCTTTGATTGTTTCTTTCTTATATTTGTTAGAATAATCAATTCCATCTTGCTCTACATCGAAAATCGGATTACCAGTCAAAATAGAAGCAACTACATTTTCGACAACATTAGCATCTTTTTCATAGCATACCCATTCAGCAAGTTCTCGTTTAAGATTGTCAGTAATAGTATCATAAGCTTGTTTAAAATTTTCGTTTAGTTTAATCATTGTTTTATTTCCTCTTTTTCTTTTATTATAGTTATATTATACAACAAAGATTTCAGTTTGTCAACAATAAAATTAAAAAATTTTATCTTTTTTATCAGATTATGTTTATTAGTTAGTTTTATTGTTATTTCTCTTTTTGTTTGTTTTTATCTTGATGGTTGTACCATATTCTCTTTTAGTTCTGGCAGGATTTCACTAGAATCATTCAAATGTCGTTCAATAACAAGCTCGTCTTGATAGTTATTAGAAAAGATGTATTTGTTTTCTAATAATTTTTTAGCTCCATGAAGAGTAAATGAATAGCTACCATAGTTATAACAAAGCATAATTGATAACTTGTTTTCATCAAAGAGAATACAAATAGTTCTATAGTTTTTAGTATCCTCAACTTTTATTTCTGGTCCAAAATCTTCATAGTTGAAGCTTGTTTCACCAATCTTTTCTAAATCAGGTTTTAAGTTCTTGTAAATATTTTTTAACAAATTTTCTTCTAATTGTTTTCTCTCTTTAAAATTCATTGTTATTTCTCCTTTTTGAATTTACATTAAATAGCTTTGTAAGCAATAGCAGTAAGATTGAAAGGCGTTCCACTATAATTCTTGTACATTGAATATTCTACTTTATAAAGTTCGTTTTCAATTAAGTAAAGAACTTCAATTTTATAGACCTTATCATATTCATTTGTTTTTCGATTTTCAGAAACTTTATAGTTAAAATCAATGACTGCTTCATCAGTAGTAATTTCTAACAGTGTTTTAACATCTTTATACCATTTTAATTTTTTAGCAAAAGTTTCGACCTTAATAAATTCATCTTTCAAAGGAACTTCAATCTTATCTTTTGTTTCAAAAGTTTCAAGGTCGATTGAATCCATATTGATTGATTCAGTATGGTAACTCAAGAAGTCAATCATTTTAGTTTCAGTAAGGATATGCTTTGTTTTTTTGCCGTTAACAACTAAGCGGAACATTTGAACAAAATTGCCACCATAATCCCTACGGTCTTTATAAGCAACAAATTGCACAAGGTCATTGATTTTGATAGCACGAGTGGCAGGGGTTTGTTGTGTAATTTCTTTAATCAAGTAAGTTTCAGTTGTATAAGCAATTTTCATTTATATTTCCTCATTTCTTATTTACAATTTAATTATATAACAAAAATTTTAGGTTGTCAACACTTTTTTACAAAAAAATAAAAACTTTAGAAATTTATCTAAAGTCTTTTTATTTCTTAATAAGTATCAAATTCAATTGATGTAATTATACCATTTTCATCTTTAGTAATAGAAAGTTCATAAACTTTTCTAGTAATTGCTGTAATGATTTCATTATCTTTATTAGTAAAGGAACTTAAATCTAAAGAATTAAGTGAAGCAAGTTTTGATGATTTCTCATTACTTACTCTAACAATATTATCAGAATTATTTATTGAAAAAGCGAAATGGTCGGGGCAATTAGGGAATCTTCGATTAACATTTAAAGCAAACCAATAATTCTCCATGAATTGTTTGAGTATTCTTTTACAAGATGGTTGTTCAATATAAATCAATAAAGAATGAACAAAATCTTTTACTTCTTTATTTGGAATAGTTAAAGAATCAATATAGTCTTTCAGTTCAAAGTACAAACAATCTAATTCTTTTTCTTTTTTAGCAATTTTATTAAGTAGCATAGCTCTCATGAGTAATTCCTTTTCTATTTGTCTAAGTACTCAAAAGCTGCAAGAGCTTTATCTTGGTAAGAACCTTTTGTATGATAAGCAATTTGTAAAGCTTCTTCTACTCTATATTGCATAAAAGTAGAATAGAATGGAGCTAGTGAAAAATACAAATCATGATAAAAGTTTGCTAATCTAAGTTGTTTAAATCTTTTATAAGAAGTGTTTTCAGCTTGCCAAAGTTCTCTAACAACTTCAACTTCTTCCTTACCTTGAAAAAGTGCATTTGAAAAATGAAGGAAGCTGTCAATCGTATAGTTTCGTGTGAGTTCTTTGAATCGTTGATAATCTTCTTTCTTAATATTATAAGTGTTTCTTTGGATTTTTTCTAAGAGCTTATTATAGCTTTTTTTATGTTCTTGTTTCATTCTTATCAATCCTTTTATTCAAAAATAATTTTTTCTTTAATGATTGTAGGGTCAGCATTATGTTCTTTTAGCAATTCAAATATAATTTTATATAAATCTTTTTCAGCTCTCACTCTAGAAATTTTTTTGTAAAGAGTGCAATCATTAAAGAATTTTCTATGTACATGATAGAGTATAATAATTTCATCTAGTTCATCGTCATATACAGCACTAATGTAAACATCATTAAATTTATCCAGTTTAGAAATTACTTCCAAATTCAAACTTTTCAATTTGCTGTCATAGGATAAATTTTCATAAATTTTCAAGTTGTCACCCTCAAGAGTTTTCTCTAATGGGGAAAGAGCACGTTTTAGTTTAATTCTTTCTACATTTGATTCATTTAATTCGTTTTTCATTCATAATCGACTCCTTTGTGTTTTATTCAAAATTCCACTCTTCTATAATAGTAGAATACAATGAGTCAGTTGAAAAGTCAAATTTTATTTTAAATGCTTTATTATTAAAGAAATAATTTACTTAATCAATATTCATTAAGTTATAGTTTCCTTTGCTTTCTTTTCAATAATATTTTCAATAAAAGCTCTATTTACTTCTTTTTTGTCAAGTCTGTTACACAAAATATACTTAAACGTACATTTCATGACCTTTCTAAATTATTTTTTAGAAATTTTCTTGCTTCAATCTGTCTGATTTTGTCTTTACACCTTGAAATGTAAAGTCTACTCTCATTTGATATAACAGTCCACAAGCTTAACTTCCCGTGTAACCCACGGTAGTGACCTATTTATACTGCAGTCAATACAGTATAGTCTTTACATTGTCCTAAGTTAATAGCTGCATTCATATCTCTATTATGTTCACTACCGCAATTAGAACAAATCCAAGTTCTTTCATTTAGTTTCAAATCTTTGTACTTAAAACCACAATCAGAACAGATTTTACTAGATGGGTAAAATCTATCTGCCAACCTCAATTCAATTCCTAATTTTTTACATAAATTTTCTAAGTAAATACGAGATTGATACCACTGAGCTTTTGAAACAGCCTTACTCAAATGACGATTCTTCATCATATTACGCACTGCTAAATCCTCAATAGTGATAGAACTTGGTTTTCGTTCTAAGACTAAAGAGCGCAATGCCTTTCGATTGTACTCTGTTCGTATTCGAGTTAACTTTTCATAGATACGAGCTAGTTTTAACTTCTGCTTTTGAATGTTCTTACACTCAGATAAAGGTTTCAGCCACTCATAAGATTTGAGTTGACCTTTCTTAGCACCAGTTTTATAATAAACCTTATCAGTCATATTTGCTTCATATTTACGAGATAAGCTCCTTTGCTCTCTTTTTAAACGTTGTTCCAATTTTCTAATACGAGCAGATTTATTTATAGATGGTATAACTATATCTTCTGTAATAAATTGGTCTTTTAGACCAAAATCAATACCCATATTATAATCAGATAAAGGAATACGTTCATCAACTTCATCTTTACATAAGCAAGAAATGTAATATCTACCATTTTTCATAGAAATAGTTACAGAACTAATATTATTAGGAATGTAGCCAAATTCTTTCAAACGAAGCCATTTTAACTTAGGTACAAATATTCGATGTCGCTCGACTTTAATAGTTCCAATAAGATAAAAACTCTCACTAGAACCCTTCTTTCTGAACTTAGGCTTACCGCTTCGTTTAGAAAAATAGTCTTTAAAAGCTCTATCTGCATAAATCAAGGATTGTTTTATTGCCTTACTAGGTACTTCTTTTAACCAAGTGGGTGTATTAGGGTCATTATTTACTCGTTTAGAAAAATCAAAGGCTGAAACAAAATCTTTATTAGAAGCTAAATTCTCCAAATTCTCAAATACAAATTGATTGTAAATATAACGAGTACACCCAAAAGTCTTATGTATCAACTCAATCTGACTAGGAGTTGGATTTATTTCTGTCTTGTAAGCTTTCATTTATCTTTAATTCCTTTTGTATTTTCTCAAACCATAGATACAACAAGAACCTAACATACAAACGGTCGCCATGTCTTGCAATTTAATCATGAGTATATTTTAGCACAAATTGTAATCTTTGTCAACAATTTTATTTACAGGAGGTTACTCTTTTTTACTTTATTTTCTACTTTTTGATTGTGTATTTCTACAACATTATCAATCAAATTATCCATCAGTTCTGATAACTTCTCAGAGAAAGAAAGTTCTTTTTGAGCATTTATTTCAATTTTAGCTTTGTTAGTGTCTTCATTAACAGTTACTTCAATACTGATAACTTTTATCTTCTTGCCAGCACCTTTCAAATACAATTTTATATCTTCTATTTCATAAACAATTTTATTGTTCCTTTTGTATAGTTCCAAACTAAAAACATTTTTAGCCCAATTGTCTCCAGTGTGGAGTTTTCTAATCTCAATTAAGTCTATAAAATATTTATGACAATAGGCGTTTTTGATAATAGTTTTTGGAAATGACAAATCCCATGCTTGATTTATTTTAAAATTCAAATCTTTGTCATTTGACAACAAGGTAAATTTCTTCATTCTAGTTAATGCTTTCTATTTTTCTTTAATCTTCAGTTATTCTTTCTTTTGCTTTGTTTTTGATAATTTCTTCAATGAGTTTTTTATCCTCAAGTTCTTTTTGAAATTTTTTACTCTTTTGTTCTTCAATCCTTTTAGTTATTCCACTAGTCATATAAGCAAATGTGGATTGAATCCTTTCAACAAGTGATGGCACCTTTTCTATATTTACTTTAACTTCAGCTCTATCAGTATTTTCATCAACTGAGACTTCAATACTAATAACTTTAAGATTTTCTCCTTGACCTTGAAAATTTAATTGCATATCCTCAACTTCATAAATAATAGTTCCCGTACCTTTCTTGATTTCCAAAAATACAAGTCTATCCCAATAAGTATTACGAGTTGGATTGTAATTTTTTATACTAGCTATAAGGTATTTAATTTGTTTATAGCACCACGAATCCATAACTAATACTTCAGGTGCACTCAAATCCCATCTTTGTTTAATTTTAAATTTTAGTTCATCATTTGATAATAAGGTAAATTTCATCTTCAACCTTTCTAACCTGATTAAGCAATTCTTTCAATTCATCAAAAGTAAAGTATTCTGTTTTATCAAAGAAAATAGTTTGACTAGTTGTTTCTTTAATTCTTCCTTTTCTTTGATTTTCTGGCATTCGTTGTTCATCATGTACCTTTGTGATTTTATAGCAACCAAAACGAATTTTATTGTTGTCAAAATAAAAACCTTGAATAGTTAATGAGTCACCAAATCTATTTTTAAATGTGAGAGTATATACTCTATCTTCTTTATCAAAGTCAAAGGAATACTTCCAATTCAAAGTACTAAATTTCTTAATGAAAGCATGTTTCATTTTTTCAGACTCATTAAGGAAATTCATCAAATTGTCTAAACGTTTGATTAAGTTAGTTTTAATAACTTTGTTACCAACTCTCATGATTGGAATTTTCTTGTGGTCTCTAAGAAGATAAATTTGAGTTTCAGAGTTGTTTAGCAATTCTTCTCGGAAAAATTCTTTTAATTGATTTTTACTAATGTATTCAGCAATAAACCAATTAACTCTATTCTTAATTCCATTACTATCTTTGAGCTCTAATTCTTGTAATCGTTCAAAGCGTTTAGCAGCTTTCTTTACGATAGCTTTATATTCTTTATTGTTCATTCTTCTTTTTCCTTTTTATGTATCAGTTTCAAAATTTCAGCAAAAATGTCGTAAGCATCTAACTCTGGTTTTACTACAGAACTTACATCTACTCCTTTTTCCAATCCCAATTTAATGATTCTCATTTTGAAAGAATCAAACTCGGGATTTGCATACCAAGATATGTCTAGTCCTTGTTCCATACCCTCATAAATTGCTTCCATTTGAGCGTAATCATATTCAGGCTTGTTATAAATGGAAACATCAAATCCCTTTTCAAGTCCTAATCGAATATATTTGATTTCATTTTCTAATAATTTTCTTTTGTTGATTTCATCTGGGTTGAATTTTCCACAAATAAAATGATACACTTCGTTTCTACCAAAGCCGTCATATTTTCCAGTAAAACCATGTAATTCAATAAGTTCTAAAAATAAATCATAATCTTCTTTAGAGTCAAAAACGTAGTAGCTATATTTATATTTCTTAGCCATTTTATTTCCTTTTTATAATTCTTCTCAAATAACTCGCAGCTGTTTTAAGCTGTTTTACTGTAAAGCCGATACATTTATCGAAATCCAGTTTAAACTGTTTTACCGTTCCACTAGTGACGATATAACGACATTCAAAATCAGTTTGAGTTATATTTATTTTGTAAAAATTCTTGCAGTGTTTGAAAGGATTTCAGTATCAACAAAATTAACTTCTGCTTCATCAGAGTTAGTAGAATATTTATAGTATCTACCAAGTTCTTTTACAGAAGTACAATTTATTTTATCTGTTGGAGTATAGACTTCAATATTATTAAGCATGTTGCCATATTGTTCTTTAAATTCTTTTACTTTCATTTTTTATTTCCCTTTCAGTTAATACCCTTAATTAAAGGAATAGAGTAACAATCCATATTAAGAAATATGCAAGCCCTAAATTTAATAAATAGTTAATAGTATATTTGAAGCTCTGTTCCAAATCAGTTTCTTCAGTATTTGCTTTTGGTTTAGCAGGTTCTTTAAAGAGTAATTCTGAAACTAAAATTAAGCCAAATGCTTGTGCTAAAGAAATAGCATTAACGGGAATAATTGTAGTTAGAATATTATTCCAGCCGAATTGAATAGTTAAGCTATAAACAAATACAAGTAAAATGTCTAAAATGAATAGGATAGTTAATCCAATTGTTTTTCCTTTTTTATTCATTTTTATATTGTTCCTTTCTTAATTTAATTTAGGCAAGATAACTTCAGCTATCAAATCATATTCATTCTTGAAGTAGCTTCTTTCATCAATAGAAAATTCTTCATCTTCAAATTTGAAATTAGATTTAAAGTTCTTTTCCAATTTCTTTTGTAATTCTTCTTGTACATTTTCATCACTCAAAAGACGAGTCCAATCTATATTAGCATTGTTTAATTTGGCAATAGCAGGCTTATTATCAAAATAATCAAGAAAAGCCTCGCTAAGATTCTCAACGTAATATTTAATGCGAGATTTAGGCAAAATCATTTTACCAGAATTTAATTCTTTTTCCAATTTATTAGTCAATTCATTTGAAGGCCAATCATAGTTTTCTTTCATTAAAACCATCAATTCATCTGATAAATCTGCAACGTTACCGTACCCATCAGAGTATAAATCCAATTTCCCAAATAATTCTTTTGTTAGTTTCATTGTTATTTCCTCTTATTCTTTATGATAATTATATTATACACCAAAAGGGTGTATTTGTCAACTATAATCTTTATGACACAAGCGTCAGTTATTACAGTTCTAAGCTGTTTTCAGGTTTTATTAAGGATTTAATCGAAAGCGACTTAAAACTGTCTTAGCAATTAAGTTGCAGTCGCTAAGTGTGAGATAAGAACAATACTCAAAAATAAAAAGAGCAAGGATTACTTCTTGCTCTATTTTTAAAGATTAAAATGCTCTCTTAAGTTTGTTTACAATGAAATTCAAATCTTTTAACTCTAAACGATAAACATAACTTTGTGGATTTACCACACGATACCAATAAGTATAGAAATAAGAAATGTCATGTAAGAAACCTCTGATTTTTTCGTTGTTTTGATTTTCCTTAATAAAATCTTTCAATTGGTTTAGATTTAGGAATTGGAAAATACCTGTTTTGTAATAGTCGCCATGTAAATTGAGCCCATATACTTTATTCAAACAATAAGTAAATTCTTCAATGAATTTAACTTGAGGGCTATTTTCATCTGATAAGTAATTCATAATATTAACAGTTACTTCATCAAAACAATCATCATTGAGCAATAGGTAATTAGTAATGAAATCCATTTTGAAATTGTCTGATTCAAACAATGGAGTCAAAGTATGTAGCTCACTTTGAAATTGGAATTTATATTGACCTTTCACGAGTTTAATTTTTAATGGACGATAAGGGTCGATTTTATATAAATTAAGCAATGGATTACAGTTATTTACTTCTGTAACTTCACCATCTTTAACTACAACAAGGAACCATGATGATTTTTCAGCATCAGCAATATATAGCCCATCTTCAAAATCTTTAGTTTTTGTTTGTAAGACTTTTTCTGCTAATACTAATTGTTCTTGCCAAAATTCAATTTGGTCTTTGGCTTTTGCAACATAGTTTTCCAATTGAGTTTTGTTATATTTTTTAAGAGTAGATTCTTTCATTTTTGTTTTATCCTTTTTCTTTTTTTATAATTATATTATACAACAAAATCGTTAGAGTATCAATAAAAAACTGTAATTTTCTCAAATAAAAAAGAGCAATTTCTTGCTCTTTTATTTTTTAGGTTGCACAAATTCAGTCATAGGAGTTACTGAATCTTCTTCAACAATTTTTACTAAGTAATCCTCTTTTGGAGTAAAACTTAATGTGTCAATATTAGTAAATTCTGCACTTTTATCATTAAGAGTAATAATGATTTTTTCACCATCCCAAAAATAAGTGCCATCAACAGAATAAGCAAATAAATCTTTTAGTGGTAAAACTTTTGGTGGTTTTAGAGAATGAACTTTTGCAATCTTTCCAATTGGTGAAAATGATTTATTCAGTTCTTTCACTTTATCAAAAGAAAGAAATTTCTTATATAGTTCATTGTTATAATATTTTACAGATTGTAGGAATTTTGGTAAATCTTCTTCTTGATAAGATTTAATTACTCCCCCCATCATGGCAAGTGGTTTGAAATTTAGTAAAGCTTCTACAAATTTTCTATCATCAAACGCATATTCTTTAATATATTTACTTGTTAAAAAATATTCGGGATATTCCTTGGTTAAGGGGTTTACATAATTAACAAGATGAGGTAATCCAGTATAGATTACATCATTTAAATTCTCACCAGCATTTGGGTATTTACAAGGATATTTATTCTCTAAATCCGGATATTGTTTTTGGAATTTGCTTTTAATTTTTCCATATGAACGAGCTCGTGGAGTAAATCCCCATTCTTTCTGAACATAAACACCTGGAAAATCTGGTCCCCATACATCACTTGGGATATATCCTGCTTTTTTAATTGTTTCTTCTACTTCTGCATTGCGTACAAAATAAAGATTAACAAAATCCTTATCATTTTTTGAGCTGAATAAACCTTGTCCATTTCGGTAACTCCATGAAATTAGTTTTGGGTATTCCATTGTTTTAGCCTTCTTTCTTTTATCTTTAGTTATATAGTACAATATATTTTTTGATTTGTCAACAATAAAACAAAAAGAAAAAGAGCAATTTCTTGCTCTCATTCTTTTTAACATATATATAAGTTCACTGTAATTATCATTCTTTACGCAAACGTTTATAAAACGCATGATAATAACGTGTTTTCAAGTCCATATATTCCGAATTTGGATAATATTCACCTTCACAACGGTCATCAACATAATGACTAATATGTTCGGTGCCATCCTTGGTAATATATACATATTTCAGATTGCTGATATGATTAGTTTCCATTGCAATAGCTTCAATCGTTGCTATAACAAGTGGATTGTTTGTACTAATTCCAACGACAAGAATTTCATCTTCCAACCCTCTGGATGTTTGTACAAAATTAGTTACCATTTCAATAACTTCTTGATGAGGTTGTAATTCATGAATATTAAATGTAATGTTTTCTGTTTTATCTGTTAAATGATAACCTGAATAAATTTTAAGCATTTATTTCCCTTTCTTAATTGGTAGTAGCTATTACAATATAGCAATTTTTTACTATATAGTTTAAGGAATTTCTTGTTCTTTCTAGTTATTTAATTCTGACTTTTCTAAATAAATAGAATTGTTATTCCAAGTAAAAGTTGGAGTATATGTAATGAAAATGTTTTCATTATAGATTTCAACTTCATCAAGGACTTCATATTCAAAAGTATTGTGATAAACTTGAGTTACTCTCACATAAACAAAATCGTCTTTTAACTTATCATATAACTCATGCTCTATTTTATTTGAACTGACTTCTGAGGAAGTCCATAATGCTAAATCTTCAGCAA